ACTGCGGGTACAGCAAATGCTGGCGGAGGCGGCGGTGGCAGTGGAGGTACGCCAGGCTTTGCTGGCGGCACCGGCGGCTCCGGTATCGTAATTATTCGTTATCTAACATAAAACAAGGAGAAATAAAATGAGCTGGAACCAAGATCAAAGATTTCCGCAGTTTGAAGTTGGCGGGGTTAAATTCATGCTAACGTTCCAAGAGGACGAATTCGGCCTTGAGGCGCGCCTGTTGTTTTGGACTGGAGCCGAATGGTTCTCATGGGGCGGAACACCTGACACATCTGCGCTGATAGACCAGAACGTGACCGACGCGGACATTATGGCGAAGGGCAGTTTGCGCGAGTACCTTGTGTGGCTGACGCAAGAAGCTATACGCCGCGCGAAGCTAAAAGCGAATCTACCTCTGCCAAACCCAGCGGATCGAATCGGGAGGTTTAAATATAACTTGCTGATGAGCGTTGACTCTGACGGGCAGAATTTGACCGTCAAACCTGCGCCGCTACCGTAAGGAAAACAGTACTCGCACTACTCGCCCTCGCCGGATGCGCGTCCGACAAAGATTATGCCGCTTAGCGATCGAATACTCGGCATGGATGGCTGACAACACTGCGCAAACTCCGTATGTCACTGCGCTGGCGGCAGCTCGTGGGCTGACACTACCTGTGCTGATGGGCAAGATCGGCGTCAAGGTAGCCGGACTGGCAACCATCCAAGGGACACAACAGGCGCTTGAGGATGCGGTGAAAGCGGCAACAACGGAAGCTCAACTACAGGAGATTTTGCCATGAGTTGGAACCAAGATCAAAGATTTCCGCAATTCGAAGTTGACGTGTGAAATTCATGCTCACGTACCAAGAGGACGATTTCGGGCTTGAGGCGCGCCTGTTGTTTTGGACTGGCGGGGCGTGGAATTCATGGGCTTGGCTGAGGACATGACGCTGAATGCATCAACCAACGGAACCGTGCAGTTGCGGTTTGTAAACAGTTCTTGGAGGATTTTATAATGTCATCTTTATCACAGTTTGTAGGGGAGGTTTTCCAGCAAGGAAACCTGAAGACCATCAGCGGGGTCAGCTTGCTGGGCACAGGAGATATAACTCCTACTACAATCCCTTCGGCCGACAACACATTAAATTCTATCTTTTACCCAGTGTTTGCGTCTGCACAAACAGCAGTAAGCGGGTCGTCGACACACAGCACATACACATATAACCCTGGAACTGCAACTTTATCTGCAACTAACTTCAGTGGGTTAGCAAGCTCTGCAAAATACGCAGACTTAGCAGAAAAGTACGAGGCGGATTGCCCATATGAGCCTGGAACTGTTCTTGTGTTCGGGGGCAGTAAAGAAGTAACCGTTACAACTAAATTTGCAGATGCGGCTGTTGCTGGGGCAGTATCTACTGCCCCAGCATACTTAATGAACAGCGAGTCAACAGGAATAGAAGTAGCACTCAGAGGGCGAGTTCCGATTAAGGTTCTCGGAACGGTCCGCAAAGGAGATCTATTGGTAACCAGCACAACCCCAGGGTATGCTATGTCGGTTGGAAGCCAGGTCAAGTACGGCGCAGCAGTTATAGCAAAGTCATTGGAAGATTCGGACATTGCTGGGGGGAAAGTAATAACAGGAGTTATCTTGTAGTGCATGGCAACGATAAATAAGTAAACTTGGAGACAACAATGGCAACACAGAAAGTCAGAAGACTAAAAAGACAACTATCATATACAGCAACTTGGCTAGCAGGAACACTAACAGTAACAACAACCGGGTCTCATTACTTAAAAACAACAGACGAAGTTACGTTTATCTTCCCATATGCATCAACTGATCCATCATTGGCGGTCACAGTGACAGCTCCGGATACCTTTACTGTACTGGTACCATCTCAGGGAACTGTTGCATTGTCAGGAGTGATATCAATTCCTTATTTTTCAACAGGGCAAACAGGTGATCAAACGATACTAAATATCGATCGATCGCTGGCGCTTCCGGCAATCGTACAATTCACAGCATTGGGAGCGGCAGGCGCGGTTATTATTGTAAACGTATCAAACGACGGATTAGGGTGGGTTCCAGTTGCAACGGTTACGTTGGCATCAAGCAACCTAGCAACAGACTTTGTTTCTATAGCACCACAGTGGACACAGTTGAAGTTAACAATTACCTCAATTGGAGTAAATACCGCAGTTGTTGCTACCGTGACATCATAAAGGATATACAATGACAGTCGAGTTACTTAACCCAAAAGCAACACTGGCAACTGGAGCGATAAGTATTTCAGAGCTAGATGGCTCACCAGCATCGCAATCAATAGAACTGTTAAAGTTCTCAAACAACGCTGTTACTCTGAACGGCGATGGCTCGGCGAGTATTACAACAGGGGTTGGTGGCGGAGGTGATGTGTCGTCTAACACAGCATTGTCGATTATCGGTGAGGTTGCATTATTTGCTGACACAAGTGGTAAGCTAGTTAAACGGTCAACATTAACAGGTATGCTAAAAAGTGCTGCTGGGGTATTGCAGTCTGCAACCCCAGGCACAGATTATGCACCGATAACCACCGGCACTGCCATCCTTAAAGGTGACGGTGCAGGTGGATTTGCATCGACATCCCCAGGAACAGATTATTTGTTGCCAAACGGAAACGGATCACAGTTAACAAACTTAACAAAAACTCAAGTTGGTCTGTCTAACGTAGACAATACTACCGACCTAAATAAACCAATATCTACATTAACTCAGACTGCCCTTGATCTAAAGGCTCCGAAAGCCACCCCATCATTCACAGGAAGTATCCGTAGTCTACTACTCGGTAACGAGAACGTTGTGTTAGATGCAAGAACCTCCCCGAGACAAATAACGCTGGGAGTATTTCGAATCGAGCACACTGCCGGCATAAGTGGTACTAGGCCAATATCGTTAGATGTAGCATGTAATGGGTTTGCTGATACTCACGCAATTGACGTAAACTATTTAGCAACTGGTTTGATTGCAGGTGACGAGAGTCACGGATATGATTTCCACGTTAACACCGCAGATTCAACTGGTGGTACAATTGCAGCATTCGCTATATCGAAAACCGGTACCGGAACAGTAGACGTTGTTGCAATAGAAACGTACCCAGGGATCGACGTGATTGAGCAAGATGCAGGAGCAGTAATTGTTGCTGATGCAAACCTCGTATTCAGTTCCGCAGTGTACACCGACAGAACTGTGGAATTCGGTGCGATCGGAAATGACGTTTCTTTGTTTGTTAACGACAACGACTACATTTACATCGGACACAGTGTTAAGTTCAGTGCAATCGAAGTGTCTCTTAGTATACTTGCAACCGGAGCAGGCATCATCCCGACGTTCGAATACTCAGATGGTGCGGCGTCGTTTGCTGCATTTGGCCCTGGCGACGGGACAAACGGATTCAGACAGAACGGGAACATAACAATTCCGTCAGGCATAACAAACTGGGTCACACGAACTGTCGACGGTGTTACCGGTAAGTTCTGGATAAGAATTAGAAGAACGAATGCCGCTATTATTACTGCGCCGTCCGAGTCTACTATCAAGGTAGTAATATCAAGTAAGTACAGTTGGGACAGTACAGGTAACGTCAATGTATCTACGTTGAACATCAAGAACTTGCCCACATTCTCTAATAGAACAAATGCAATTGACGGCGGGTTAGTATCCGGTGACGTGTTCCGTGACACCAATTACTCATTATGGATAGTATAAGGAAAATAAATGATAGAAGAACTCATTAAATATGCAACACTAGATAACTCTGTCTTCATTCTTGTTTCACTCTTCGGTATGTTGGGTCATGCTATTAAAAAGTTTGTAATGGGCCAGTTAAGTGGGAGCTTAGCCAACTACATCTTTGACCATAATAAGAAACGCACGATACTAGCGGTACTAACAACCATTGGTACATCCGTTGGCTTGATACTAGGTGGGCAAATTCCAACACAAGTAGGTGCTTTCCTGTTACTGGCATTCACCACCGGATTCACATCTGATTCTACTATAAACAAAGACTAACTGCGTTCCTGTTACTTAATTTTTGATAAATATCTAGTAACGGAGAACAACATATGCAGTATCCAGTTTGGCTTACTACCGACGAAATAATAGGAACTATAGGTGAGAACTCGTTCTATAGTTATAAACTCTCTGCCTCCGAGCAATCAGGAAAACGTGTTACGTACACAGTAATATCCGGAGGGTTTCCACCAGGTATTAGTTTGGACCAACGCACTGGGGAACTGCATGGTACTGCAATGATTCCGCGGACTGAGGGGCTCAGCGAAAAGTATACATACACGGCAACGGTTCGTGCAGCGTATAGCCAGACTGAGATAACCGACCGAACATTTAGAATCGACGTTAATAGTATGGTCAGACCAATTATTATTCCAGAGTCAACAAAAATTGGTGACTTCGTTGACGGCGAGGTTTTTTATTATGATTTAAACGTAATCGAACCTAACCCGTCGGCGGTGTTTACTTGGTCGCTTGTCAGTGGTAAATTGCCGCCAGGGATCACATTAAACCAAGCAGGTGAGATCAGTGGATATCTTATCCCAATGGACTTTGCTATCCCGAACCAATATACGTACCTAAACAGACGAGGTAGTTATGATGGACTAGGTTTCTCTTCAACTCCATATTCTCCACCGGTATCTAACTTACAATACAACAACGCAGCAGTCAGCTATATTTTCAGCGTAGAAGTTTCAGACGGGATTAATACGGATGTGAACTCGTATAGTATGACTGTTACTACTCGGCTAGCTGCAACAACAGACTCTACGATATTAGCGGCCGACAATACGGTTATACTAACAAACACTACGCCCGAATATAATCCTGTTATAACGAACATCGAAACTGAATTGCCTTCTGCTAGACAGCGCACAGACTACATGTTCAGAGTTACAGCAGTTGATTATTCGTTACATCAAGAAACGATTACGTTTTCGATTGTGGACCAGGGAATAACAAGTTTCTTACCCAACGGACTATCATTAGATGTTGCAACCGGATGGATAACTGGGCATTTAGCGCCACAGATAGAAGACAGAAAAACATACACGTTCACTGTTATTGCAAGCAAAACAGTGATTAACCCCGAGACAGAGTTGCCGATGGTGAAATCCAGCCTTCCAGCAACATTTAGTATGACTGTGCTAGGTGATTTACATAATACAATAACATGGCTAACACCCGAAGATCTTGGTTCTGTGTTCAACGGCGACGTAAGTGAACTTCGGGTTCAAGCTACTGCGCCCGCAGTTACTACCGGGATCAGGTATACCTGGAATCGAGCACTATACGATCGATTACCAAACGGAATTAAGTTGACTGAAGACGGGTTACTCGTTGGAAGATTCCCGTTTAACCATTTTGTACTAGATAATAGCGCAACAACTTTCGATAAAGGAGAGTTGCTAATAGACACTGAGTTTACATTCACAGTTCACGCTGAAGATTACCACCACACTGTGTCTTCAGACAAGGCGTTTAGACTAAGAATAAACAACAAGTATAAGATTCCATATGAAAATATCTACTTAAAAGCATTGCTGCCAGTAGCGGACAGAGAGTTATTTAATTCTATAATCAGTAACTCTGACATCTTTCCGCCGGCGTTGTTATATAGACAAGGGGATTCGTACTTCGGAAAATCGGCCGAACTAAAGTTCTTATTCTTACCTGGATTAGATCCAACAAAGACCGAAGATTATGCCGCCGCGACATACGAGAGTCATTATACAAAACGAATCAATCTAGGCGAAGTTAAGACAGCAGTGGCAACTGATGCAGAATTAAATGTTAAGTACGAAGTTGTATACGTAGAAGTGGTAGACGATTTAACAAACGCCGGGCAAAGTATTAAAACGTCAGGCTCAATCTCAACAAAAAACCCATACTTTACTGCAAAAGGAGAACGATTGACTAAGATGACTCCTAATTCATACTACTTAATGCAAAAAAGAATAACCGATGCGATCGACTACTCGAACAAAGGTGCGTTACCAGACTGGATGACAGCCCAACAAGAAAAAGGGCAAGTGCTTGGATTAACTCGCGCGATAGTATTGGCATACACTGTTCCAGGCGCAGCGAAACTGATTGCATATCGACTAAGAGCAAACGGAATCGTATTCAATAACCTAAACTTTGACGTAGATCGATATATCCTTGATAACCAACTATCAAAACACTTTGACGTAACAGCCGGTAAGTTTACTCCTGCAAAAGAAACAACATTTGATCGGCTGTCGCCTATTTCAACAAATGGCAACTTTATTGGCAATCTAACGCTCGGGTCACCAGTAATAACCAATGTATCAGTAATAGGCGGGATAGGTACTATCGTTGGATTCACAGTAGTTGGATCTGGTATTCCATTGGATACATACATCACCGCCTATGATGCAAATGCACATACTATAACATTAAGTAACAACTGCACTCTTACTAAAACTGCCCTGTCTGTATCAATTATTGCATTTGCAGGATCTGTTGACTTTGCTGTGATTACCCCGTACGAATTAATTCACAATAGAAGCGTTGCGTTCATCAAAGCGTATGGTGGATTTGATCTGCTTAACTCGTTTAAGAACGGCGACCGTTTAATCTTTGCTAGGCAGGAATTCTATACTACTATTAACAGTCCTGCGTTATCGTTAGTACGACACTTCTTTGATGCGAATAACTTCGACACAACGTTCTATTCCCCAGGACAATCTCCAGTTGTGTTACCGGAACTGCACCTGGAAAAGAATCAGTTTGACAACGAGTTCGGGATCGGATTTGACTATCTACAATATTCGAGTAGTGAGCCACCGATGTTGGAACCAACGGTATTTGATCCAACCTCATATTTTGACTCAGGTATATTCGAGAACACGTCTTACGACGTTGGCTTGCTGCCGGTATTGCCACCTGCACTATTTGATCCGTATTCACCGGCAGCAGCATGGTATGATCCGTTGTACCCAGAAACGGTCGCGGGACACGGGGCGGCAGTATGGGGGTACCTAACACATACACTATACCCCGAGCTTGCTAACAGACGAATGGGTATATGGGAAATTAACATAGACGACAATAATCTCGTGACACTCGTCTATGTTAAGGACGTAACTGAATGGCAATATGTATATGTAACTGGTGGGCAACTATATAAAGACACAAAACTATACTTTAACCCGGTTGTCGATTCGGCACACGGATTTACAGTGCCGGCGTGGTCGATACTAACAGATACTATCCACAGTGGATCACAGGTTACTACATTCGATAAGAACTCAACTAGGTTTTACAATCACCGTGACACCTACATGACAGCAGGGGTCGACGATAAATACATAAAGTTCCAGCAACGTCACGTATTAATGAGTGCAAATGTTTCACTATAAATAAACAATAACCAGGAGAACACGCAACATGGCATCAAATATAAATTCCTACAACATAGACGGCACATTCCCTATTGCCGGTCAGGACAACGACAGTCAAGGGTTCCGCGATAACTTCACTAACACACGAACTAATCTTACTTTTGCAAAAGAAGAAATCGAAGATTTACAAAACAAGGTTGTGCTTAAGACTGCACTGGCTGGTGGAACAGTAAGCAACACGTTCAACAATGTGTTGTTCACCGGTGTTAAAATGAAAGCGTTCACCGAAGAAGCATGGGATCTAGGGTTAGCAACAGGTGCCCAGGCTGTCCAATTTACTCACGGCCACTTGCAAACACTAACAACCAATGCATCGGTAACCGTTAACTTATCTGGTTGGCCAACTGCAGGTATGTACTCGAAGATAAGAGTGTGGATTGATGTAACGAACGTCACCCATACTATGACAATCGGCGCCGAAGTAACGTTAGGTAAAGACGAGATTCAAGGGTTTGTTGGCAACGTGCTAACGTTCCCAGCAGTCGGTGAATACATTTTCGAATTCTCAACGAACGATGGTGGATCAACGGTTGTTATCCGCGAGATTACATCAAAACTCCAAAAAGCAAATATTATCCGTTCTACTCCAGCTGCCGCGGTCGGAATAGCAGGAGATAAAGCTGGATTACTCGCAGCAGATGCAACCTACCTGTATGTATGTACTGGGGCATTTGACAATGCTACGTCAATTTGGAAAAGAATCACCCTAAGCAGTTACTAAAAAAGTTGCATTATCAACATAGCCTTGCTATACTTAGTTGTAGCAAGGTTTTTTATTGGAGGATACATACATGCAAACCGTCGACTTAAACAAGTACTCAGAATTTGTAGAAAAAGTAACAAGTAAAGATTCAAACTCATTAACAGATTTTATGAATCGATTGAACCGATTAGATGCTAACTACGAAGCATTCGGGCCCAATGGAGAAATGCAGCACGGGCCCGACATCAATGTCCCCCTCCTAATTACTGCGGGAATAGGACTCAGCTCCGAATCTGGAGAGTTCTCAGAGATCGTTAAGAAACTTCTGTTCCACGGCAAGCCACTTAACAAAGAAAACTACGATCATATGGTAAGTGAACTTGGTGATGTTATTTGGTATTGGACAAACGCTTGTCGTGCATTGGGCGTAAACCCAAACGACGTAGTGGCTCAAAATGTTGCAAAACTCGAAGCTAGGTATCCAGGCGGAAAATTCAATACGTTTAACGCAGAAATTCGCGCAGCCACAGACAAGTAAAATAAGTACAATATGCACCCGTTAATTGGTAACCTAACTGATCTGACAGACGACGACTTACAGAAGAAACTCAGTGAGTTGTCGTCTAAGCTAAACGCGGCACATCGATTTGGTAGCCATGATCTTGTCCAGCAACTTTACATGATAATCGAGAACTACCAATACGAACTTAAACTCCGAAATGACAAACACATTGCAGAGTTACAGAAGAAGAGTGGTCAGTTTAAGAGTATAATTGACATACAATGAACACTGATCCGTTTGGAATTACGTACTTCTTGTCATCAGAAGTATGCGAACTCTTATACCAGAACCCAGACCTAAAACTAGCCAACGTGGTAGTCAGCGATCCAGAAGAGTATAACAGCAGTGTTAAACAAACTTACTCAGAGTTTGATTTACTGCCAAAATATACACCTCAGGTAGGTATATCGGTTGAGGAGTTCGACAAAGAGAACCAACGTAATTGGCTTATGCCGAATGAGTACAAGGAGTTCGATATCGCAGAGTGGGTCTTAAATCAATGTAATAACGAAGATGAGATAAAACGATGCGGGCAAGAATTATTGTTGTTCCAGGAAAAAGGCACATTCGACTTGCTACGATACACAAAATATCTAGTAGACACCTTTCGAAAGAACAACGTAGTGTGGGGTGTCGGTCGAGGCAGCAGCGTAGCAAGTTTTGTGTTATTTAAGATCGGAATACACAAGGTTGACAGTTTAAAGTTTGCTCTTCCAATCGAAGAGTTCTTTAAGTAACATAACTATAGGAGAAAGTAATGAGTACAATACATAGAACAGCACAAGGGCAAGTAATTGACATTGGGGCTCTTATTGCAGTGAACGAAACAGTAATAGCAGTTGGCAATCAAAAAGTAAATGCACGTGGTGACGAACTGGGACCTGGTGGAAAAATTATCAGAACTAGAAACGAAATAATGGAAGAACATTATCGTCTGTCACAAGCAGCAAAAGCAACCACGCAACCAACTATTACGTCGGCAGCAGCACAAGAGTCGGCAGCGAACGCAACACGGCCGAAGGCCGTGGCAGTACCAGATGTTGACCCTACTCCGGTGTTTCCAGATGACGAGCCAGCAATATCAGACGAAGAGATTGCTGCAATGAAAGCGAGTGAGCTATAATGAAATTAATGTTTGATCCAGTTGAAATTAAGTCGTTACGACCGTTACACGACCACATCCTTGTATCAGAGATTAACTTCGACGAGAGAGTGACCGATTCGGGTATTATTCTACGAAAAGATGACGGGAAATCGCACGGAATCAGGCCGAGATGGGGCAAAATATACGCGGTTGGCCCCGATCAGAAGGAACTGGTTCCCGGGCAGTGGATATGCGTTTCACATGGAAGATGGACCAGAGGCGTTACTATCAAGGATGCAAACGGAATCCACACTGTAAGACGGGTTGACAACAACGACATTCTGCTTGTTTCGGACGAAAAACCCAGTGACGAAACTATAGCCGATAGCATATAATAGTAACTTAACTTACGCACATCACACTATGTCACTAAAAACTCTTTGGGTAGAAAAATATCGTCCAGACACCGTTAACGAGTACGTCTTTTGTGACGAAACTCAAAAAAGACAAGTTAACACCTGGATTAAAGAAAAAAGCATCCCCCACTTGCTATTCTCAGGATCCCCAGGAACCGGAAAATCTACTCTTGCTAAGATTCTAATCAAGGCACTGGAAATCCACCCGTATGATGTCTTGGAGATTAATGCATCACGGGAAAACGGAATTGACGATGTTCGAAACAAACTAGTTAACTTCGTTAGTACCATGCCATTTGGTAGCATGAAAGTTGTATTGCTCGACGAATTTGATTACTTCTCAATAAACGCACAAGCGGCTCTACGTGGATTAATGGAGTCTCATGCGGCCTCTGCGAGGTTTATTATGACGTGCAATTATCCACAGAAGGTTATTCCTGCGATTCACAGTAGGTGTCAAGGCTTTCATATCGAAACAATCGATCACACCGAGTTTACTGCTCGCGCAGCAACAGTATTGGTGAGCGAGGGTGTTACGTTCGATCTGGATGTGTTAGACTCATATGTTAAAGCAACGTACCCAGATCTACGCAAGTGCTTAAACCTGCTTCAAATGAACGCATCTGACGGTGCATTGATTGCGCCAGGAGACAACGACAAAGGAGTCAGTGATTACAAGTTAGCAACTGTAACGCTTATAAAGCAGGGAAAGATTCGCCAGGCAAGAGAACTCCTATGCTCGCAAGCAAGACCAGATGAGATGGATGAGATCTTCCGTTGGGCGTACTCTAATCTTGACTTATGGAGTAGCACACCAGACGGTCAAGACGATGCGATACTGCTTATTCGCAACGGACTCGTCAATCATGCTATATGTGCTGACCCCGAGATAAACCTGAGCGCGATGTTGTGTGAACTATCTAGGATAAAATCATAATGTATTGTCCTGAAGAAGAAGCATGGAAGAAATATTGCTGGATTAATATCAATAATGACACGCACACCTGTCTCGGAGCAGCATGTATGGCATGGCGATGGCAATATATCACTGACCCTACGTATACTTCGACGAGGTGTCCGAGAGTACCACCACCTCCGCCACCATTAATCCGCACTCTTAACGGACGTTGCGGAGCTGTAGTTAATAACTAAAAGGAAAACACATGTCAAAGAAACAGAAGTTCTTCGTTGTAGCACAGTATGTGATGCGACCACGCAATAAAAACAAGACGCACGATAGCAAGTATATGAGTGACCCTGCCAACTTTCAATATGATGAACTTTTTAATATTGTCACTAAGATTAAAGATCGAGAACTCTCGACATACGGAGTAATCCTTGATCTGACTGAGAAAAAAGTAGTTAAGAATAGCTCTCAATCAGGAAAAACGTATGACGAGACACTGAAGTACTTCGTTGACAACTACAGCAAGGATTTTACTCGGTTATTAGGAGAGTACATAGGCGAAGTGAAAGATTTGCTGCCAGCTGTTGTTACCGATGCACCGATGCTAGTCGAAAGCAAGGCTGATGTTCAACCAGTATAAAAAGAAACCGAAGAAGCCGTACACTGGGCCGCCGCGTCCCACGTTGCTTGGTCACGAAAAAGAGTTCAAAGGGTTCAGAGAAGTAGTTGCAGAGTTACAGCATATAACTGTTCGCCAATCTGATGAAATATACAGACTACGCAGCAAGTTGATGCGATTAGAGCAAACGGTATTACAGTTATCTGTTGCTGCAAGTAAGAAACGGTAAACGAATAAATCTGGGTTAAGGTTGCGGTAAACAAGGGCGATAAATCAATGTCAGCAGCTCAGCACTGCTGACATTCGATGTAATAGTGTTTTTGTTATCGATACTCACTCCTTGTAGTTATATAGTATTCTGGTGTTGTGAATATTATAGCTGTGAGGAGAGATTACTCGTTGTCTAATCCCTTGCATTATTCATCTCACACTAAATTTCACCGTACATGGTTAACACTTCGGTTACAATGGGGTGGCGTTGGATGTCTTCCCCAGAGAATTTTACCATGCTTATAGAATTACTATCTGTTACTGCTAATCGATTGATAAAATCGAGCAATCCGTTATCGGTGTTAAACTGTCGGTCAATTTGATTTAAATCTCCAGTAACAATCATCTTAGAATCAGTTCCCAATCTAGTTAATACTGTTTTCATCGAATTAACTGACGCATTCTGTGCCTCATCGAATATAATCCACGAATTCTTAAATGTTCGGCCTCGTAGCAAAGACATTGACGCAAGTTCAATTGTTTCGTCTGCTAACAACGCCAGCACTTCCTTCGGGGAATAATATTCTTTAATGATATCCATGATAGGAGTTGTCCACGGAAGTAACTTCTCGAGCAACGAGCCTGGAAGGAAACCGTGTTGTTCTCCGTCGACGCCCACTGCTGGTCGTGCTATGATGAGTTTCTGAATTTCTTTGTTCTTTAGTGCTTTTAATCCTGCTTGAACTGCAAGCATTGTTTTTCCTGTTCCTGCAGGACCGGTTGCAAATATAAGCAACTTCTCCCAATCTGTTAATAAGTCTACGTACTCTCTTTGTTTCTCACCCTTGGGGCGCAATGTTACCTGGTGCTTTTCTTTTTGCTGTACTACGAATTTGTTAAAGTTAAAAACGTTGTCTTCTTCTCTTGCTACTCGGGTCCGACGGTTTCCTCTAGCCAATTTATGTTCTCCTTTAGGTAACAAAAATATTTACCACTACGTTTCAACAATGATACTGCCATTTATGTTTTGTCAAAAATAGAGTAAATAAAAGACTGGGTGAACAAAATAGTAAATATTGTATCAATAAGGAATACACATGAATACAATCGTTATACTGACCGGCCCATATGGTGCAGACATAAAATTTTTCAATAAACTACTAACACAACACGCCGACGTATGTGACTTATCTAAACAGTCACCTCAAATTGAAGAAATGTGGGGCTCACCGAACACAATTCCACAGTTCGACTGGACACAATCAAGGTACTACGTAACCGCAGTCACCTGCCCCACACCCAGTGATGATATACCGAAGTACTTTAAGTTCATAAACGAACTCCAGAAACTCGACTTCCGAGTAGTTGTTGCTATCGTAGGGCAGCATCAGTCGTCGTTGACAAAAAAACAAAAGAAACAATTCGGTCGTAAGTCAACCGATGAGTTTATTGCTGAGATTAACAACTTGGCAGCATTTGGACCAATTTACGTAAGTGAAGTTCTTGCTACTGCATATAAAGACGACTACCTACGGTTCTTACAGAACTACCTTAAAATTCCACTCCTGTTAGAACCGACTGACCCTGAGGTAACCACTTCGATTGTAGAAGGTTGATAAATACTTAATATCAGCAGGAGCAACATGCCAACTACTATTAAAGACGTTATAAACAACGTAAAAGACATTTTTATGTCAGATGCGTCCCTTGCAACAGTATTAAACTTCGAACGAGTTATATCTGAATTAGATATCTATGCGTTTGCTAACTGGAAACAAGGAGAGCTTGTAGATGGACCGGTGAACGAAAAACACTTTGTTACCTGCACGTTCATGTGGCCGTACAAAATGATGCCCGACCCCAGGGGTGGTGAACGGCTATTGGGATACGACTGCGAAGTAACATACAAAAAAAGCCACGTGACTTACCCAGTTAAGATAACATCTCAAGAAGACTTTAAAGAAAACACGAAGATAGCCAAAACTGCAAAGGCGACCGTATGGTTAGTGACTATTGCGATGCCCAGAGATCTAATAGAAGAGATCCAACAAGGTAGCTTAGAACTAGAAAACGAGTCGTTCGACATCGAAGAAATCGAAAATGCATATCAAGACGGCGTTGACGAAGAAGACCTCCAATCTGAACAGGGCGCCGAGCAGGATAACGAACAGGCAGCAGACCCAGAAGCCGAGGAGCTGAGCAAATGATGAAACTATTTGAAGGATTAGAAGTCGGAGATTTATATCGAGTTATAACTCCTGTACTTGAGATCGACACATATCAATCTAAGATGGGTAACGACGAAGACATATGTGTTATTACATTTACGGTTAGAAGTAAGGCCCCAGCTGAAGATCTGGTAAACTTTATCGAGAAGGGATACGCTTTCGTTCTTGACGCCGACTGTAGCAGCGGTGAAGACGACGATGGAAACTTCCAGGTGTTCGTTGAAGTAGAACGGAAACCAGCACTCCCTGGACAAATACTTGAGATGATTCGTGATATTCTTAATCTCACGAAACAGAAAGAAAAAGAGTGGAAGTTCAAATACTACAGAAACTCAATGGTACATGAGTTAACAGATGCAAACCTAAGGAAACACGTCCTCATAACGTCAGACGAATACGCAAAAACTGTTAAGAGTGACGAAGACGAACTGCAATCGTTAAAGGCTGCCTCTGGTATTAAAGTAAAGTCAAAACCAGTAAAGGACAAAGATGTTAAAGACCTACAAGTAGCAGCAGGAGTAGCATAATGACTCTTACGGTCGAGAAACTAACTAAGTGTTTTCCAGGCACTACCGATATACCAGAGTGGTTCGCAGTATTAAGTAAAGAGTTGCCTGCGTATAATATAACAACAGATTTGCAAGTTGCTGCATTCCTTGCTCAGTGCGCCCACGAATCTGCGAATTTTACTGTTCTTAAAGAAAACCTAAATTACTCTGCAGATGCACTTAGTAAGATATTCAAGAAATATTTCCCTACTCTACTAAGTGCGCAACCGTTTCATCGTAAAGCAGAAGACATAGCAAACAAAGTCTACGGCAACAGAATGGGCAATACGCTCCCTGGCGACGGGTTCAAATATCGAGGACGGGGACTTATTCAGGTCACTGGCAAAGAGAATTACACTGCCTGCAGCAAATACCTATACAACGATGACAGGTTGATAACTGATCCAGATTTCTTGTTATCAAAAGAAGGCGCAGTAAAGTCTGCATGTTGGTATTGGAATAGCAGGGCGCTAAACGAATTGGCTAATCTCGGTGATACAAAAGCAATAACAAAGAAAATCAATGGCGGATATAACGGGTTAGAAGAGCGGATCAAGAATTATGAACACATTCTGGCAATCTTAAAGGAATAATATGTGGACAAAACTATTAGGTATGGTTCTCCCGTTTAAAGAGGTAATAGCCGGTGTGTTTGTTATTGCTATCTTAAGTGGCATCGGATACAGTGGTTACCGACTGTACGACATGGGTCGCAAAGAAGTAAAAGCCGAGTGGGATGCTTCGATTGAGGTTGGTAAGAAAGAAAAGGCCGATAAAGAGATTAAAGGTAAGGAAGTTACCACTCAGGTTGTAACCAAATACACCGATCGTATCAAAGTCATCAAAGAAAAAGGTGAAACAGTTACCGTGTACGTCGACCGTTGGTTGACTCCTGTTGACAAAGATTGTACTATACCTAATAGCTTCGTAGAACTACACGATGCCACTGTTACAACAAGGCTTCCGGTAGATAACACTAACAACAAGCCAAGCGGAGTTACACTGTCGCAGGTAGGGGCAACCGTAGCAGGAAACTACAATACCTGTGAGCAGAACGCTGCTAAGTTACTGGCTCTTCAAGAATGGATAACCAAACAAAAGAAGGTATACAATGCAAAGTAATATATACAATATATGTTTGATTCTAATACTAACCGTTACTCTATCCGCATGTAAAACCAGATACGTACTGATACAAACTGATTTCCCCGAACCACCTGCAGAGTTAATGGCTGACCCCGTTAAGTTAAAAACACTCCCGCTTCCTACCGCTAAACCAGAAACCATATCCGACGAACTGCTCTAACCAATTCGAGTTAGAGTAGGTTGACAAACTGACTAACTTATGGTATAATTAACAATGGACTACTATACTACACTTGGGGTTTCTAAGGCTGCTACCCCCGAGGAAATCAAAAAAGCCTACAGGAAATTGTCCTCAGTACATCATCCAGACAAGGGAGGTGACACTAAGAAGTTTCAAGAAATAAACGAAGCATACAGTGTCTTGTCTGATCCCGACAAAAAAGCACAACACGATAATCCACATGTCCGAACGAACAGTTGGGATCAGTCTGGGTTCGAGCACGGAGTTAACTCTATGTTCCGAAGTTTCTTTGGCGGTCAATTCGCAGACGAACACTTCAGCCCACACCGAGTAAAACGAAACAAAGATATTCGAATTGAAATTTGGTTAACCCTCGAAGAAACATTGAAAGAACAAACCAGAACTATAACATTGTCTGGTAAAGAAATCAACAGCAAGGAAGCAATTAGATCTGTTACTATCCCAAAAGGTATTGCTGATGGTGTCAGCATTCGTTATGCTGGGTTAGGTGACAACTCGTTGAAAGATGTTCCCCCAGGCGAGTTACACGTAGTTTACCGAATAAAGCCGCATCCTGTATTTCAAGTCGACGGAGTCGACCTACATCAACAAATTAAGATTAATTGTTTCGACGCAATACTGGGCACTACAACTGAGGTAACAACTCTTGACAACAGAGTATTGTCAGTTACTATTCCCGCTGGCGTCCAACCGTCTGCTAGAATCAGAATTCAGCAAGAAGGTCTGTACTCATTACACCATAGTCACCGAGGAAGTATATATGTAACCATTACTGTTACTATTCCTAGTATAACTGACGTCAACTCACTTAACATAATCAAGCAACTCAAAGAAACCGTAGTATAACATAAAGGAAGAGTGTAATGTTAAAACCAAACCCAGAGATTGATGCTATTATCAACGATGCAACTACCTTTGCTAAGAAAAATAAGCATCGGTACGTAACAATCGAACACATTTCTCTTGCTATGCTAAAATTTGCTCCGTTTAAGAAGTTACTACTTGACCACGGAGTCGATGTTAGAAGCCTGTCTAAGGAACTGTCTACGTACATCCTTTCACAGCAATCAGTAAGCAACCAGCAAGATCAAGCTACTGACCCAAAACGAACAACAGGAGTTGAACGAGTGTTTAACCGGGCGTTAACGCAATTGTTGTTCAGTGGCAGAGACATAATGCTGGTTATTGATCTGTTTGTTAGTATCGCAAGCGAACACACTAGTTACGCTGCGTACTTCTTTCTCAAGTATGGCATCGACCGCGATGCGTTAATCGAATTCTTTAACGCTAGTTACGATTCAGGGGATCTAAACCTTGTAAGGAAAAATATGAACGCATCAAAAGCGGACGCAATACTTGAGGAGTTCTGTACTAATCTAAACCAACTTGCTAAAGACGGGAAGATAGATCCGATTATCGGAAGAGATTTAGAGTTAGAAGAAATCTCACATATTCTGGCCAAGCGCAACAAAAGCAATATTTTGCTTGTCGGCGCGCCAGGGGTCGGAAAAACGGCAATCGCTGAAGGTCTTGCACTAAATATTCTGAACAAAGAAGTACCAAAATATCTATATGACTACGTTGTTTATAATCTAGACATTGGCTCGTTGTTAGCAGGTAGCAAGTATCGAGGTGAGTTTGAAGAAAAACTTAAAGTTGTTCTTGGTGCATTAGAACAAAAAGGTAAGTGCATCTTGTTTATCGATGAAGCTCACCAAATGAAAGGGGCTGGTTCAGGTAGCAGTAGTTCGGTTGATTTTGCTAATATGATTAAACCAGCACTAACCAAAGGGAATATCAAGGTTATTGCAAGCACAACCTGGGAAGAGTACACCCAGTCATTCGAAAAAGATCGAGCATTGATGAGACGATTCTACCGCTTGTCAATCGATGAACCAACCCCAGCAGTAGCAAAAGACATTCTGTTTGGTTTGCGTAAACATTACGAAAAATTCCACGGCGGAGTAATAACAGACGATGCAATTGATGCAGCAGTCGAGCTGAGTGTCCGTTATCAAGCAGACAAGAAGCTGCCAGATAAAGCAATCGATCTAGTCGATACTGCGTGTGCAAAACTAAAAATAACAGATCAAGAGTTTACTGTTACTAAGAGCAATATTATCGATATCATCAGTAAAGCTGTTCGGATTCCAGTTGAGCAAATCGGACATAACGACGACCATATTGACTCGTCACTCGTTGACATTGAGAACACAATTAAAGGCAAGTTGTACGGACAAGACCACGCCGTGGATCAGGTGTTGGAACGTATCTATATTGCAAGAGCAAATCTTAAAGATCCAACGAAACCAATTGGGAGTTTCTTGTTCTCTGGTCCAACCGGAACAGGTAAGACGTCGCTATGTAAGTTGTTGTCTGACAAATTGGGAATGAAGTTACTGAAATTTGATATGTCAGAGTATCAAGAGAAACACACCATCGCAAAACTAATTGGTGCACCTCCTGGATATGTTGGGTTTGAGGACAGCAACATCAGTGGTGGTCTATTGATAAATGAGATCGAGAAGAACCCACATGCTGTTATCTTGTTCGACGAAGTTGAAAAAGCACATCCTGATGTAGCGAACGTGCTGTTAGCCATTATGGATGACGGATTTGTTACAGGCGGTAACGGCAAGAAAGCAGATTGCCGGAACGCACTCATTATAATGACATCAAACCTTGGATCTGCGGCTGGTGAACAGAACACAATTGGCTTCGGTAAACCACTTCAGCGAACTGGTGAAGACGATAAAGCAATCAAAGATTTCTTTAAGCCTGAGTTCCGGAACAGACTCGATGCTGTTGTCAAGTTTAACAAGCTAGACGAATTGAGTATTAAGAAAATTGTAGTTAAGTTTATCAATGACTTAAACGACTTGCTTACACTAAAACACATTAAACTTCGCCTAACAGAAGCAGCAGTTGATCATCTTGCTAATATTGGGTTCGACCCGAAGATGGGTGCTAGGCCAATGGCGCGTAAAATTAACGATCTTATTAAAGTACCGTTGAGTAAGAAGATTCTGTTCGAGTCTATTCCAGCAAACAGCGTTGTTGAGGTTGACTACGTAACTGGCATTACATTCACAGTGACTCCGCCTACTCCTGTTGCATTCTCAACTGTTGCTGCCGACGGATTAATAGTAACCGAGTTGCCTCTGCTGACATAACCCAGAGTTTTACTTAGTTTAAAAACTCCTGTTATAAATACATAACAGGAGTTTTTTTATGGCGATTTTACAAGAAGAAGTAATTGTTATCAAGTTAAGCAGGCTTATTAAAGAGGGGGTTGCTACTCCAGACCTGGTTACCCCAGAGCTAATCGGGACAATCGAACAAGTAATCCAGGAACTCGTAACAGATTCTGTTGTTGTTGAAGTGGTACAATAATGGCAAAGCTCGTAATCTTTTTTGATCAAAAAAGATTCCTTGGAAAACTAACAAAGTTCTTCACCGACTCATATGCATACCATGTTGCCTGGGTAGACGAAGAAAACGACAGGTTATATGACATGTCGTTGATCCGTCGTCGTCGCCTATGGTCGGCAAAACAACAAGAAGGGATCGAGTACATACTGCACGATTTCCCGTTTGTTACAAGTCATTACTTAGAACGAGCACTAGACACCGACAATTCGTATTACGGGTTTGTTGATTATATATTATTTGCACTACGGCCGATCTATCACTTATTCGGAAAATCAACAGTCAATAAACACGGAATCATCTGCTCTGAGATGTGCAACAACGATCTAATCGCATGTGGATATATAACTCCGTGGTCAAGAACCGACGAGGCACCAGCACCGGGGGATCTCGACAGATGGATAACTACGCTGAAAAGCCAATGGTAAATACTACAGAGGGCACCAAATGACGTACTATGTATACCACAACGACAGTAACTTTATCGGAGTAACTCCGTTTGCATGGGTAGCATTACCAGGAGTATCAGTGATCGAGTTTCCAGGGGACGTTCCCGACTTAAACAAGTGTATGTGGGATTTTGAGAATCTAGAGTTAATTCGAAACAATCCGATACTAACTAAGCTCGATTTTATGAGTAGATTTACTACTGCTGAACGAATTGCAATACAATCGTCGGCCGATCCCATATTAAAAGACGCAGTTACACTGATTCAAATGGCCGAGTACGTTGACGTAACAGACCAACGTACAATGATGTTAGTTGGGTACCTGGCGATGACTAGTGTAATTCTAAATGAAAGAGTTGCCGAAGTACTGGCATAAGAACATATATGCCGTTTATCAGAGACTGGACTTTTGCGTACACCACGTTAACAACAGGAACAACTATTGCATGTACGTTACCGTTGCACGTACAGAACGATTTATTGGTCGCGATAATATCAGCAGATACATACGACGCATCCGGTGGCTTCACCGCAGGATTAAATACTGGTTGGACGGTGTTATTCTTGGCAACAAATACTGTCCATTTGACCGTTCTGTACAAGATAGCAGGTGCAGCCGAAACAAACCCGACGTTTACTTCTACTGATACAGAAACCTATAACTGTCACTTAGTTGCAGTCGGAGACATCAACACTGCCACTCCGTTCAACGGAACTGGCGGGGCTGGCGCGGGGTACATTACTAGCAACAGTGCGGCGGGTAGAACCGTGATGCCAAACCTAACAACAACCGTGAACAACTCGTTAATCTTACGAATTGCCACCTGCTCCGCAGCGGCAGTCCCTGGGGTTCTAGAAGGAGCGTGTACTTCAGAAGATGCCGCTGACGGATCAGCTCACTCAGACGGGTTCGGTTGGAGCTTTGTTCCGACAGCCGGACTAACACCCACTCAATCGACTATGTTACTAGAGATGTATGAGTTGCTTGGGCTTGATCCAACGAAACCACTATTGGTTACCAAAACTGCAAGAACAGCAGGCTCTATCAGCCAGACCATATCAGGCGACAGCAACAGCACAACAGTTACTAGGATCTAAGTATGATAGATCCATTCCAAATAGCAACCAATGGAGTCGGGCCAGGGTTTACTACCTTTAACTTCGCAACTATGGGATTCGGGTTCGACGTTGAAGTTATTGTTGCCCCGATTATTCCCCCAGGCAGAGAAACATTCGGTGGCACCGGCTCTGTTCCGTATGTTTACACTCCTCAACATTACGAGATTATCGTAAAAATTAGATACAAAGGTAAAGAATGGGAAGACAGACGAACTGTGACTGCATTCTTCGGCGAAGCAGTTATCGACGTATTAGCCTGGTACAAGAGTTTTACTATTGCTGGTATCGGTATTAACATTAAGAATATTGTAATAAATAAGATAACGCCTATTATTAATGTGTTTAAGAAGAATAAGGACTAAATGAGAGTAATCGAGTTTGCTACAATCGATGTATACGAAGAATCGTTATTAGAAGTTCGTGCGTTCTTGCGTCTATCACCACATTTGTTTGAAGATTCTGCAAACTACAAAGAGTTTAAGCAGTTCATTGACTTACATCGTAATCCTGTTCCGACAATAGGTATGTTCTACTCTCCTGTTCACATATTAGGAATACCCGTCGGTGATTTCATATCAGTGTCGACACTGCAAGAGTCAGCAGAGTTAGTCGACGACAAGAACCAAAGCCTGAGTTTCCGCTGTAACAAAGGTACCGTTCGTTTTCCTTTTAAGGGCCGAGGTGTAGGAGATGGCCTACTTGCGACTTTACTGTTTGATAACGAGCAAGAAAAAGAGCAATGGTTAACAGTACTTCACATAAAGTACGCACACTGGCATATTAGTGTAACAGTAAGGGGATAGCATGTTTATATCAGATTTATTCGAAGATACACAAAGACAAGTACTCGTATGCTATCCCGGGAGATTTCAGTTACCCCATCTTGGCCACAAAGCGGTGTATAACTTTCTTGTAAAAAAGTTCGGGGCAAACAACACTTATGTGGTAACCAGCGATAAAGTAGAACTCCCGAAGAGTCCATTTAATTTTGCTGAGAAGTCACAACTGATTGGACTTACTGGTATACCGAAAAATCGTGTAGTTCAATCCTCTCAGCCATACCGTGCACCAGAGTTATTATCTCAATTTGATACCAGTAACATCGTTGTTATCTTTGCTATCTCAGAGAAAGACATGGCCGAAGATCCACGCTTTAAGTTCGGAACAAAGAAAGATGGATCACCTACATATTTTCAACCGTTCGTTAGTATAGACAAATGCAGACCAGCAAGTGAACACGGGTATCTCCTAACAACTCCTACCTTTCAATTTGATGTATTGGGTAAACCAGTTCAAAGCGCATCCGAAATCCGCAACATGTTTATCAATGGAGATAATAAAACTCGTATCAAAATATTCACGGATTTATATGGTAAATTTGATCAATCAGCATTCAACTTGATAGCAAGTAAACTAGCATCTATTACTGAAGGCAACGTAGGTAATGCAGCACTCGAGTTTAGAACCAATGATATATCAGCCGAAGAGGTACTACCGTACTTTAAGTCGAAATACAAAGCATATGCCTCCTCTATTACAACAGAGTCTTACAGTCCTGCTCATTCGATACATTTAACCACCGGTGTTAAAAAGATGATAAACGAGCAAGACGAGCACAGGGAAATAAAGCCGTTTATCGACAACATGTGTCGACTTGGACTGAGTTCAGCACACAAAATCAACGTAGGGGACTTGTTATCTGTGTTACATGCTGATGTCGCTTTTGCCTGGAAAGAAGCGTTTATCTACGGATTTGCTACTCCGAAAGAAGTAACAGAAATTAAAACAACAAACGGTGAGATCGACTACATCATGTTCATAGACGGAGATAGATACCCGAGATCAACCCCAGCAACATACGAAGGTAAACCGGTTGACTATGCTATGTACTTCGCCACTGGTAACGACGCTAAGGACGCGTTAACCGTATTGTCGTTATCTATTCCATCTGGTTGGGAACTAACCATAGATCCAAAACTCACCCAACACGTAACCGAGTCTCTGCACTCGTTTAATAAAGAAGATCCGTTTAATTCTGAGTTTGCACCTGAGGCGGGTATGGGTCGCATGACACTCAGAGGATGGAAACAAAGTTTAGCCAAAAGACTCCGAGAGTTAAGCAACGAGTTAGATAAGAGCATAGAGCCAGGTAGCATCGACTACGATTTAATCTGGAATCACGCCGCTACTCTGTTAAAACCTGGAAGTAATATCCAACAGATTGCAAATGAGATTGTGCTGGCACATAACGAGCTAGAGAAGATTCGTCGCAAAGGCGGATCTAACTCTCGAGCATTCAAGTAGTATCAGAATGATAACAAACATCGTTGTTGACATAGAATGTACTAAACTTGATATAGATCCATGGACATCTTACCAGCTATACGTTGACAACGAACTAATGATACAACGACAAACGGTATGGAACCCCGCAACTGACTACGTACAAGAAAGTATAATAGTAGACATAGAAGCAGGGATGCATACTATAACGCTTCGCTCAGATCAAGCACCGAATGCATTTAAAATAGAAACAATAACAGTTGACAACACTAAGATCGATGGTTCTTCGTTCTTAAAAGAATAAATATATTAACGAGGAAATTCCATTATGAAAGCAGCAAATTTATCCAAAAATAACAAAACAAACGAAGGTATTGTCCGTAAAGCGGTTGATGCAATGGACTTAGACGAGCCAGGCGCTTCATATTCTTCGATTGGAAAAAAGATTGCTAAAGATACAGTAGCAGGAGTTAAAGATGTAATATCGACTCCTATTAACGCTGTTAAGAAAGCAGGAAAAGCGGCATTGAATACTGTATTGCATCCTGTTCAAACTGCAAATTCACGTAGCAACAAAAAAGGAGTAAACGAGGTTTCAGACGACACTGCAATTTCGTTGATTAAGAATCGACTGAACAACACTAAGACTGGCACAGCAGATCAACAAAAACTAGCCAGGGAGAAACTCAAGACTTCGCTCAAAGCAGTAGGTAGTAGGGCAGGAAGATGGCGACTCCGCAGTGATAAGGTCAATGAGGATGAAGACGATAACGTATTTAAATCCAGTGGTAGAATTAAATTTAACCCAATTAGTGCCCAAGGCGGTATCCCGAAGTCTAAGCTGCAACTGTTGGCTGATAAACTGGGTATTAACAAAGGCGACATCCTGTTTGCATCTCAACCAAATAGCCATAGTGAACATCCGTTTAAACTAACACGAGTCGGTGAAAAAGGATTTACTGGTATGAACCTTCATACTAAGACAGAAGAATGGTACCCGCCCGAAGCACTCAGAAAAGATGCACGAGGATCGATTGCATTTCTTATTAAGAATATAGCAAAGAAAGAAAAGACCGCAGTTAACTCGGTGTCAGAAGGGAAAAACCCTGCTATCGGAACATTGGCTTTCGAGAAATTACCAAAAGCAAAACAAGCAGAACTAAGAAAGGCATCTGACGAGCGGGCTAAGAAGGCATCTGACGCAGCTAAGAAGAAAAAAGAATCAGGCAAATATGCAAATCGTCCAGAGTCTAATTTAGAAGAATCGTCTGGTGTAGTTAGCTTTGGTCAGATGCAACAGATTGTCTATGCGTATGTTATTGCAAAAATGAAGCAGTTGGCGCCAATTTTTGATGCAGAAGACGCAACACATCTTGCTCGCGAAAGTGATCAGTTCTGGGTAGACGAGTTTGACTCTATGTATAGAGCTATTAGACGGAATAACCGTCGCTATCAGCCGTACGATGAAGTCGCTGGCGCGATCGAGCAAGTCAGTGACGCAATTATTAACTATTATAGCAACGCCTGGAACCACAGACCAGGGTACCAGCCGCCCCGAGGCTTAAAGATAGTGGATTTTACTATGCCGACTGATGCAGAACTTGATGCTATTATTGCTAAATGCAAAGGTGTGGTAAAAGAATCAGACGGAGGGACTTGCTCGGGATCAATCGCGGCCGGTCCAGCGACACCACTATTCACAAAACCGATAAAAAGAAATAAAAGCAAACCAGTTGCCGAATCTAGTGCTCAAGCTAAATTCACAGCTTTACGGTCAGCATACAATACGATTAAAGAAGACTCGCAGACTACAGCAAACGTAACGCCTGACTTACTTAAACGCCTTGCAGCAAAATTAGAACGTGTCACTAATCGAGTAATGTCTAATTCTCCAGAATCAGACCCGATAGATGTTATGGCTCCGTATATTCGTAACGAACTACATATAACAGATATAGACGATATTATATCGTTGCTTGACCAAACAACAAGGCTGTTGGGGTATACTGACTACTTCGAGTACCTAGCAGCCATGTGGGACATCCACTACAACACTGCTGAATCAGAAGAAACAAATCCATGGAGATAATGTAATGTCAACAACACAAATGAAGAAACTAATCGAGAGCATAGACGGAGTTACAACTGTCGTGCAGCGTACCAGCACTAAAATAGATACCTTTGCTGAGTCATTGGAGAAAGAATTCAAAGCATTTATTGCCGAAGATGAATACAACGACTACCAAGACGATGAATTATACGATGGATGTTATGTCCGGGTTATCGACGACGGCAATGAAATCTTTAAGATGAAGGGTGATCCAGGCAACCATAAAGTCAGAATTGAGGACAAGCAAGACCGAGGATGGTATATATACCCCAGCAAGCTGCAACTAGTAAGCGACAACGACCCAGCCATCGACAACTGGTTTCCGTTAGAAGAAGCATACGGTGAACGTGATGCGCGGCGTGATATGGAAGCTGGTATTCAAGCAGCACATCCCGTTGGTATTAAAGATGTTCTTGTGTGGGCGTGGAAAAGAGCCAACGGCGAGCTAGTTCGTATTTTCGGAACAGAGAAACCTAATAGAGAAACACCAGCACATTTCCAACTAGTGCAAGTACCTAAGGGCAGCGTGTCAGAGTCTGCGAATCATCTTGGGGATAAGGAATATTCGTCATACGCTGCGTGGAAAGCAGCATGTAAAAAAGCAAACGCAGAAGTATGGTTCGACGGAGACAAGGACATCGGGCAGGCAATGATTGGCCCAAAACCGTACATTCGAGGAAAAACAAAAGCGATCGGCGAGTGGGACGGTGAAGTTGGCAGCGTATACTCGAAGAAACAAGTCAAGGAAACCGCCTATAGATTAAACGAACTGTCTCCGAAGACACTGGGGTCGTATGCAAACAAAGCAACAGATGAACTAGCTGCGGCGGCGTTTCAGCACGGGTATGAAGAGGATGAAGAACAAGCGGACCGAGTAGCAGCAAAACGTGCAGGCGGGATTAAGACTGCTACAAATAAACTAGTTCGCAAGGCAGCACCAGTTACCGAAGGGAAAGCCTCATATGTTAATACTATATACCCAGACACAAAACAAGGTATTATAAAGTTTTTCTCTCCTGATTCAGGAGAGATATCGCCAGAGTGGGTTAAGCAGGCGGGATTCCCACAAGAATGTAATATTCACCCTGATCCATCTGTCGAAGGAGTCTGGGCGGTTGACAGCATGAAGAACGGCTCTCGCACTATTGTTTACCTCGGAGGGTACCCAGATCCATGGAGGAAAATCCGCGAACTGAATGACTTCGAGACAGGATCACTCCCAATGAAGATGATCAAGAATATGGTCTCCCAAAACAAGGTTAGCAAGGAACAGTTGGCTAATTGGGTTAAGGCTAACAACTTAACACCAGAAGAGTATACGTCATTGGTTAGTACATACGAATCGGCGTCTCGTATAAAAGCTACTACGTTAAAAGAGTACGGTAGCGAAACCGCCCCTGGGGCGAAAACTATCCCTACAGCCGCAACCCCAATGCAAAAGGCGAAGCCACAGGCGGCAGTTGCGTTGCCTGATTCAGATCCAGTAAAGGCAACGACACCGGCAACCACAAATCCGGTTGCACCTGTTATACCTACGACCAATACTGCGGGCATTAAAGATCCCGACTTATCTAAGGTGTTACCAGCTGATAACCAAGTTGACTTAGACAAAAAGATGAAAGACCCGTCGATTCAAGCAAAGATGAAAGAGTTACTTGCAAAGATGTCAACTAACTAAGGAGAACTTCGATGCATATAAACGAAATAACAACCGACGACAATCAAGACTACAACAGTCCAGATGATCAACTAAATGAGATCGAAGAGCACATTCAATCAGCAATAGATGCAGCTCGTCGACTATCAAGAAGTAATCGAAACTCACGAGGAGGAACAGGGGTTGGTCAAATTGACTCGTACCTAATTCCATGGTTATCCCGATTCATCGACGATGACCAGCAACCTGGTAGTATCGCGTCATTGCGGAGATTACTATCGTAATATGAGATCCAAAGAGTTTATCAGTGAAGGTGGATGGGCGAGCACAAAGACTCAGAACACTATCATCACCCCTGCTCTAATAGAAAAAGTAGTCACAGTCCTTAAAGCTAAGTTTGAACCAGAGTTAAATGCATTCTTAAAGAGCAAGCAATTACCCAGTATTCAAATTGGCAAACCGTGCGGCAGTGGTACATACTACAAAAGAGACCTGGTCCAGAACCCCAATAAAGAATACGGGGACATCGATGTTCATTTTTATATCCCACGTATGCCGGATTTGAACAACAACCAGACTATAACACTGTTTGCAACTAACATTAAAGAGTTTTGTGACCGATCTACTACGTTCGCAACAGAAAACGGGAAAAACGTTATACTACAACTCGGAGATGACTATGTTCAGATCGACTTAGTTAATATATACTACGATGTGCAGGACTGGGCAACTGCTCTTGCACCCGAATGGAACGTTAAGGGCGTTCTGTGTGCCAGCTTGTACTCAGCATTGGCCGAGGCACTCCAGATAAGTATAAGCTCTATTGGGGTCCAGGCTAAGACTATAAACGGAAAACTTGTTAAGTTTAATACAGTAAAAGGTGTTAAGCTACATACAATAACAACAGATAAGAAGAAATGGGCCATTGATATTGCAACATTCTTCGGAGCATCTGAATATTCGCCTACTCTCAAATCGTATCCAGGATTAATAGATGAGGTTCGAGTTAAGGACATAATTGGCTCGATCAAAGGAATAGCCGAAACACTGGAACAAACAAATACATTACCAAGTCAGTACTCAGACTCACAGTCTTTATTATCGACTATTAAGCAAATCTACTTAGACAAAATTAACAAAGTAATAACTTCATCGAAGTTCGACAAAGCAGAAACCGAAACGGCCATAAAGAAAGCAGCAGACACAAAATCAATGTTAACAACTAAATCGTCTGAAATTGGAAAAATGATAGCATGAGGATAACAGAATTTACTCAATCGCAACTGCGTACAAAAGCTGGTATTATCCCGTATTACGTCCTGGACGGTGTTACCCAATTCATGTTTATGATTCCCAGTGACCCGGCATATGGTGGGACGTCGCCTAATATTGCAAAGGGCGGAGTTGAAGACGGAGAGAACGTAACAGAAGCAGCTATTCGTGAAGGGGAAGAAGAGCTTGGTCTGAAACGATCAAACTTCGTGGCATCGCCGACGGTTGGTTTCTCAGAGATTGTAAGTGGGTTAGATGCCACTTACAAGTTTACAGTGTATACGGTTGAAGTCAAAGACCCGACTGACTTTAGTCAATACCATTATGAAACAAAAGAAACATTGTGGTTAACAGCAGCAGACTTTGCCTCCTCAGGTCGTAGTTCTCAACGTAAGATAGTAACTGCAATCGCAGGTAAAGTATAACAATAGGAAAAGAATATGCGTATATCAAATATTAGCAACAATTCATTGGATGAAGAAGTACTAGACGAGTGGAGTAACACTGACGCTGGAATCAAAAAAGAATTGATTAAGAAGGGATACAAGTTCTTAGGAAAGGGTGTTGACCAGTCGGCGTACTTAGAACCAGGCAGCGGCCTAGTCTTAAAAATATTCGGTTCGCAAAAAACAAGCAAGCCAAAATTCTCTGCTGATCAGAAGATGTTCTTTATATGGGCCAAGTTCTGTATGAAGAATAGTACCAATCCGTTTTTACCTAAATTTGATGGTTATGAATCTTTTGTATTCAACGATCGTTTATATCTTCAGATCAGGCAAGAACGATTGCGGCACGTAGCAGACCTAGGATATGCCGCCGAATCGTTAGCAGACTTTTCCAACAGCTTGCTGCCCAAGCAATGTCTTGCTAACTTTATTACGTATCGTTCTAAGGACCACACGTTATTAGCAAAAACTATGGATGATAAACAACTCCTTTTGTTTATAAAAACAATTAAAGCACTTAGAGCCATTGGCTACAAAGAAGGATGGTCATGGGACTTGCACAACGAAAACATTATGTTCAGAGGTAAACTGCCAGTAATAGTCGACCCCTGGGTTGTAGCACGGTGGTAAAACAAATGAAAATAACCGAATACAGCGAAACCGACATTGGAATTACAAAAACGCTGATCAAGAAAGGGTACAAGTTCTTAGGTAAAGGGGTTGATCAGTCAGCGTACTTAGAACCAGGCACCGGCCTAGTCTTAAAAATATTCGGTTCACAAGAAGATAACGACCAGGGTTTCACTCCTGATCAGCATATGTTCTTTATATGGGCCAAGTTTTGTATGAAGAACAAAACAAACCTGTTTCTTCCTAAATTCTTTGGTTACGAATCATTTACGTTCAATGACCGTACATATCTTCAAATTAGACAAGAACGATTACATCATTCTAATAGAATATGTACGAGTCTAGCGGAACTAGGTGCTTCTCTCACCAGCTTCTACAAAGTAAGCAACATGAACGAGGCCTGGACCGTATTTACAGAAGAGGATTCATACTATGCTAGAATATTGCTTGAAACATTAAACAAAAAACAAATACTCTTATATATGAAAACAGTTTCCGCCCTTAACGATATAGGTAATAAGCAGGGGTGGGATTGGGATTTACATAATGAGAACATCATGGTCAGGGACAATGGGTTTCCTGTAATTGTAGATCCATGGGTACTATGAAATCACCTGTCAGAATTTAGTTGACTTCTTATACCAATGGTAGTATAATGCTAATATGAAAACATACATATCTGCAGACTTACATCTTAACCATAAAAAGATAATCGATTACTGTCCGGCAACACGTAGTCACTTTACAGATCACATCGAAATGACCGAAAGCATTATTGCTAACTGGAACAACACCGTTGCCCCGGATGATGAGGTATGGATCCTAGGGGACGTGAGTATGGGACACCCAGATATGATGCATGTATATATTCCTAGACTTAACGGAACAAAACGTCTTATTGCTGGGAATCACGATACGAAAATACTAAGTGACGAGAAACTACAGTCATACTTCGCATCGATCGAACATTACAAAGAACTAACTGTTTCGATTAACGGACAAGAAATCGTCGTATGCATGAGTCATCGACCAATGAATCATTGGCACAAAAAACAATCTGGGTCTATCATGCTGCATGGTCATTGCCATGCAATTCCAACTAATATCCCAGGCAGGATAAAAGACATTGGCCTCGACACCAACAATATGCAACTCTATGTCTTTGAAGATATCGTTGCTGAAGTAGCCAAACTCCCGATCTAACCAATCACGTTTCGGTTGACAATGTCCCGATCTTTGTGTATAATAGCAGCTATTAAATAATAAAGGTACGCCATGTTTCCATCTAAATTATCCGATCTTGACCATCTTCGTTCCGAAAAAATGATCAAGTTTAAAGAAGAAATAGTGAACGGCAAATCCGTTACTATAGTGAGCTATATGGTTAGCTCACCCGAGTTGTGGCAACTGCCGTTTGCTTTGGAATGTCGCGGAATTACGTTTGACACCGAATCTGGCGATTGCATCAGCGCACCGTTTCATAAGTTCTTTAACGTCGGTGAAAACGAGAGCACTCGTCCTGAAACATTGCCTTGGGACAAGATAGTTAATGTTCTCGAGAAACGTGACGGCTCGATGCTGGTCCCGGTGTTAGTCAACGGCGAAGTAGCATGGAAAACAAAGAAATCGTTCTACTCTGACGTTGCTGTTGCTGCGGCCGCTGCGACTTCTCCTGAGATTACCTCTTTCTCAAAGGAACTATTGCTTGCTGGTTTCTCTCCGATATTCGAGTTCACTGCTCCGCAGTGCGAGATAGTAATCAACTACGGAAAAACCCCAACGCTCGTACTATTAGCAATTCGTAATATGAGCACCGGAGAGTATGTGTCGTACAACGAAATGTGGGCTCGGGCTGATGCTGCCGGAGTATTGGTTATTCGTTCATACAACTTTACGTACCGAAATCTAGTAGACCAAATGAAAGTGATCGAAGATTTCGAGGGGTATGTTATTCGGTTCGAGTCAAATAACTCACCGACTATGGTAAAGATGAAGTGCGAATGGTACCTCAGAATGCATCGTGCTAAGACTGAACTGCGGGAACGTGATGTAGCAGATATGTTCTTAGATGAAACAATCGACGACATTAAAACTGTTATCACTCAGGCTGGTCTGTCATTGGCTCCGATTGAGGCAATCGAACATCGAGTAACAGAACAACTGCGATCTGTTATGACCGCAGTAGATGCTTTACTGATCGAAGCAAAATTGCTGCCAACAAGGAAAGACGTTGCTATAACATACAACAACCATCCTTTGTTCGGGCTGCTGATGACTGCGTATACCGGTAAAGATCCCGACTACAAGAAGTACTGGACCAACAATTACCGAGAAGGGTACACGTTGAATACTATATACAGCAACTTTAAGAACGACGATGCGTAATGTTCACTCGTGTTATTTACCCGGCTGAAGATACTATCGGTCAGTTACCGATTCAGAACTGGGACAAAAGCAAACAACGTCAGCCAACTACTTACGTTCATTTAAGTGACCGTGCCGATCTAGCAGAAATCATCTCCTGGATAAATCACAATTGCATCCAGGAGGTGATTTACGAGATAGTCGACGTGTCAGATGTAAGTTATACCGCCGACGAAATAGTGCAATTCGGATTTTTTTCCCTGGAAGATGCAACTATGTTCTCACTCAGATGGAGATGAATTACAGGGTATGGGTGTGAGAGTACAGTTTATGGGCGACGGTAAGAGTATACCAGGAAGAACCGCCGTGGTCTTCCCATCTGAGTACAACTGGTGGGACCTAAGAGAGTGGTTAACAGATATCGATTGCATTATTAGCATAAGTACCGACATTAGAACCACAGTGTATTTCACCAACAAGCAAGATGCTATATTATTCTCATTAAAGTGGAGTTAATGCATGACGACTGAGCTTCTATATAAACACGTCGTTGTTCTACCAAAGGATTTTGACTGGGAAAAGTTACATAAAGCTCTGGACGAGTTTCAGAGTCACCGGTCGGGGTTCTTCTGGGATGACGTAGACACCTCTTTTGCTCCTGAACGGCGATACAGAATATTCTTCAGACACAAGCAAGATGCTGTGCTGTTTTCGTTAAAGTGGGTATAAGAGACTAATTAACATGTTTCCATTTGTAGTTTCTATTGCTACAACTAGCTTGACACGCACCTGGATCATCCGACGGGGTCGAGGGCTTGCGCCTGCACCGCGTGACGCTATAGATTGGTGTAACGCAACATACAGTGCAGGCGAATGGGCGCTTGGTGACTACAGCATCTCGCAGGAAACAGTCGACTTCGTTTTTGCATCTGCTGACCATGCCACGATGTTTAAGCTAAGATGGTGTTAACTCTTAACCAGTGAGACCGGCTAACTGAAGATGACAACAGATGCTTTTCCATTTACTGTTACTGTCGACTGTGGTATCACAGTGACCGCCGTTCCGCCCTCCGGGAAAGTTATATTCGAGACATACGCAGAGATGGTGATTCTTGCAAATTATCCTCGGGTAATATGGTGTGATAAGATGTTCAGTGTAGGGCAATGGATAATTGATTCCAATAGCTACCGTAATAATACAATCGACTTTAGGTTCACAACTAAGGAACATGCATTTCTATTTGCACTACACTGGCTATGAGTTCAGATATGTCAGGGTCTAGTCGATTCCCTTTTACTGTTATGACTTCAACTGATATGTCTGATCGACTCCCTTTTACTGTCCGGGTACACGCCTGCGATCACCCTACTTACCGATGGTGTGACGAGATGTTCGGTGTACACAATTGGACTCTCGTATATGACGAGGACAACGAACATGTTACCTTTATGTTTGCACGTAACGCCGACGCAATACTATTTAGGTTGAAGTGTGATTGATAACCAGATATCCGGCCAGTTCCCTTTTTGTGTTACTCTTAGGGCAATTCATTGGTCTAATAGACCATCCCCAAGAATAGAATGGTGCAACGAAATATGTGGGCGGGGTAACTGGACGCTCATGTCTATGCCTCTCGGTGACGAAACCGTATTTGGGTTTAAAAACAAAAACGACGCAATAGCATTTGCATTGAGATGGGTAAACATAGTAATATGAGGTACAAAACAACAATACCTATTCAGATGTGGTGGCATGATCATCATGGGTTTAACACAGCACGTAACCGCATACACAAGTATTGTTTAGCAACATTCGGACCGTCGGTAACCCGAATAAGTAACAACAAGAAACAAAAAATATAGACAGTAAGATGTCCCACATTCCAGGCGATAACCGTTTCTTTCAGAAAGAGAACCGATTATTTAACATTTTTGTTAAGCCAATGCAGTAAATAAATACTATCATATAACTTGCATTAACTCTACGCGAGCTATATAATCACACTATACTACTAAGGAGAATTATTATCGCAAATCGTATGTTTTCATTGGAACAAAAAACAAAACTGTCACACCTGATGACCGAGTCTATTGCTATTATGCAAGAAGTAGAGGACCTAAGCCAGGGGTTAAACGACACCATCAAAGCTGTTGCTACAGAGCTTGAAATCAAACCTGCAACACTTAAACGTGCTGTAAAAATTGCACAGAAATCCAAATTTACAGACGTAAGTGCTGATTTCGAAGAATTAACCGATATACTTGAGACTGTCGGACGAACAGCATAACTCATACTTGTTTTTCCAGTTCGTTAACTGCCCAAAATAGCGTACACACGGTATACCGGCCAAAAGCGGTTACGAAGGAAAAGCATGAGCTACGTAGATGGATATCATAATAAAGAATCAAGCCAGATCCATGTTATCGAACGAGTCAATGGCGTTCGAGTATTCAAGGAATACCCCGGAAACTATACCTTCTACCATTCTGATCCAAAAGGAAAATTTAGAACCATAGTCAATACCCCTGTATCTAAGGTAACTATTCGATCGTGGAAAGAGTTTCAAAAAGAGCTCAGAGTTTTTCCACGAGAGAAATTATGGGAGAGTGATATTAATCCGGTGTTCAAGTGTTTAGCGGAGAACTACGCCGGGGTAGAGTCACCTAAACTCAATGTTGCGTACTTCGACATTGAAACTGATTTCCATCATGAGATGGGGTTTGCCCCATCTGACGACCCGTTTAATGCAATCACAGCTATATCTCTTTACCTGGGATGGACAAAACAGTGTATTACGTTAGCTCTATGTCCTAAGACCCTTAGCATAAAAAGTGCAAACGAAATTGCACTAAAATTTGAGAATTGCTACATATTTGACAACGAAAAACAAGTTCTTGACACATTTTTGACGTTAATCGACGACGCAGACGTTCTATCTGGGTGGAACTCCGAGGGATTCGATATCCCATATACTGTTAATAGAGTCAAACGTATCCTAAGTACAGACGACACTCGTCGGTTTTGCCTCTGGGGGAAACAGCCCACTAAGCGCACCTTTTCTCGCTACGGTGCAGAGCATCAAACATACGACTTATCTGGTCGTATCCACTTAGATTACATGCAACTGTATCGCAAATATACGTATCACGAGATGCACTCGTATTCGTTGGACGCAATCAGTGAATACGAGTTAAACGAGCACAAAATTAAGTATGAAGGTACGTTGGATCAATTGTACAACAACGACTTCGAGAAATTTATTCTGTACAATCGACAAGACACCGAACTTATATACAAGCTAGATTCTAAACTGAAATTCATGGATTTGGCAAACGAGATTGCACACGATAACACGGTACTACTGCAAACAACAAGCGGAGCAGTAGCGGTCACTGAGCAAGCAATCATTAACGAAGCGCACTCCAGGGGTATGATTGTTCCTAATAGGGTCCACACCCCAGCTGCTGATCGAGAAGTAGATGACGAGGACTTGTTTAACGAAGATCAAGCCGCAGGCGCATATGTTGCTGTACCAAAAGCCGGGATGCATAAGTATATCGGCGTTATCGATATTAACTCTCTGTACCCATCTACTATTAGAGCGTTGAATATGGGGCCAGACACTGTTGTTGGCCAGTTGCGCCCAGACATGACAACAGCTATGCTGCAAAAAAACATGGCAGACAAAGGACGAAAAAAGGGGATGTCTTTTGCAGAAGCATGGGAAGGTCAATTCGGGTCGCTGGAGTATCAAGCAATGATGGCCAGATCCCCTGGGGTATCAATAACGATTGACTGGGAACACCAGTCACCGACTACTCACACCGCCGAAGAAACATGGAATCTGATATTCAATAATAACAAACCAATATGTATCAGTGCTAACGGTACTATTTTCTCGTATAGTACAAAAGGTATTATTCCGGGGTTACTTGAAAGATGGTACTCCGAGAGAAAAGCAATGCAGAAGAAGAAGAAAGAAGCGACAGACCAGGCGGATGTCGAGCTATGGGACCGCAAGCAGAATGTTAAGAAAGTAAACTTAAACTCGTTATACGGTGCAATTCTAAATCCTGGGTGTCGATTCTTTGACCATCGAATTGGGCAATCAACAACACTAACTGGTAGATGTATTGCCAAGCACATGGATGCGTATACAAACGAATGTATAACCGGAGAATACGATCACACTGGGTCTGCAATCATATACGGTGACAGTGTCACTGGGGATACAAGAATTCTAACCAGTAATGACGAAATTACAATAGAAGAGTTGTTCGATTGTTGTTTAGAAAAAACCACCATTGGTGACAAAGAATACGGTCTACAATGTCCCGTATCGGTGATGGGTTATAGCGCGTATAACCAGATGGCAGCTATGGCAAACACTGCGTATGTTATGCGACATAAAACAAAAAAAATGTTATATCAGATTAACTTAAATAACGGAAAAAGTATTAAGGTTACTGCTGATCATAGCATTATGATTGAACGACAGGGGGTATTACTCGAGGTAAAACCCACTGAGATATTAACTACAGATCAGTTTATTTGTCTCAAAAGGTAAATACATATGGAGACAGGAGAAGCCCCATATGTTAACTTGCAAAGAATGCGGATTTACTACTAATAGATTACAATGGACACATTTTAAATATAACTGTTCGGGTAGATTTAAAAACGGAAAAGAATACAAGAATGCGTATCCAGGAGAACTACTAGTCGACCCTGTGTTATCAAAAAAAACAGCAATAACCTTAGCAAATCTAATAGAAAAATATGGGACAGAATCCGGACAAACTCGATGGGAGTCGTATCGACGTAAGCAGGCCGAAACGAACACATTCGAGTACAAAAAAGAAAAATTCGGTTGGTCCGAAGACGAGTTTGCTGAGTATAATAAAGGGAGATCGGCTACCCTAGAGAATATGATTTCTCGCCACGGAGAAGATATTGGAATCGAGAGATGGAATGCGTATTGTGAAAGACAACGGTACACAAACACAGTAGACTACTTTAAAAAGAAGCTTGGTCACGATGCAGGTTTAGAAAAATACAAAGAAATAAACGCAAAGAAAGCACTGGTACATAGAGTCTCTTCGCAAATATATAGTAAAGTCGAGAAAGAGTTCATTCTCTTACTTGAGAGTCAACTAGGCAATGTCGATAATAGCTCGATAGCTAACCCATATTGTCTCTGGGACAACGACCTTAACAGGCATTATATCTATGATATCAAACACAAAGACTGTATAATAGAATTTAACGGTGATTACTGGCATGCCAATCCGTTAATATATAATGAGGCTGACACTATTAAAGATCACACTGCGACAGAAATATGGAACAAAGATGCACGAAAAATAGAAGTTGCTAATAAAAAAGGATTCAGAACTCTTGTTGTATGGGAGAGTGACTATATTAACAACAAAGAAAAAACCATAACAGAGGTAATTAAATGGATATTGAACGAACAACAATAAAATCTGTAGTATGTTTAGGTGAAGTAGATGACTACGTGTATGACATCTGTATCGAAGATCAAGATCCATTTTTCTTTGGAAACGACATACTAGTTCATAACACAGATTCCTGTGTTTTCTCCGCTTGGCCCGCTGTTGAACAGGCGGTCTCTGCTGGAGATCAAGAATGGTCAATAGAAACTGCAATTGAACTGTATAACATAATCGCTGATAATGTTAATACAAGTTTTCCAGCATTCATGGAACAAGCGTTTAAGTGTAGTAGAGCTCATGGCGAGATCATTAAAGGTGGTCGCGAACTACTGGGAACTGCTGGTTTGTTTATTAAAAAGAAACGATATGCAATTCTAATGAACGAGCTTGATGGCAACCGATTAGATCAACTTGACGAAGAAACTGCAAAGAAAAAAGGTGTAATATTCGGGGTCGGTAAAGTTAAAGCAATGGGGCTTGACTTGAAACGAGCAGATACACCAAAGATTGCGCAGGAGTTCCTGAGCAGTATACTACTTGACGTGCTAACTCTTAAAGACAAAGACTTCGTTGTCAACAAGATAATCGAGTTCAAGAGAACATTTGCTGCACTCCCACCGTGGGAAAAAGGGACACCGAAACGAGTTAACAACTTAACCCGATACACACAGCAATCACAATCCGGTAAAAAAGGAATGATACCTGGGCACGTAACTGGTGCTATTAACTGGAATATACTTAGAACTCTCAATAACGATCACCACTCACCTAAGGTGGTAGACGGAATGAAGACTATTGCTTGTAAAATAAGAGATAACCCCACCGGAATAACAACAGTTGGGTACCCGATCGATATCCAACATCTCCCAACATGGTTTACTGAGCTTCCGTTTGACAACGAAGCGATGGAAAGAGCAATCGTTGATAAGAAAGTAACAAACTTGTTAGGGGTAATGGATTGGGACATAGAAGATGCAACTAACTTGAGATCTGCATTCCGCAGTTTGTTCTCGTTCGTATGATCCCGTTAAAGAAACTAGTTGAAGTCCAGCAGCAACTAAACGAGTTACGGGCGTCAGTTAACTCGACGATCGATTGTATTTCTAATAACATCAATGTGGTGTTAAATGACCTACCACCAGTTCTACTACCTACGCTGGATAATACAATCGCTGCTATTGTTTCCCTCCGGTCTACTCTTGATTCGGATGTAAATATGGCAATAAATTCAATTGCAAAACACATCAACAAGAGAGGTGGCCAACTAACGGTTAACATGTCGTCTCATAACGAGTTAGCTAACTGTTACCCAATGTCAGACAGAACAAAACAAACCATAAGTGGGGTTCTGTCAAGATACTTGTCCTGGCAATACCCGGCGCTTGAGATCGGCGCCTCCAGTGAGAGCATTATTAACTTACTGCAACATGCGCAACCACTCACTGTCGCAAACAACAACAACGATGCGATCACCGCACTAGTTAATCGATTACCGACTGACCAAGCACAGAACAGGATAATACGATATATAACTCAAGACCATAACATATTACCACTTCCGCTTGGACAACACAGTCTTATATTCAGCTGGAACTTTCTTAATTACTGTACAGTCGACGTCGTTGAGCAATACCTTAGCCAATGTTTTCAATTACTGCGACCAGGAGGCGCAGTAATCTTTAGTTTCAACAACTGCATATATCCGTATTGCGCGGAATTAGCGGAAAACAAGATAATGCACTATGCTACAACAGAAGAAATAACCGCAATATGTCACCGAATCGGGTTTGTCGTTAAGTCGACCGAATGGATAGAACAACATGTTACCTGGGCAGAAATTGTTAAGCCTGGGGTATTATCGACTATGAAGGTCCATCCGGTAATTGGCACTATCAAGAACACATTCGAGTAACAAGGAATTGACTCTTGTTGCTTAAACAGATATACTTTAACTTAACTTACTAGAAAGGCAATACTATGAACGAACATCTTTACGATCACTTGAAAGACATCGCCAAGAACATACTGGGTGTAGGGGTTATTGAACTAATTCGAGTAGAAGGAACTACTACCGCAACAACACTAAACGCAATCGACGAGCAGAAGCTGGTTATCGTTAGCGCAGTAACAAAAGCTCCGATTCCAGAGTTTGTTGGTGTATTCGGAATGCCTAACCTAACTAAGTTAGACACCATCCTTGGGTTATCCGAGTACAGAGAAAACGCAAAATTTACTGTAACAAAAAGCTCAGATGGCGCACTAAATGGATTACACTTTGAGAACGCTGCTGGAGACTTTAAAAACGACTACCGCTTCATGAGCCAGCAGCTCGTTAACTCAAAACTGCAACAAGTTATGTTTAAAGGTGCGAAATGGATTATCGACTTGGTTCCGACTCCGGCTGCTATTCAACGCTTGAATCTCCAAATTCAAGCAAACGCAGGAGAAGCAACTTGTCAGTTTAATGTTGTAAATAAAGACCTTATTTGCTACTTTGGTGATCCTGCTTCACACACTGGAAACTTCGTGTTCGCAAATAACATCACCGGAACATTCAAACAACAATGGGATTGGCCGGTAGCAATTATCAAGAACATTATGGCATTAACTGGTACTAAAGCAATTAAGTTCAGCGACGAAGGTGTGATTTTAGTGACCGTTGACAGCGGGCTGATCAACTACAGCTTCTATATACTTGCTATTATTAAGTAAGAAAGATAACATGAGACAATCAAACCAGTATAGCACTTGTATGCTAACAAACAGTGAGATCATCAATGAGGTCAAAAAAAGAAAACTATTAGCAGAAGTAATATTCCAGCTTGCCGAAACAACCGACGAACCGACGTACCTACAGAACCTCGACGACTTTGTGCTACTAGACGAGTTAGATAGACGCGGGCTGATTCCAGATGAAGTAGAAACTAGTTTAGATGACTACACGGACGATGACATTTACAACGAAGCAGATCGTCGTGAACTGTTTCCTGCCGGCCCAGATATGTGTTTGTCTGATTACTCAGATGGAGACATTTACGACGAAGCTGACTCTAGAAACTTGCTCCATTCAAATAACAGTGCGTTCGGTGGAGTAGAACAATTCTCAGACTCATACAAAAAAGCAGTAAGCAATCTATACGAAGCATTCACATCAAATAACCAAGAGAAAACAGATGCACTACTTCGGGCACTGTTCTATCGGGTATTGGGCAGAATAGCAGCTTAATATTTCGAATCCGCCAGACTCTGATAAGTACAATAAAGGCAGAGTATGACAAACGAAAAAAACTGTTGTATATGTGGGAGTAAAGTTACACGATTTATTAAATCTAAGCAAGAATGGTGGGATTGGTGCTCTAACAAATGCATGGGCTCTGACCCTGCCATACTAGCAAAGAAAAAACAAACAAACCGCAGTCGATTCTCCGTGGATCATCCGATGCAACTCTCAACAGTTAGAGACAAAATAAAACAATCATTCCTAGACAGACACGGAGTAGATAACCCATCTAAATGTGACGAAGTTAAAGATAAAATGAAACGCACCTTCATCAACAAGTACGGTGTGGACAATCCATCTAAAAACAAAGATATAATAGAAAAGATCAGAATTAGTGCAGTCGCTAGATTTGCTGACCCGTCAACTAAGAAACAAATCCTGCTTAAACGAAAAAATACGTGTCTAGATACGTTTGGTGTTGCAACAAACAAGCACTGTCACATACCAATAGAGTCGATTCGGCTGATGAAAGATCTAGAATGGCTAACCGAACAGCATACCGTGTTAAACAAATCCTGCCAACAAATAGCAAACGAACTAGGTGTGTCGGCAACTCCTATCTTGTGTTTCTTAACACAAAACGGTATTAATGTACAGCGGCACCAGATAACACAAGTACACAGAGAAATTGCCGAATTCATCGGCAGTATATACACAGGCCCCATTACTAACAACGATCGATCTATTATTTCTCCGAAAGAAATCGACATCTATCTTCCGTTATTGAGAATCGGGTTTGAGATAAACGGAGTGTACTGGCACTCCGAGGAAAAAGGCAAGGACAGATTCTATCATCTGAATAAAACAAAGCAATGTGAAGAACAACACGTCCACCTAATCCACATCTACGACACTGAATGGTACAACACAGCAACACAACAAATCATTAAGTCTAAAATCAGACATCTACTCGGGAAGTCTAACAGAGTTTTTGCTCGAAAATGCACAGTCGGTGTCGTGCCAACTCACGTCGCAACACAATTTCTAGAACAAAACCACTTGCAAGGACAAGCCGCAGCAAAGTACAAGTTCGGGTTGTACTCTGCAGGAAACGAGCTAATTGCTATTGCAACTATAGGAAAATCAAGGTATAATAAAAAATACAAGTGGGAACTGATACGGTACTGTTCAAAAACAGATACAACTGTTGTGGGCGGCCTCAGTAAGTTGTTATCGTTCGCAGCAACCGTGATAGATTTATCGTCACTTATTTCGTACGCAGATAGACGATGGACAATGTTAACAAACACCAACCTATACGAAACAACAGGATTTACACTGCTGAACCACGCAGCACCTAACTACAAATATTTTAAGATTAACGAGCAAATAACATTACTGTCAAGGAACCAGTTTCAGAAACATATGTTAAGTAGTAAGCTACCCGAATTCGATGAACAATTGAGCGAATACGAAAACATGTCAATGAACGGGTATTATAGGATTTGGGATTGTGGTAACTTAGTATACGGAAGAAACTAATGGAAAAAGAAAACTTAACTAACCAACAACTCGACGAAAGAGGTCGAAGTAAATATGCAATATTTTTACCTGCATTGAGTTCGTTCTACGGAACATACATCGGAAAACAACAAGTAGACCAAACTTACATCGACGCAAAACGAATGCCAATTGGTTTTGAAAATGGTGTCGAAGGAATGAACTGGCTTAACGAAAAAGAAGGATACTTCACGTACAAATGGTCACTGTATTCTGCAGGACACGCGGATCTTGATGTGAATCGCGTGTCACCTAAGGAGAATATGATCCGCGGTAGAGATAAGAACACAACTTTTGTACTTGGTGACTCAGGAGGCTTCCAAATAGGAAAGGGTGTCTGGGAAGGTGAGTGGAAGAATCCGTCTTGCCCCAAAGCACAAAAGAAGCGTGAACAAGTATTAGCCTGGATGGATGCGTACATGGACTATGGTATGATTCTAGATATCCCAGCATGGGTATGTAGAAGTCCCGAAGGCCAAAAAGCAACAGGTATTATGTCGTACGACGATGCAGTCGAAGCAACGTACATCAACAACGAATACTTTATGGCAAATCGAACTGGTGCATGTAAGTTTCTAAATGTTCTTCAAGGCGAAACACACAAAGAAGCAGAAGACTGGTATCAGAAGATGAAGAAATTCAACGATGCCAAGCAGTATGCAAAACCGTTCAACGGGTGGGCAATGGGCGGGCAGTCTATGTGTTCTCCGACACTGGCACTCAAGCGAGTTGTTACGTTAATTGCAGACGGATTATTGAAAAAAGAAGAAAACGATTGGATGCATTTCTTGGGCACCAGTAAGCTAGAATGGGGCTTGTTATTAACCGACATTCAAAACGCAGTGCGTAAGTATCATAATGAGAACTTCACTATCAGTTTTGACTGTGCTAGTCCGTTTCTTGCAACAGCAAACGGGCAGATATACACGAATAACGAGTACCCAGATAGAAAGAAATGGGTATACCGAATGCAACCATCTGTAGACGACAAAAAGTATGCATCGGATACTAGACCGTTGTCTGATGCACTTCTAACTGATAAGATATTCAGTTCGTTTACTGACTCACCTATTAGCAAGCGATTACTTGTGAAAGACATCTGTATATATGCTCCGGGCGACTTAAACAAGATCGGTAAAGAAGGGGCAACAAGTTGGGACTCGTTTAGTTATGCGTTACAAATGGGGCATAATGTGTACCAACATATTACTGCTGTTCAAGAGGCCAATGCTCTGTACGAAGCAAGAGCATCGGTTCCTAAGATGCTAGTAGACGAACGCCACGACCAGTTGTTTTTAACCGATTTAATTGACAAGATTTTCGCTGGTAGTACCGCAGAATCGTTTGCGTTGATCAAAAAGCACGAATGGTTCCTGACTAATATCATCGGAACCAGAGGAAACACTGGGAAACGAGAGAATAACTCGACTACAGTGTTCAATGACAAATTTACTACACAAGCATACCAACACGTAGAACACCACAGTGATGATTCTGGATTCGACGAATCAGCATTGGATAACCTAGAAAATTCAATAACAGCATAATATGATTACTGTTGACTTATACAAACTAAAAGAAGACCTGGCCCAGGTGGAACAACAACTCGCTGAGCACAAAACTAGTACTATAACCGGTAAGTTAGTCCACTTGCGTAAACAGCGGGCATCGCTTATAATGTTAATATCAAAACTTAGTAACACTATTACGATGCAACATTTGTCTAACCCGAGTAAGGAGCAAAAATGAAACGATCTTACACAAACACAACGACCAACACCGCTACGTTCTTCACCGGAGTCGAGGTCGAGAAGACGCCGGCGTTCGGAAAACAAACATTATTTGTTGTGGGGATTCAACCGATCGACACAATTCTCGCTAAACTAAATAACGTAAAACAACGGGATGTAACGCACATCTACTTTGGCGCTAACCAGAGTTTTCAACCGAAGTCAGTTGAAGAACTAAAAGAGTGGTCGGTTATGATCAATACGATACTAGATACTAACAATTGGGTTACGTTAGACTTTGACGTTAAGTACTCAGACGAAGTATTGGAACTTACTTGCGTTGAACATCGTCGGTTCATACCAATATTATCTGTAAAAATTCCGTATATTAGACAGTTTAGTCAAAATGCAATTATTAAGATAGACGACATTGGGTTTGATTCGACAAACGACGGAGTCTGGTGCCATAGACTAGACGACTTGCAGTCACCGGATACGTTTACTAATTGGGACGAGTACACATCAGACACAGTGGTTGCATAACATGGCTAAATCTATTAAAAGGTCACAAAAGAGCAAATCAACCGGAGTCTCTTTTAAGGTTATGTCTGCCAGGGGCGGCGTGATCGTTGAGTTATACAAGGGTGATGACAATCGCGAACTGTTTATACTCAGTAGTGAATGCGACCAATTAGAAGAAATAAGCAAGATACCTCAGGGAGAAATAGATCAGCTATTGGAGGATGCAGCATGAGAGCGTTTATTGAGTACATTACCAGCCGGTTAAACCTTCGTTTTATTAATAACCATGACGGTTATACCGGTGACGAATGCAAAACATCGTCGCAGGTGCTATGTCGTAGTTCTCCCCTGGATCGAGAGGATTCTGTTAGGTTTGATATTATACCAGCAAAGGGCGGCCTTATCCTTAATGTAACTCGATTTGACTGCAAAACTGATAGAACGGTTAGGTCGATACACACAGTTGTTCAAAAAGAAACATATGCTGCAGATATCAGTAGCATTGTTGTAATGGAGATGTTAACATATTAGCATGAGTACACAAGATATCTACATTCAAAGCACAGTGTTAGCAGCAAGGCACAACAAAGTCAACCAAACAATCAGACTGGCCAAAAAGTTTATATATGTAACTATCCAGAAGGAAGGATATCATTGTTTCCCAGAAGCTGCTTCTGAGCCACAATTTGCAACAAATAACAAATATGACGTGTCGCACCTTGCTAACGTCCACATGCACTACTTTTTTATTAAAGTTTGGCTAGAAGTGTCGCACTCTAACAGAGATGTTGAGTTTATCCAATTCCGGCGCTGGTTGAACGACCTATACAGTAACGAGACGTTGGATCTAAACTCGAAGTCATGTGAAATGATTGCAGACGACTTGTACGCACAGATTGCAGCAAAGTACCCAATGTCAGAAGTTCGAATTGATGTAGCTGAAGATAACATCAACGGAGCATTAATCGAGTTCTGTCCGTAGTTTTAAATGTAGCATTTTATTAACCGTAGTAAAAATAGGAGTAATACCAATGGCATCAGTTCCATCTTATATCAAAAAGTACCTTCGTATGAAACCAGAAGTAGCCCAGATCTTTACCGATCTAGAAAGCTTCAAAGACTTTATTCGGTTGCAGTTCCCTGCGGTTCCATTTAACGAGGCGGACTTATACAACTATCGGTCAGCTCTCTGGCAGAAATACGATCGCCAACGTAACCGTAAAGCTCGGCAGGAGCACGGGAATGCTCCGCAGCAAGGGCATCGGACAGGGCAACGGTAACATGAAGAATGTAATTGTTCTTTCGTTGGAACCAATCGAAACTCGTTATACCGGGCAATGGTATACGCATATTCCGTCGATGCTAAGGAAGAAGCTTGGGTCGGAATACAATGTGATTCAAATCGACGGCGTCACTAACAGCGGAGTTCCAACGAACGGTGCATTCTTAGATTTCTTGTCGACTAACCAATGGAAGAACGAGCAAGTGAACACGTTCTTCCATTTAGTTAAAGATGGTCTAATTCAAAAGGGTGACCACATTATTTTCACTGATGCATGGAATCCAACCATTGTTGAGATACAGTATGTAAACGAACTAATGGGAATGAATTGGACAACTCATGGGTTATGGCATGCTGGAAGTTACGATAAATTTGACTTCTTGGGCAGACTTATCGGCAATAAGCCGTGGGTCGAACATGCAGAGTTGTCATTCTTTAACTGCTTCAAGCATAACTACTTTGCTACTGACTTTCACATCAACTTATTTCTTGAGAACTTATTAAAGGTAGACAAACGAACTGGTCGCATCAGATACATGCCAACAGGAAAGATTGTTAGAACCGGGTGGCCAATGGAGTATCTCCCGGATACAATGCAGCCTTACGTTGGTATGCAAAAAGAAGATATTATATTGTTCCCTCATCGTATTGCCCCTGAGAAGCAGCTTGATATTTTTAAGGATTTAGAGAAACACCTACCACAATATAAGTTCATTGTGTGTCAGGAAGAAAAACTAGCAAAGCACGAATACCATACACTGTTAGGTAAAGCAAAGATGGTATTCTCAGCAAATCTTCAAGAAACATTAGGGATTTCTTTGCCCGAAGGTGCCTTACTCGGTGCAATACCACTTGCTCCGGATCGGTTGTCTTACTCTGAGATGTACTCTGCAGACTTCTTGTACCCATCCGAGTGGACAAGTTCGTATGCTAACTACGAGATGCACCGTAACGAGGTAGTAGAACGAATAGTAAAAATGATGAGTACATACGAGAGGTTAGCACCAGTTGTGCAAAGTATGTGCCCTACATTGATTGATAAGTTCTTTTCTGCAGATGGTCTGATTAACACAATCAAGCAGGCATAACCGATAAAATATAGTATGGGCACATACTCGAATCAATTGAGTCAGGCAGCACATTGGTTACCGTGGAAGAAAAAGTTTGCGTTCTTACCAACTAAGGTACACGGCAAGATTTGTTGGTTATCAGTGTACTATACCAGGGATGGGGTCCGACGGTTCGGAGATAATTGCCTTAATTACACCCAAAACGGAACACTATTGGATGTACTAAAAACATAACAATTGGAACCACTGTGATATCAGACGACGCAACTAAGTATAGACCAGATTTGTTCAACACGATACATTGGAGATCCTGGAGGAAGAAATTTGCATTTATTCCGTGTAAAATACACAATCAGTTCCAATGGTTCTCTACGTATTACATTCAAGACGGATTTGATTCCGAGGGACGCAAATATAAACGAAAAGGAACTCTACTAGATGTAATAGTATCTTTTCAATCATGCGAAGGGGTTGATGGTAAATACTAGTGTTACACAAAGGTAACGAGATCAAGTAACAACTTGCGTGGGGTATAACGATAGATACTATACAAGGAGGAAACACATGTCATTCAATAAAGTAAAAACCGATCCGGTTCTCGGAAAAGAAATTCACAATCATTTAGTACAATGCGGAGTCGAAACGCCAGTCATTCAACACGAACTAAGTCGAACCGAAAAAATCGACATCATCGAAACTAAGTTCGCAGACATTATGAAGACACTTGGACTCGATCTAACAGACGATAGCTTAGTCGAAACACCAAAACGTGTTGCCAAAATGTTCGTAGGAGAAATATTTTGGGGCCTCGACTACGAAGCGTTCCCCAAGTGTACTACTGTTGAGAACAAAATGAACTATGACGAGATGGTAGTCGAGAAACACATCCGGGTTAGTTCAAGTTGTGAGCATCATTTTGTAACTATCAAAGGGTTTGCTCACATTGCGTACATCCCTGGTGAACGAGTATTGGGGCTCAGTAAGATACCTAGAATCGTTGAGTACTTTAGTAAAAGACCTCAGATTCAAGAACGGTTAACTGAACAAATCTATCATGCATTGCAATATGTTCTCAAAACTGACAACATCGCTGTTACTATTGTTGCAGAACATATGTGCGTATCACAGCGCGGCGTCGAAGACCAGTCTGCTAATACAACAACTTCTAAACTCGGAGGATGTTTTAGATCGGACTCCTCTGTCCGAGCAGAGTACTTTAAACACATTTACGCATAGAAAATATAGATGGTTAAACTAACCGAGATAGACTTAGTGCCTGAGCAATCGTTCTCTATCGAACAAGTAAAAAAGATATTAGCCAAAGCGAGACCGTTGGGAATAGAAGATGGTTTTGTTATATATTACTTTGAGGCAAATGACGAAAGATGTGTTATTTTTACTGATCAAAACAGTAGCATTGCTGCATTTGCCGGATTCATATCCAGGATGAATGGTAAGGTCTGGCAAGCGAAGAACGTCGAAACTTACCTCCCGTTTAAAGGGAAACAGCTTGCAGGTAAGCTGTATAAGTTTGTAAAAGAAGTAATGAAGAAGTCTATTCAAAGTGACAAAGAACAGTCATTGTCAGGGGCAAAACTGTGGACAAGAACATTACCAGCATTGGGATTAAAACCAATGATATTCGATACAGTAACACAGAATGTAATCGACCCACAGTCTGGTCAAATAAACATATACTCGAGTAATCCAGATGATATTGGTCGGTACACCTGGATACTAGAACGGCGAGATCACTACAACAACGTCGGTTTAAATGAAAACAGTATAATCATGCCTTTCACAGGAATATGGTACACACTTAACACAAAGGAAAACAATGAGTGAAAATAATAGAGAAGTTATATTCGTTCCTGGGTGCTTTGACGAGTTCGACGGCACCCAAGAAGAACTAGATGCATTGACGTCAGAGTTAACCAGGATGTTCTCAGAAATGTCTGAAGACGAACTCCTTGCTAATTCAGTGGACGTCGATTGGGATGAAACCGAAGACGGTGACCTTGATATTAGTGCAATTGTTCCGCGCTCACTTCAATAGGAAATAATATGAAAAAAACTCACGTAACATGGAACGAGGTGCAATCACACGTTCAAAGTATAATCAGACAAATGGTGTTAGAAAAATGGACACCTGATATCATCGTCGGTATCACTCGTGGCGGTGCTGTACCAGCAGTTATGATCAGTAATTACTTTAACTGTAAAATGGTTAGCCTCGATGTCTCCCTCAGGGATAATACAGAGTACGGTCCAGAATCAAATTGTTGGCTGCCTGAGGACGCCGAGACAAAGAAGATTCTAATAGTAGATGATATCAATGACACTGGTGCTACCGTTAATTGGATTATGTCTGATTGGTCGTCTTTGGTACTACACGACAAATGGAAAGATAACGTGAAATTTGCTATGTTGTACGACAACCAAGCTAGTAACGCAACTGTTGATATTGCGTTCAGTGCAGTTGATATTAACAAAGCAGAAGATGATATTTGGATCGTTTTTCCCTGGGAAAACTTTTGGAATAGTAATTCATAATGATTACTACTCGACCGGTATTATAACCGCAATGTGTTACACTACCAGACACGACTATGGGTTAGAAAAGATGCCAGATTCACCGTTAACATCAGGTACAACTCAGTCTGAGCGAGGTTCGATATGGTCTGAGATGGAGCAATTATTTGACAATGTTATTGCTCCAAATATGGAATTTAGACATGCAACCAGCAGTCAATTTGATTGACAATCAACACGTAACTATGTATACTAATAAAATAAACTTTTAAAGGATAACAATGGAATACAAGTGGACAATTGATAAGTCGTTCAATTTTGAAATGGGACATAGGGTGTGGAGTAGCAACATGTTAACATGTACGTCCTAATTTAAAATCTGGGCCAGGAGACATGGTAGAAAATTTTGTAATTTTCTCGTTGGTCCACCATTTTTTACCTTTATTAGTTTCTGCGCCGATTGCCGCACCAACGTTATTAAAACGCAGGCGACCTCTCTTATATAGCTCATCTGGTGGAACTGGTGAGAAACATTGTTCAACACCGTTATTCCACCATTTATTGTTTTTGCGGAGAATTGACATTTCTACCTTTTGTTCTTCTGTAAAGTTTTTCCTTCCTCGACTAGAGTTACCTATTTTCTCCCGTGTATTTGCGGAATGAGGCAGTCGAATGCGACATGATAGTTTATGTAAGTACTCGATTGAGCGCACTGCTCCTGAAGTGCCATCGCCGCCATCTGTTCTATTTAACAATATACCCGATTTGTTATCTTGCCGACCATACCAAGCAATCATTTTGCGTTCTAATGCAAGAGCCCCTAGTTCAGTTAAATTGGTTTCTACAAAAACAATATATGATATATCCGATGGCACTGCGATTCCTCGTGGACCAGACCGATGCTTTTGATAAGCTCGTTTTCCCTTGCCTTTGCCTATATAGTATGGTGTACCTGCTTTTGCTGTATTAGAATCTTTAGATCTGATGTATGCGTAGACGTAATAAATACAAGGCATAGCTGATGTTCTCCTTGAACGTTAGAGCAGTTGGATATGGCAGTATCGTGAACTGTACTATTATTTATACCAAATTGGTTGTTTTTATAATTTTATCACGTATAATTAGCTTTTAAAGGAGAAAACATGTGGGAAATATCTAAAGAATTTGCATGTTGCTACGGACACCGGGTGTACAACCAGTTACTAAATACAGATTATTGCGGCAACGACAACAAGGCTAAATGCCGCCATATACATGGACACGAAGGATTAGTGCGTGTCCATCTTAGTGGAACAGAACTTACTGATAGAGGAATGATAACAGATTTTAAACACCTTGGCTGGTTCAAGGATTTTATCGACAACTCAATTGATCATAAGTTTATTATTGATAAAAATGATCCTATGTTCACTGCTTTAGTAGCAGACCCATATACAGTATCAAGTGGACAACCCGACATAACGTATGATAGTGTAACAGTTGTTGATTCGACTCTGTCAGAACTTGTTGTTGGCAAGACATTACGGTTGAATAACATTCCGTTGGGTACTCCTGTGTACGAAGTTCTCGAAGGATACTTCATTGTAAATTTTGTACCGACAAGTGAGAATCTCGCAAAATGGTTATTCGATATAATCTCTTTTAAGATGAAACCACTTGAAATAAAAGTGTCATGTGTCGAGTTCCACGAAACTCCGAAGAGCTGTGCAAGATATTACGGACCAACAGTATGATATATGAAAACTAAAAAATCACATTGCAGGTACTCTGAGTAACAAGTATGGTCGAAACCCCTTGCTTGTATTTTCATGAGATGGACACCGGATTCTCGTCAAAGTTCTACATAGTACCTACGCCGAACAGAGAATGGAGAACAGTAGAGGTTAACCACGAAATATGGCATTGGTTACACGATACTGTCCCTGCAGACAACTGGTCGTACAATTACGACGGTTCTAATAGAGTACAGGTTTCTCCCGAATTACTATCACTGATCATTCTTAAATTTTCTTAAAAGGTAACTATGTCAAATATTCGATTAGCCGAACCAGTATTCCTATCAGTGCAAGGAGAAGGGAACAGAACCGGAGTTCTTACTGTGTTTGTAAGACTCTTTGGTTGCAATCTTCGGTGTCCAGGCTTTATGACTGAATATCCAACTAGTCCAGATAACATTGTACATCAACACGAATTAGTAGAAGGTATACTGGAGAAAAAGTACAAGAATGTGCTTGATTTGCCTGTAATTGACTTCGGGTGTGACTCGTTGTATGCTGTTGACGCTCGTTTTAAATCACTTGCTATTAACATGACTTTGACGTCACTTGGAAACGCTATCACCCCACTGTTATATGAAGGCAAATGGGAACACCCTGTAACAAATAATAAAATAGACTTGTGTTTCACCGGTGGGGAACCGATGCTGCAACAACAAGCAATGATTGATATTATTCAGGAATGCAGAACTTGGCCAATGACAACGCCCGATATTATTCAGATCGAGACAAACGGAACTCGACCAATAGAAGACGCATTCAGTAATTCCCTTTTTAACAAAACAATCAACTGGAACATTTCTCCTAAACTATTTAATGTAAGTGGTGAGAAAGACGCGATTAACATTGACGTTATTAAGCAGTACCAACGAGTATCACCGCTCGGGTGCCTGAAGTTTGTTATTAATAACTCCGACGACGCATGGGACGAACTTAACACAACAGTTAAGAAGATGCGAGACCACGGAATTAAGTTTCCAATATATGTGATGCCAGTAGGCGCATCTAGAGAGCAACAGTCAGATATCAATGTAATATCAGCAATCGCAACAAGAGCAATAAAAAACGGATATCATGTAAGCGGGCGATTACATTGCTTGCTCTTTGCAAACACAATCGGAACCTAATAAAAGGAAACAATATGTTTAAAACACTAAAATCGTTTATATTTAAAGATACACCGCCTGACGTTTTACCAGTAAGTGAGTCACCTGGCGATAACCCAAATCGGGTTATTAAACAAGACGCTGTGCCTAAAAAGAAAAGAAAGAAAAAACAAGTAACAGTCGAGCCAGAGGCAAATAGTAACGCTACACTGCATTCGATTATTGACCACGAAAAGAAAGAAGCTACTGCCGCTGGGAACCCTTGGGTTCAAGTACTAAATGTTGAGTTAGATCCGAACAATATTGGGAATGGAGCATTTACGTTAGATTGGAATGAGATTTTTGTGGCCAAACTCATCAGGGTTGGGTACAAGGGTAAGACCGACAGCGACATTGTTGATCAATGGTTTCAAGATGTATGCCGAAACATTGTTATGTCAGAGTTCGAGCAGGAGATGGCTGATCCTGAAAAAAGAGAACAGTTTAACAAAGCCAACATCAGCAACAGCCGTTCTGAAATACAGTAACTTTCTAAACTAAAAAGGATATATTATGTCTAAAATTACCAAGAAACGTGCCAACCTTGCTCCGAAAGGACTTACGATTCAATCACGTGGGTCAGATGTCGACACACAGAAATGTGTCGAGATTGTTGGTAACAGGTACGAACTGATCTTGCTTGCGGCAGCACGTGGTCGAGAACTTGCATACACAAAAATCGACAAACCGATCATAGCAGCGTTGCTCGAAATTCAGAACAGTACTCAAACCGCTTGACTTAGCAAGTAAGGTGTGTTACTCTTATAATTAGTTAACAAATCAAAGGACATAAATGCGGTACTTAATCGTAGATTGCTCAAACCTATTCTGGAGGGCAAGGCATGTCTCTCACAAACAAACATCAACGCACGACAAACTCGGTTTCTGCTTACACACAAGTCTAGGCAGTGTTGCAAAACCCTGGAGAGAACAGAAAGCAGACCACGTTGTTTTCTGTTTCGAGGGTCGTTCTTGGCGGAAAAGTTTCTATGAGCCGTATAAGAAGAATCGAACCGTAGCGAAAGCTAAACTAACTGATTCGGAACTAGAAGAAGACAAACTGTTCTACGAAACATACAATACTCTTGTTGACTTCTTAATCGACAAAACAAATTGCACCACATTGCAACACGCCGAGCTTGAAGCAGACGATTTAATAGCTGGCTGGATTGCCGCGCATCCAGCGGATGATCATATTATAGTGAGTTCGGACTCGGATTTTTATCAACTTATATCACACAACGTAACTCAATATAATGGTATCTCAGACGAAACAATCACACTAGAAGGCTTCTTTGACCGTAAGAACAAGCAGGTTCTCGACAAGAAAACAAAAACGCCAAAGCAGTTAGGAGACCCAAAGTGGATCTTGTTTGAGAAGTGTATGCGAGGTGACCCAACCGACAATGTGTTCAGTGCATACCCTGGCGTAAGAACAAAAGGAACATCTAAGAAAGTCGGCCTACTGGAAGCGTTCCAAGATAAGCACCGCAAAGGGTTCAGTTGGAACAACCTAATGTTACAGACGTGGGTCGACCACAACGGTGAGAGCCACAGAGTGCTAGACGATTACAACCGAAACGTAACATTAGTTGACCTAGACGCGCAGCCAACTGACATAAAAGATAAAATAGTACAAACAATTGCAACTGGTTCTGTTCATAAACAAAAACCAATGGTCGGAGCACAGTTCTTAAAGTTCTGTGGCACTCACGAACTTATTCGTCTGTCAGACCAAGCAAACGTATTTGGTGAGATACTTAACGCTGGATATCCGATTTAACCACAAACAAGGAGCACGGTATGAAATTCAACCAACTGATTCTGTCTACAAACTGCAACATCGGAGAAGGCACTAAGTATCAATGGGCGTGTTACGGTCCATTTGCTTACGTTATTGACCTAACCGATGCAAACAACAAACACATTGCATCGTGCTGTTACGACTCGATTACGTCGACTGTGTACGAGATCACTGTGTTCGCAGAAGAGTCTCACCCATATATCTGGTGGTCAAAGAAAGTTCGAGAAGCGCACCATAGCGAGGCAGCATACCGCGGGATTAATCCGTATGTTGCGTGGGATGGCGTTGTGTTCGAAGAACTAACCAAGAAAGATATTTTGTCAATTCTCAGAGAATTAAATAATCGTTATGGTATGTAAGCTAAGTGACCTAGTTAGTATCAGCTCCTGCTGGGTACCCGCCAGGTTGGACCTCAAATTGGAACTTGACGATGAATTTCCAACTGCTGATCTTGGTATTGTTCATAAAAACGATCAATCGGCCATCGAGATAATTGCCCCGAATCTTAAGAATGGTCCGTGGATAGCAGGCGGCGCAGTGTTAGCATGGTACAATGGAACCCCTACACAAGACAGAGATATCGACGTTTGGTGCAAGTCTGAGAAACAACTCAATGTACTCAATAACAAACTCAACACTATTAAAGGAACCGATGCAACTTGCTATATATCTTGCTTCGTCACCGAAAACGCCATAACGTATACGTGCAAGCAGCATTCCATAACTAAATGGAAAATCCAGCTTATTAAGAAGTTAGCAGCAACTCCACTTGAGGTGATTAACCGATTCGACTTTACTGTGTGCCAACTCGTAACCGACGGATCAAGAATACTATGCGGAGAGAACACGTTAGCTCACATTAAGAACAAGACGCTCGCGAAAAACACAAGTAACTCAACAAACAGTATATCTCGCTTAATCAAGTATTGGTCTTATGGATTCGAACCCGAACCAACACTGTTAGATTTCTACATTAACAACTCCGATGGCATAAACTGGGAAGGTAACATTAATAATGACGCAGAATACAGTAATATATAAACACGTTACTCTATTAGAGGGCAAGGCGTGGAGCATATTGTCACCGACACCACATATGTACTATCACCGAACATCTGACACATACTTGGTCTGGTGGAACGGAATCATCACTACACATCGAGTTGCAATGTTGATAGCAGCTACTACATATTTTGATGTGTTTCCCAGCATAACTATGAAACAAGCTGCATTCGACGAAGTTAAGAGAGCCAGGTGGAGTGGGGTATTCGACGGATTATTTAACATACATACAATCACCGCAGCGTCGTACTACGCATACATATCAAAGAAAGTTAATTGTAACACCGGTTCCCCTATTCCAAAGAACGTAGTTCTATCTTGGTTTGATAAAAGAAACGTATTATGTGAGATTAAGGAAAGTACATGAATCACACAATTATATCATCAGATGACATGTTAGTAGTTAGCCAATTTGGTGGAATTTCGCCGGCTGTTACTGGATCGGTTAGATATCACGGTAGGTATAATAGGCTCGAAGTTATGGATAACGACACCTGGCGCGAGATTGCTACCCCGACAACAACAGTGTCGCTTACACCAGAACTCCAGGGTGTGATTAAATGGGCTAAAGACAAGATGACGCGCGAACAGGAAGAAGCAACCTTGTGTGACCGGCATCCTGGGTTGCGTGAGTTAAGAGATCAATACAATACACTTAAGATTCTGTGTACAACAAAAAAGGAAACAGCATGATGCTTACTGCAAAACCGGTTGTCCAGAATAAATTCTGGATAGTAGAAAAAGACGGAGAGAAAGTAGCTACGATCCAAATGGGTGAAAATGGGAACGTTGTTCTCGTTAATAAAGATTGTGTTCGAGAACAATTTATTGACATAACCGGACTTAAAAATAAGTACAACATCGTATTTGACAACAAGGTAAAGAAACAACCTGTTCCTGATATCGAATTTTCTGTGTACGGATATCCGTCCCAGTTCGAACCTTTTAATCAACTACTTAATGTCGCAAAAAAACTCCCTGTGTTCACGAAGACAGAGGATAGTAAGAGTTACTATTGCGCTGGGTACTATATTATTAAGTTCGAGACTGGCTTTGTGTCTAGCTTTTGCCCGAAACTAATTACGCTTACGCGGTACGAATATCGCGGCCCGTTTAAAGACAAACTGGAGATGAAAGAGCAACTTAGACTGGCAAATGACAGCGGCGGCCCAGTATTAGAGTAAATACTATATGTGCAGACCAAAACCTACAGTAATCTTAGAGTCAGTTAACAACAAAACGTATATTACTGAACAAGTCCTCAGCGCAGAGGGGATATGGGCAGTGTATTATAATAACAGCCCGGTTAATCTAAAGACGCACAACATACTGGTTAATTACCCTGGGCCTAAGTACAAGAAAACTGCGTTTCCGAATCCCGGACATGCTATTAACTTATGCAAGAAACTAAACACGTTGTTCCAAACAAACGGGTTCACGGTTGTATTAATTAACGCTGGTGAACATGTTTATCCGTAAATGCAAATCAGCAAGAAAGAACTAACAGATTGCCTGTTAGCAAAAAATACCGATACTCCATACTTAGAGTTATGGGCAGCACCGTACAGCACAACCAGCCTCCAACTATCTGACGCCGGGTTTATATTCTTGTCAATAGAATTGGAAGTCCAGTTTTACCGACACAAAGTATTCCCCGACCTTCCAACAAACTGTAAAACAATACTACTTCTAAGCAAGTACCTCCACTCACCCTTCTTTATTGTGGACAAAACAGAGATACTGCTATTCGGGGCGCAAGACAGTGTAATGTTGACCCTTTCTAACAATAATCTCCTACAATTCTTAGAAAATCAAGCATAATCCGTGCATTATTTGGTTGACTTTATGCCAATAAGGTAGTATAATGCATTTTAAGTTAGAGGATACTATGTTCGTCAATAACACTGCCACGCAAGAAGAACTACATAATATGTTAGCAGCCGGGATAGTTACTGTTTCGTTTACTAAGAAAGATGGGTCACTGCGCACAATGCGATGCACACTATCTCCAAACATTTTGCCTCCTGTGTTAGTAGAGGACGCAAACAAGAAAGAGAAGAGTCGCTGTGCCGACGTTTGTCCTGTATTTGATGTTGATGCGAACGCATGGCGAAGTTTCCGCTGGGATTCGATTAAAACATACACTGCATAGCAATGAGCCAATTCTCTTTCTGTGTTACTGTTTCCGCTGCAAATTCTAACAGAAAATATGTCTGGTGTAACACTGTTTTTACACAGAACACCTGGACAATTTTATACGCAAAGAGTATACCTGGATTCAAATATACATTTGGATTTACTAATGAAGAAGACGCAATGCTGTTCGCACTACAATGGCTCTAACTCTAACAATACAAGAGCGGTTTCCGTTCACTGTTATATGCCCGCTTGCGCCGTTTTCAATGAGCAGAGCAAGATACGAGTGGTGCGTTGATTTCTACAAACACGGTACCTGGACAGTCGCTGGCCGAGATCACCCTGGAACTATCTTTCGATTTCAGAGCAAGAACGATGCAATCTTGTTTGCACTAAAATGGAGCTAATAAACATGAACAGTGAGAGTAAAACACCTGCTTCGTTTGCATACCCATTTACTGTATCATTACCCAGCGGTCACAGAGGTCACAGCGGGTTTATACATGATCAGACCATAATACGGCAATGGTGCGACAACACGATAGGACAAACTGAGTGGCGGCGCGAATATAGATTTAATTCTAGTCTATACGAGTTCAACAAAGCAGAAGACGCAACACTGTTTGCACTAAAATGGGCGTGAACCACTTGTTTCCAGACTGGCCATTTGGTGTCGAGGTAACAGCAATAAGGTCTGGATCACCAAGAATAATATGGTGCAGAGAAGTACTGGGAACAGATGCCTGGTTCATCGACCCTGGTAAGGCACACGAGAAAACGGTTACTTTCCGTTTTAAGGACGAAAACGATGCAATTTTATTTGCACTAAAATGGAGCTAATAGTCATGGATAATAAACTCGAAGCAATACTAACAGTTGGTATCTCTGCGTCAGGAAAATCTACCTTTGCCGAGAAGTTAGTAGAAGATAGCGGATGGGTCAGTCTCGGGTTCAACGAAGACGGAGCTATTCAGTACGTTAGCCGATATGTTGAAGTAAATCGCGACAGAGTGCGAAAGAAACTAGTCGAAGCAACCGGGAAGGAATTTACCTGGGCAAACTGGAAATGGAAGCGTGAAGGCGAAGTCACTGCTATCATTCACGCTGCTATCTCCGACCATGCTAAAAATAAACGCAACATCGTTGTATCCGACACTAATCTAAATCCAAAAACTCGAGCAACATTAACAGAACTGCTAACTAAGCACGGGTACACCGTCACGATTAAGACGTTTCCTATTTCGCTTGAAGAGGCATGGGCACGAGATGCGGCGCGCGCGAATGGCGTTGGCCACTCTGTAATTGCGAAGCAATATAACGATTGGTTGGCATATATTGGGCGAAAAACTTACGTTGCAGACAAAACACAACCTGCTTGTATCCTGGTTGACATAGACGGCACCCTGGCTCACATGAACGGTAAACGTGGGGCATTCGATTGGGACAAAGTGGGGCTAGACGACGTTGACCACCAGGTCAGGTTTTTGATCAATGCCGTTTACGACATGGTTGACGTTATTGTATTGTCTGGGCGAGACGGGGTATGTGAACCAGAAACAAGGCAGTGGCTTCTTGATAACAACATTAGCTTTAACAAGTTAATCATGCGGGCTCCAAACGACATGCGTAAAGACACTGTCGTTAAAGAAGAGATCTTTTGGCGAGATATTGCAGATGAGTATAATGTGCAATTTATTATCGACGATAGGCCAGTTGTATGTGATAACTGGCGTGAGATGGGGTTAAAAGTGTTTCAGGTTGGCGATCCAAATATTCGATTCTAAGACAGCAACTAAACGAGGCAACGAAATGACTAAGAAAGAAATGGTAAAGCGCAAACAACAAATTGCATATTTGATTCGAAACATAAAATCAGATTATTCGGGTGTTCTACCGGAAGACATGCCGGACGACATATCGACTGAGATTGCAGAGCTCATGTCCGAAATGACTTCACTTCGAACTGCACTCGAAGAACTAGCAACGAATTAACACCGGAGAAGAACATGGGAATCAACATGTTTAGAAGAAACTGCCGCACAGCACCATTTGACATAGCGGCCCCAAATCCAGACCCGAGTAAATTTTATATCGAAGAAACGATAGCAGTCGGAAACTGCATTGTTGCAATAGTTGTTTATCCCAATTGCACTAACTTTGAAGGTAAAAAAATCCTTGTCTTCAGAGACATGTCATTGAAGTGGCTCAAATCACTCACTACGTTAGATCCGCACTTTTCCACTGAGGCGACGTCACCGTTTGCTAGGTTTGAGCCAACCGACGACGGCTGGAAAGCTGCTGTACAGATTGCAGGAATGCTAAACGAGCAAACGGCGTGATGTCTAAAACGTAACACAAGGAGAAGAATAGATGAAAGTAGGAGACTTAGTAGGAGTTGCCGGCACCGGATCTAGGCACGTCAGTTTATACTGTGAAGTAACCAGTGTACACCCGACTCACATCAAGCTATGGGTTATTAACGGGCACTGGAACCTAAATCTGTACAACAACGGTGTTGGGGAAGTAATGTCGCCAACAACTATACACACAACTCCAATGGCACTGGTATTCATTGGTTGCATACCAAGTGAGTATCGCGAAAACTACAACGATGCAATCCAGTACATGGATGAGTATCTGGCACAAGAAGGGTGGTTTGACCGCACTCTAACAACAACCAGAATTATATTTGATAACCAGCTCAGACGAATCTCTATGTTTGCCGCTGCCGTGGCCATCGGATGGGATGCATTTAGAACCAAATTGGATAACAAACCATCCTCTAAGAGCAGAACAAACAAAGAGTTCGTCGACGAGTTCGACGATGATATTCCTTTTTAGTAACGGGTAACTTTTTGATTAAAGACTATAGCACATAATGCTAAGATTAGAATTTATATACCCGTTTTATGTAACATTGATAGAAAACCTTGAGTTCTATCAGACTAGGTGTCAGAGGGAACAGTGGTGCGACACTACATTCGGAGCATTGCGGTGGACGTGTGAATTTATGCTGCACCACGAAGTCTGCTTCAAGTTTAAAACAGAAGAAGATGCAACGTTGTTTGCACTCAAATGGAGTTAACATGAAAGTTAGATATCACATCGACGGCACACTAGAATGAGCGTAAACATTGAGGTAAGCACCTGGCAATGTTGGTGCTACGTGGTAACCAAGCACCAACATAAGTTAGAGTTTGTGCTTGACGAGGCCAATGAACGTAACAGGCCGCAACACATATTAGAGGCGTCGTCACAGCGTATAGGGCAGAAACACACCACCTATGCACAGCACCTATGGAACATGCTGGACCAAGAGTTTGCTAAGACTAACTGCGGCAGGTTAAAGGAAACGCAGGAATACGGAGAGTTAGCGTTCGGTATCGAAGCGGACAGTGCAGAGCAACTACAGCACATGATATCGCTTAGCGACACTGTAATCTCCCGCTGGATAAACAAGTACCATATTAACAGTATGATTGATATCGACATACGTAAGATCACATAGAAACAACGAGTTACAGTTAATCTTCTTGGTTGACTTTTTGGTTAAAGAGTGTATAATGTTTACATTGAGTACACGAATTAAGGACGATGATATGAATTGGTCTGTTGCATGTTCAGCTAACTGGCTTTGTCATTTATCTACTGTTGGCGTATTGGTGCTTTTAGGTTTGATGCTGATAGCAGTAGTTGTATTGGTCTATATTGTTGCTGGCAAGAAATAACCACCGCATAACGTGTGGCGGAGCGTCCGCGTTGACGCAAGTGGCGGGCATAGGAGATGCGTGTGAGAAAGAAATTCAAGATTTACTACAGCAAAGACAACCCGGACAAAGAGAAGGCCGGCACACGGTACAAGCCAACCGGTAAAGACATGCTGGTGATGAACTCCGGCGGGGTGTTTTTTGTATTCAATGGTGAAACCTACTACCCGTCGATCCGACCTCTTGTTGACAAGATTGGTAACTACGACGTAGAGTGGGTGAGTGACGACACCTAACGTGGATCTAAGAATAACCGAATATACAAACCGACACAATAGATTCAATTTCAAGAATGGAGTAGGCAATGAAATTTGGAAGAGGATATAAAAACATGCAGGCGGCAAGACGGGTATTTGCGTTTTTCCCAGTGAGAGACGTTTATGGGTATTGGTTGTGGCTTGAGGTCATTGACTATAACCCTAAGACCGGAGACTATAGGCGTTGCCGCCCAAACCTAGCGACAGATACACAGAAACAGGTAAAATGATCCGTATCGTAAACACACCTAGGAGGGCGTAGAATGCCTGCTAATAACACCGAAAAGTTTGCCGCTGGTTTTTCCAAGTCAATAGCTAAAGTGCGTAAGGCACAGAAGATTTTTGAAGCGCAAGTGAAAATTATCGGGGATACTCTTGATAGCGTTTTTATCAAGGATGGTAAATTTATAGATATGTCGCACGAGCAATATGCGAAACATATCGAAGCTCTTCCAGACGGCTGCTGGTACGCTGTGGAATTGAAGCGTGAATGGCATCGCCGTCTTAAACAAGGGAAAATAATGAACGCCGTTTTAGTAGATTTGCACAAATATCTCAATGAAGCTTGTACGGCGATGGAGCAGCGTGACGAAGAAGCTGTCCGCAAGGCTATCTTGTTCGCACAGCTTACCATGTCAAAGGTTGCCGTTGTGCCGGTGGTACTCGATGACACAGACCTTGGACGCGGTGGGGTGTCTATCCAAGGGGAGAGAAAGTTTGCTCGGATAAAAGGCATGTCGGAAGAAAAAGTGTTGCGGGTACTGTGCGCGCTGTTGATTGAATTGGACAATGCTGACAAAGCTGGTCATGGAAGTCTTGGTGGTTTTTATCTCCGTGCCGCGCAACAGACAATCAATTTATATACTGGAGTAAAGTCATGATGTTCCCAGATAACTGTCAGTATTACTGTGCTGTTAAAGGTCTGAGCGACAAGATTTGCGGAATTGTTCCTGCTGACCCAGATTCGCTAGATTACTCTGCTCCTACTGTGGCTGCATGGAAAGCGGCTGGTTTGACCGTGCGGATGTGTTCTGGAAAAGTCGTTTCCGACATTCTTACCAGCTACGGCATGGACAAGTGTAATCACTAAGGGTTACTCATGAAAAAAACAACTTAAATATCTCGCAGTAGCCGTTGCAATTACTTGACAAATACACGGGAACGTGTATAATGACTTCTTCAAATAAGGAGCAAACATGACTACCTCTATAATGTACCAAAAATGCTTAGTGTGGAAATCCGAGGAGGATTGCTTGAAAGTGCAGGAATTGAGCGTACCACACGGCGTAACAGGCTTGGTTATCGACGGGGCTATTATGTATTTTTCCCGACAAACTGACTTTTGATTATGTAAGCTACCACTACCTGTGCAAAACACGCACTGACCGTAAGCCGGAAGTCAAGCTAATCACCGAAGTATAACCCACACCGCAACTAAGGATATAAACATGACAGATACCACTACAAACAACACCCCGACACACGGACTGGCGCGCAACCCCTCACAGGAAAAACATGCGGCGCTGGTTGCAGCGTACACCAAGGCTTTAGATACCGTCAACAACTACCCGGAACCGGGGGAGTTGGGGTATTCCGAAACAGTTGATCGCGAGGTGCAGGGAAAAGCCGATGCCGCTTTTGGGGTACTGGAAGACTGGAAGCTCTCCACAGAAGGGGCGACTTACCTTAACTTGGTTAACCACGAAAACCAAGTGGATACCTATCTGAAGGGGTTGAAAACCTTCCTGATGTCCCCCGACAATGATAGGGCGGATTGGCCTGATATTTCCCCAGAACAACTGGATCAGGTTTACGGGCTGGTTAACGCTATGCTAGAACTGAAATGGGGTAGCGACTGTGACGGGGATATGCCATTGGACTTCACGGTTTGGTATCGCAGAACCCAACGCATGGTGTGGGATATTCCGATCTCGCACCGGGATCATCGATCAGATGAAACCCTAGAACAAGAAGAGGCGCGCCTTATAGACAATCTACGCAACGTGTCTGGTGGTTTGAGCGCACATACTACAGAGTTAGGGCTTATTCACGGACAACTTGATACCATTCGCCGTCGGAAGATGGCGTATGCCGCTGCATTCCCTGTGTGGATTGTCAGGCACACTAAAGATGACGCCTGGCTAAAGAGTTACATGAACGATACTCCTGTTAGCGTATATTTGACAGAAGACGAGGCAAACGTTGCGGCACACTCCAAACATGTTGTGATGACCCGATATTGGGCTATCCCCAACATATACAAAGACTTCAAAGAGCACCGCGCACAGGTAGAAGCCATGTGTGGCAAGATCGTCCCCTTGTACGGGGTAGTAGCTAGTGTTGTGTGTCTTTCTTCTGTGTCAGACGAATACCGAAAATTCTTACCAGTTCTATAGTAACATGAGACGTCACATCGCAAACGCATCGTTGATGCACAATAACACCACAGAGGTAACACCATGAGAGTTGGTATTGATATTACTATGTCAGTTTGTATAGACTACGACGACAATTCCACTACGCTAGAAGATGCAATCACTGAGTTCGCAACAAGAGTCGAACGCGGAGCGAAATGTTGTGTTGAGTCTGTTGTACTAATCGACCCTACCCTCGTTGCATGTACTAACATAATCGAATCTAGAATTCATTAGGAGCCATATGACTACCAGCGTTGAATTAGACGACACTAATATCTTTATCGTGTCCTGGGACATGACTGGATTAGATTATGTCTTCTCAGTTAAAGAGCTAAAAGACAACGAACTGTTTGGTGTTATTAAAACCGGTGTGCAAACAGATGTAATGCAACAACTTAACAGTAGGGTGTCTCATATGATTATGCGGGCAAGAGCAAACTCGCAGCGTCGATATGAGATATATTCAATCCATGGGTCCCCTGAGATATATAAAGAAGACATCGAGCAATTGTTTGATGATGACCCGCAAAATGCTGCTGACCTAATACGAGAGCGTGGCACAAAGTTATACAGCGACGCATCGCGATTCGATTCGATTCGTAAGATCACATAGAAACAACGAGTTATAATCAATCTTTTTGGTTGACTTTTTGGTTAAAGAGTGTATAATGTTTACATTGAGTACACAAATCAACCAATGAACTTCGACACTTTTAATACAATACTTAACAACGAACCAATCTTCGCTGTTATGAAAAACACCAAAGAAGACTCGATCTATCACCGTGAAGAATCCGTGTACGTTCATACTATGATGGTGTGCAACGAATTCACTAGCAACTATTCACAAGATAACGACGACTTCTTCATTGGCCTGTTTGCTTGCCTGTTCCACGACACTGGAAAACCACAATGTCGTGTTGCTAAAGAATCCGCTCAACGCGGCAAGTATTTTAGTTTTGCTGGTCACGACGCTGCGTCAGCTAAGATTGCTGCTGAGATTATGTCCCGGTACAACTTTACTACATTTGAGGTTATTCGAATCTGTTGGTTCATCGAGCATCATCAATCATTTTGGACTGTAGTTGGTAACACCAAGAAAATCGCAATTGTTAATGATTTTAAGAACCCAGGCATCGGGATCGGGTTTCCTTGCTTCAAGGCATTCATGATGGCTGACAACTACGGTCGAATCTGCGAGCAAGGTCAAGCCGAGTCAGACACAATAATGGCTACCTTCGAACAACAGTATATGGTGTAACAATGGACACGATTACATGTAACACCGGACAGGTATACAACGGGGATATCGTATCTAGTGCAAAGTACGATCCCCCGAACTCTCTTCGAATGTCAACTGATATTCGAGACTTCCCATTTCGTGTTATCATGATGAAGAACGTAGTTAAAGTTAACAACGACCCCTTTATTTTTACTGAAACAAAATCTGAGACTAGAACAGCGCAGGGATCAAACGGAAACATATATACGATTAAGACTGTAGCAGGAACAACAACCTGCTCGTGTCCTGGTTTTCAGTTTAGAGGTACATGCAAACATGTTAACGGATAATAACCTGTTAAAAGACAACAGTGCAACAAAGGGCAACGATGCATCAATTTGGATTGTATATCCGAAAGTGAACCCCGCAAACAGTGTTCAGTTTTACTCTAAAAAAACAGCAACAACATATCTGAAAATGGTAAATTATCGAGCTGGCCATTTCGCCATTCACAACTGTCTGGCCAGTGAGCACGCCTCTTGGCTACTACATAAGATACTCTCTATCCTGTTAACACCAACTTAAGGACGCGCAATGTGGATTGTGTATCAAATCGACGCACCTAAAATCAACATACGATTTTATTCTAAGCAAGCAGCAAAAGATTACGTTAAAATGGTTGATTATCGAATGCGCGGAATGGATAAGATCTCATATTATGAATATAATGATTGGTTGCTGTGCAAAACTCTTGCTGCGCCAATTCCGCGACGTTAACATAATGTGGATAGTATACAACAAATTTGATCCGAACCACAATGTGACGTGTCGAGACAAAGAAGAAGCAGTTGCATTAGGAATACGTATTCAGCATGAAAACAGCAACAATTTGTACTGTGTGGAGAGTGTTCCGGTAAACGAGTATGATACTTGGTTACTACTAAAAACTCTGTCTGCTCCTGATCGACGTACAGACTTCTCTGAGGATAGATATGTGGATCTTATACGATAAATTTAACCCAAGCAAAAATAGGTCTTTCCCTGATGAAGACTCTGCAAAAGAACATCGCCACGCGAAGTGCCTTGACGATCAGACCCAATGCATAGAGTTTGTGCCGCCCGACACACACGACACGTGGCTGCTATGTAAAACTCTGGCTGCGCCGCAGGAGCCAAGAAGAATGACCTTCGACGAATTTTGTCGAAAACAATACTGACACCTGGGAACTATAGGAAGGAGCGTATTAACCAGTTTACTGTGAGGAGTACCCAGGATGTGGATGGTCTATAACAAATACCGACCGACGGACGCGATTCAATATCTTGATAAAGACACTGCCAGACATCAATGTAGGTATTATCGATCTTTTGACGATGAGTACTTAGTAGAGGAGGTAACCGAAGAAGAGTACGCTGCGTGGTTACTACTTAAAACGCTTTCGGCGCCTGCATACGCTGAACCGCGACTTATGCCATCATATGCAACAAAACAATACGTCGACAGTATGCAACTCAGCACGAACTCGGAGTAATTTCATGTGGGTGGTTTACAACAAATTTCATCCGTATCTGAACAACATGTTCCAACACGAGCTACACGCGGAGGAGTTTCGATATAATTACCTACTAGACCCCTGTAACCATTTAGTAGAGGAAGTAAACGAAGAAGAGTATGATGCATGGTTGTTATGCAAAACTCTTGCTGCGCCGTTATGGTGAGATGGAATATCAATAAAACAACAATATGTGGATAGTATATAACAAGTGTCAACCAGGTCACAACGCCTTTTTCTTAGACGAATCTGCTGCAATACAGTACGCAGAGCTAATACGATCGGAGAATTACTATATAGACTATTTCGACACAAGCACAGGTGATTTCCCCAGTGCCCAAGAATATACCAATTGGTTGTTATGCAAAACTCTTGCTGCACCATTGGCAATAGAACCACATGCTACTCGGATCAATAACAATCTCGTCTATGTGTCTAAGATTTTAACCGGTTGACATTTAATAAAAAGAGTGTATAATGTAACTGTTACGTAAAAAGATAAACAGCATGTTCACTCAAAACTTATCAGTCTTTAACAAGAATCCGTTTGTTTCTGAACAAGACTTACCAGTGTTAACCGAAGTTGTTAACCCAGAGTATAGCAGCACGCCACCTGGGTTCGTTCCAGTAACCGACAATATATTCACAGTAGCAATGAAAAAAATCATCGAGTTAGTTGGCTCAAATAAAGCAACTGAATCAACGATCGAGCCTACTGCTTCAGTTGGGGTCAAGAATACCCTTACTATTACGTTCACCGACGGATATACAAACAGCTGGTGGGTCGACAATTGGGTCGGCGACGCCAGGGATGAAGAACAACCCTGGGCAGAATTCTGTAAATGGTACCGGTCAGGAAAAGAAATACATTACGTTATGCGAGCACAAGACGGCACTAGAGATGTTGCTTTTCTTCGGTTACATATCAAGCATATTGACATACGCACATCTAAACGAAAGGGCAAAGAATGAAAAAACAATATCAGCAATACTAATAGCAGCAATACTAGTTACTGGCTGTGGGGAACCGAGAACATTCAACGGAAAAGAATACCCGACCTACGGAGTTTTTAACTCACAAACAAGTAAGAGTGACAAGATCTGCTACGAAGTGTCGATCGGCAACGTAGTTTGGTCAGTTCTATTGGTTCAAACTATTATTGCTCCTATTTACTTTATCGGATTCTCGTTATTTAATCCAGTGCCGGTTAATAAAAACGGGTCGTGTGGGATTGACGCACAATGAAAACAATAGCAGATAGTGGCGCTGTTACGTTGCCGCAAAACTCAGTACCACAGTCGAAATTCCCGATGATTTGATGCCATTTCTGCAGAATACCGTAACATAATCAACGAGTTATAAGCGGCATATTCGGTTGACTTTTTGGTTAAACGAGTCTATAATGCTTTTATTAAATAAGGAAAGACGATAAATGGCAAAGACATTCTGCATCACAAAAACTACCCATCGCAATAACAGCACTATCGAGTTCAATGGCACAGTCTCAGAACTGGTTGAGTCGTTTGCGTACACCCTAGAATGCGGCGCGAGCTATTCTCGTGAAAAGGGGAATGTTAAGATTAATCGCAAACCAACCACCATTACGTCGTTGATCAGCAACCTGAATAATGCAGTAAATAATTCTGCAGCCAACGGGTACGGTGGTGTAACCTTTGCCGCAGTAGAGGAACAAAACGGTTGACTTTTTGGTTAAAGAGTGTATAATGTCTACATTGAGTAACGAAACGGAGACAGAAATGCCGAACTCAACACCAGTTTATACTAAAGCTCGCAAAAACCAGTTGTCTGACGTCGATGCAGCCAAGGTTGGTTTGTGGCTCGATGATCCATATGGCGACGGGATTAGACTCGGAAAAATACGCAATCCAGACAAGCATCGTATTGCCGCAATGCATTATGTTGAAACCGGAGAAGCAGACATTTTTAGTGACCATCAGGTATACGTATCAGTTGGGCATGATTACGCAAACACGAAAGTCGGTCAAACGCAAATTAGGCGTCAACAAGTGCTAGGATAAAAACATGAAACCGATCTACGTAGAAACCGTTATACCCGAGAAGCCTGGTCCGATTAAAGTTGGCGAGTCAGTGTTCTATCATTCTAAATACGGACATAAAGTATTTGGCACCGTCCTTAAAGTAAATAAAGTCAATATGAAAATCGCAGTTGGTCGAGCGGTTTTTTCTGTGTTTAAGAACTCCGTGCGCCGTGACAAGAATTGCGTCGACTTTATCAGTAGATTAACAGACTGAGCAGCAAACATGTCAACATGCTTTGATTTCCGGTATTCGGTCAGCATCTCATCGGAGTTCGGAACTAATAAAATAGCAATGTATGAAGAGTACCTAAATGAGGTCGTTGGCTATCCTGGTGATAAGTGGGAGGTAGATGACTATCGATGGTCCTACAACTTTTGGTTTGTCAACGAAACAGATGCAACAATGTTTGCACTTAAATGGAAATAACAACAATACCACACGCTGTCAACGGTTTATATCGAATAAACACCGATATTCTCTGATATTATGTGTAAGTAAACAACGACTTACATGTGACTTATTTCGGTTGACTTTTTGGTTAAAGAGTGTATAATGTCTACATTGAATAACAAAACGGAGACAGAGAAAATGGCAAACTTAACTCGTGTGATGTCCAAAGCCCGTAAGATTCGTGGTGTAGTACAACCAAGCGTACAAACAGAATATTCAGTTGCACTAACTGGAGTATCCATTAACGGATATGCCGGTATTCAAGTGTTCCGCGAAAAACAGGGAGTAACCACTGCTGGTTCGTCATTTAACATCGGTGACACAGCTGAATATGATTCGTATAACTTGTCTTACTGCGGGAAGATTACCAAGATTACCGACAAGTGTGTTACAATATGTTCATACCCAGGATCGAGCATGGCCAGAACGCATAAACTGGACTTGTATACTTTTTCCTGGAGGAACTTCGATTTTAACGAAGCCGATGCGATTCGTAAGAACTACATTGAAACGATGAACCACTAGGAAACTATAATGAAAACATCTATTGTTGCAACCTTTTGCTTGTTAGTCTCACTGGATGTATGCCAGTACCAGTGAGCGATCTACATTGGAAGCGGGCCACCGAACTGTGCTTAAATAACAACGGAGTATATCTAGTCGAAGCTAGTTATATAGTTAAACAAAGGTTCACAGTTGTCTGCCACAACTCTGCCACTTTTCAGGTTACTATGTCAAATTAACAGGAGAACAGTATGGATCTGATTATGTGGTATGTTGCAGCAACTGGTTTACTCTCTCTATTCATGTTCATTATCTGGTCAAACAAAAACTGGATTAACATTACGATTAAGTTTGTCTTGGGCCTGACCGTATTTGCTGCGGCGTACATAATTATCAACGGACTGTGACAATGTCCCCCGAATCCCTACTTTCTTTACTTAAAACCGAAATTGTCATTGACGAGCACGGCACCGAGTACTATTACATCAACGGCAAATTGCACAGAGAAGATGGTCCCGCTATTATATACGCAAATGGCGGGAAGCAATGGTACACCAACGGCAAATTGCACAGAGAAGATGGCCCCGCTATTATATACAATAACGGGCACAAAGAGTGGTGGATCAACGGGCATCGGGTCAGTGAATCTGGCACCGCTTTACACCGCCTGGATCATATTACTCTTAAGTTTAAGTATTAGCAGAAAACGACAATGTCCCCCGAATCCCTGCTTTCTTTACTTAAAACAAAATTTGTCGTTGACGAGCACGGCACCGAATACTATTATGTCAACGGCGACTGTCACAGAGAAGATGGTCCTGCAGTGGTCCACGCAGATGGAACCAAAGAGTGGTATATCAACGGCGAATGTCACAGAGAAGATGGTCCCGCTGTTGAATACGCAGATGGAACCAAAGAGTGGTATATCAACGGCCTACGGCACAGAGAAGATGGCCCTGCAGTGGTCCACGCAAATGGAACCAAAGAGTGGTATCTCATCGGCAAGTTGCACAGAGAAGATGGTCCCGCTATTATATACGCAGATGGAACCAAAGAGTGGTATATCAACGGCGACTGTTACAGAGAAGATGGTCCAGCAGTTATATACGCAGATGGAACCAAAGAGTGGTATATCAACGGCGACTGTTACAGAGAAGATGGTCCAGCAGTTATATACGCAGATGGAACCAAACGGTGGTATACCACCGGCAAATTGCACAGAGAAGATGGTCCCGCTGTTGAATACGCAGATGGAACCAAAGAGTGGTAGAGTAACGGGCAACGGCATTGTACCCGCAAGTAACAGTTTAATCTAACAAGGAGTAACCAAATGATCTGTTCAGAAGCCGGGTTTAACGGAGATGATTTCTCAATGCCCTGGTATGTTGCCTTATATAAGGACGACAATCTTTTTTATGTGGCGATTTACCCAAACGGGCACACTTGTCAAGAATGCATCGAAACCGAGACTGAAGAACAAGGCCGCGCCATTTATATGGCCGCTGTAGCAAAACTCAAACAACGGTAAGTTGATATGACCACAGACGAAACAACGCTGTATAAGCGAGTGAAAAAAGGTAGCCGCAACGTATATGTTCCGGTTGCAAAGTATATACCCGATTCTGGCGAAAGATTATCGTTGGGCGTTCATTTACAGAATGTAACAGAAAACGGATGGACCCGTCGATTTAAGGTAGACCCTGCATTGGTTCCGTTTGTTGCTGCTGCTATGATTCTTCAACCAAAACTAATCGACATTATGCAAGAAGCAGAGAAGTTTCGTATTCCAACACCATTGGTCTCTACGCCTGAACAGAAAGCGGCATTGGACCAAGTCGAAGTATTATTCAATCGGAGGTTTGACACGTTACAGCGAGACAGTATACACGACGTAAGCAAGAATGTTCTCCAGGTAATTCAAGATGCTGCTGTTGAAACCCTAAAAAACGATACTGTTCGCGCCGCGTACGAACAGTTCTTGTTGGTTGTTGAACTTACAAAAGAAAAATCAAACGACCCTAGTAAGTGATGCGACAATCGTGTTAGCTAGATACTAAACATAATTACTGTTTATCTGAATAATAGTGCCAGACTGAATTACCACAATCCCAGAACCGATCATACCCATTTGCAACCATATTATCCCACTCGGTTAATCCCGGATTGAACGTTAATAACTTATCGCATAGTTTGTGTTTCTGGTAAGCCATCCTTGACTCAAACGTAATGTGTTGTTTGGTGTACCAGTAATTCGGATCAGTATCTTTGATGTGTGTAAATCCACACTTCTGATACACTACTCCGGTGTTCCATCTAAGGTCGCAGTAACTAACAATCGACGTTGGGCTTTGTGTTCTAACAAAATACTGAAATAGCTTACTTGCTCCGCCTATTACTTTGGTATGTAACAACACCGAGTACCGTAGCAACTCCCATTGTACTTTTTTGTCGAATCTAGAACGTCCGAATGTCATCAGTGCTACTAATTCGTCATCAACATACAACCCCAGTCTTCTACTAGCAGTACATGCCCCTTGGATATGGGTTTCGTCTAAAAATGCAGCGGCATCTGCCGAGTTAACATTCCTTACCTGACAACTCCGACCATATACAACTCGACTGCTTACCCCAAGTTTATTTGCAATGCGAGATTTAACGATGTCTTGTTTAGTTAACCACTCGTAATCTATTATCTGGATTAACGCAATACCTTTCTCTTTACATGCTATCATCTTGTCAAGATGGTACCGTTTATCTTTCCCTGAGCTCGCCTCGCAATGCCAAAACAAGCCGTGGTACTCGATTCCAATATTCTTTTCCTGAACCAGTATGTCGATTTCCTTATTACCAATGATACCTCTGACGTTCGCCTTAACTGTAAAACCGAGCGAACGAATGTAGTCTGCTATCTCGATTTCAGCCTGGGACTGATTATATCCATCAAATGTACGTTCTATATTATATTTCTTGTACGCTGCACCAACAGTATGGTAAGAAACGGATAACTCTTTGCTGATATCTAACAACGATCTATGTTTTTGTGCCTCTAAATATAGAACCGACGACAGGTTAGTCAACGAATCGAGTGATATGTGTTGCTGAGAATAATGTGCTCCGAACTTCGTCAGCATAGTTGTTGATATTTTCTTTTTCGTTGATGCCGCTTTCGCCGGGTTACTTACTCCGTATTTTTGCAAGTTAGTAACTGTGGCCTTCTCTTTAAATACAGACGATTGTGTAATATGATCTACACCAAACTTCTCACTTACAGTATTCTTCCGTCGAGCGAGTATATTGGCTTTTGTATCAGGACTAAATGCAGAAATGGTAGACTTGAACTTATCTCGGTTGTTATATGTTTCATCTCCATATTTTTCTAGTTTGCTTCTCTTAATCTTCTCCTTAGATGTCGCACCTTTCATTGCATGGTCGCATCCATATTTCTGTAAGCACGTTTCTTTGATCTTATGTTTGGTGCCAGCGGTTACTAAATTGGTCGTTGCTCCATATCTTGCTAAACATGTTAACTTCCTTTTCTCCTTTCCGTTTGACGAGTTACAAAACGATCGACATACTCTGGAACAATGTCGAACATAACCAGTGTTCGTTGAATTGGGGGCGGCTGCGTTGTTACATGTTGGGTTTTCACACTTAGGTATCATATTATTATTTATCACCTGATTCTGATATCCACATAAATCAATGCGTTCCAATATGCCTAAATATATTCGGTTGACATAGTAGATAAATGACTGTATAATGCTTTTTTAAATAAGGAAACGCACTGATGCGACGCACTATTAACCAGGAAAACTTGCAAACTTACACGCTGTTGGCATGTATTGTACTTCTCTGTACCGGGTTGTTTTCATTGGGATTAGTTGCGTTGTTGTCATTTTTGTAAGTTTCGGTTGACTTAGTAGGTAAATGACTATATAATGTTGTTTAACAAATGCAGTAACATTTCTTAATTAACAAAAAGGAGTTGCAAATGGCTGAAATTTCCACAAATCGCACAGTTAGCACAAAAGAAGCACGTCGCGGTATTATCCGTTGTATGAAGATTAAACGCCCTCTGATGCTATGGGGTCCTCCAGGCGCTGGTAAATCATCTGTCGTTGCTCAAATTGCTGAGGAACTCGGCGGTAAACTGTACGACTTGCGACTTCCTCTCCTGGAGCCAACTGACTTACGCGGCATGCCATATTACAACAAGGAGCGAAATATCATGGATTGGGCTCCGCCGATTGACTTGCCAGATCCAGATACGTGTGAGAAGTATCCGATCGTTGTTCTGTTTCTCGATGAAGTTAACGGGGCGGCGCCAGCGGTACAAGCGGCAGCATATCAACTTATTTTGAACCGCCAAATCGGCAAGTATGTTTTGCCTGACAATGTAGTAATTGTAGCGGCCGGTAATCGCGACGGCGACAAGGGCGTGACATATCGTATGCCAAGTCCATTGGCGAATCGCTTTGTTCACTTGGAGCTTCGTGTGGACTTTGACAGCTGGAACGAGTGGGCTGTGAATCAAATGATTCATAAGGACGTAGTTGGTTATTTGAACTTCGCAAAAAACGATCTGTTTGACTTTGATCCGCGCAGTCCCAGCCGTTCGTTTGCTACACCGCGCAGTTGGGAATTTGTAAGCCAACTGTTGGACGACGATGCTCCAGACAGCGAAGTAGTTGATTTGGTATCGGGTGCAGTAGGTGAAGGTCTCGCTGTTAAGTTCATGGCGCACCGTAAAGTGGCTGCGAAAATGCCAAACCCAACCGACATCTTGATGGGAAAGGTCACTGAACTCAAGACCAAGGAAATCTCAGCAATGTACTCGTTGGTCACGTCAATGTGTTACGAGTTGAAAGATGCTCACGACAAGATGAGCAAGACGAAAGACACAGCAAAGTGGCACACGATGGCAAATAACTTCCTCCAGTTCTCGATGAATAACTTCACTACCGAACTCGTAGTTATGGCGGTCAGAGTTGCGCTCACAGTGTATAACCTGCCGTTTGTTCCAGGGAAGATGCCAAGTTTCAACGATTTCCAAGCGAAATACGGGAAATACGTGCTCGCGGATCGCAACTGATCTGGCAGTAATGTAAGAAGCCCACGTAATGTGGGCTTTTTAACTGGCTAAATTTTGGTTGACAATCAGAGCAAGTTCGTCTATAATAGCTATATTAAATTAAATAGTAAGAGGAATAATTACATGGCAACTTCCGCTGCAACTAAAGACCAGAGTTTTGGACCATGCGAAACAGACCCAAAGGTTAATGCTGCTTCAATTGAGAAGCTCATTACTGCTAGAATCGGGCTATTACTTCGCGCTCCATTCTTTGGTAACATGGCAACACGACTAACGCTGGAAAACGCAGACGACTGGTGCGGCACTGCGGCAACAGACGGACGGAAACTGTATTTCAATTCCAGATTCATCGAACGCCTATCTATAAAAGAGATCGAGTTTCTTCTGGGTCATGAGATTTTGCATAATTGCTATTCTCACGTCGATCGATGCGGGCACAGGATGAAAGACCTTTATAACGTCGCCTGCGACTATGTTGTTAATGCAGACTTGATCGACCAAAAAATTGGTGACAAGATCACGTCGGTCCCAATGCTGTTTAACCCAGACTATAAAGGACTGTCGTCAGAAGAAGTGTATGATCTGTTGCTCGACTCAGTTGACACCGACGATGGAGATGATGACGGCGATGCTGACAGCAACGGCAGTGACCAGGACGGCGGTACCCCAGGGTCAGGCGGGAAGGAAGGCCCTAAGAAAAAGAACTCAAAGAGTAATAAGTCATCGAAACTCTCGCTCGACGAGCTGCTGAAAAAACTGCTGGATGAGCACCTGGACGGTGATGAGGGTGACGAAGGGAAGGACGGTGACGAAGGCGGCGACAAGGGGAAAAATGGTAAAGGTAAACGCCCTACGCTTACAGAAGAAGAGAAGAAACAAATTCGTGACGAAGTTAAAGAAGCAATGATTTCCGCTGCGCAAGCATGTGGTGCCGGCAATACGCCACTCGGTGTAAAACGCATGTTGAAAGAGTTGCTTGAGCCAAAGATGAACTGGCGCGAGCTGCTTCAGCAACAGATTGAAAGTGTGATCAAATCGGACTTTACTTGGCTCCGTCCATCGCGCCGCGCGTGGCACTGTGATGCAATTTTGCCTGGAATGAAACCAGGTGAGACAATCGACATCGCCGTGGCAATTGACACCTCAGGCAGTATCTCCACTCGAATGCTTCAAGAATTCTTGAGTGAGGTAAAAGGTATTATGGATTCGTACGACGACTATAAGATCACTGTTTGGACTTTTGACACCGCAGTATATAACCCACAAGTCTTCACCCAAGACAACAGCGACGACCTTCTTGCTTACGACATTCAAGGAGGTGGCGGCACAGACTTCATGGCAAATTGGGTTTACATGCGAGAGCACGATGTTTCCCCGAAAAAGTTAGTTGTGTTCACCGACGGATTCCCATATGGATCCTGGGGCGAAGAAGATTACTGTGACACAGTGTGGATTATTAACGGAAACAATCAGGCACAGCCTCCGTTCGGTGTATGGGCTCATTACAATGAAACAAAGGTATAAAACACCTACGTTGCGGGAGAAGGTAGAGCAGTATGAATCGTTGCTGCACCTTCTCCAACTGCACATCGATGTCGCTTGCAATCCAGAGATAGTGTCTGAATTACTTCGCAACGTGTGCCGATGGTCGTATGCTCACCGCTGCGGGAACGGAGAGAACTCTGACCGGCAACAGCAACAGATAATCAATCACGCATTCTACAAGCTATTGCAATTCACTAAAGCACAGCACAAGAAAGAACCAGATGCGTAATGGGGAAGTAAACCCATTAAACGTATTTGATTTAAGAGAAGTACCCTACGTACCCCTTCATTTCAAGTTAATAACATTCACTCTTCTCATCGACAAAACCACACTTCGCCGTTGGATATACGAACAGTTTCAGGGAAGATTTTGTATCGAACCAATGAAAAAAGCACTGGTTTGTGTTGGGTTTGAAGATCACTCTGAGGCTATGATGTTTGCGTTGATGGTCGACCAGATAAATCGCTAGCCTACGCACAAAATTTTCTGTCAGGCTGTTCTAGCGTTAAATAATAGTACATTGACTTATTAGGAGACAACAATGACTGAACCAGTACAAGAAGCACCGCAACCCACAAACCTCACACTCAACGATCTACTTGTAATGTATAGCATCATCCAGGCGACTGCCCAACGAGGAGCAATCAAAGCCGAGGAGATGTCTATAACTGGTGCATTGCACGATAAGCTGAAACAGTTTCTAATAGAAAACGGAGCAACACTGCCAGGTGGCAAGCCCAGTGAGAATCCTGCTGCACAACCGGTGGAAACAAAATGATTAAGCATATCGGAAAACATAACGGGAAAAAAGTTGTAATTCTTTACCGGAAAGTCCCAGGGGAAGACCATATGTGTTTGGTTGTATACTCTGATTCTCTAACTACAGGACTGCACGAAGCAATTATGTCGGCAGTCGAAAGCTCAGCCGGACAGGAAGCAGTTGAGTTTGCAGACGCTCTATTTAGAGTCAAGTCGTCCGACGGGTCAAACGTGCTGGAATCATGTCACCGCAACGGGTGTATTAAGAAAATCCAAACATCTCAGGTGCTGGTGACTCCGACTACAACTGCAACCATTCGCCTAGACGAACTGAACTCGATGCTGGATCAGATGGCACAGGGCGATGCGGCTGTTAAAAAGATGGCAGAACTTGATTCTAATCTAGGCCTGTCAAAAACAACAAGGGCAAACGAAAGTAAAACCACATCTGGTAGTGTAACTGGAGAACCAGCGTTGACTACTGCACTAACAGATGCTGATATTGCTAAACAACAAATCGTACAGGCCGAACGACTGAAACGAGAAGCAACCGGACTACTGGCCGAAGCAACACGACTAGAAGCCGAGGCAAAGACCCTTGACCCAACGATAACAAATGGCAGCCAAGAACCGACCACAGCCTAGAGCAAAAAAGATAAAAATCAGTTCCCGAGATAATTGGGAACAGATTCTTAAAGATGTTGATAAAAACGAAATACCTATTCAAGTTCTACAGTGTATAAAAGTAAACTTAAAAGACGGAACTATCGTCGAAATTCGAATTGACGAACTAACAAAAAACGGCGAACTGCCTGACAGCATTCAACGTAAGTTAAATCGCCAATTAGATGAGCTGTCGATGTATATAGTCGACGTTGACTTCTTCGTTGATATCGAGTTACTTGCTAACACCGTCCAACCGATAACCGACCACCTTCTGAAGAAAATCAAAAAGTAATATCTGAGCGACATTGTCGCTCAGTATTATATCAATTAAGTTGACTCTCTCTGTAACATACACTATAATAATTCATATTTGAGGGTATCATATGAATATAGGTCAAGTAGTAATGTTAATAGGAACAGACGGGTACATGCCTCCAATGGGAGCTGTTGGCTGCATAGTATCTCCCATTGATGAAGATGGGGATTACGAAGTTCACTTTGAATTATACCCGTGCCCTGTCCCACCCGATGTTACTTGGTTTGCTCATTCGAGCTGGCTGATCCCACTAAGTGGTGTTACTACTCGCTGCGAGAACGAACACTGCGTTACTGTTTAACTAACTAACAAGAAAGAATAAAATGAAAATAGAGCAACCAAGTTTCCAAATAATCGCATACACACCGAATCTTACTAAGAACATAGAACGGGCAGGTCGAATCTGTTGGAAGAGCGAAGATAGAATTGAAGAAGGTAGCGACGTTAAGTTTATCGAGATGCTCAAAGGAGTTAATCACTCGTCGGTGTTAGAGCACGGTAGTATCTCTGTTCTATTCAGTTGTGATAGAGGAGTAACACACGAACTAGTAAGACATCGTATTGCATCTTTCTCTCAGGCGAGTACCAGGTACTGCAACTACAGCAACGACAAGTTCGGAGGAGAAATAACAGTAATCGATCCGTTCTTCTACGATGGCCGTAATCGTAATACAGAATACTACGTCTGGAAAGAATCATGTGAGTCAGCCGAGACCGCATACATGAAACTGTTGGCCGCTGGGTCCAAACCTCAAGAAGCGAGGTCAGTTCTACCTAACTCGTTAAAGACTGAAATCGTTGTTACTGCTAATCCCCGAGAGTGGAGACATATTCTGGAACTAAGAACGTCCGCCGCGGCGCACCCACAGATTCGACAGATTATGTGTCCTACGTTAGCAGCATTTAGAGACAAATGGAACCCGTTGTTTTCTGATGTGGGTGACACAACACACAGTCACCCAGCCGTCTTTCTTCCTACGATCGAATGGCAAAATACCTAATCACAGGCGGGCTCGGGTTTATTGGACACAACGTTGTTCAACAGTTAGAGCGCCTCGGGCATACGTGCCTTATTGTTGATAGCTGTACTAACTACGGTATAATCCCAGACAAAGAGATTAGATTTCTTGTGTCTCAGCGCAAGAAAAAAGTGTCGTCGCCTATTCAGACGTTTGACATAAGAAACAAACGACGGTTGCAGAACACGATCAATAGTTTTAAACCGGATACTGTGATACATCTTGCTAGTTTTCCCAGGCAGAAGGTTGTTCTTTCGGACCCGGAACCCGGGTCCGAAGTTATGGTAACTGCGCTTCTCAACTTGCTAGAAGCATCAGTGGCAGCATCTGTTGAGAAGTTCGTGTATATCAGTTCCAGTATGGTGTATGGCAACTTTAGCTGCATTGTACCAGAAGAGTACCCCTGTTCACCCATTGGGTCGTATGCAATAATGAAGTACACTGGTGAGCAGCTGGTGCGAGACTACTCTAGGCAGTACAACATCGAGCACACTATTATTCGCCCAAGCGCGGTATACGGGGAACTCGATGTAAATGATAGAGTTATTGCAAAATTCATCCAGCAAGCATTAGTAGGTGCAACGTTAGTTGTTAAAGGTGCAGACGAGGTTTTAGATTTTACCTACGTAGATGACATTGCTAACGGTATTGTGTTAGCTGCAACAAGTAAGGTCGCAAACGGGAAAACGTATAACATGACTCGCTGCGACACCCACACCGCTACCTTGCTCGATGCTGCGACATTAATAACCGATATTGTTGGGTCAGGCAAAATATCAGTGTGTCCGAAAGACAGCAACTTTCCAAGTAGAAACAAATTAAGTATCAGTAAAGCTAAGATTGATCTTGGATACAATCCTACAACAAACATACTCGAAGGATTTACACGTTATGCAGAGTGGCTCAGAAAAAATCCTATTCTCTGGTCTTAAGAGACAGTACCAGAATCTAAAACCTGAAATACTCGCCGCAGTCGACCGAGTGTACACCAGTGGTCAGGTTCTCAGTGGCCCATTCACTACTGCATTAGAAAAAGACATTGCTGTTCGTACTAACCGAAAACATGCAATAGCCGTCAATAGTTGCACTCAAGCACTGCAATTCTCTTTATGGAGTCTCAATAACTCAGTTGTGATACTCCCAACTTTCAGTTTTGTAGCTACACGAAACGTTGTTCTACTAGAAAACAAAACGCCGGTGTTTATAGACGTAGACTCTAACGGTATACTTGACATAGCCGGGTTAGATTTGCCAGGTATCCAATCAAACAACATCACATTAATGTATGTAAACTTATACGGCAATATGATAGACTACGATAAACTGCAAACTGTGATTACGTTATTCTCCAATAAGAACGTCAGTATTATAGAAGATGCTGCTCAAAGTTTCGGTGGATCGTATAAAGGAATCCCCAGTGGAAAACTAGGACTAATAAGTTGTTTAAGTTTTGACCCAACAAAGAACCTACCATCGTATAGTAGTGGGGGTATGGTACTAACCGACGATGATGAGCTTGCGACTGTTATCCGTCGTCGAGCAAAGGTAAGTGAGGACTCGATAGAATCAGTGGGGACCAACAGCCAGATGAGCGAATCATCGGCTGCACAACTACTAGTAAAGTTACAATACTTCGACAGTTGGCAAAAAAGAAGAACGGATATTGCTGCTTACTATACCGACAGACTCGATGGCACTAAAATTAGACTTCCTACTCATTCACCAGACGTAATTCATGCTTGGCATAAGTACGTTATCCGCTGCACGCCGGCGACTAACTACGAGTTACAGAAAAAGTTGAGTGACTATAACATAGAAACGAAGATACACTACAGGTACACCTTAGGGGCGGTCACTGTTCCCGAGAGTCGCACCTCTGTGTTAAGTCTCCCAATATACCCCGAGTTAACTGACGTTGAGGTCGAACGTGTTGCTGCAACAATTGCTAAGATAGTTAGTCGGTACTGAACTAGTACTTAGATGCAAAATACTCATCTAACCACTTCCACTCGTAGCTCAACATCAGTTTGTCTATGTCACCTGCTACAGAATTATAGTAATCAACTGCATCTTTTGCTCCATTGATCGACCAGGCGGCGTGCTGCCCGTCTGCAACAGTCAACCACGTTTCTAATCGATACGTAGAGTTGTAATCAGTTGGATTTTTCTCTATCGAGTCCTTTAGCTTTATGCACTCTCTAAATGCGGTACGCCAAGTGATTTCCTTTGTCACGTTGAAGTGTGCTATTGCACTGAGTGTCGGAACAACTTCGTGCTCCTTGCTTAACGTAAAGTCGAGCCCGCTATCTGTTGTTTGCAATACTAACTCTTTATTATAACAAATTACAGCCTGGTGACCGTATTGTAAACCGTTGACTGGATTTGTTGCGTAGAAAATATAGTGCTTCTGCTGCTGTAACCTATCAGGTTGCCAATTAAAATCAAACTCAGGTAATACTTCTAGTTTTGCAAACACAGTAAAGAACCACGGCGTTGTGCTTACGGTCGCTGCTGTTTTGTATGCTGCTGCTCGACCAGTCACATTTTGCACATGATGTATCGTTCTACCTGGAGCTATTCTTAGTAAGTGATTATACCAGCGGTCAGCGTCGGGTTCCCCATTGGAAATATAGACAATATCCAACGGTTTATCTTGTAAAAACAGGTCATTATGTGGCAAAATATGAGGATAATCGTACACTTGCGTATCTAATGCGCCTCTGATTTCTCGCGGTGCTATCACGACACTACCACTTCGCGTAAACGTATGCACAACTCGGTCTTTACTGCTCCACAGTGACGGAGCATAGTCTATATTTGCTGTTACTCCTTTGGGTTTAAATATTGCATACGGGCCAGTGAACTTGTGCGATTTAATTGGATTTACAACCGTGTCAGTGTCATACTCAACAACATCAACTGGTAACCTAAGCACGGCTTGGTCGTCACAGTAATTAATTGTATCGTATTGTTCTAGTTGTGTGATATTATCCATCTGCTGCTTAAACGTAGGAACATGGATATAGAACGTGTCTCCGAACTTTTGCTGTCCTGATGGAAATACATGTAGCATCTTTGCTTGCCATTGGTCGGGTTGCCAAGTGAAGTCAAATCGATTATAATCTGAGATGGAATTTGTTACCCAAATATATTCTGTCTCAGCAGACGTTACTATTCGCTTAAACGTGTCAAGGTAGTTATCCACATACCGCGCAGTCTTTACTAACGGGTACCGTTTCTTAATACGAGCAAAGTTCGCCTCGGTTCCTGGGTTTGCATGGTTAACGAAGTAGATATCGTACAGATCGTCCGGACGGTAAACTGGTTGGTCTGACACAAAGTTTAGATTAGGGAACTCTTCTAATGTCTTTGCCCAAGTAATATGACGTTGAAACTCGTTCTTGTTAATCAAATACGTGTCGCTCCACTTTTGCCACTGTGACCCGAATACATGAGTCATGTGACTTTGCCAGGGTTGGGCGTGCCACTCGAAATTAAAGTTATTGTATATATTCTCAGAACTGATAACCCAGAATCTCAAAGTCTCTGACCTGGTTAGACATCGTTTAATTGTGTCTAACCAACTGTTGATGTATCGCACTTTTTGTATATTAGGATATCGAACTTTTAGATTAGCAAACCGTTGAGATGATGAGCGATTATTCATATCAATGAAAAACATGCTAACTACTCTGACTATTGAACCACTCTTATGTTCAGTTTTCTGGTTCAATCTTATTACTGTTTTCTTGCGGGCATTTACTAGCAACGGAACAACAGTCTCAAACTTTATGTCAGTGGCTCCCGGAACAGTATACGTTAAGCCAGTTGACATTTGGAATTCAGAGCTAAAGTGATAAACGTAAGGAGGCTCATCTGGGTTTGGTGCCCAATCAAAATCTATCATTGACGCATCGACTTCTTCTGGAACGTACCATCGTTCTTTATTATTACTAATTGTTAATACCAGATCATCTACATATTTGTAGTCAGTTGCACCAGCAACATGATATTCAGCTGTTGGCATTTCAGTGGATGAGTACCACTGGTTGCCAAACACGTAGATATATGGGGGCTCATATGGATTTGGAGCCCAGGTGGGGTCGATATCCCATGCTACGTCTGTTTTTAATATTCTCCAATTAGCTGGGTTAGCTTTTACAGTGCAAACCAGATCATCTACATATTTGTAGTCAGTTGCACCAGCAACATGATATTCAGCTGTTGGCATTTCAGTGGATGAGTACCACTGGTTGCCAAACACGTAGATATATGGGGGCTCATATGGATTTGGAGCCCAGGTGGGGTCGATATCCCATGCTACGTCTGTTTTTAGTATTTTCCAGTTGCTTGGGTCTGCTTTTACAGTGCAAACCAGATCATCTACATATTTGTAGTCAGTTGCATTTGGCACATGATATTCAGCTGTTGGCATTTCAGTGGATGAGTACCACTGGTTGCCAAACACATAGATATATGGGGGCTCATATGGATTTGGAACCCAGGTGGGGTCAATATCCCAGGCTACGTCTGTTTTTAATATTTTCCAATTAGCTGGGTCTGCTTTACGGGGCAAATAAGTAGTATCGTAGTAATGGTTAACTATAGTCTCTTCGTGAGTCGGAATCAACAGTACTTCGAACTCTTCAAATTGAGAATTACATCTAAATATGTGAGTCTGATGATTCTCCCAGGGCACTGGCTGCCAGGTGAAATCAAAACTCTGCATATCATATCGGCCGTCTACTAGCCAGAAGAACTTAGTTCTAGCCTGCTCTTTAGCAGTATCCGCAGTTAACGTATATTGTTCGTGTGGGAATAAGTTCGGTTTTGTGTTAGTGTAGAAGATATCAAACATACACTATTTACTGCTCTAAGTGCCACCGTTAAATATTTACAAGTTTGCTAAGTATGCGATCAGGTCGTGTGCATTAAGTATTAATGTTGCCGAGTTTTCATACTCAGATCGTCCGTTTGTATTACCACGATGTGCAATTAGTTTCATTATTTTGGTTGACTTTTTGGTTAAAGAGTGTATAATGTATTTATTATGTTACTAAATGAGGGAAAAGTGAACCAAATCCGCACGTATCTTTGTATAGCATTGCTGGCACTCTCAGCTTCAGTTAAGGCGGCTACTGTAGTTGAGTTTTATCACACTACACTCGACCACTATTTCATCACCGCAGACACTACAGAAGCTGCCGCTATTGACAACGGTGGCGCAGGGCCTGGCTGGGTTCGCACTGGCTACAACTTTGAAACTGGCGGCACTACCCCAGTTTGCCGTTTCTATGGCAGTCGCTCTCCAGGCCCCAATTCGCATTTTTATACGGTTGACGCAGGCGAATGCAACTACCTCAGACTGCTTACTACTCCACACATAGAAAAACGGTGGAACTACGAAGGGATTTCGTTTAACTCAACACCATCTGTTAATGGTAGTTGTTCAAGTGGGGCAACCCCAATCTATCGTGCATACAACAATGGATTTGCACGTGGCGTTGATAGTAACCATCGCATAACAAGCAGTCTTGCTGCAATACAGGAGGTTGTAGCGAGGGGTTGGATTAATGAAGGTGTGGTGATGTGTTCTGCAGCAACACCTGAACCTGTGACTACATGCAACACCATTGCTTATGCTTCGCCGTATTTTCCTGTTGGTGACTATTCGATATCGAATAATACTTGGGGGAAAGGTGATATACCTGACACTGCATTTCACCAGTGCATCAGTGGCAGCGCGATTATGACCAATGGTGTGCAGACTGGTATAAGTGCTTACGTTGAGTGGGATTGGCCTACTTATAACTATGGGCCGCATTGGGGAAGCATTAAGTCTTATCCCGAAGTTCTTTACACGCCAGGCGGTAAAGACATGACACCAATTGCGTTCTCAGATGTTGGGAGTTTAACTGTTACTACCGATGTTACTGTAGAAACCACTGGGTTATTGTATGGCAGTGCAGACATTCTGATTGATATGTGGATTGATAACGGGCCATGCAACACGGCAGCATCGTGTGGTAGGCATGTTTGGCCGCATGTAGCTGAAGTAGGAATTGTGCTAAAAAGATTCAAACCGTTGTCAGCAACGGTAGTTGACACGGTAACAATTAATGGCAATGCATATGACGTTACTGTTAACTCGTGTTCTGATGGCACATACACATGGAAATGCGTTTGGTTCGAAAGTGTGGTCGCCCCCACAAAGGCATCGATACCGTTGCGTCAAGTCTTTGACTACTTGGTATCAAAAGGAATTCTTTCTCAAAATTACGCATTAATTTCGATTGAGCTCGGTCTTGAAGTAACCGACGGAAACGGAACGATGATTATCAATAATTTTGAGGTTACTAAGTAACACAGTAAATACAACAATGGAACCATCATTGAATAATAAATTCTGTGCCCTACTTTGGTGTCACTTGCACATTAATGCCGATGGGGGCGCTCGACCGTGCTGTTTGATGTACACCCCAGAGTCAATAATAGGGAATATAAACAAGTCTTCTATAGAAGACTTGTGGAATTCTCCTACTATGAAAAGGCTGCGAGTTAATCACCTATCGGGTGCTGGGGACGTATTATGCAACGGTTGTTATGCAACCGAAGCAGCTGGACTAGACTCGTTTAGAATTAACTTTCTAAAGGGTAACAGCAAACAGCTAACCGAACTCCGAACTACTATTGCTTGCACTAAGATTGACGGAGAATGTCCTAACGTAAATTTAGAGTATTGGGATTTTAGATTCTCAAATGTATGTAATTACAAGTGTCGAACTTGCGGTGTCCATTCGTCGTCGGCATGGAACTCTGATTGGTCGAAGCTGAATAACATATCATCTGCACCCAATGTAATAACGTGGGGGAAAGACAACGTAGATCGTCTGTCGCATTGTGCGGCTCATATCCATTCTGTAAAAGAAATATACTTTGCAGGAGGAGAACCTTTGGTAACAGAAGAACATTACCAAGTACTCGAGTTGTTGAAGCAACATAACCGCACCGATGTTAAGATTCGTTATAACACCAATCTTAGTACGCTAACCCACAAACAGACCGATTTGCTCGATGACCATTGGGCAAACTTCGGAAGAGTCGAAATTTCTGTTAGTTTAGATGCTATCGGGGAGCAGGCCGAATATATACGATCTGGCACAAAATGGGAAACAGTTGAACGCAATCTTTCTCGGTTAGTGGGCGCATCAAATAAAGGCAACATTACCTTACTATTTAATGTGTCGATATCAGTATTAAATGTAATGTATATTGTGAATCTATTTAGTTACTTAGTAAAAGTTGGAGCAATCGGAAACTCACAAGACTCATACAAGTTTTTGTTTAACGTTGTACATTCCCCAGATTATTATTTCATAGGCAACTTACCACAATCTGCTAAAAATGAAATTCGTGACATGTTTATTAAAGCAGACGAGTTGTTAGAAATACAGAAATACACCGTTCCGTTTTTCACAAAGCTATTTCCTATCCTCGACCAAGAGATAGATTATAACAAAATAAGAACGTTTAAAAAAGTTACATTAGATCTAGACAGTATTCGGAATGAACGTATAGCTGACTCTCTGCCAGAACTGTGGAAACATTATTCTGGCAGCTCTCACTAAGTTAGTAACTTTAGGCTTGTTCACAAACGACCCAAGCCTATGCTAACAGGTAACACTTTTAGTCCGATGCTCGTTACATGTGAGTACCACCAAATATGCCAATCATCTTCTGCTGAGTTATTCCACAGTGTACTTGTTTCGTCGTTGATAATCTTCTTCAAACTATCAAACGTAGCAATAAAATGCACGTCATTGAGTCTCTTCGTCTCATTGCAGTTATCACTCCAACCAGCATACAAACAGTTCGTATCAATGTTGCTCAGTAATTCAGCCAATGGTGGGATTGGGTGGCCTGGGTCAAAAAATAAGTCTGGTCTAACTACAAAAACATAATCGTACTCTACGCCGCTTTGTTGTATCAGTTCCAGACCTTTAACCCATCGATGTATCATCTTAGAATTATATTTGTCACCAACTACACAAGTGTCGTTTTTCACGACAGTGTAAGAGAGGTCGGTTTTGGTCATTGCGTATTACACAACAGTCAGACTTTTCAACTAAGATAGTCGCAGAACGACCCAAATCGTTGCGTATCTGGTCAGCAGTAATATCATCTTCTTTGTGTATTTTTAGACGTGTGTTGCGAATAATCGACTTGTCCCAAGTGCTGACATACACGTCAACATTTGGGTCATCTAAGAAGGTCATAGTCTTCCTACAAACTGGAAACGTCCTATATTCACCACTAATCAGTACAGCTATTTTCATATCATTGAAATCCTGTTAAACGATTTCTCGAATCGTGTATGAATATTTATATTGCGATACTCAGCTGTCATTTCTAAGAATCGTATGCCATCTTTCATATACAAAATATTTTCATCAGCCCCTGTAAAAAAGTTGAGATCATTTTTAAGATGCATGTTGTATTTGTTTGTTTCGATAAAAAACAACAGTTCATCGATAACTGGTGTTCTAATCGACAGCGGCATTACATTTGGATTTAAGAACACAGGAGTTTGAATTCCCCTAAGTCCTTGTATAGGTAATAATGGAAATGTTTTGTGAAAATAGGTGAGGAATTCTGTCAGGTAGAAAAAGCTCAACATGTTAACTGCACACCAAATTGAAAAATTAACATTTGGTAGCGTGTTCTCCACAAATTTCAATTGATAGATTTGATTGATTTTCTCCTCCAACTTCTCCCAAGTAGTTGGATAACGAATAAAATTATTTCGTTCATGCAAATCATCAACAGATATTGCTACGTTAACTGTTTTGAAATTACTCCACAGTTTTAGATGTGTGTCGTTGAGTAATAGCAAATTTGTCGAATATATTAGTTCGATGTTTTTTGCTACGTTGTTGTTAATTAAGTATTCGAGTAAGTAGTTGTGATAGGTTGCTAGGAGTGGCTCGCCTCCGTTTAAGAATAGTCGTTTAGTGGTTAGTAATTGAGGGAGGATGTTATCCCACACTTCCTTGTTTTCAGTCCAGCTTGTATCGCACAGCACGTTGTTTGCTAACATGTGATTATCGAGTTTATAGGTATCTCTGAAATCAGTTTTTACGATGTGGTTAAAAGAATCGATTACTTTTCTCGAACGGAGCGGATGGCACATAACACACGACAGTTGGCATAAATCTCCAAACACTATTTCTACATTTTGTATTTCGATTTTGTTCGTGTCGAAGTAGCCATTGTTTAAAATATAGAACGTGTTTAGTGTTTGTCGTAGACTGCTTGTCCCGTGTTTCTCTCGATCAAAACACCGCCAGCACTGCGGCGGTTCTTTCCCCGATATCATCTCTTGTCGAGCGGTAATAAACACCGGACTCTCAACAAACTCACAAACTTCTTTAGTTAACACATTATACTCTTCTGGTAACATTTCTCCAATTTCACAACAGATCCCAGCACCACCGTTGCTTTTAACAACACAACCAAACCACATTTGAGCACACAATGTTGATTTGTTCAACTCGTTTAACGATAATTTAGACATCTGTTCTTTCTGAAAGATATTTTCCGTAATTGTAATACTCGCCTAATTCTGGAAACTCAATTAACACGTTTGTTTCTCTTCGTCTATCGTACTCGGATTGGAACTTATAAAAATCCGCAGCTTGCTCTTCAGTGCCAGCAGTTGAGTTCATAAAGTTTATAAGGCGAGTCACCTGATCAACTTCTTCTAAATAAAATCTGCCTGGGCTCCCAACAACGTTGTACCGGTCTACGTACTCTTTCCATTCTACTGAGTACATTTCTTTTAAGTTGTTTGGTAAATTTGTTACCGCCAAATGGTTTGGCCAACGCAAGTAAGCCACCATTATTGGCACACGATTAAATGCACTTGTTAAGTTATGTTTAACTCTCAACAACAGTATCCACTCTAAGAAACTAGTAAATGTGGTTGCACCCAGTAGATTCGCAGTTACCATAAAACTTAGTTTAACCCTAGAATCTGTTCGAGTTAAGAAATCATCGCAGTTCTGTTTAAACTCATCCCATACCATTCCGTATCTAATATACTCACACTGCGGTCCTGTTGCCTCTGCGCTTGTGAATATTTGTATTTCTTTGATGTGCGGTGATAACCGGTTGCAATAATCAATTAACTTCGCCACTAAATGCTGTGGAACTCCCATGTTTGTATTGATCGCAAGAGTCAACTCTTTCCTTGGATGCAATAAAATATAATCCAGTACATTCCACGTATGGTCACTTAGCAATGGTTCACCACCTGTTATACGAAACGTATCTAAGCTAGGGTATAAAGTCGGCCACCATTCCCAGAATGCGTCTATATACGGATTGTATTCTTTGTAATGAATCGGTAACCTATTGGAATTCAGAATATACTCAGGATCATGAACTTTTTTGTTAGACAATTGATATGCACCGTGCGTCTTCACTTCTTCTAACCATCTGGACGACACCTCGGGTATACAATAAACACACTTAAAGTTACATGTATGCTCAAATGCAACCTCAAAATAAGTCGGATTTATCTCTGCACCAACACCACTATCCAATACATCCTGGAGATGTGGCCACGCCCAGGGTGAGGAACTTTTGTATGTTCGGTCACTCATTGTGTCTTGATATGTTAAATTTTCTATGCGCCAGCAATAATCGCATTCTTGAGTCTGTATCCCGTTCAGCATGTCATCTCTTGCTATTAACTTCTCAGGAGTATTATGTAGCCCTGCCGGATTACGTGTAAGGTTGTCTATATTAATCTTGTGCTGAGAGGGATGATGACAAGAATGCGTCATCCCATTGTATAGTGTTGTTGTTGACTGCAACCACTTTGCAAGGCACATCGTAGGAGATACCGCATTTAGCTCTACCATCTTTTGTTTGGCGGCGTCGATATTATCTTGATTACTCATCTCACCAACCTTCTATTTTTCTAATAACCGACATCTCAGTGGTCATCAATTCTAAATTCTTGTGGCCGGCAGCATAATGATGTTTGAAGAACGCTGACTGCGTCGCATCTAATTCAACTATAGGCATACGCAACCGTTGACGCAGTTTATTACCATACAACAAACTAGACTCTACTGCGTCTACATCTTTCACAGTATCCCAGATTCTAGCCAAACAGTCAAAGTCCTGCACTTCTCGGTAATCCCAATCAGTTAACATGGTCATGTGCGTCCCGGTCCTTGCCCCAAGAATTGCCCAAATACCGTTTTCTACGTCTGCGCCCACACTCTGCCAAATGCACAAATGATCATAGTTCCTACTATGCACCTTGTCTTCAAACTGTGTTAACGTGGGTCTCGCACCACGATCTAAGCACATCTTGACACCTTCGCGGAAGCCAGCGCGCCACGCTTGGAATGGGGAAGCATTCGGGTATGTTGTTGAATAGCAGTTGTGCATCGGAATGTATTTTGGATCAAAACAAAACTCGACACACGTTTCGGTTGATCCATTTGAGTTCTCATGAGTTCGCATGTTGTTGACAAATTCTCTTGACCACACACTGAGCCCACCATTGCCGTACATTAACCCGTTTACATGATTCCTAGCCTTCCATCTGAATGCACATCCTTTGTGTTCATCAGTTAATGTGAGCTGCAAGTTAAAGAACTCTGGATCTGGCAAGTTATCTCCGTCGACTAACACAAAGAACTCAGTTTCGCTTGCTGCGGCTGCCGCCTTGTGGGCATTGTCGGATCCTTTGACTCCGTCTACCCGAACTGCCCAGGGAACGATGTTTTGAATCTCAATCCAAAATTCTTCTTTCTTTGGTTCATCATACGTTAAAAATATTGCAGATAGGTCGGCTAGATCCGTAATTTGTTTCATAATTATCCTTAGCTACTTCGCGGGGTCCAATAATCAACGTTACTCGTGTCTTCTGTACTAACAAACACGTTGTCATCTTTTATTGAACACAAGTTAGTCTGTGTATTCGTTAATATTAACTTCTTTGTGTTTGCAAAGTCAACTCTTTTCCGTTGAAGTTGATTGTCTTTAACAACGAACTTGGTGCAAAACTCGATTGAGCGATACACATCTTCTGTTACAACAACATATCGATCGTCGGTCACGTCAGTTGGTAACACAACATCTTTTCTGATACACTCTGCTGTCGATGGATCGTATATTACTCTATATTCGTAGTAGTTCACAACTGGCTCAGGCAACAAAGTCAGACTACTTAGTAAGGTGTCGTTCATATTTTTGTATAACTCCTTCGGTTGCAAATGTTTTAACATAGTAATGCAGTGGGTACATCTGCCGAGTAAACCCAACTGTAACATCTAAGCTGTTGTTAATCTGACTGTAATAATATTCAGTCCAGTCTGAGTCAGCACTTAACCGATTAACTGCGCCTTTAAGATGCACAAAGGTCGGAAACTCCAATGCTGGGTTGGTACACTTTTCTACTCCAATAAACACTGCGGCTAACGCATATAATACGTCTGTAGTTGGATATGTATCAACGCATCTAACAAGAATGTTATTCTTAACATATTCCCAATTCTCTGTTAATAAGCGAACATAAACAAAGAAACGTTGGCTGACAGTCGAATATCGGAAGTACGTAAATCCACTGTACAGCATCGGTAGGTTATTGTCGACGAACAGTTTTCGATAGGCAGTGCATTTCGACTCCACTCCCTCATAGTCTACTATGCGTGACGTCACACAAACATCTTTTTGTTGTAGCCCCGACCACCAATGGTCAATATTTCGATTAAACAGTATGTCAGACTCAACTTTAATTGTTTCCTTGAACGGGGTTAGCCACCACACCTTCCACTCGTTACGGAATTTCCAATCATCGTCTTTCGAATCGTCGATCTCAAGATCGATCACGTAATCAAACACTTTCTGATTATTAGCAGTAAGCTCTTTTTTTGTTTCAGCGTCGACAATAACGCCGAACGTGTTTATCTTCTGTGTTGCTTTAATACTCATTGCTTGCAAGTACGCAAGTCGCAGGTAATCAACGTCTTTCGTATTCTGTGCAATAGTCAAGTACCCTTTATTTTCTTTTTGCAAGAGTTATAACCTCATCTAAAAATTTGTTGTCGTGAAACAAAAACTTATTCATTATGTGCAAATCTACATTCGATGTTCTAGATACCCCACCTGACGTTAGGAACATAACACTATCCTCGATTACCCAAATATTGCTATGTGTTACTGTTTGTAATTTCCCAGGAATACTGTTTATCTTCGGACTATACCCGTGTAACGCATGGAGGGCAATACTCAACGCATAATCGTTGCGGTATTGCGATTCGTTAAACCCGTACATTGCAGCATAGTAGTGGTACTGGTCGCGGACCGTTTCCATCATATCAAACACTGCACTAGCTACCTTAGATTTTCTAAAATACACAACTGTTGCCCAGGACATCGGAATCGATATATTGTTTAACCGTATACTAGTTATCTGACTCATTCCGGTAATATCAACGGCATCAGTGTATACTGCAAAATCTAAGTTGCTGTCGAACATTGTTAATAAGTGTTGGCTAAAGATAAAATAATCAGCATCTATTAACAATGTTTGCTCGTACGGCGACAACGAGTATGCGTCGACTCGGTTCTGATTTTTCCACTCTAACTTAGAAAAGGAGTTATCCTGGGTTATTAGCCGAGATTGCCCTTTGACATCATCTAGGACAAGAACACAATCAAATACCGCTGAGTTTGCAACATTTTCTATGTTTGTAATCAACGTAACCGGTAACCCCAACGCTATCTTTGCTAACTGTGCAGCAACGGCAGCAATCTTAGTGTACGGTTGCATCGACGAGTCGAACGCAAAAATAACAATTCCTTTAGACATCTATCTTTCTTATTTTCTTATTATGCTCAAACTCAATAAACCAGTTGTTGTGTGCAAACTGATGAGCATCAACTAGTCGTGTAAGTAGCTCATCAGCATTTGCTTCAACTGGGTTTCCGTATGCATCTTCTAAGTATATAAACTCACCGTGCGGTCTTTGCTGTAACACGGTAACCAATGAAATTAACTCTGGCGTTGCTTTGAAGAGCCCGTTATTGTGAACAACTGTGAGTTGAGTCTGAATTTTTTCTTTTACCGTTTGTTTAAACGAGTTAAAATCAAATCGTTGCTTTGCTACTTCTTGCAAGTCTAATGTGTTCATGCGACGCTCCTTGACTATTACATATTTAACTACTATTATTCAGGTCAAAATAAAAGGGCACCTAGTACCCTTTTAGTTCTTATTTTACTGAGTATTAGTTATTTGTAACTGTACCGGTTGGTAACGAAACCGCGCCCCAGGTGGCGGATCCTAAATATGTGTTTGCGTGAGCAGTTGGTGGCGAGCTAATAACAAATGAGGTCGTTGCTGTGCCGTCGACTGTTTCTTGAAAGGCGTTAACGTAATCGTTTTCCCAATACACAGTAAAAGTTAACGTCGGATACCCACTATTTGCTGTTGTTCCACTCCATTTTGCATTAACTACGATATAGTCGATTGTGTATGGTGCTGTTGCAGCATATTGTTGGAAATGGGTCACATCTGATAATGTCATATTCCAGTACCCTCCGTTGCTTGCATTGCGGAGTGCAGTTGGTGTTCCTGACCCGCCTGCCTTTGTTGTGTTTAGGTATCCTATTTCTATTGTCCCAGCGGCAGTAGCAAGTGCTGTCCAATTTGTGTTACGTGTTGTTGCAGATCCGCCTGCCCGTGAAAAAGAAATCTTAATCTTTCCGCCTGCATTAAAAAAGTACCTAGCGGCATCTGCACTGGCAAAGGAAACGCTTTGTGTGAATGTTAACCGACGGTTCCCAGCTCCGCCCCAAGCAGTCGAAAATACCAAGTTAGTCGGGGCGCTGTCTGTTAATGCTAACGCACACGTTCCGGCGTTTGTCATTGCGTTTGTTAATTCGGTTGACAGGTTAGATAGTATTGATATTGTATTCCCAGCAACCACTGTTGATATAGGAGTATACCCATTAGTCTGGTACGATCTTGTGTTATTTACGGTCGCAATAAGACCGGCCCATTGGGCTGCTGTAACAGTATTAGTAGCAATAACCCCAGGTATCCCAGTAACGCTGGCGCCAAGGCCATACCGAGAAGTGCCCACTCCGTAAGACACTGCTGCGTTTGCTGGGGTTGTAGTGTATGCATTAGCAGTCCCTCCCCAGGCCAATGTATTATAATCTGTTGCAACAATCGTGCTTCCAGCTGAGTATGTCATTACTTAAACCTTATGAATTTAACCGTACAACTGCTTCTACTGTGCCTTCACCATTGGTTGTTTTATCTTCTAGTGCTCGCCCAATTACGTTAAACGGTGTGATGTCAGCAGCTGAACACGCGGCCTTCGCTAATCCATTCCCGGCACTTACCAGTCTGTCACCTTTTGTTACTTTACCAACTACATTTACTGGCACACGACCTTGTACTGCAACCGCTGGATGAGTACGATCAGAACCAGCACCTGCATTCATTAGATATGCAGCTTTTGTACTAATAACACCAAACACTCTTTCACTGAGTGCATCATTGACGGCGGTGATTTCTTCTGCTCCACCTAGTTCAACAACTGTACCTGGAGAATATTCTTTGTCAGCGGCAAAACGTTCAGCCAAGTCCGCGTATTGTGCTGAGGTCGACACTCCGTTGAATGTCGTTGCGTAAACTGTTGCATACCTCGCTGCTGATGATCCAAAGTTCCGGGTATTATTTCCGTCTGGTAAAATAACACCTGTTATTGTATTTGACCCGCCACGTGCTAATGCAAGTGCGCTTGGGCCACTGATCGAATTATCTACATACTGCTTAGTTGCAATTCCAAAGTTTGTAGATGGGTCAGAATACACAAGTGCCTTTCCTGTTGTCCCGTCTATCTTAAAGACTTCAGTTTGAACACCTTGGCTCATTACACTGAGTACAATGTTCTTGTTTGCTGCTCTATTCTTGATGATCAAATCACCAGCAACAATATTAATATCGACGTTACTCGGATTACCAATTGAAATTCCGTCGTCTGTATTAACTGTTAACTTTTGGGTTAACGTACTCGCAACAGTAAGTCGCATGTACTCTGATGCAAGCACACCACCTAATCGTAGTGAGTTGTATGAATCTCCATTGTATAAGTAATTGCTATTTGCTGATAAAGTGAAGCCAGGGTTAATAGTAGTAAAGCCAGATAAAGTCGAGCCGCCTAACGTAAATGCAGCATCTTTACTTAGTACCGCTACTACAACGTTTGATACATAGAACTTAACGATAACATGGCTGTTGTTATTATTGTCAACAATTGCCTCTGCAATTGCACCAGATTGTCCTTGGGCCGCAGTAAATGCTGGGCCAACAATAACCCAGGCTGAACCATCCCATACCTTAAGTTGCCCGGATACAGTGTCCCACCAGGTATCACCTAGCAACGGTGTTGTTGGAGCTGCTGACGAAGCAGTTGACCCGCCAACTGACTTCCACACAGATCCGGTGTAAACCTTCATTGTTTTTACGCCAGTTGAACTATCCCACCACAGTTGGCCTGCCATCGGATTCGACGGTGCTGTGCTATGAGCGAAATTTTCAAGAAGCTTAACGAAGTTTTCGTTTAAGAACTCACCGTAACCAGCGAAGTTCTTACCGATGAGTGTTAAGCTCGAGTAAGTCGTGTCTGTTGTCCCGTCTGCTAACGTAACAAGTGTTGCTCCGTTTGTCAGATTAATGTTGTATGCCATCGTTTATAACTCCAATTTATATTATTTATCCAATCGCTTATTAAAGTCGACTGGTCAGATTCGTTACAGACTGTATTCGAATTGTGTACTCAATTTCTATTAGACGATTTAACGCCTTCTGGAACGGGTGGAATACTACATGAGTTAATAGCTTTCCTTTGCCTTCTCCTAACGGAGACCATCCTTTGATTCCTAGCTCGTCAAACACATACGAACTATCTAAATTCTGGCTATTGTCAAATGCTGCTTGATCTCGGGGTTCACCGTAATCAAGCAAACACGTAATTAAGATATCCGTGAACAGTTCACCTGGAATATGGCGAACTTCAACTTTATTACGCAATGCATCAGTGTTAGCAACATTCGTATTGTCAACAATTTTGTAATACGTTGGGTTATACAGGTCAGAGTTTTGACTGTTTGTGTTTGTAGGCAAGTATGTAATCACTCCTGTTGGGTCGACGCTTGTACCACCGTTGCCCAGGTGTAACTCTGTTATGTACTGGGTATCTTTGTGTCCCAGAGAATACGCCATTGCTTCACTTATATTTTCGTAGTGAATCGCATTTCTTTTGTCTACTAATATCTCTTTTGTAACTGGATCAAATATCTTTAAGAAACCTTCGATGTTCAAATTAGCAGTTGCTTGCATTAATTACGCCCTCTTCTCGATAAACACTTCACCTGATTCGGGATCAGATATTTTAACCATTGCATGAATATAGAACCCCGAATCTTCATTCGGTTTCTTGGGCGGCTGTTCCGCCGGTTGTGGTAACTCTTTGTTCATAGTATTATTTATCACTTCAGTATTGTTCATATTTTTACGCTGTTACCCATTTATAAAAAACACTGAAGAGAATATAACTGCAATCTCAAGCGGTGCAGTTACCATCGTTCTACTAATCGGTACTAGATTTCCGCTTATTGCATAGTTTGCCGAGTCTGCTACTTGTAATATGTTAATCGGTGCATTGTTCCCGGTTACCACAAACGGCGAAGTCAGTGCGTTGGTATTAAAGTACCTGTACTCAATTTCTGCTCCTATTAGGTTGTGAACCTCTGGATCACCTCTTAGACTAAAGTATCGTAGAGGAACATCTGTTCCTGTTGTTATCATCTCAGCACTAATTGCAGTATTTGAGTATAGTCTGCTGTAACCGACGTCTGTTCCGATTACATACATGTCAGCATTTTCGGCAGTTTCTACATGCCCAACTGCTATAACAATCTGCGTTCCTGTAATTGCAATGCTACCAGACTCGGTTGTTTCTCTATACAAGACAGTACCAACATTTGCTCCAACCAAGGTATATGTTCCGCCAACTGTTACTTCTTTAAACTGACGTAGTACAACGTCGGCGCCAATTACGGCGAATTCGCTCGATATTGCAATGATATCGCTCTGCTCTGTGGCACCTATAGCAGTTCCGATTAACGTGTACACGCCGCTGTCTGTTGTGTTAAGTCGAACAGTTGTTATACCAACATTTGTTCCAACAACACTAACTGGCATCGAATCTGATACCAGGTTAAAGTACCTGAACTCGATATTAGATGCGGCAACAGCAAAGTCTCCTGGGGTTGCAATAACATCGCTAAATTCAGTAATAGCCAATGCTGTTCCAGTTAAGTCAAATGCGGCCGACTCTGTTGCTACTAGTAAATTACGTAGGTTATTCCAGGTGCCGTCAAGTACAAACGATGCGGATGTCGAAATTGCCCTGTATCCTCTTGCTGGAACAGCAACTGTTCCTGTCAGGTCAAATGCAGTATTAGTTACTACGTAACCACCTGGATCATATGCTAACTCGTTACGAATAAACTGTGCTGAATATGTGCTTGCTGCGGCAAGTCCAGCACCAGTTACTAAGTCTGTCCCAACGTGGGACAGTTCCAACCAGATTCTGTGTGTTCCGTCTAATCCTATTGCCCCAGGAATAGATTGATGTACACTCGAATCAGTCACTTTCGTGCTTGCCGCGTGTATCAACGGTGACCCTGTTCCACCCACATGGCGTCTAATTCTACTTAAAGTATTATTAACAACATCTCTTTCGTAATACACAATTAACTCACCATCTATGTACAACTCTCCAGGTATACCTTTAGCCGCGTCAGGCTCGGGTAACCTTGAAGCATCAGTCACGTGTATAACCTTATCTGTTACCAGTAAATCGGCACTCAGTGACGTTGTGTTAGACGCCGATATTCTCTTAAATGACATGTTTCCGTTAAGGTCTTTAAACAATCTATACCCCATAAACGTTCCGGCCGGTATCCGTGTGAATACCGAGATAGCCAATGAATCAAACGTTTGCCCTGGAAGTAATTCTTCAGGAGCATGACTGTGATGTACGTCAATAAATCCCCCACCGTCAACAACAATGTCGTCGTCAAGCACCAACTCTAAGTTAGAATAGTCACTGTTAGTTACTGTGATAGAGGTTGTGCCTACAGTAGTGACTCCGTCAGTTATGTAGTTTCCTACTCCAGACACAAATGTCCCTGTTCTTATTCGCAGCCCAACCACAGAGTCAACGGAGTTATGCGAGAACACAACACCAACTGCATTGCTGCCTAATTGAACTACTTCGCTTCCTACGACGTAATTAGGGCCAGCGTTCGAGCCTTCGTATGTCAAGTCTATATCCACTAGATCAGTGAACTTGCTTGATATAACCGAATCAACCTTTGTTGTTACTCTTTCCACTGTGGTGGCCAATGTACCAACAGTAATAACATTGTTCGTATCGACCAATGGTTGGCTAATACCCGAATGTAAGAGTCCTGTCAGTAACCGAACAACTAAATATCGCTCTCTTGCATTGTGTGTAATCACCGAGGCTGTCGCGCCTGCTACACCGATTATGTCTGATTCTTGCGACATAACAGTTCCATTTGCTATTAGAATCTCGCGCCCAATTACAAACGTTGCTTTGTTCCCTGTTGCAATAAACGAACTTGGCACCGCTATCAGCTCTTCTTTCAACTTAGCACGAGAAAAAGTAACTACGAACTCACCTGTTGCTGCAATTAGTCTGTTTCTTCCGAACAGCACACTAGCAGGTGTAACCATAACAATGTTGCCTGACTCTGTCATCATTCTGGTGTCGCCTTCACGGGCAATACCAACATACGTAACCTTGTAATCTGTTAGCGGCGAATCAACTCCGGTGTCGGCGCCCTCAGAGAACGGCAATCCGGTAACCTCAACTCCTGTGTACGAAATACCAGTTAACAGTTTATCTAGTTGTTTTGGATTCGACGGAGCAACTGGTTCATAGTATGCAACGATTTTGTCATTTATGTTTAGTGTTGCAGCATCAACTTGTTTGTACTTGCTTATACTAAAGGTTGTAGCATTAACTACTGTTTCTAGTGCCTCATACACAACATTGTTATAGTAAACCTTGTCACCTACATAATATGTGTGCTCTTCAGCCGGAACGGCACCAGCTGCTGGTCTATATGGTTTCCACTCGATCAGTGTAGATTCGTATGAACACCTATCAAACGAAACGGTCTCGTTTATTGTTCGTACCATCCGATTGGATAGAATTGCATACAACACCGCTGATCCACCTGCACCGTTTACCGTAACAGTCGGAGTTGAGGTGTATCCCGACCCTGGATTATCAACTATAACCTCGATGAGGTCTCCGGTGTAGAAGTTAATAACGGCAGTACACGTACAACCTGATCCGCCGCCACCAGACACTACCACTGTAGGCGGCACTTCAAATCCAGGAACAGTAGATACAATAGCAATGCTGTCTACCTTGTATGCATGATTTGCATTCCAGGCCGCAAAGTCTGGTCGAGTTGTTAGCAACGTAGCATCTTTAACTAATTCTCCCGACGGGCTTCTGAAGACATCAACGTCTGTATCGTAGTACGGAGGCAAATCAAAGTCAGTTAATCCGCTGCGGAAGTAATCTAACCCCGAATAGTTAACTAGGTACTCTCTGACTTTAGTTCTATACGGTTTAACTTCGTTTATATACTGCAAATAATAGTCTTGGTTATCGTGTGTAAAACTAGGGTACTGGTCTAGTTTTCTAAGTTTATGCACAACCGACACGAAACTCGACTTAAACAACCAGTCTATGTCTTTTTGTTCATACATAACATAGTACACTAACTCGAATAACATTTCATGCTGGTGTTTCTGTAAGCTCTTAGTAAAGATACTGTCTCTAAGTGTTTCCAGTATAATTCTATACTGAGACGCATTATTCGGGTCGTAGTTCTCTTGACTCCATAAGCTAGTATCAAACCCAACACCAGTTACGCCAACAGTGTATAACGCACTAGACAGTTGAATTGTTCCGTTTTGGATACCAACTAACGTTTTAGTTAAGTTGCTATCTATCTTGTATATTAAGAACCCGCCTTTGTTACTGTTCTTAACGAAGATTACATCCTCGGGTACCAACTGTAACATATCTACGTTCTTCTCAGACTCAACAGTATATGTAAACTTTGTTGTTGGGTCATATCCAGGTGCATACCAGTCAACTAATGACCAGTAATCAGTTGTATTGTATATCTGTTTCCGTAGCAACGACAGCGTAGAATGATCGGTTAACGTTGATATTGCCCATTGGTTCCCGTGGTTAGAATCAACAACAATTAATATCCGTGTTCCATCAGGATGCTTTAATAGATCAACGTACGATAGTTCTTCGTTGTTCATTACCTTCAGGTCGTACTCGGTTTCTGCTGGCAACGGGCTTGCTTGGTACAGCGCACTTATATCAGTTTGGATTGCGATCGGATACAACAAGCACGTGGCATTAACAAACGAAACAACTACTTTGCTGGCTGCAAATCGATCTTTAAAAATTGTTTGTGTCGGTCGAATGCCCAAGCCGTATCGCTGAGTTTCGAGTATAGTGGGGTCAGGAACAAGACGGCCAAGGCGATCAAATCCTATTAGACTATCAAACACTTTATTAACAAACTTCTCAGGAAATACAAAATCCGGATTCCCTTCTTGAATAAATTCGTACTCAGAGTGTACTGGGATTTTTTCAGAATTCACAAACTTCGAGTACTCTATGTGCAAGATAATATCTGAGTCGGCCAACAAGTTAGTCACTCCGTATAGTGCTACAGAATTGCTTGCAACAAACGCTGCATACGGAATCCCGGCACCTCTCGGATTTGTTAAGTACTGTGTTACATTAACTATCGACTTTGCTTTGCTCGGCGACACTGTCTCCTTGTTCTTTACCCAGAAGTAATACTTGTTCTTAATTAAATCTGTTGTTTTATCAACATAGTGACTGACTGCGTATCCTTCGTTGCTCGGATACTTTGGCGTACCATGACGTAACTGGGCAACGTGCTCTTCTGGAGTAACATCAGATTCTATCCATTCGTACACTGAAACAACTGAACCTGGGAACATTCTTCCCCAATTAACAGTCCTATAAAGCAAGCTACCTTGTTCGTACTCAACAAACCGGACACTACTTAAATCCCACCAAACTTTGCCTACTTGTTCTGCTCCCCAGCGATACGACGAGTTAATCGCCAACGATACATCAGTACCTACGTTGTATCTTGCTGGATCGGTTGTTGTTCTAAAGTCAATGTCCTCGTTTACTACTCCCAGCAGCTTACCTTTAACCGGGTCAATGAAATCTAAGTTAGCAATAATTTCGTTTGTTTTTTTGCTGTAAATAAACGCTCTGTTGATACAACTTATGTCTACCTTAACCGCCTGTGATCTAAACTTCTCCCACCCAGGTGTGTTATTTTCGTTCTTAAAGAAGTACACCTTTCCTATGTCGGTTCTGATAGAGTGATTGTCGTTCTCGGCGTCAAACGGTGCAGGGTCGTCACTGCCTGGCGATCCTACAATTACTGTGTTATTCACAAACGATAGACCATGTCCAAACCTGTCGTATGGCTTGATCCCAGGATCAACTAGTTCTTGAATAAAACAATACCTGTCAGGATGCGTACTAGTTCTCCGAGAGTCTACTAGTAACTCGTATGTATATACAACACCAGAGTGGGTCACAGAATCGTAGAACTCAGTCATTCTGTTATCAAACAACGTTGTCCCACTGTCGATTGTAGCTTTTGTTGTTAAGCTCGCAAACTGGCTGGAGATCGCCAACGACCTAGAAGTGTTGTCGTATTTGACCAACATTCCAAATTGTTGTGTATTACCATGATCTCGACCTGGATGTAATAGTCGTTGAGTTTCTTTAACGAGGTCGAATGCAAAGTCAGAAAACAACGAACCGTATCCAGGCATGATAGATGCTGTTGTTCTAACTCCTGTTACCGTTATCGATAAATGCCCATCGGCTGTTGACGCTGTTACCCCAGGGATAGCTGCGTCATTTATATCGGTCACAAAAGTCGCAAGAGTAATCCCAGTTGATATTACTTCATTATTATTAATAAACAAGCTCTGCCCAATGGATATACTAGGTGTAGCAGTAGCAGTAACAATTCCATACTCTAGGCCAATATTAACAAATCGGGTAACCATTCCGCTATGATACGTAGATTCTGTATAGTATGGAGCACCAACAACAATAACAGACCCATTGTTTGACATGTCAACGCTCATCCCGAATGTTGCGTTAACTGCGGTAACTGAAGGCAACAACTTCTTGATAAGAGTTATGTCCCTGAGGTCAACACGAACTATGCTGTTCACTGTTGCGGCTGAATTTAACGACACAACATTTCCGGTAACAGTATACTGCGAATTTACATTATACCGCTCGTTATCTACTAGCACACTATCTACGTTACCAGTGAGAACTGTAAATGCATTATCTACTCCATTCGCAACAAACTCAGACACCGTTCTAGAATACAAATACGCGGACCCAGCAGTTGTGTATTGAGTGCCATCTATAACCTCTGTTGAGTATGGGGCTCCTACTACTAACTGTGACCCATCATCTGTCGTCTTTACTGCGGTTCCAAATTGCGACCCTGGAGAAACAGACTCTGTTAATGTGCTGTTTAACTCGTAATACGGTCCCGAGTCTAGTCTAAACTGCGATGTAGACGGGTTGTTAAGAAAAACAAGTTGATCTCCTACTATAGAATATTCAGAAGGAAGAACTAAGTTGTTTACAGAGTTGTATAAGGTTACACTCTCTGGGTGGTACACCTCGTCAAGCGTATAATTAACAACTGAATCGACTGTTTGGATATAATGTGCATCAGATTTTATATATCTGCTTGAATAACAAAATACCTTGTTGATACCTGGCGCGCCTACATATATCCATTGATTATCATTACTTATAGTAACCGACGTGCCGAATCTTGCATCAGCATCAGATATAGTCAGCAGCTGAGTGAACACCAGAGATGCCCCCACGTCTTTTCTGAACACGTAAACGTGGCCAATGTTATTGCTGCTTGCTGGTGCCCCAATAACAACATACTGTTTACTGATATCAATACTGTATCCAAACCCGAGTGTATCCGGGTTAATTGGTGACAGTTGCTGCATCAATACTGTTTGTCCGAAAATATCTTTTCCGTATATGCTCACAATTCCAGCAAAGTTGTTCGTAACAGGTTGCCCAACTGCGTAGTACTCTTTAGCATCTTTATCTGCACAAACACACGAACCGAAGTTATCTTCCCCGCTATGATTCGTTGGCAATAATGAGTCAACAGTTACAAACGGCTCGTTCTTCTTTAACACTCCCCAGTTGCCCGACGAATCTGCGTTATCTACCCAAACCTTATCGATTGTTTTCCAGTTGTGCAGCAAGGTAGTATCTGTTATATCACTCAGATATGCGTACCGTAAGCTAGATAGTCTATATAGTATTGCTCGGCCAACAACCTCACCTGTCGGAACACCAGTTTCTCCGGTGACCCCAGCATTCTTTAGCTCTGCTATGTCCATCAAGAATAGCACAGTTACATCGTATATAGAGTTAATCTTTTCTACTCGATAGAAACTATCAACGGTAGCTGCTAACCCTTTAAACGCAAAAACCTCACCTACCACTAACCCATGCGGATACTCTGTGGTTACCGTTGCTGTTAGGTCATCAATGTACTTAATTGATATTGCTTGGTTCTCAGTCTCGTTAACTCTAAATACATTCCAGTTTCTTGTAAAGTCCTTGGCAATCCAAATCTTAGTCCCACTGCCCAGCGTAGCTAATTTGCTGTTTAACTCAATATAGTTAGTTAGATCAAAAATAGTTATGTCAATGTCATCGATGTTAACGTATCCAGCAGTCAGCAAGTCGTTCTCGAGAACAGACTCTCGAGATCTAGTCTGAACAAAGTTTTTATTAAATACTGTTGGCTGTTTGTACAGGTGTTTCTTCTTGACTCCGATGACTAAACTTTGTTCTGTGTCTGTGTCGTTTAACAACTCTAGTGTAACTGGGTCTGTAGAGTATTTTCCTTTATCAAGTGCGATTTCAAAAAATTGATTGTGGTCTACTCCGCCATAATCCCCCATACGAAGCGCCCACTCTTCATACACTGTAACTTCATTGGCAAGGTTGTTGAATGTTGCTGATTTCATCGCCTCCAACGAACTAACTGTTCCTTTATCTCTGATAAATCCTTGATAAAACTTTAGCTGCGTTGTACTATCGAGTCCGAGATCAGACAGGTACTGGCGTGGTCTAAATCCAATGACTCCTTTTGCAAACACGTTAACACTCTCACTTAATCCGATAGTATCTATGTCATAGAACTCTTCAAACTTCTGAGCATGTAACGAGAAATTTTGAAGTAACCCAGATTTTAATGTTTTCTTATCTACGTACTGCCATTGAGTAAAATCGAATTGGTCTTGTGCAATAATATTCACCGGGGAAACGTAGTACACAGACTTATGTTCGACCAGCTCTCCTTTTTTGTAATCGGTGCTTGGCTGCCAGGAAGGAACATATGCATCGTTATATATAAATCCGCCAGGAGATAAGCGACCAGTCCAGTTACTGGTTTTTGATCCAACAAGTTTAAGTCTAAACTGTCTATTCCCAGATTCTGGTTTGTATATAACGTCTTTGAACAATGTTTCGTTGTCGAAAACTATCGCGTGTTCGAACTGCACAAGATGCAATTCTGCATATGCGATAGTTTGGTTCGGAGCAGTTAACGTAAACACGTCGTCATCTCTAACTATAGAGAAGTTTGCTGCCTTAATTGGCATGAAATTCTGATCTAATACTTTAGACCGGTTATTTTGATTCTTAACTTCGTCAACAAAGTAGTTCCCCGACTTAAATGTTAATTGCTCAGCAAACGGGCTTAACACGATCAAGTCGTTTGTGTTCCATCCTTGTTGAGACCACGTTAAGAACTCTTTAACCGATAAGGTCCAATCTTTAAGGCACTCTAGATCAGGGTTCCATGTTTCAAATACAAACCCGTTCTTTTGTAAATAGCGTTGGTAACTAGTTAGGAAGTCAACTACTTGCTGTTTTGTTGTGAATTCGGTACCATACGGAAAGTCAACCTCTCGATCTTCAAACTCAGAATAAATTGTTCCGACTTCGTTGATTACACTAATCTTGTTGTTGCGCGAGTTAATTATGCTGGGCAGTATAGTAAAGTACGGATGCATCACATCGTATCCCTTGACACTGTACCCGTTTGAAGACTTTTCTACAATAACAGCACTGTACGTCGCTTTAATAACTGGTGGCGATTTGTGCAGGTAAATTTTGTAACTTTCGTTCGGTACAACAATCGACTCTCTGAGACTAGTTGGGCTACTTTGCTCTGCATAGACCTCCAGGTATCGATGGTCTGTAAACCCAGCTAATTTATATCCTAGTCTTACATCTACCTTGTCTAACACTGTACGGACTTTCAACGGGCCATCAATACCTAACAATTTGGTCCAATCAACAATCCAATTTAAATATCCGGCATTACGTGTTACTACTCCGTTTACTATCTCTCCGTTAATTTCGATAACCGACGGGGATAGCACCTCGCGACGGGCTGTTAGAAGTTGCCCTAACCGAGCATTGTAAGTAAAGTTACTAATATTCAGGCAGTTGCCCATGTACTGAGCGGGTTTTGCTAATGCAAGGGCAATTTGAAGTGCAAACGGGTAGTCACTACTTCTGCGCCAAGCTGCTTCAACTGGACCACGATCTCCAAATACAAAATTTGTAGAGAAGTTAGTTGGGTCATACGACTTCATTATAAACTCACTAGGCGGCTTTAATCGACCATTTTCGTCAACAGGAATAACACGAAGTAGTCCAGGACGCGCAAACTCCGGAACGATGCCTGCAGCAGGGCCATCGACTATCAACCCTTTCTCTAAATCACGCCACATTACTAAGTTTCCACCAGTATACGGAGCAGGACCGTACTGTGTTTCCCACCAGTCTGGTTTCACTGTCAATCCCAACATCTCCCATGGGGTTATATGCGGCGTGTCAGTGTCGTAGAAGTAATGGTAAATTCCGCGCCAGAACCCTGGCAGAAACTCATCTGTTATTTTGTCGGTGTTCCCGCTGTGATTCCACGACCAAGGATCGGTCCCAGTGAAGTACGAGTTAGTAGAAAAATCAATTCGATTGTTACCTACCCATTTTAAAAATAAACGACTCAATATCTTGTCGAATTCTGTCTTACTGTAATCAGTGGTTCTGAACTTGCCTGGGACCACCGATGCAATGTTAAAGAAGTCAGTATTATACGTTACTTTTAAGTTATTATATATCCGCTTCTCTAACTCTAATAACAAATCGTCTCTGTAATCGTTGAATGCGATAGTAACACTACCGTCGTGGCCGATTATCACCCGCTGCGGTACTGAGAACGTGTCGTCTAATCTGATTTCAGGTACAAACCGGGGAAATACCCCGAGCTTAGTCGGAGTCTCAGGCACATAACAGCCGTCGGTGTTGCTATACTCTACAATTTGTAATGTATCATCAACTTGCGTTTCAACCAACAAGCGAAGTATTGGAAACCCTTCTCTGAAAATATAATCACGCTCATGAATTAGTTGCACTCCGTTGTAATACACAAGAACTGATTTGTTACTGAGTTTATTTTTATCGAACTCAGCAGACATTTCGTAATCAGTTATTTCAGAGTTCAGTATGACATAACTTAGTGTTGTTGCGAACGATGATTCGTACGGTAGCATATCGCTATAATACCACGGAAACGAATTATTCTTGATTATGTTTAATTCAGTTAACAGCATATCAACAGCTTGCACTGGAGACGGAATCGACTCCATTTGAAGAGACAATGCTGCATCTAAGAACTTATACTTGAACTTTGCATATTCTTTCTGTGCATGTTCAACACTGTCAACAAAATTTAACACAGGATCTAATAAGAAAAGCTGACTGTAAATAACAGGTGACTGCTGCAACAATATATCACCTCCGCTTATACTGTAGTGGAGATCTCTAAGATTGTTTGCTCCTAGTTTGTCTCCTAGGAACCCTGTTGTTACTGTTGCAACCGTTGTTAAGTGATTCCGTAGCTGACCCAGCGTTAAACTATCAAATGCTGAATTCTTAGAATTCAGGTCTAAGTTGCGTGGAACTTCGTAGTACGCTGTAGACGAAACTTCTCGACTATGAATTAAGATGTCGATTTTGTCGCCTTCAATAAAGTCGTAATTAACATCAACGAACATCATATTCTCGTTTGTGTCGTTGAACACGTACAGCGCAGACGGAAGCAACACCGAGTTTACATATACTCGAAGATCAACGTGACTAACTAAACTGTTGGGTCTAATATCAACTTGAAATTTGCTATACTGTGTGTACGCATACGTAAAAATCTGATGTTGTTTTGATTTTTCTGCCACGATTTCCCACATCGAGCTATTCCGCAATGTTGCTCGATTAGTAATCTTGTTTATATTTCCAGTTGATGTTCGGGCTGTTCTTTTATCACTCCGAACAAGAGTAGTAAAGTAGTCAAATGTGCCTACATCGAAATAATTAGTAAACTCTAAATCACCAATGTTACTAATGTTTTTGTATTTTATTGCAAACCCCAATACCGGATCTCTGAGCGTAGTTGTTGCTTTTGCGTAACCAAATAGCGTGTTCCCATTGAACGTCGTTCCTGGGTAAACCGCGTCGTTACCGAACGACATTCCTTGGTTATCTAAGATGTCAAATCTCGGTGCTTGATTTGTTGCAGTTTTTCTTTGGCTTTCGATCCAGATGGTTCCGTTGTACCAGTATGTTTTTCCTTTGTTTACCCCTTGCATCGGCACAATACTGTGATACGGGAGCAACACGTCAGCATCAGGAATCAATTGAATCTTTGTCAAGTTGTCGTCAACAACCAGATGCACAGTGTATATCTTATTCCGTACTGCTGGATCAACGTCAGCTGCAAAGATTATTCTTGTTCCTGTTTTTAGCGTAATGCCGAAATGATTAAAAGTAATCGCTCCTGACATACTGTTGAATGCGTCAGTTACTGTAGTCAGGTCTAATATGTCAACTTGGCCTTTTATTTCTCGCCCGTGATTAAACAACAAGATATCAGGATCAAACTCAATGATAGGGCGGAGTGCTCTGAAGTCTTGGTCAAGTATCGGCGATTCGTTGTTAAACCTAGCAGCTTGTTCGATTACGTTCTTGTGTATCCATCTGTTACTTCTTGACCACGAGTTACCGTCGATAGACGACCTGTTAATAGTAATAAAATCTGGAATCTTCGCCGAGTTGTATGCCTCGTCGTACAAGTCAGCATCGAAGCTGAATATGTCCAACGGAACTGTTCCTACATCTCTATCAGTTAACGATTCAGTGACAAACAGTGACTTCTCATTTATTAAACGAATACCTTTGCCTACTTGTTCTACGTAAAATATTTCATTTTCGTAACTAGCAGGGATAACGGTAGAGCTAAATCGAATTCGCATTCCATTTGAGAAAGCAACATCATTCGGACTGGTGTAATTAGATTGTCCCAGTATGTCTCGCTCGACGTCAATCTCTGTTAAATCAGGAGCAACAATTATGATTTTGCCAGAGATTAGAGTATCGTTGTCGCTGTACACATAATACAACGAACTTAACGGTGCAGTTATCAATGGAACTTCAGCTATGTATCCGCTCGAGTCTTTATAAAACGCTTTACCTGCATTCTGCTGACCGTTTAAAACCGACAGTTTAGTTCTTGGTTCAAATACATCAAGTTGTGTTAATCGGATAACATAGTCAGCTCCGTTGTTAATAGGAACCAACGATATTCTCCAGATATTACCTCTATTTGAAAACAATACCGATTCTTGCTCATCTGCAAAAGTTAGATCCTCGTATACCCCGTTGTCGTACAAAGAGTACGATTTCCACAGATCGTTCTTATCGTATAAATCGTTGTGATTTACAAATATTAAATGCTTACCATGAAGCGCAGTTGTTACTCCGTCGAACCCAATCCACTTTTCATTGAACGTTGATAGTAAATGATTGTTAATGTCAACAAAGGGAACACTGGTTGCATAGTCAACCACTCCGGCATCTGCTAAATTCTCATAAAACTGCTGATCTGTTACATTAGGTACGCTGAACGTAATCTCGCCATACGGGGCTCCGTTATTTGTAATACCGTATACTTGTCTAGAAGACTGGTTCGGGTAATTATATATAATTCCGGTTGGTGATGAGTTTGTTTGTATCCATAATTTCCCGTTTACGTCAGGATCCACAGTGAAAGTGTAATTCCCTCCACGAGCAACAACAATATTGGTGTTCGGTGAACCTATCTTATTGTTAACGTACAAGTTATTACTTGCATGAGTAATATTGAACGTATCAACCAACGTCGTTCCGCTTGCGAAGATATCGATAATCGGCGGGCCGTTTGGCATCCAGTAGTACTGGCTAAAGTTTACCAGCTTGTCAAGATCAAAGATATCACCATACGAATAGTAATTACTAGAGAACAACCTCGAATGGTCATTTACTATTCCTCCATAAAAAGAAATCTTCCCAATTAAGTCGGTGTAGCTAGTAAACGAGTAGATATTATTATTGTTGTCTGAGATTACAAGACCAGGCTCCAATTGATAGTTTGCTCGATCTTTAGTGTCTTCGAGTAAGTAGTTATCAGATGATTTGTATGTGGGAGCAAGTTTTCTTCCTATGTAGCCATTTACTTTTGTAAACTCAGGCTGAGAAACTACCTGATCTAACGTTGCTCCTAGAAACTTTTTATTGGCTTCGCTCTTGAAAATATCTGGTAGGAAGTCTATTGTTTTAAATGCCATCTGATTTAAACCCTGAGTATAACTATATTTACCACGCTAAAAATCAGCCTTGCGTTAGTTGTGCCAATGTAATAGAACTAATTATTTCGATGTCGTCTACCGTCGCAGCGTTAACCAAGATTTCATCTGGAGCAGTATTAATTTGATACAAACTACCGAATACCCCTTCAGCAGCTTTTGGGACCAATATAATACTCGATAATATCGGCGAAACGGCTGTATGCAAGTATGCACTTAGATCACTGAAAAAGAACGATTCACCGAAGTCTCGAAATTCAGCACTGAAGTACGTGTTCATTGCTGTGATTACTCTTGACTTAACTTCGTTGTCACTTATAATAACGTTCGTATTCTTTACAATTTTAAAGAACGCCTGTAAGGACGGGTGAGCTTTGTCACCAAACAACGGTTTAAATTTAACGCTGTTTAGAATAGTTGCATCACTCACTGCTTTATACTTCTGCAACTCTGCAAATTCTAACTCTAAATCCTCAGAAGTAGGTGCGGCTGGTAATGCCACTGTATTTGTTGTGTCTTGAATCCAAGCGGTGTACGAATCGTTGTACGTTTTTGTTAAAATGTATATGTCAATAATATTATTTGGTGACGGATCAATTCGTCGGTAGTTCGGACTATTATGTTTATACTGGAATAGTAGCATGTCTCTTCCTGCAAAAGCAACGTACCCAGTTGCTTCTACTACTATTCTACTTCCTGCTGGGTTATCTAACACATAAAACTTATTTTCAGGCAGCACATAAAACAGTTGTCCTATATTATATAGGAGCACCACATCTTCTATCTCTGCTTTTGATGTAAATCGAACAACAACACTATTATAGTCAATCGGCGAGTACTCGATGAACGAGTCACTCCGAATAACTTGCTGTTGAAACACTAGCTTCTTCGTCGGTACGTTAGCTGGGCTAACGACAATGTCAAATATGTCTGGATTATCTGGGATATTGTCGCTGTTTGTGTCTGGGTACGTAAGTAGAATCTTGTTAGTTAACTCGTATCCGTCGGCTTCTACTATGTTCTTATGTACAAACCAAACGACGCTCGAGTCCATTGCATCTGTCGAATCTGGTTTACTGTTGCTTTTTAGCAGCACAACCTGGTCATACACTGTTCTACTAGACTTCGAGTCAAACACCTTAATCTTCTCGTCGAAGTAGAACTTAACCTGATCTTTGCTTTCAAAGATAAAATCTGTTCCCCTGTAATAAACAACGTACTCTGCTCCGGTAAACTTAAACGCAATAATCCAGGAACAGTCCAGATTCAAACTAGACTTATCTCCATAATTCGTTAAACTAAAATCAGAGTCTAAATCTAAGTTCTCTGCTGATATTGATTCCCATTGCTGTAGCTTCGGGTTATACGCTAATCCGAAATTCTTGTACTCTGTTACGTAATTTGTAATCAGCTGCAATATTTCGTCAGACGTTAAATCGTTCTTCAGGACTGGATATATTTGGTCAACAATGGCGCCAGATGGGATCTTAACATTGATTGTCACTGGACCTGACCCGTCAGTGAAGTTGCCGGCACCACCGTTTGTTCCGTCACCAACAACACTAACTATAGATGCATACAAGTATAATCGTTCGTTGTCGTACACTGGGGTTCCCGACACTAAGTCATTATGGTTATCAAAAAAGAATCCGGGTGGTGCTCTGAACTTTACAATCGACCCAACCTTCAGATACTTCGCTTTAGTTGATGTTACGTATCCGAGTTGCCATATTCCTTGTGTTGAGTTAGTAAAGTAACCTGTTGCACCGTTGTTCAGTAAATTACTTATGTGCCAAGCGCAATCGGTGATTTGATAGTACAGCACCAACGGGTCCTCAGGTGATTTATAGTTTTTGTATATATCGTAATAGAAGTGTTTAAGCTCTCTGGATTGAAGAATAGTTATCAAGTTAGAATATATTGTCTTATACACATCAACAAAGCTATTAAAGGTAAAGGCAAAACGCTTAACAAATTGATTTTTGTATAAAATACCGTCGTCTGCAAAGATGCTGGTGCTGGAGTATTTTCCGGTAACATCAGTTACATCTAAGAACCGGCTAATTCCGCTGCTAGTTCTATTTGTTGCTTTAACCTTTAGTATACTGGCAAAGTTCGAATACGGGAATAAGTTGTAATCCTCTCCTGTTATCATTCGATTCTGAGTATAATACCGCTGCGGTGCTCGAGTTCGTATGCTCTCTATATCTTCTTTTGCTCTGGCATTTGCAACTGTGTAATGCAAACTAGCAGTCAGCGTTAGTATCTCATCTCTACCTAAGCGACTAGTGTAGTTTATTCTAAAGTGAATGTTTTGCAACTCTGACGATATAATCTTATAGTCGACATTCTCGCTGGTTCTATAGTACGCAACAAAATCCCCTTGAGGAATATTCGAGAAACTGCCGTCGCCGAATACTACGTCAATTTGATCATCTGCTCTAGTAACCACCTGAAATATGTTTCGTTCAGTTTCTTTGTTATATGTAATGTTCACCCCAGCAATAGCAGGCACTTTTTTCCAGGCGGTTTGTGTTTGTTTGTCGCCCGATAGCCGATATATCCACACGTCGTCGTTATTAATATCTGATGAGTTTACGTGCAGGACTCTATTTGCTAATGAATCTTTTAATGTAAACTCACTGGTTTGCAAGTTTCCTTGCTTAAAGTATAAAAAGAACCCGGTGTTAATGCTACTGTTCCCGTTGTTGTCGTTTCGATACAGCATGTTAAACAGGTTAGTGGGCCTAGGTGGGATCTCATATACGTTTGCTGCACCCGCACTACTTGCGCTCACTGCTTCGAATGTTAGTTGGTTCCCGCCCACCGTTGCCCCAAACTTAAACACAGGCAACTGAGTTGTATTTAGGTTTATTGTGTACTCGTCTGTTTTAATGCCGTTAATCACTTGCGAGTTCCCTGACTTGCCGATCATTTGCGAATTTATGAGTGCAGAGTTCAACACAAGAGTTAGCTGTTCCATCCAATTGTCGTTTGTTGGGTCATTCCATTGGATCGACATGTTTGTAATATTGATGCCAGTCGAATCTTTAATTGTCTCTGTCGTCGACACAGTATCTATCTTCAAATATCCACTGGCCGGAACCGCTCGTTTTGGTGAGTAATCAATTAGTCTTGCTAATTTTAGTATACTGTCGCGTCTCTCGGCTGTATCCAAGAAGTTTTCTCTGGCGTTTAAATCAGTCCTAAACGCTAGACTCTGTCCTAAGTACGCAATCAAATCAACAAGAGCCACATACTCGCTGGATTCAATGAAGTCATTGAAATCTTCCGGGTAGTATAATCGCAAGTAATCGATCATCGACTTACGCAACGTTTCGAAGTCGTAGCTCTGAAAGTCAGCATCCTTAAAGGTTTGGTATACTTTCTTCCAGTCTTCTGCCACTAGTGTATTAGTTCTTGCCATTATGGTCTCTTATAGTTAATGTATTTATCGTTAAAACGTAGGGGTTTTTTGTTGGTCGAACTCAACTTGCATTCTTGCGACTTCGTTCGTTTGTAAGTATCTAATCTCAAGTTGAACCATGATTCCGTGCTCATACTCACTGACTATAATACTGTCTGCTGAGATCCTCGGGTCGAGAGCAACAATCTCTTTAAGATTCTCAACTATCGCATCCTTGACTTGATCTGTCAGCGGCTCGTACAAGAGATTCCATATAATACAACCAAAATTTGGATTCATTATTCGTTCTCCTTTTTTAGTGTATAGATGATTGTACAAGTCTTGTCTAACTAACGCAAAGTCAGTAAGATGATATTTCCCACGTTTATTGATTGAGCTGAAGCCTTTATATATTGCCATGTATTATATCCTTAGTTACGATGGGCCTGGCGCACCAGACACGCGGGTTGTATGCACTGAATCACTCGGTTCGTGTGTTGGCATTATTTTAACTATAGAGTTCAACTTACTAGTGTGCTTCCATATCTTGCCTGTCTTTACTGTTTCCCCTTGAGGAATTTGTGGAATAATAACTGGAACCACAACAACCGGAGGAGTAGGTGTTGTAACCTGAGGAGGAGTCGCGGCTGCAACAGACGGGGGAGTAGTAGAGTTAATATACGTCATTGCTCCTTTAAGCACTAATGCACTGCCACCTAGTATGTTTACTGTTCCTGTTGCATGTGCGTTAATGTTCCCGGATGCCGACATTCCGACAGTCGGTCCTGACATAGTAAGTTGTACTGACGCCCCGATTTGAATCGTTTCTGCTTTTTGATTCAACTGATTTATTGCCTGTATATCAAAGTCGGTTCCAGATTTAAGTTCAACTTTTTGTCCAAATTGGTGGAACAGTTCGCTCGCATTGATCTTAATTACTTTAGATTTTTGGTTTAATAGATCAACAGCGTGGATATCCATTATTGTCCCAGATCCTATTTCTACTTTCTTTCCCCATTCATGCAACTTCTCTGTTGCATGGAGCTGTATCAACTTTGATTCCATCTTAATTGCGTCTTTAGCATAAACACTGATTGTTTTGTAACTATGAATGTTAATATCAGCATCGGCATGGAAATTAAAGTCCTTTTCAGTTCGCAGACTAATAGAATCTTTACCGTACAGATGTATCTTGCCAGTAGTATCAAACTCTAACCAGGCGGTCCCCGCTGAGTTAGCCACATATAGAATCTCATGCTTGTCATTTAACATCAACTGGTGCCCGCCTGCACTTCTGAGGCGGATCATCTGATCAAACCCAGCAGTATCTCCGTCGTCTAAAACAAATGTGTGACCACCTTTTCTTGTGTTGATTTGTTTGTCGTACGGTTTTTTCCCTGATCGGTCTGGATCTGGTCTCCCTGGGGTACTCAACCCAGTTACTCTAGATGGAGACTCTCTGTGACTTGAGCTGGAAATCGTGCCTCTGACAGAATCTGTTTCTAATCCTTGCGAGTACAGAATCTTCCACTGAACTTTGTGTACTGGCTTCTTGTTCTTAGGAAAAGTCGAATAAGCATTCACCGCTGGTAGTGCAGGATTATGCTCACACACCGGGTACTGCACTGCCGATACACCGTCTTCTGTTCCGGGTTCTTTGTACGCATCTAAGGTCGATCCCATAGCTGGTACCATCCAATGACTTAAGGTCGACGGCACACACGCAAACCAGTACCCCCTGTTAGCATCACCATTAATAAAAGTAACTAAAACAAGGTTATCTATATCGGGCGCGGCAAACCACATACCGTATGTATGAGGTACCTGTGGATGAGTATTTGTTGGTTGTACTTTTTCAAATCCCGTAGAACCAGCAAACGGCCCAGCATGGTTAACAGTTCGCCAGGATACCGACTCATCAGGAGGGCCTCCGAGATCAGGGATGTACACCTGTAGACGACCCCGTCTAGCAGAGTCGATGTTGTTCTTAACGATCCCAATAAAGACCCCGTGAACAGGTTGAGGGTTCCCTGTTAATGATCGTCTTGCTTCGTCGTAATCGTATTTTTCTGTTGCACTTCCGTGCAGTCTATCCAATGGCATGTTGTTACTCCTGTTACTTAGGCAAGAATACTCTGACTAATTTTAGTACTTGTTCAAACTTTCCACCTGAAAATATGTTCTCAACCGATATTACCCTATACGTTCCGTTGAACTCACTGGCAGACCCAGCGTCTGCCATGCCAGATCCCTGATTATAGTCGACTGGTGATTTAAAACTCACTTTAACAAACACTTCACTTGTGTTCATTGGTACACTGTCGCCAGCTCCGTCGCCAGCTTTGTGGTATATATCGTCTTGCTTAATAAAGTCCGGATCACCTACAATTTTTAAATCTAGCTGAACTAGGTCGGCACCAGGTCCTTCCATGATTGTTTTTGTGAAGTCCTCGATAACCCGCTCTCGTTTGTTGTTGATATTTGATGTTACTCGAGTTGTAAACTGTTCAACCATTTTAGGCAACCCGATTGTGCCTAGATTTTCCTGTATCATTGATATTATAGCCGGTTGACTGTTCATATTATGATCTTTTTCGTGTGTGTCTACTAGCTTGTTCCATGGCGTAGTCGGTCTTGCTCCCTTAGGAAATGCCGCCAACGACTGATAAAACAAACTGTTTAGTTGAATGTTAAAATCTAAGATATCTTTGTTTTTCCCAGTGAAGATGTAATTGTATTCCTTAGAAATAGGAGCTCCGGCTGCAACTGGCATAGTCGGATGAACAGTGTTGTACATATCATACAAGATAACTTTATATATTGTTTTACGAGAGATTCTACCCTGAGCAGGATCTGTTACCGTCAATACCGTGTTTGGTGCAACTTTAAACCACTTTATAACTCCGCCACTCTTTCCATGCGGACCTGTCTTCTCATCAAAATCCAATGCTTGTTTTTTAATATAATCAGAGTTCCTAATTACGAGACTCAGAAAATTAACAATCGATGTTCCTTTGTTTGCTGGAAACGTTTTAACCATCGACTGTGCAGGCGGCTGATTCCCAGTATAGTCTTTGTCTATAGAAATCATAGTAATCGGCATCTCAGCAGACTCTACTATTTTTGAACTTTTTATTTCACCTGGAATGTCAAATTCAATCGACTCTGTCATGGTTGCGTGTTCTTTTTCTACCATCAATGAATAGTAATCGTTCATTGCTTTAGTAAAGCTATTCCTCAAATGAGAATCCGCCGGTTTAAATATATCGTCTACTGTTTCGCCTTGAATATTATAATTGTACGGGATAGTGCCGATTGTTTGTGTCATCGAACTATAATTATATGGTACCGCAGTTATTGTGTACTCGGCGCCTTTCGCTGACACCTGGAGATCACACTTTACTATCTTAACCGCAATGTATTTCGTTGACGGTATTTTGGTTGGGGAGGTGCTCTGACCTGGGTATCCAAAGAAGCACACCTCCATCAGATACGGGCACTCTAAGTACGTTGTTCCTCTTGCCATTGCCGCAGTTATAAGTCGATTGAAAAACGTCATCCCCATTGGTTCTACGATCTTAAATTCCATCTTTACTACGTTTGACATCTTTGTTTGTGCATTACAAGCAATGATTGTTTCTATCTTTGTGTCTTCAAAAAAGAAATCAGTTCCTGCAAATGCACCATCTCTACCTTTTGGGTATCTGCCTGCACTCGCTGCTATTACGTTTCCTTCCATGCAAGGAGACGGTAACCCATTGAATTGGCCAGGAGAAATAATAGCTAGTGCTAAACTGTATGTGTATGTAGCGTAATTGTGGAGTATATTCTCACTCATTCTATATGCCTAACCGTTGTGAGATGTTATATTTACTGGGGATATAAATCACAGTCCCTGTGCGGAAATCGAACAACGGATCTTTAAGGGTGTCTGGATTTCTCATTGCAAATACCCACCACAGTGCCGACGTGCCATATAAATCAAACGAAAGCAGGTCTGGACGTAAATTGTATGTTGCATCTATTGTAAACACGTTGTCTGTTTGGTCTTTTGGTATGTCTCGCAATGTCGCTACGTCTAAGAAAACTCCAGATGTTGTGGTATTGTAGTACATGCTCTGTGGTGAAAAATAAGGATTATTTGCCATATTAGATAAAATCCGAGTTGCCACCAGCTACCGCAGCATGACTGAAGCTACTAGCAACGTATTGCCTACTGTAAACAGGTTGGAGTGTTACTGTAAGACTACTTAGCGTAGGCAGTTTTTCTGCACTTCCTGCATAATCAACTTCTGGAGGCAACGAATGTGAGAAGTTAGTTACTGCACAAAGTACGTTGTTGAAATATCCGTTATACCCATTTAGTTTTACTAACGGAGGCGGACAACCCGCATTACCGTCTGCACCATAGAACATTTTGGTCGCTGCTCTAAAGAACGCAACTGCTCCCATTAGTGCAGCGGCTTCTGCATCAGTTTGCACACTGAAGTCACCTGTTATTTGAATTTCAGATACTTCACTGCTCTCATATGCATACGACCCGTAGTTGTTATGTGTCAATCGCTGTGCCGAATAATTTGCTTTGAACGATGACGTCACTGACGGCAAATACGGGAATGTTACTTTTCCTACTCCTCCTACTGCCGGTCCGGTGATTGTGACTGCCCAGGATGGGGTTGCACCACCACCCATGCCACCTAACCCGTTTGCACCGCCGGCACCGGCACTAGTGAACCTATACACTGTTGCTTTTCCTGCATTTGCACTAGCCGATGCACCTGATGATGATATTCTGGCGGAAGCCGGGTCAATTGCATCCGACAGTACTTGCCAGGCTTCGTTGACTAAACTTTGCGTCCCGGCCGCAGCAATTGCACCCAATGCTGCTGATGCCGCATTTCCTAAGAAGCTTGTGCTATTTGACACAGAGGCGCCTACTTGGCCTGGGATTCCGTTTACTCCCATTACCGCAGTATTAATCTGTTGATTAACAGACGATATACCCGATACAACTGTTTGCAACGGTGCTACGTCTTGAAACGCTGACGCTGCATTAGACAAACTCGTGAATGTTCCGTCAAATAGTCCCATTTTGTTGTGCCTGTAAAGTAAAGAAAATCATATTGTTCCGTAGAATAAAATGCAACTAGAAATAAATATATCTTGTATTTTTATATTTATCTGTGTAAAATGTAGTATATTTAATAGGAGCAACACATGGCAAGGAAAACAGTCAACTACTTAAACAACAAAGACATACTTAAGGAAATCCATAAGAGCAAATCATCTTATTGTAGCTTTGATAATAGCTCATCGAGCTACGACATAATCTTGAGTAGCACTATCGATTTGGTGTCTCATATCGACCAAGCAAAACAGAACAAAGCCGAGAGGCTAACAAAAGATGCGGTTGAACAACACGCTGCCGGTGGGGTTAAGGTTAAAGCCGACGACGTTGCAGTGTCTGTAGATGACATCAAAACCGAAGATTTAGTGTTTAGAGTGATGACGTGGGAACATATTCCACTAGCAGAGAGTGTTAGTAAAGGTAAGAAATTCAATTCCAACGAACTATTTGAGCCGGTAACCGAGTACGATTCGATAGACGACATTATTGAGATCACAAAACCAGCAAAATACACAAAAGTTAACTTCCCGCCGTTTTGTCATTACAAGCTAGACGAAAACAACAACCCTGTTTGTATCGGACGGAGCCATTGGACAGGCAACAGTGCTGACGGACAGTTTAGTAAAGAACACGGGCAAGTAACAAATACCCTTGCAACTATGTATATGAAGTTATGCGAACGATATGCAACTAGGTCTAACTGGCGTGGGTACTGTGTTGATCCTAGAACTACTGCGTTAACTCAACGAGGGTGGCTTTCGGTTGATCAGATAACCGAGCAAGACACTATACTATCGTACACAAACGGTATGCTGACCTGGTCCAGTATTAAATCAATTTACCGGGGCGAGTTTGACGGTTCTATGTTTCACTTACGCGGGCGTGGAATTGATGCATTAGTTACTCCAGAACACAAATTTGTAACACAATCCGGATTAATTAAAGTTGACGACTTAACAGATTCTGATCGAATAGTAACAATGGGAATAGCAGAAAAAGGAAATAGCACTGAGATACACAATGCACCTTTTGTCACATTAGCAGGATGGATGGTAATGTTTGGGCAATGTACCATATCTGCTAGTTCGAACAAACTTGTTTCTCTTCGAATTCGTCCTGATCTAACAGACAGGGTCCGCGCATGTTTAACCGAACTTAGCTATTCATTCTCAGAGTCAATTGTTACCGGATCAGGCAAACTAACTGACTTTTTATTATCAGAGGCATCGTCAAGCAAACTAGTCGAACTGTTCCCTGGGAAGAATCTAACAATGGAGTTTATATCCACGCTGACTACCTCTCAACGAATGCTGCTCATTAATGTTATGTGTAACGGTACTCAAAAACTTACACACAAAAACATAGATGTAATCAATATGTTCCAAGCACTCTGTGCTGTAACTGGGGTTAAAACAAAAGCAGTTGCATCGTTCAAACACACACCACTTGACAAACTCAGCTCACATCACACTGTTATTATTTCACCGACTGCCGATTCAACCGTTCGCTGCTCTGATATTAACTTTTACGGTGGAAAAGGAACTAATCAAACGCGCGCAGACGGAACAACCCGTCTAAACGAACCGACGATTCTATACAAAGGTCAGGTTTGGTGTCCTGAAACAGAATTCGGCTGCTTTGTTGCTAAAAGAAACGGGATGGTATACATTACCGGTAACACTTACAACGACGAAATGAGATCCCAGGCGTTACTACAACTAGCTCAAATTGGATTGCAATTTGACGAAAGTAAGTCTCAGAACCCATTTGCATATTATACGGCTGTTATAACAAATTCTTTTACTCGTGTGCTAAATATAGAAAAGAAGAATCAAAATATAAGAGATGACATATTGGAGATGAACAATGTTAACCCCTCATACACAAGACAAAATAGCTGTAGCAACAGTGATGGTGACAGCGAGTAGTGAATTAGTAGCAAAGAAATATCTAACCATAGTAGATTTACAAAAATCTGTATTATGGTTAGATATACAGCCATACGTCTTGCTCGGAATTAACAACCCCCGGCAACTATTATACCATTATACAACAGCCCTCGCTGCCATACCCACTTGCACATGTGGGGAAAACTTAGCTTGGCATTCTGACCGTAGGGAATATCGCAAATATTGTTCTAAGCGGTGTACAGCGAGGGCAACAGTTGTTGAAAAAAAGAAACACAATTTATCTACAATTGGAGTTGAATGGCATTCTCAGACAACCGACTGGGCAGCAAAAGTAAAACAAACAAGTTTGCGGCGGTTTGGTGTTGACCATTACAGCAAAACCGTCGACCACACTGCTCGCGTTAAAGAAACAAGCATCAGGAAGTACGGGGTTGAGAGTGCTGCTCAGAGCAAAGAAGTTAAAGACAAAGTTGCGGCTTATTTTATAACCAAATACGGTGTTAGTAACCCGTTTTTATCGGAGGGTATCTTATCTAAGATACGAGCGACCAACCAACAACAATTCGGAGTCGATAATCAAAAACAAGCACATTACTCCACTGAATTTAAACAGGTGTTAGCTGATTCAACTCAATTGGACGAGCTGTGTAAAACAATGACTGTGCTCGAAATTGCAAAAAAATACAACGTATCTACTAACCCGGTGTATAGTGCAATAAAAGATGCAGGCATACTACTGACTAAGAAGTCACAGAGTAACTTAGAAATAGACGTACATCAATTTATTCAAACATTGTACAACGGCCTGTGTATTACTAACGACAGGTCTATTTTAAAAACAAAACAACTAGATTTGTTTTTCCCAGACATTAAGTTAGCAATCGAGTGTAACGGATCATACTGGCATTCTGAGTTAAATGGTCGAACTAAATTTTATCATTCACAAAAAAGCACAGAATGTGCTAAACAAAATATTCAACTAATACACATATGGGAACACCATTGGACCAACAGAACCGATGTTGTTAAGTCGATGCTCACCAGTGTATTTAACTGTGCTACTCGCATATTTGCTAGAAAATGCACAGGAAAACGCATAACCAAAAGCGAAGCCGATATATTTTTAAATAAAAATCACTTGCACGGGTGTACTTCGGCTGCAACGGCTTGTTATGGTTTGTTTTTAAATAATGAGTTATTAGCGGTTATGACATTTGCAAAGTGCCGCTTTGGAAAAACTGCCGAATGGGAATTGATTCGTTTTGCAAACAAAATCAACCATACAGTTGTCGGCGGCGCGAGTAAACTATTCAGTATGTTTGTTGTTGAATACGCGCCAGCCTCTATTGTGTCGTATAGTGACATATCAAATACTCGCGGAAATATGTACCAAAAACTAGGGTTCGTGTTTTCACATCAGAGTAATCCGAATTACTTTTATACTCACGACTATTGTACGTTTTATTCTAGACAAAAATTCCAAAAACACAAATTAAAAAAACAACTTAGTACGTTCGATGCGCACTTGTCTGAATGGCAGAATATGCAAAATAACAAATGGGATAGAATATGGGACTGCGGTAATAAGGTTTTTATCTGGGTAGCTGTTTGATAAAATGTTACTTGCAACCACTAGACAAAAGATATATACTTATACGATGTACTTCACTTCTATTCTAACCAATGAGTAATCTTTTTAAAAAATCCTGTTTGTTCGGAGACTTGCACCTGGGATTAAAATCAAACAGCAGCGTACATCTCAATGACTGTTGGAATTACATCCAATGGCTTACTGAGACAGCAAAAAAAGAAGGATGCGATACGTGTTTCTTCTTAGGTGACTTTCATAATAATCGAGCATCAATTAACATAGTAACCTTAAACTACTCGATTAAGTGTTTAGAACATCTTAGTAAGAACTTCGAACGAGTATTTTTTATTCCTGGGAACCACGATCTCTTCTACAGAGACAAACGAGACGTGCAAAGTGCCGAATGGGCAAAACACATACCAAATATCATAATCGTAAACGACTTCTTTCAAGATGAGAATGTAAGTATAGTTCCGTGGTTAGTTAAAGATGAACACTCTCGTTTGCGTAAGATCAAAGCCGATTATATGTTCGGTCACTTTGAATTGCCACATTTTTATATGAATGCAATGGTTCAAATGCCCGATCACGGCGAGATTCAACGGGAACACCTTGAACACATCGGGCATGTGTTCAGTGGCCACTTTCACAAGCGGCAAACCAACAAGAATATATCGTACATAGGAAATTGTTTTCCTCACAGCTATGCCGATGCAGGTGATGATGCACGAGGATGTGTAACCCTTGAATGGGGATCTGCCCCAGTATACCACACCTGGGCAGAGCAACCTCGATACCGCGTTCATAAGTTAAGCGATGTATTAACCGACCCCGAAAAAATACTATTACCCGGAATGCATACTCGTGTAAACCTAGATATAGACATTAGCTACGAAGAGGCAAACTTCATTAAAGAAACATTCGTTACCACATATAACCTCAGAGAAATCGCACTAATTCCTGCAAAAACAAGCGATGTTAGCCAGTATGACAACGTAGGGCAGATCCAGTTCGAGTCTGTTGATCAGATTGTATCGGCTAGTATAAACGGGCTGGACACTAGCACATATGATCCAAAGATGTTGTTGGAAATTTACCGTAGTATATAACTTGCTAACTGCCTATGACATTTAAGATCAAAACTCTAACATTAAAGAACTTCCTATCAATTGGTGCTGTTACTCAAGCTATCGATTTTGACCGAACAGACATCACATTAGTGTTGGGTGAAAATTTAGACCTGGGTGGAGACGGGTCGGGCTCGAGGAATGGTACTGGCAAGACATCTGCATTAAACGGACTCAGTTATGCACTGTACGGTAGTGCGTTAACTAATATAAAGAAAGATAACTTAGTTAATAGGACAAACGGGAAGAACATGTTAGTTACCGTTGAGTTCGAGAAAGATAATACAGTTTATAGAATTGAACGAGGTCGAAAGCCGAACGTTATGCGATTCTGGGTCGGCGACAGCGAACAAGAGTTGGATAACGACGCCCAGGGAGACAGTCGAGAAACTCAACGTGCAATAGAACATATGATCGGTATGAGCCACGACATGTTTAAACACGTGGTTGCTCTTAATACCTACACTGAGCCATTCTTGAGTTTAAAAGCAAACGACCAGCGAACTATAATAGAACAGCTACTTGGTATAACACTACTAAGCGAAAAAGCCGATGCTCTTAAAGAAATCGTTAAAGAGACTAAAGATGCTATTCAACAAGAGGAATACCGAATAAAGGCAGTCGGCGATGCTAACAAGAGGATCGAGGATCAGATCGCTAGTTTAAAAAGAAAACAAGTTACTTGGAAAGAAAAGCAAGACAGCGATGTAGTATCTTTGCAAGTGGCACTTGACGAGCTACTGACGCTTGACATCGATGCTGAGCTTGCTGCCCACAAACAGGTTGTTTTGTATCAACAGCGCAAACGAGATGCAACTGAGTTATCTATGGCTATTTCACGTGAAAAAGTGCAGCGTGACAAAGAAACCACTGCGGTTACCCGACTCGATAAAGAACTGGCTCTTTTGCTTAATCACCAGTGCCACTCGTGTGGGCAAAAACTTCATGATGACACGCACACCCACTTGCTCCAAAGTAAGCAAGAACTATTAACCACTGCTCTCGCATCTATAGCCGAACATAACAAAAGCATTGCATCGTTAGAACTTGCCCTAGCGGAGTTGGGGCCTGACGAACAATGCCCCACTGTTTTTTATTCTAAAGAAGAAGATGCGATTTTACATCGAGGAACTATAGAAAACATCTCTCAACAAATAACATCTGTTACCTCTGCTCATGATTTGTACGAAGAACAGATCAACGAGATGGTCGAAACTGCGTTAGAAGAAATCTGCTTTAAAAAGATAAACGAGTTAACTACGTTAAAAGAACACCAAGAATTCCTATTAAAATTGTTAACAAACAAAGACTCGTTTGTTCGCAAACGGATTATTGATCAAAACCTCGGCTACTTAAACGCAAGACTAAGCCAATATCTAGACCGTATCGGGTTACCGCATCAAGTTATCTTTCAAAACGACCTAACAGTTAGCATCTCAGAGCTTGGCCGTGATTTAGATTTTGACAATCTATCCAGAGGAGAACGCACCCGGCTAATTTTGTCGTTGAGTTGGGCTTTTCGTGATGTATGGGAAGCGTCGTGGCAACCAATTAACTTACTGTTCGTCGACGAGCTAATCGATTCTGGGTTAGACTCTGCTGGTGTTGAAAGCGCATTAGCAATACTCAAGAAAATGGCAAGAGATAATCATAAAAGCATCTGGCTTGTTAGCCACAAAGACGAACTGGTTAGTAGAGTTAACAACATTTTGTCTGTAGTCAAAGAGAACGGGTTTTCCTCGTTCGCATTTGGGGTAGAAATAAATTAGTAGCAGTATATAACGATAACTATTATTATAATTAAGGAGAAACACATGAACGACGTAACATCAACTCATCAAGCAATTCTTGAAGCAATCCGTGTTTATATGGCTGAGCACGAAAAATTCGAAACACAAGGTATTAAAGCATCTTCGGCCCGCGCCCGCGCCGCACTAGGAGACTTGGGTAAACTATCCAAGCTTCGCCGCGCGGAGATCCAAGAGAAGAAGAACCAAATGTCTGTTAAGTAATATGCCATCGCCTACTGCTTTCGGGCAGTAGGTTTCTTTATCACCCATTGACATAGACAGTGCGATGCACTGAGCTAAACTAGAATATACACCCTCAGACCCGTTAATTAAGGCCCTGTTTGATCGAGATTCCTCGATCCTCATTGAGTTTGCTTGAAAAAGTAGCCGACAGATCTTGAGTGCCAAAGAAATAGACACTATTGAGTGTTAAATGATTGTGGCTCTGTTGAAAAAGATACAACCACTGACTAATCCAACCTTGTTGTAGGGGTTGCAAATTAGTACCGTTAAATTCGAAATGCCAATCGGCTACGCGCCAGCAAACTAGAACAAAGGAGAGATAAAGGGGGTACAGGTTAACCGCCTCCGTGTGTGATTACGCATATTCTTGCTACAACTATGGCCCAAAGGAACTCATCGGAAAAACCCCCTTTTTGTCACATGACTTTGCCCTGTGTCTGGGCAAAGTATGACTGAATCTTTCGGAAATATATCTCTTAAAGCGTAATGTGTATTATCGTAGATCAAACAATTATATACAGTAGAGAGAAGAAAAATGTGTTAGAGCGAAAGCGATAAACACAGATGTGTGAAACACATCTTCTAATGCGATATGTATTGTAGTTAAGTATAACTTATCGTATGTCTTAATAGATACCCACGTCTGTATGATTTGATTTGATTTGATTATGTAACAAAGAAATCCCTTTGTTATAACAAGGGGAGTCCTGTTTTCTTAACTGTTTCTATATTTGCTTTTGTTATATCGTTTATGATTTTTCTGTCTTCATTTGATAATAACATTGCTTCGTCATACGTTATTCCTCCACGCATAAACCAACACATATTAAGCAGTTCTGTTTTTAAGGCTTTCGCTTCATTTTCTAGACTTTCGATGTACTTATGAATAGCATCGTGATCCAATGAGGAAAGCCTCAATCGAAAAAATTTGAATAATCAAACGTTAATCTAATCTTAAAGTCTTTACCACAATCTTCATGTTCACATGTAACTGTAACTGGTTGCAAACTGCTATTATTAAGTAGCGTTTCGTATATCTCTCTGATCTCAGATACTAGTTTTCTAGGGATAGATTGGTAGAACTCAAGTAAGAACGCTGGTTGTGTTACTCTGATTCCGTCTTCTGTTAAGATGTACTCGGTGCTATCTGCAAATGTTTGGATATTTAGATCTATCAGAGTATTTAAATGATGCGAATAATGCTTCTTGCGATCGTCTAATGGTAATGATTCGTCAGCTGCAATAGATGCCATTTTCCCTTGCTCAAATGCAATTAAACTCGCAGTATTTGTTTTAAAGTAAGTAAGTGGTTTAAACTTAATCCGTAACCCGTCGACTGTAAACACCTCGTCGAACGTTGAAGTTGCTGCTGGTATCGAACCAGCAACTGTGTTTAAGTTAATGGCAAATGATTGTCTGGTGTCGCAGTGCAAACAAGTAGCGTCAACCGGTAAACTATTTCCGAAACTCGCAATTCGCATTGCGATTAATATAGCATCGGTATCAATAGATGGCATTGACCAAGCATCTGATATATTAGGAACGCATGATTGAATAGCACTAACGACACCTGCTCCGTTTAACAAAGCGTCAGGTGATTTTAGCATAATTTCATCTTTGGCTGATAACGGGTATATAGGTAATTCACCAGTAACTGGTAAGTTTATAGATCCTGTCGGCCAGTATTTGCCATTGCTTGGTAGTTTAATGTGTAATACTGGTTGTCGAAAATGTTTTGATAAAGGGTTCTGTTCGCTCATTGTTTTCCTATTAGAAGAATGGTAGTTTTGTTCGTTTTGTTGTTTCTAGGTTATCGTTGATAATTTCGTTTATTGCATTTCTTTCTGACACATCAAGATGTAACGCTTCGTTGTAACTCATCCCGCGCATGTACCAACACATTCGCAGGAGTTCTTTCTTAATTGCTAGTCCCTCTTTTTCAATCTCAGCAACATACTCAAGGATCTCGTCATGAGATAATGCTAAGATCCTTTGCCGAAAAAATTTGTTTGATCCATAGAAATCTCAGATGACCATACATGTTTGCATTCTTCACATTGTAAGTCAGTTGCTTTTAATGACAATAACTCCTGCATTGTATTAACATGCTTACTAATTTTGTTGAACACCTCGCTAGGTGAGTTCTTAATAAACTCGGTGATCATAGCTGGATCAGTTACTGTAGTATCTGGGGTAACAATCGAAGAGATGCATTTTGCAATTACATCAACGGTGAACACAGTTAGTTTGTCGAGACTTTGTCCGAACAATTGCACTTTTTCGTCGTCAGACATTTCTTTGTCATTGACAATCGTCAGGATCTTCTGTTCTTCTAACGTTCTAATCTGTGTGTCTGTCATTTCCTTGTATGTATAAGGACGAATGTTAATTGTAAGTGGGTCATGTTGTATAACCGAATTAAACTCGAATGCATTTAGTTTATCCAGATACCCGATTAAATTTAGGTTAAACTCGTTTAAGTGATTACATTTTGGACACGATTGCCTAATCTCCATCCCTTCGCCGTATGTAGCAACCCGGATAGCAAGTAATATAGCATCTAAATCAACAGTTGGCATTTTCCATGGGTCTTTAATTGCAGGAACACAACTTTTAATAACAGACACAGTTGACTGTCCGTTCATCAGAGCATCTGGTGTTTTAAACATAAGCTCGTCGATTGCAGTCATTGCATATACTGCGTAATCACCGCTTTCAGTCTTTTCCAGTGCAGTCGGAGGATAGAAATTACCTTTACTGGGAAGTTTGATGTATAGTTTTGGTTGTCGAAAGTACATCGACAACGGATTTGGTGTGCTAGTTAGTGATTGTTGAGTCATTTACATTCTCCATAAATTTGGCGATAAATATATATTATCTGCATATTGTATTTATCTGTGCATTTTTAGGGGTTAATTTATGGCAAACGACGACATTGACAACGGTTTAGACGCAGCTCGCGAAGAAACACTGCAACGCATATTAGCTGCGAATCTTGCGCTATTATCGCAAGCTAAAGGTAAGAACACAACCAAAGGAATGTCGCCTGAAGAAAAAGCACTTCGTGCTGAAATGAAACGTCTAATGCAAACATACGAAGCAGAGTATGTTGCTAAAACAAAATCAACTGATTTAATGAAAGACCTCGCAGACGCACAAACAGAAGCATTGCGTATGGACAAGGAGTTCAACAAAGCTAAGAAAAAAGGCCACGAAGATGAAGAAAAACGTGGAAAAGAAAAGAAAGAACGCGATTTAGCTGCAATTAAAGGTCTGCAAAGTTTTAACAATGTTGTAACTAATACTATATCCGGTTTAACCGGTGTAATTAGCAATTTTGCTGGAATGAACAACAGCATCTCTTCGGCCGCTTCTAGTTTAAAAGTTATACCAGTTGTCGGCGGAATGTTGTCCGGAGTATTTGGGGCTGTTGCAACAGCAGCGGAAGGTAGTTACAAAGCATTCCAACAATCGGCGTCCGTCGGTGCAAACTTCGGCGGCAGTATTCATGGCATGATAGACGGGGCTACAAAAGCAGGGTTAACCTTCGACCAGTTTTCGGGGATTATTGCTAGAAACGGGCAATCATTGGCTCTATTGGGAGGGAGCTCGACCGAAGGAGCTAAACGCTTATCGACGTTGGGTAAAGAAATTCGGTTATCTGGAGTAAGTGATCAGCTAAATCGACTAGGATACGGAACTGAAGAGATAAACGAAGCGATGGCAGTGTATAGTGGTCGGTTAGCATTAACTGGTCACCTACAAGGAGCAACAAACAAAGACTTGGTAAGTGGAACAGGCAATTATCTTAAGAACTTAGATGCGTTATCTAAGTTAACAGGACTGAGTAAAAAAGATCTTCAATCAAAACAAGAAGAAATGATGAGAGACTCCCAGATGAGAGTCGCAATGAGTAAGTTGAATAAAGAAGATGCAGAAGGACTCAGAGCAACGATGACACGAGTTCCCGCGGCATTTTCTGGTCTTAAAGAAATTGCAGCAACAGGTGTAGCAACAACCGAAGAAGGTAGGAAAATATACGGTGCGATGCCTAAAACTGCCGCTGCCGCCGCAAAGATGAACAAGGAGATGGAAGAAACCGGCCATATTGCGGCAGAAACACGAGCTGCGTTTGAACAACAAATGATAGATGAAGCAGGCGAGTTCTCGAAAAGTTCTTTTGGGGCGATTGCAGGTGATTACTTAGTAGACTCGTACGGGAACATTGTGGTTGCAGCCCATGACTTAGCTGCAATGTCAAATAAGTCCATTGAACAGAAAAAAGCTGAGCTCGATGCTGCAGATAAAGAAGCAAAACTAAAAAAAGACGGTCTAGATCCCGCCGCAATGGAAAAGTACAAGCAAACAATTGCTGGTGTCAGCAACGAGTTTACAAAATTATTAGCCAGTGGAACTCTTCTTAAAGACATGATGACGGTGTTTGGACATTTAACTGGAATTATTAAAGATTATGTTGCTCCTGTGTTTAAGTTCCTGGCAGAACATACCACTGTTGCTACGGTTATAATGGTTAGTGTGGCTGCGGTAGCCACAGCGTTGGGTGCGGCAATGACCTTCGCAGCTTATGCAACAACAAAAAATGCAATAGCGCAGAGTGTGTCTGGCACCAGTATAAAATCATTGGGAACTATATTTAAAGGGTTGTTCGGAGTGGTTGGTAATCTAGGTAAACTGTTTATGACAGTTATTAGGTTCGCCGGTCCGATTGCACTTGCAGCAGCCGCAGTATATACATTGTACCAAGCCGTTAGTTATCTTGCTGAAAAGTTCACTGAATCAGGATGGTCGATATCAGATGTATTTGAGTCGTTAGGTGATACATTCAAGTCGTTTATGATAACTCTTAACGACGTAGCAACGAGTATGCTTAGTATATTACCACCTATGTTCGGTGGAATATCAAAAGAAGAAAAAGCAAGCAGACTTAAACTAAGTGAAGAACGCAGGAAAGAACTAGAAGACAGAAAAAAGGAACGGACAACTAGAGTTGCCGCAACAAAAGAAGTGAGGGCCGCTGAGAAAGCAGATGCGTTAGCAAAAGAAAAGAGTGCTGACAGTGAAGAGGACATAACAAAACGTAAAAAAGAGGCTGCTGAAGAGCAATTAACTCCTAAGGATCCCACTGGTGAACGAATTAACATTTTCCAAGAAGAGAAAAACGACGAGTTACGAAAAACTCGTTTGGCTCTTGAAGCTGAGAAAGAAAAAGAACTAGCAGAGGCGACTAAGTCCAAAGGGCAACAGGTATACGAAACTAGTACTACGGCAGCAAGAACTCCAGCGAATAAGGAGTTCAATGACGAGTATAAAAAACAGTATGCAACGAAAGAAACCAACAGAAAGCAAGAAAAAGTAGCAAAATCGAAATTAGACGCTGCGTCCGGGTCAATGTCTAATGCAGAATATAACACCGAGTATAAAAAACAGTATGAAACACAAGCATCTAACAAGACTCAAGAAAAAAGAGGAGAAGCTAAGTTAGCAGAACTGCACAAAGATACAATACAACCACAACAACAAGCATCTAACAAGAATGTATCAACTGGAAAAATAACTAAAAGTGGTAAAGATGCCTCGTTTAACATGGCTAACTACTTACAAAGTACTGCGTTAATAGAGTCAGGTGGCAAAGCAAATGCAAAAGCAGAAACATCTTCGGCAAGCGGCCTTTTTCAATTCACTGAGAGTACATGGAAAGAAAATGTTAAAGCAATGGGCAAATCGTACTCTCTTGATGATCGATTTGATCCAGCAAAGGCAACAGAGGTGGCCGAGTACTTTACACAACAACAAAAGAATCATTTAGAAAAAAGTACTGGGAAAAATGATATAAATTCAACTGATATGTATCTTGCACATTTCCTTGGGGCAGGCGGTGCAGCGAAGTTTATTAATGCGTTATCTAACGATCCGTCTGCTCCGGCTACAGCCGGAGCAAGCAAATCTCAAATTGATGCAAATGCGTCGATATTTTACGCTGATCCAAAAAACAAAGAAGGGATACGATCACTATCAGAAGTATATGGGCTAATGCAAAAAAAGATGGGCAATGCAGAGAGTGCATTGGCTACAGGAAAATGGGGAAAGTACGACATTCCAGATGTAGTAGCGTCTATTGGGACAGTTACAAAAGACGGAAAACCAACAGATAATCCGCAAGCCAATGGTGGCGGAGTCTTTAACGGTCCGAAGGCTGGCTACAACGTTACCTTACATGGTCAAGAGACGGTATTACCTGGCGCTGTTAATACTGACATTTTAACAAAAGGCATGAATTCACTTGCTGGTTTACTAATGCCACAAAATAAACCAGCTGGACAAGAAAAAAGTACAAGCACTTTCATGTCTGATATGATATTGTCTATTACTAAAAAGCAAGAAGATGCACAATTAGCAACGAAGTTAGCCCCAACCCCCGGAACAGTCCCAGGTGCAGCAAAAGACATTAGTGCGAAAATGGCTGACCAAGAAAGCTCGTCTGAAGAAAGAGGGTTAACTGGCAAGTTAATTGCTCAAATCGAACGGTTAGTTGCCCTAACAGAAGAACAGAATCGTCATCAGAGAACAATTGCAACTAATACTGCATAGTTGTGCCTCCCTGCACATAAATAACTTACAATAAGGATTGATTATGGCCGGATGGAAGAAGTATTTTAAAACAGTTGCAGTTGACAACGTTAGCCCTATATCGGGGAAAAATTCAGAATACGGTACGAATCATACTAATTGGCAGAGCACTTTGCCAGAGATTTATATTGGCCATCCAAATAGAATCGAACGGTATAGCCAACTTGAGCAAATGGATGCTGATTCAGAAATTAATGCTGCGTTAGATATTCTAGCTGAGTTCTGTTCACAAGTCAACGATAAGAACAACACCGCGTTTGATGTTGTGTTCAAAGAAACTCCAACTGATAACGAAATTAAGATTATTAAAGAGCAGCTAGTCGAGTGGAACGCGATCAACGAATTTAACCGCCGGATGTTTAAGATTGTTCGTAACGTATTAAAATTTGGAGATCAGGTGCTGATTCGAGATCCAGAAACATTTAAGTTGTTTTGGACTGAAATGAGTAAAGTAACGAAAATTATTGTCAACGAGACTAACGGAAAAGAACCCGAGCAGTATTTTATTAAAGATCTGGGAGTAAATCTACAAAATCTAACAGCAACAGCAATAACAGTATCAGATACGTACTCAGCAAATCCACAACTAACCGGCGGTGGGTATGTACAATCTAAACAACCGTACACTGGTGGTGGAAGATTTACTCATGAAAGAAACGAAGTAGCTATTAATGCAGAACACATTGTTCATTGCAGTTTAACTGAGGGGTTAGATGCGTTCTGGCCATTTGGTAATAGCGTATTAGAGAACATATTTAAAGTATACAAACAAAAAGAACTACTAGAAGATTCTATTATTATATATAGAATTCAGCGCGCACCTGAACGCAGAATTTTTAAAATTGACGTTGGTAATATGCCGTCTCATATGGCGATGGCATTTGTTGAACGAGTTAAAAACGAAATACATCAGAGAAGAATACCGTCACAAACCGGCGGCGGCTCTAGTATCGTTGACTCTACGTATAATACCATTGGACAAAACGAAGACTTCTTCTTCCCTACAACCGCCGACGGAAGAGGATCGTCTGTCGAGGTATTACCAGGGGGAACGAACTTAGGGGAAATCACTGATTTACGCTTCTTTACGAACAAGCTATTCAGAGGACTAAGAATTCCAAGTAGTTACCTACCAACAGAAGCAGAAGACGGACAAAGCACATTTAATGACGGCAAAGCAACTACTGCGTTAATTCAAGAATGGAGATTTAATCAATATTGTAAACGGTTACAAAGCAGAATAAGTAGCACGTTTGACCACGAATTCAAGATGTTTATGAGATGGCGAGGCATAACAATAGATAACAGCTTATTTGAAATTAAGTTTCCAGAGCCACAAAATTTTGCAAAATATCGCCAGGCAGAATTAGACACAACACATATTTCATCATACACTCAGCTTGAACAAATTCCATATCTCAGCAAAAGATTCCTTTTAAAACGGTATTTAGGATTAACAGAAGAAGAAATGCTAGAAAACGAAACAATGTGGGCAGAAGAACAAACCGATGGTCCACAAGATTCTGCACAAGGCGCAGATCTACGGTCGGTTGGAGTAACACCAGGCGGAATAGCAGGCGACCTGGGTAATATAGACGATCTGTCATCTGATGATATGGGCGGCGCCGGTATGGAAGATGTTGCTGGGGAACCGCCTGCTGCCCCAGGCGCGCCACCAAGTGCACCTAGCCCAGCGTAATAACAAAAAAGTATAAATATATTCATGTATATTGTTGAAATTTTTGATAAAATCCCAACTGGGTATAGTGACGAGAAAGAAGATAACTCAGTCACAAAGCTGTCTGACGTGAGAAAGACACGCCTCAGTCTGGCACAGATCAACAAGCTTCGTCTACTAAACGATATTAGAAAGTTAGAAACAGAACATAAAATCAAGAAAGTTAAAACTCAGTACTCTGCGCCAGCAGGTGACGGCGGAATGGGCATGTAGCCTAATGACAGCAACTGAGTTTGTAACTAATATCAGATCTTTTTTTGATGAACATTATGATGTTTTGTTAGCAGATGGAGTTATAACTCAAGAACAGATTAATATCGAAAAAAGTAAGCTGTTTGAGAGTTCCGACGAATTAACTCGAGCAAAAGATTTCATCGAGTACCACAAACAACATTCTCTTAAACCGATAATCGGAAACACATATACTCCGCTCGGAGTCGTAATATATGGCCAATGGAAGACTTTAGAACTATACACAACAAATAGTCCCGCAATTTTATCGAAAATTACAGCAGCTAATGATTATTTAATAACAATTAACAACACAGCACATAGGTTTCCGAATAACGTAAATTTTAATACCTCCTTAGGAGATACGTTATTTTATAATACACCATTGGAAGTTGCTGGTATAACCCAATTTGCTATCCTTGCACTATTAGGTGAAGGGTGGACGTTGTATCGTTATGTTATAACAGATACCGGCGATAGGGTGTTAATTAAATAAGAATCCTTCAAAAACCCACTGTTTCTCCCTTCTTTTTCTCCTTTTAATTAAATACTATTAGAATGCAATTATGCATTCTGCTATACACCACAAAGGAGACAATAATGTCATCAAAGTATGAAAAATTAATCGATTTAATCGTTAGTGAAGATCAGGAAAAAGCTCGAGCCCTCTTTCACGAAATAGTTGTAGAACAGAGCCGTAAGATATACGAAGATTTAGTAAACCAAGAAGAAGAACTTGACGAAGCCGACGACGATAATTCGTTTGTAAACGACATCAGTAACGACGAAGAACATATCGCTGGAGATGAAGAAGGTATTAGCGTTAATGACGGCGAAGATACCGTCGACTCTGAAGACACGCTTGATGCTGACGGTGATGTCGACGGTGATGAAGAAGGGTTGCAGGATAGAGTAATGGATCTAGAGAGTGCAATAGACGAGCTTAAAGCCGAGTTCGATCAGCTGATGGCAGGAGAAGACACTGGCGATGATTCGGATGGTTTCGGTGACACTGATGAACTCAGTGACGAAGATCTAGGTGACTCAACCGATTTAGACGGCACTGACTTAGATGATGATGGTGACGACGGAAAATTTGAAGAGTCTCTAGTCAGAGAGTATGTAGAGAAAGTAACCGCCCCTAATAACAAATCAGAAGGAAGCGAAGTTGGCTCTGCAGGTAAGTCTGTTAGTGTAAACAAGAGAAGCAATGTTGCCGGTAAAAACGACATGGGCGGGACATCATCGAACATCGCTCGCGGTGGATCAAACGAAGTACCGTCTGGACCAAAGAAACCGTCAAATGCTTATACAAAAGGTGAAGGATCATTGATTGGTAAGGTTGAGAATAGCCCTGGGGCAAACACCAAAGGGTATTCTGATCGTGCTAGAGCAAAATCTGAGTAATCGACTATAATGTCTAAACTTGTACTTAATGAATACGTTAACCCAACTGCGTCAAAGCAGTTGGTGTTTATGGAAGATTCTGAAGACGCATTCGGGAATAAAGAAAAATGCCTACACATGAAAGGTATTTTCATTCAAGGAGGTGTTAAGAATGCAAACCAAAGAATATATCCAGTTAACGAAATCAAACGGGCAGTTAATACTATCAAAGAGCAGCTTGCTAATAACTTACCAGTACTTGGTGAAATAGATCACCCAGACGACCTAAAGATTAACTTAGATAGAGTAAGTCATGCGATTGTAGACATGGACATGGATGGGCCAAACGGATACGGCAAGTTAAAAATACTACCAACTCCGATGGGCAACATTATAAAGTCAATGATAGAAAGCGGAGTTAAGCTGGGTGTGTCGTCTAGAGGAAGTGGCAATGTAAACGAAAGCACTGGCCATGTTAGTGATTTTGAAATTATTACAGTAGACATCGTTGCTCAACCGTCTGCACCAAATGCATATCCAGAAGCGATATACGAAGGTTTGCTGAACATGAAACACGGACACAAAGCTATTGAACTAGCAAGAGAGCTAAACGAAGATAAGAAGGTTCAGCAGTTCTTATCTAAAGAGATTATTCGTCTAATAAACGAAATGAAACTAAGGTAGTACAAGAATTCTCAGTTAATGAGATGTAACGTTGATCTAATACGTCAACATTTTAAATAGGAGATCCGAATGTTAAATGCTATTCGACCACTGATTGATAGTGGTATTATTAACGAAGATACTCGTCAAGCAATTTCAGAAGCATGGGAAGCAAGGTTAGCGGAAGCTAAAGAAACTGCCCGTTCTGAGTTGCGTGAAGAATTCTCTCGTCGATACAATCATGATAAAAGCGTGATGGTAGAAGCACTGGACAAACTGGTAACCGAATCTTTATCCGGTGAAATTAAAGAGTTCGCCGCTGATAAACAAGCTCTAGCAGAAGATCGTGTGAAGTATAAAAACTTTGTTCGTGAATCAGGAGAAAAATTCAACAAGTTCTTAGTTAGCAAACTAGCAGAAGAACTAAAAGAACTCCGTCAAGATAGAAGTCTGATTAAAGAAGGTGCTGCTACACTCGATAAGTTCGTAGTGTCAGTATTATCAGAAGAAATCTCAGAGTTTGCTAAAGACAAGCGTGATGTGGTTGAGACTAAGGTGCGATTAGTTGCAGAAGGCAAAAAGAAGTTAGCCGAAATGCAACAAAAGTTCATTACTCGAAGCGCAAAACTAGTAAAAGAATCTGTTACTAAAAACCTTCACTCAGAAATGAGCCAGCTAAAAGAAGATATTCAAATTGCTCGCGAAAATATGTTTGGTCGTCGTTTGTTCGAAGCTTTTGCAAGTGAGTTCACGTTAACTCATTTGAATGAGAACAAAGAAATAAGCAAGCTAAGAACCGCCCTGAAAGTTAAAGACCGTCAGCTTGCTGAAACAGTCAAAAAAACAATTAAGGCAACACAGATTGCTGAATCAAAAGAAAAAGAAATTCGTGTAATTAAAGAGTCAGCAAGTAGAAACTCTGCATTAACCGAATTGCTTAAACCGTTAAACAAAGAGAAGGCAGCAGTTATGTCTGAACTTTTAGAAAATGTATCCACTGGGAAATTACAGTCGGCATACGATAAGTATTTGCCAGCCGTGCTTAACAATTCAGGAATAAGATTGTCCGAAAAGACAACTTTAAATGAGTCTCGTTCAGCCGTTACTGGAAATAAGTCTGTTAGGTCACAAGCCAACACAGAAAACACCGACAACAGCAATGATAATGTCGTAGAGCTCAAGCGTTTAGCCGGGCTGAAATAATTGGTCAACTTAAAGGAAAAAAATATATGTCAACCAAACTTTTAGAAAGTCGTTGGGGCGAAACTAAAGATGCACTGTTGGAAGGTCTGCAGGGCTCACGTCGCACAACAATGGGTGTTATTTTAGAAAATACCCGTAAACAACTAGTAGAAAATGCAACAGGCGGAGCAACACAAGCAGGCAACATCGCTGCACTTAATCGCGTTATCCTTCCGGTGATTCGACGTGTGATGCCAACTGTTATTGCTAACGAAATCATTGGTGTTCAACCAATGACTGGCCCGATTGCACAAATCCATACTCTGCGTGTACGTTATGCAGATGCTATGACTGATACCAGTGGTCTAGGGTCAGCTACAAGCACAGCAGCTGGAGATGAAGCTCTTAGCCCGTTTAAGATTGCAACTGCTTACTCTGGTAATACTGCCACTGGCCGTGCTGATAATACAGCCGCACTAGAAGGCGCACCAGGCAAACGCATCAACGTGCAATTGCTCAAACAAGTTGTTGAAGCAAAAACTCGCAAACTGTCAGCTCGCTGGACGTTTGAAGCAGCACAAGATGCACAAGCTATGCATGGTTTGGATATCGAAGCAGAAATTATGGCGGCCCTGGCTCAAGAAATCACAGTAGAAATCGACCAAGAAGTTCTAGGTTCGCTACGTGCTCTTGCTGCAACAGAAGCTGCATATGACCAATCAACTGTTAGCGGTACTGCAACTTTTGTTGGTGACGAACATGCTGCACTTGCTGTTCTTATCAACCGTGTGGCTAACAAGATCGCTCAACGTACTCGTCGTGGTGCAGGTAACTGGGCAGTTGTTTCACCAGTTGCACTAACAGTATTGCAATCAGCTACAACTTCCGCTTTTGCTCGTTCAACAGAAGGCACATTTGAAGCTCCAACAAACACTAAGTTTGTAGGAACACTGAATGGCGCAATGAAAGTGTATGTAGACAGCTATGCATCTGATAGCACTCCGGTGCTTGTTGGATACAAAGGCGCAAGCGAAACTGATGCGGCTGCTTTCTACTGCCCATACGTTCCATTGATGAGCAGCGGCGTTGTACTGGATCCAGCAACCTTCGAACCAGTAGTTGGGTTCTTAACTCGTTATGGTTATGTAGAACTTACAAACACTGCATCGAGCTTTGGTAACGCTGGCGATTATCTCGGAGAAATTACCGTTTCTTCGCTGTCATTCCAATAACAGCAACAAGCAACAAAACCAAAAAAAGCACCTTCAGGTGCTTTTTTTGTTGAACAGAATTGAACAGAAGACATTCACCCGATTGTAACTAAATAGTTAATGATCTATAGTACTGCAACAACTCGAGCAGCAAATCAATTAGTTGCTGAAACAGCAGCAAAGATAAACACATATATTCTAGGTGAGTTACATCTTACCTCTGATGTGTATGCACTAATGAGTTTACCTAGTAATGTTCAAACCGTTGCCCACTTTCGAATTCCGTTCTCGACATTGCACAGTGTTAAGTATCTGTTTAATAAGCACGTTCGACCATTAAAGCAAAATAACTGGCACGTCTCGGGACCAGTTGTTAGAACAGTAGGCAAACAACAATTTTACGAGTTTTTCCTAGGTGCCCCCTTTTCCGCAGCGGTAGCATAAATATACATGTTCGCAACGAATTTATGCAGAACCCATCTGCGTAGGATCTAGAACATCACATAAAGGAGAAACAACATGGGACGTCCATTAAATAAAAAATATTTCGGAAATACAGTAGCTGGCGGATTAGGCGGTGAACGAGTAGCGAGTGTTACATTAGATGCACTCGGAGCATATACTACTAGACCGACTTTTGTATTTTCAGACCCAACTATTCCAGGCGGAGTAACAGCAACTGGTACAATCACATCTGAAGCAGACACTGCTACTGTATCTGGAACACAAACCGCCGCTTATCAAGTCGGTCAAGTTCTATCGATAGGTACTGCAGGAACAACGTTTACTGTTGCTACGTTGGCCGCAACGGCAACCTTAACTACTGTAGCAATCACAGGAACTGCTGGTGAATTTTCGTGCGATGCCGCAGCTCTATACGTAGGACAATCACTCACGTTAAGTGGCACCTGGGGCGGAACAGGATCGGTCGTAGGATATACTGACCCAACAACGTACTATGTTAAAGCCACAACAGGAACTACATTTACATTAGTTAATTCATATGCAGCAGCAATATCTGGTACTGGTGGTGCGATAGTAACAACGGTAGGAACACCAACAGGAATAACGTACACCGTAAACGCCGACGCAGCACCAGCAGCAACAGTTACCGTTGCTGTAAGAGGTACATACGAGAGCTTAGTAAGTGGTGCTCAAGCGACAACCACAGTGGCCGGCGGCGCGGGCGCACTACTGACCGTAACATACAGAGCAAAATCAGTTGTTATTGTTAACGCAGGTTCTGGCTATACCGCCGCACCAACGTCAACACCAACACAGAGTGTTACGTTTGCGTCGGTAGTATTATCGTCTACTACTCAAAATGCAATAGCAGGGTCGGCGTTTGTAACTGGAGGACAAAATAGAACAAGTATCGACATTGTTAAACAGACTGGCTCGCATAGGTTCTTAGTTAAAACAGTAGACGGAACAGGTGTGTGTAGTTTAGTTACTGCAACCCCGTCGGCCGCAGGAGAAATGACCATTGTTGCAACAGACAGTGCCGACGGAACATACTTCGTTACTAAACTAACTAACCGGACTGCTAGATTAGTTCCAGGTACAGGAACTCAGTTTGCATCTGGAGCAGTAGTACCGTGGAATTTGGTAACCGCAGTTATTAATGTGTCAGTAAAAGTAGCAAGCAATTAATACTATGTCGCATTCTTTAATAAAAAAACGGAACGTACTGAATAGAGCAAAGTTCCTATTGTTCAACGCCTCAACCGAGCTATCATTAGCTTGGGTCGGATTGTCATCAATGGTCTTTGGTTTGTTGTTACTCTGGCCTGGGGTGTCTTTTCATTACCCAGAATATCAGATACTAAGCAAATTTGCAGGTGAAACTACCTGGGGAGCATTGTTTTTAGTGCAAGGTAGCGTTATGATATGGGCAATGTTGGCCGGGTATAAGACTAAGTTTCTGTTTTTATCTGATACAATAGTAGGGACGGCACTATGGACAATAACTTGTCTGTCGATACTATTGTCTGTGTACCCGCCACCGGCTGACAGTGCCACTACTCTTGTCTTAGCAATAACAAGTTGGTGGATCATGGTAAGATATCAAATTCCTGACATCACTTCGGGAGATTCGATTAACTTACATATGAAACAAGAAAGTGAGTTACGATGAACCTGTTGAATCTTGACTCGGACGTAACAATAATACTGAGCATAGTAGCAGCGTTAATAACAGGCGGATTGGGATTGCGAAGAGCACAATCGATGTGGTCCAAAGATGGGTCTAACATTGCCCAACACGGAGCAAATTCTGCCGGGTCTGACACCCAACGAGCAGCTCAAGAAGCACAACAAGCAATAATCGAGTTGATGCGTAACGAGATGGAAAGAATGAGTGCAAGTAACAAGGAGATGTTAGTACAGCTAACTGAGTTCCAACGAAAAAACATTCAATTAGGGTCAGATGTTGCGTCGTTAACTGCCCAAATTGGCTCGTTTAGAACACAAAACATTGAACTACAGGCAGAAATTGCTAGTTTACGAGAAATGTTACTCCGGTGGGACTCAAAGTGTAACTCGTGTGTGTTTAAGGCAGAAGTGTCGAAAACAATGGGAACAACCGGGTGTTTAGATTTAATCAACAAAGGGCAGTAATACAATACGATAATGTCGTAGAACGATAAATAATAGTAGAATATCGGAATATTCAACTTACTTACAGGAGAAACAAAATGGCTGCATTTAACAAAATTAACACGTTCGTACAAGATCTGGGAGCAAAGAAACACAACCTAGTGAGTGACACAATTAAAGTGTACCTGACTAACACCCTTCCTACCGCGGCAAACACAGTGTATAATCCAAACGGCGGGGCACTTGATGGCCCAGCAGATTTGGCAACAGCAGGCGGGTACACAACAACAGGAACAGCAGTTGCCAGTCAAGGCTGGACTAATACAACAGGAACATCTGCTTTCACTGGAGCAAACGTTGTGTTTACTGCTACAACAGGGTTTGGTCCGTTCCAGTATGTGGTGTTATACAACGACACAGCAACGAACAAAGAGCTAATCGGGTGGTACAACTACGGATCAGCAGTAACATTGCTTGCGTCTGAGACGTTTACAGTTGACTTTACTACTAACACAACTATCTTTACGATAGCGTAATATGACTGATTTTGTGATCACCACTGGCACTGGTAACTTTGCTACAAGTGGCACAGAATCAGTACTAAAACAGAGTTACATAGAAACGACAACTTCGGTTGTCGTTCCTTTATTTGTCTTAACAGGGACAGATGCTGCCTTACGTCAATACAAGGTAAACATTAGCTCGGGTGCATTTGCAGTATCAGGTACCTCGGCTAGTACTCTTGTTAATCGACATTTATTATCAATCTCAGCCTCGTTTACGTTAACCGGCACAAATAACGACATAGACGAAGATCACATTCTTACATCAACACCAGCGGCATTTGCATTAACTGGTACACCGGCAAACATTTCTAACTATAAGTTAGCAACCAGTTCTACTTTATTTGCACTAACTGGCACAAATAACGATATAGACGCAGATCACATTCTTATATCAACCCCGGCGTCGTTTGTATTGACTGGTACAAATAATGACATAGACGAAGATCATATCCTCCGCCCAAACTCAGTGAACTTTGCTGTTGTTGGTACTAATGTTATTATTGCTAGGTCAAGAGTAATTATAATATCCCCGACGGGCCGTGTGGCGTTGTGCGACACTGGTGCGTTCACTCTAGACGGAACACCGGCAAAAATAAATGAACTGTCGTTAATCAGAACTCAAACCGGAAGCTGTGTGTATGTTGGCACCAGCGCCGCTCTAACAAAAGGATTACCATTAACCGCAGCAAGTGTCGAGTATTCGTTAGTTGCTGACCCGCTGCGGTTAATAAAGAAAGCAGAGCTAATAACAGTCCCTGCGAGCATACAAGTACACGGTATCCCGTGTAACTTAAATAACCAGCTTGAGTTAAACACCGAGCCTACTAATTTTGTAATTTCGTTTGCTGACAATACTGTTGTCAAAGGGAACCGATGTACCACAGAAACTCGTTTATATACAGTTAGCGGAAGCAACAGTACTTTAACTAAAGATACTCCGTTTAGTGCAGAAACTGGGTTATTTGTATTCCAGGCATCTGAGATTAACTCAGTTAAAAAATACCCACCTGTTATTCGGTTGACTGGAACTACTATTGCTCTTCAGTGTACTAGGCAAGTTCGCTCAGTCACATCTTCTTATACGCTAGTAGGAAGTAGCAATGAAATTATAGCTAGTTATACATGCTCGACTAGTACCAGTTATTATGAGTTAATTGGCCAACCCAATGTATCGAGTGCTATCCGCATCCTACTAGCAGCACCTGCTGATTTTTCGTTAACTGAAAATACAGCAGCGTTAACTCACTCTCGAATGTTACTTGACGAGCCGAACTCGATAATACTATTAGGCAGCGGAGTACTCTTTAATCAGAACTATTCAGTACAGGCCAGCAATAACAGTTATATGTTCGTTGGGACAGCAAGCGGTCTAACAAGAGACTTGAATTGTGAAGTACAATCCAGTTCGATGACAGTAGTAGGCACCAGTGTAAAGGCATTATACCAACACAAAATAGTAGGTGCCAATGGATATTTAGTTGCCAATTATACGTCTAATGTACTACTAAGACCAAGGACATTAACAACTACCCCAGGGGAGGTAAGAGCAACTGGTCAACGAGCAGGGCTACGTGAGTCAGCAGTAAAAACAATAACTGAGTCGATCTCGTTTGCATTAACAGGAACAGTAGCAGTATTAGGTGAAGATAGTGATTTAGTATCAGTAACAAGCAACATTGCGTTAGTTGGTACGGCAGTCAATTTGGTTAAACCAAGAACACTAACAACTACCCCAGGAGAAGTCAGAGCAACTGGTCAACGAGCAGGGCTACGTGAGTCAGCAGTAAAAACAATAACTGACCCAACTTCGTTTTCATTGGTAGGAACAGTAGCGGTATTAGGTGAAGATAGTGATTTAGTATCAGTAACAAGCAACATTGCGTTAGTTGGTACGGCAGTTAATTTAATTAAACCAAGAACATTAACAACTGGTACAGTAGCATTGCGGCTAACTGGTCAGCGGGCAATTGTAACAAAGAACAACATAACATTAACAGCATCGCCGGCGTCTTATTCGGTAGTTGGGGTAGGTGACTTCGATGTTAAGCACGGTATCAGAGGAAACTCTGTTGCAGTGTTGATGACGCCCAGTGATAGTTTACTGCAAACAACCAGGCGCCTAATAGGGGATACCAGTGGCGTCCTTCTGTCGTCTGAGGTTGTTAGCATTAATAAGTACTCGATTGTACAACCAACATCGGCTGATGTTCACCTGACACCCAATGATGCTGTATTAGACAGAACAGTAGTCGTAACTATAGTGGCTGAGTCGGGCAATTTAACATGTAACGGTAATGCTGTTGCTACCACACAAACATCTATACTAATTTCGGTTCCCGCTACAGTAATAACAAGCAGCACCGACGTGCTGTTGCACAAAGGGTATGCATCACTAACAACAATTCCGCATCACTATACGTTAACAGGAAGCACTGTTCAAAACAAGAAAACCAGGGTGATAGCAGGAGCATCTGGTGCATTTTCAGTTATCGTCCCACTACTGGGGAATCAAACAGTGTTAGCTAAATGGGTACCAAAAGAAAATAAGTTTCAGACTGTATTAGATAAGTTACCAACGAACGACTATAGAATAGTTAAGTTGTCAGCAATAAATACAATAACACTTAAATAATATGAAAAATATACTAGTAGAAAAAGACCCAGCAGAGCAGTATGCGATTACCTTCGACTTTTCAAACCACGTTAAATCGATAGCAACGGTGTCAGTTACATGTGAGACTATCGTTGATATTACTGAAAATGTTGTAATTGTAAGTCAACTCGACGGGTGGGTTAACTGCGACGTAACTGATATCGGAAAGGTGGTTAGAAATTTAACGACTACCCACGATGGATATTTGCTTGCATACAACAACGACCTTCGAACAATTTGGGTAAAACCGAGAAAATCGGTGTTTGCTCTCGAAGAATGGGAGATTGTAACTGGAATAGGCACAGGTACAGCAACATCTGTTACTAAGCTAACTAACATATTGTACCCAGATACAACAAATATCGCGACAACATCGGCCACTGTTAACCACGGCGTTGTTACACAAGTATTATCTGGAGGTCTGTCAGGGAATACGTATAAAGTGAGATGTACGGTAACAGCAGCAGAAGGAGTTTTTGTACTAACATGCATTCAACCGGTTCGTACGATCTAACAAGTTGTTAACTTTGGTTGTTATCACATAAATACACTAACGCAATAAAGGAAAAATCTTGTTACTAGCTCAACTTGAATTAAACGAAGCAGCCGAAGTAGAATTTGGCATCGAAATACACGGAACTGCTGAAAAAACATCTGACATTCGATTTATAATCGAAGGACCGACATACGGTATCGTATGTAAATGCACTGAGAGCAACGGAACTATAACTGCGTCGATTCCTAAACTTAAAGGTATTTTACCAGCAGGGCAATTTGATGCGAAGTTGGAGGTTGTAATCGACGGAAAATACTTTGTTCCATTGAGAGAAAGTATTGAGTTTAAACCGTTGGTTGAGTTTGACGTTACGTCAACAAAAGCACGACCGACAGTCGAAACAACAGTTAGCACACGAGCAGTTAAAGTTAAAGTAATAGAAGAAACTGATAAAGAGTCAGAACCCGACGATACATCGACTGTGTCTACTGTAAAAGAGCCACAGCCAGCAAAGGTCGCGCAACCTAATTCGACTCAAGTTAAAGGTGACACAAGTGGAAATGCTCCTGCTGAAACATGGGATCAGATAGTTAAGAAATCAATTACTCGTCCTGACAATGCGCCAAAAGTAGAAAAAGGTGGGTTTGATTATGAATCGCCGGCTCCATTCCCAGCTAAAAAGCAGACAACAAGAACAGATAAACCACAAACTACAAAGCAAGAAGACACTACTTCGAAGGAATCTGCTAACTCCCCAAAGAAAACGAGTATAAACAAAGAAAAAGCTCAACAAATTCTCGAAAAACTAAACGGGTTTAAATCGGCACTGTCAAAGATTAAAAGTAAGGATGCAACTTAGAGCAGGTTCTTAACGACTTCTAGCTTATCCATCACTGCGTTAAAGTTAAATGTTTTCCAAACCCCTGGGTGTAACGGGGTAGGGTAATCAGCCAAATGTACCCATGCGTATCCTCGATGTTCTAAATTCAAAGTGGGGACAAACTCAGTATCAACTACTATCAAGAATGTGTAATAAATAAAAAGCTGCTCGCTAGTAAACGTTTCAATAGGAACAATCTTGTTGTAACTAAAGTCTATAGACAGTTCTTCCTTTGCTTCACGGAGTAAAGCCTGTAACGGTCGCTCGTCTTTTTCGATCTTCCCACCAACTAGTCCCCAGGTGCTCCGATGTTTTTTTAGCGAGTCACGAAGCAAGAACAAAAACCGCTTAGACGACGTACTATATATTAATGCCCCTGCATTTCGGCTTCGCTTCAAAGAACAATTCGCCAATTGCCGTTTATATAATGACCCTCTACTGACTTCACCCATTGGTTGCTTTCTAGTTTATATTGCGAACCAGTTGTGGCGTTCGTAACATATTTAATGTCAGTTGCCTCAGCCGCAACAAAACTAACAACCCAATGAGTCCCGTTGTATTCGATAATGTCGTTCTTTTTAGCAACAAGGTCTACGTTGTCAGATCCTCTCCAGGCCAGCGCACCTTCACTGTTTAATATAGACCCTATGTCGTCTAGTATCAGAAATCGGTAACCGACTGTCGGGGTCAAGATAGTAGCAGTAATATTCACAGTATACGGGTCGATTATTGCGTTAATAGCAGGCACCGAATTAACAGGAAGAGTATCAAGGAACGGTGAAAATAGTAGCAGCAACGGATCGGTTGGGTGGTATGCAACAGTACCGATAACTTCGGTACCAGTCCCTTCTTGGAATAACCGGATCTGGGTTACTCCGTTTACCAGCTCACCGTACATGTTCATTAGCTCTTGCCAAGAAGTAGGCCTTACGTTCGGGTCGTTGATGGGGGTGTTTATTGTGTTGTTTGTTAACACTGCATCTGACTCTTTGAGTAACCTGAGCGTGTTGCCTAAGTAAAGTAAATGCACACCCATTGGGGTTAAGAACCTACGAGTCAACACTGTACTATTTGCTAAGTCTAGTATATCCGGAGATAAGCTGCCAGGAGTTAAGTTATCAGTTGCGCCAGTTACGTCGTATATGTCTGATATAACTTTTTGTATAACACCGAGCTTTTTAACTTTTGCAGGAGTGCTTAGCCAAATTGGTAATTCGAATGTCATCGTAGCAACGTCGATCGAGTCATCGGCACCCATTGGGACGTTCCTAGAAGACCAAACAATGTCGTTTAGGAATATGGCCGACAAGCTAGTCCAGTCTAAGAAATTGTCGGTGTTCTGAATTTCTAGCTCAGGGTTAAATAGAGTTGATATCTGCTCGACGATTTGCAATTTTTGATCTGTGCTACTGGACCAGATATCTAGCTTTAATCCTAGCTTGTATGGTACTGGCATTAACCGTTCTACGGTAAACGAATCGCCTCTATTTTCAGACCATTCGTTTGTCTCTTCGTTATACTGTCGCTCTTTTATGTGTATTTTATCGACGTGGTACGGGTTCAATATCCTTGGTCGATCGTATGTTAAACTTGTAATGTAAATTGACATCATTGGAACCGACGACATCATGTTCTCAGTATTACCTTTTAGAATCTGAGCCACTTGCCTACTAGAGTCTCCATATATAACTGGAATTTGTTGGTAGGTTGATATGCCCAATGCATTCTTGCTGATCTCAACCTGAAAGCCAGACATAGCTCTAACAAACTGTGTTAAGAATCGTCTAATCTGTCCTGTATAAAAAAATTGATTCATGTTTTCCTTTTAGCTCGGTCGAGCTTTTAGTATCTCAGACAATGCTTGCAACTCGGGTTGCACTGTCCCGTCGTTATCGACGAATGTTTGCTGGTTGTTAACAAACGAACTCTTAAGCGACTTGTTCTCTGGACCACGGTTAAGGCTGGTGCGTTGAACATCTTCTACTTTATTCCACCTGACTCCGTCATATCGAAATAGCCTATTAGGCAAGTAGTCTAACCTTAAATGGTAATCTCCGAAACCAGGGTTAATTGGAAAAGTAATGCCTGACGTAACTGGATATCCGTTGGGGGCTAAACCATCCCCAGTTAAGTACCCGTCCCAATCACCTTTCCTAGGAGTTATAACATCCTCGTTTGTTAGTTCTATTCCCTCTCCGGGCATGTCGGCACCCTTAAAGGTAGTGTAGAGTTTTGTATTGTCATACCCACTCATTGGTACGTCGTTGTTGGCTTGTTCTACAATCGCCTCGTTAATGTTTAAATATGTATCGAGTTGGCTAATCACTGAACTAACAGGAGTACCAACATTACCTGCCTTGATACTATCTAACAAGCCCTTGTATTCTTGAGAGTCTACCAATGGGCTTAATTTAACTCGCCACAGGTGCGGGTACCAGATAGGCGAAAACCCCTCTGCTGGCCATGAACAATCAGATGCAACGTAGTATCGCTTCAGCGACGCAGGGACGTCTGATATATCTGCGTAATCATCTTGAAGATTTTGTAACTCGAGTACATCACCTGCCATAATAGACCGACCCAATATACGGACCATGTCGTTGAGAGGAAAAGTAACAAACATTGTACCAGATGACAAAAATAACCCAAATTGGCTAAGATCAAAGTCCTGGTCTGCCTTTGTGTATACGCCACGAAGGTTATATATAGTAGTGTCGTATACCCTGTCTCTGTTTTCCATAAAGAGAAGATCTTGAATGCTGCGTTCTGTAGGATTGATTATTTGCGGCTGCGTTGCATCGCTGCTGGGCCCAGTGTTAGACGGCCCCAGATATTTATGAATATGTATTCCCACCCCACCGACTTGATACATCTCAGCGATTCTCTTGTCGATGAATTTGTAATCAAAGGTCTTCTTTTCTCGCCACATGCTTAATCTAGCCAAAATACGTCTCCTGGGTGTTATGTATTTATATTAGCAGCCTGGTTGACTTGTTTGATGTTTGGTGTTAATATAGTACATTATGATAACATCATCGCTCGATTACTCGGTTAAAAGAGAACAACTGTATAGAGTTGTAGTTAAGTTGCTACCACGCAGAGATGGAATTCGAATGCTCGATGCAATTGACAAATTGGTTACCGAGTTAAGTAAAGCAGAAGTGATTGCTCGCAGAGAAAGAAAAGTTAGTACACGGCAGACAATAGAGTTACTATCATTGATTAACACTAGAATCGAAGAATTCGAGTCAATTACCTTCTTCGCTGTATTATGCTCAAAATAAACAAAGGACATTAAATGAGTGCAAAGTCAGATAAACCAAAAAAGATATCAATTAAACCTGTTACTAAGAAAAAACCTCAATCGTTGCGGTCTTCGATCTCTGAGGACGAGAAGTTCCTCGGATCTGAGCCTAACTGGGACACAGAACGAGCACTTGCACTAGACAACAAAGAGTTTGATCGGCTTTTAATGAAAAGTCTTAATTACTACAACTATTTCTTTTCAGTAAAAGATCTTAAAAAATACGTAATTGCTTGGTTAGAAGATCACTCAGATGTGACCGCTGCTGACATCGCAGTATACAAAACGGCGCCAGACTCGGATACTCCGATTACAGTGTGCAGTTTACTAAAAGCACAGTCGGTTGGTATGCCTCTTAAAGAACCGCATAAACAGTATATTCTAAACGCGGTAGCGCGGGTAATAAACAGTGCGTCTCAGAAAGAACCAGTGACAGAAACAAAAGTAACAACTGGGTATAAACCTACAATTCAAGATCGAATGCGTGAAAAGGTCTCGATTGTTATCGGAGAAATAGATCATCAGATTGATTTAGTAACGCACAATAAAGTACCAGAGTTGAACGTCTACGAGCACCTAACAGCGAGCACCGTTCCTTATGCGTTTCTAGGAAAAGTGTCGTCTACAATAGCTGGATATAAGAACGAGCTAGTTGAGGCCGCCAGTGGGTCCTGCGACCAATTAACTGAGTCATATAGTTTCTTGTCTAAAAAAGACATTAAACGGATTGTTGCATATTTAGATAGCATTCAAGCTGATTTAGATACGTACGGTAACCTAAAGAAAACCTTAAAGAAAGCAAGAGTTAAGAAACCAGTCAACAAAGAAAAGTTGGTTTCTAAAATGAAGTACATGAAAGAGTTTCCAGCGTTAAAGATTGCAAGTATCAGCCCTGTGTCTATAATTGGCTCTGTTGAGTTGTGGTGTTATAACACAAAAACACGGAAACTTGGGGTGTACGTAGCGGACTCTGCATTCGGTGTACTCGGGGTTAAAGGAACAACTATTACAGGGTACGACCCAATGAAGAGTGTGAGCAAAACTCTGCGGAAGCCAGACGAAACGCTACGTGAGTTACAAAAAGCAGGGAAGGTTCAACTCCGAACATTCATGAAAAATATTAAAGCGATAGAAACGAAGCTAACAGGAAGAATAGCCGACGAGGTGGTGTTGCTTAAGGTCCAGTGATAAATAATAACACTGAGAGACATATATGCCAACAATCGGATCTACTAGCATCACAACACCTACTACATTAGCGATCGATTCTGCAACAAAGCATAGCATCGTTGATTACATTAGATTCAGGTTAGGCGACGAGATGGTTGACGTTGAGCTCGACCCGGTGCATTACGCTCAGTCGATCAATCAAGCCATGCTAAAGTATAGACAAATCTCTCAAGCTGCCCATGAAGAAGGGTACGTCTTTCTCACCTTAACAGCAGATACAGCAGATTACATTCTACCACCCGAAGTGATGACTGTTAGGCAAGTGTTCAGGCGTGGAGTCGGGTCAGTGACAGGGAATACAGCAACATCGTTCGAGCCGTTCTCCGCAGGCTTTCTGAATACGTATATGCTGGCCGCCGGGCGAGTTGGCGGATTAGTGAACTACGAGTTATATGCACAGTATCAAAAGCAAGCAATGACGATGTTCGGCGGATATGTTACTTTTACTTTTAACCCAGCAACAAAAGTGTTATCTATTAATAGGAAGATTCCGGTTGATGGAGAAGAAGTTGTTTTGTGGGCATACCTGTATAAAAGTGATCAAGTGCTGTTAAACGACCCGATGATCTTTCCGTGGGTTCAAGATTATGCGTATGGTTTAGCCAAACACATGCTAGGTGAAGCAAGAGAAAAGTTTGCGTCGATCTCGGGCCCACAAGGAGGCGGACAACTAAACGGAACCGCGTTGAAAACAGAAGGCAAGGAGCTCATGGACGGCCTTATCGACGAACTCCGGCATTATGCAGATGGTTCTTCTCCTCTTACTTTTGTGGTCGGATAAATTATGAGAGCAACTGAATTTATAACTGAACAAACAACTACATATGCAATCCCAGGGTTGCAGAGTCAAGACCCGTACTTACAATATCGGTTTGGTGTTGCAATGGCCGCCGCCGGCGCTCAAGAACAGAACAAAGAAAAATGTGACGCTTCGAGCGAATACGGAGAAAAGATGATAGTAATTTCGCAGTCACCAGCAGAAGATGCGATAATTAATAAAGCACTTGCATTAGTAGGACAGCATAACAAAACAGTAATAAAAGATAAGTTGCATACAACACCTGCAAATAATCTATCTCCTGTTAACTCTCAAAGAAAAAGCAAGTAATTTCACCGAAACAGTAGTGTACACCCAGTAATGTTGCTATAGTAACTTTACTATGATTATACTAATTTCTGGATTTATCTCATCAGGCAAAGACACCGTCGGTAACTACTTAGTTACTCAACACGGATTTACTAAACTGTCGTTTGCAGCAACGCTCAAAGACATAATAGCAGTTATGTTTAACTGGGACCGATCCTTACTCGAAGGTGATACACAACACAGTAGACAATGGCGAGAAGAAATCGACCATTGGTGGGCAGAAAAACTACAAATTCCTAACTTTACTCCGAGATTTGCATTGCAATACATCGGTACCGATGTGCTCAGATGTCACTTCTGTGACAGCATCTGGATACTTGCAATAGAGAACAAGCTACGCAAGCTAGGTAATGCAAACATTGTGATTACAGACTGTAGATATCCGAACGAGAGGATTGCGTTAAAAGATAGCAATGCTTGTTCGGTCCAGGTTAAACGAGGTCACGAACCAAATTGGGTACCAGTTGCCAAGTTAGCAGCTAATGGTGACGATCACTCAATTAGTAAGATGAAAGAAGCAGGGGTGCATACGTCAGAATACGCCTGGATTAATACTGCATTTGATTATACGATCGATAACAACGATACTATAGATACCTTATATGAGAAAGTAGATCGTATATTAGCCGACGCTACTAAATTGCCACGGTAACGCACCTTTCTCGACTTCGATGCGACAGTTCTGACATATTGTTTTTAAGTTGAACGAGTCGCCGTTTTCTATGTTCCCGTCCAGATAAGCAACTACTAACTGTTCTTTTAGTTTTGCTACGAAACCACATTTCTCACAATGTGGTTTTTTCTTGTACCCAGTTTTGACCCAATTTGATACAACAGGTCTAAGATGCTTCTTGTTATAGATACACCAATCACACCTTTTACGGTAATACGTTTTTCCGTTACGGATTAGGTTTACACCAACCGGCCTCTTGTTACAAACAGGACACGTTACCTTTTCTTGTTTTTTAATAACAATATGTTGTTTTTGTTTAGTATTATCGAGTTTTTGTTTAGCAAGTTGAGCACGAGCTTCTTTTTTTGCAATACAATCGAGTTCTTTTTGTTTTCTCTTGTTACATTTATTTTCTTTTTTTGTAATAGTTTCTAATTCTTTTAATCTCTTTTTTTCTGCGCGAAGAGTTTTTGCTCTTAATATGTTTTGTTTTTTCTCAGCAGCAAATGGACAGTTTTTGCTGGATCTACCCTCTCCACCATCGGTTAAATTTCGTAAAATACCTGTACCATTATTTTTCCTACCATATTCTTTGATTAATTGCATTTCTAATTCTCTAGCTTCGGAATCGAGTAGACCTTCTGCAATAATTTCTATTTTACTGGTATCCTTTGGAACAGATATACTGTGTTGTTTACTTATATATCGTAAGTCTTTACCTTTACCGATATAATACGGCGTATTGTCGGAACTTCGTAAATATTGGTAGACGTAAAATGTGTTCATACCAATATTTATTGATTGCCCTTATTAAGGGCATTAAATTAAAAAAATACTGATAGAATATCGTCGTAAGGTCACCTTTTTAACCAAACTTTGATAAATATTTTTAACTTACTTCAGATGTGTGTTTGAAGTGATTATTTAACAGGAGAAATATAATGGCCTTAGTATCCCCAGGTTTAGAGATTACCGTAACAGACGACAGTGCGTACCTACCAACGTCGATAGGAACTGTTCCACTGGTAATCATTGCAACAGAAGAAAACAAGAAGTTTAATAATATCCTTGGGTCAGGTACCCTTAAGAATGTAGCAGGAAAACTACAAGCAGTAACTAGCCAACGCGAATTGATTACTAGCTTCGGTTATCCGACGTTTAGACAAACAGCCGCGGGAACACCGATTCACGGTCACGAACTAAACGAATATGGATTAATGGCAGCGTACAGTGCATTGGGTGTATCTAATAGGTCATTTGTTGTTCGCGCCGACATCGACACAACCCAACTAATTGGATCAGCTGGTCGTCCAGTTAAGGATCCAGCAAACGGAACATACTGGTTAGACACAACAGAAACCACATGGGGTATCTACGAATGGAACGCAACAACACAATCGTTTACAAATAAAGTTCCAGAACTGATTACTTCACTCGACGATACTGTTCTGGTGGGAATAGTGAGTTATCCAAAAGAATCAATCGGGTTGATCGGCACGTATGCGATTGTTATGACAGACGTTGAGAATCACTTGTTCTACAAACGGACCGACAACGCCTGGGTTCGGGTAGGCAGTATCGACTGGCAACGAGCGCACCCGACTGTCAGCGGAACAGTGTCGTCACCAACATTTACAATCGGTGATAAGATTTCTATTAACACAACAGAAGTCATCCTAACAGGATCGACTGTGGCTTCAGTGGTCAATGATATTCTTGCAGCAGCAATAACAGGAGTAACTGCATCAATGAGAAACGGACGATTGTTTCTTTATGCGATTGCTACTTCTGCATCAAACGGAACAGTAGCAGACGGAAAAATTGCAATTGCAAACGTCTTGGGTACTCCTTTAACAACAGCTGGTATTACTGCCGATACGTATAATAGCGTAATCGAAGTAGTAAACTCGTATGTGAACATCCCAGACTGGGAAAGCTTCAGCGACAATGCACGTCCGACTGGCAGCGTATGGATTAAAACAGGCGCAATCGGTAACGGCGCAAATGTAGTTATGAAACAATATGTATCTGACACTGACACTTGGGTTACAAAAGCAACTCCGATGTTTAGAAATGCAGAATCGGCTATTGCAAGTATGGATCCAGCAGGCGGCGGCGCAGGAATTGTGGCGGGTTCGTTGTTCCTGATGACTGGATATACACTCCGTGGATTAGAATATCTACCGATGATTAGAACAGTGCAAGGTAAAACATCAGTTACATCAGATGTGATTCAAACTGGTACCGTGTTGGTGTCGGGAAATACTTTCTCATTGGGTTACACAAAATTTGGAGAATCAACGCTAACTTATACTACTGTGCCGATCTCTGGAACAGCAGTGACTAACCTGGTTACATCTATCTTATCTGCAGGAATCCCAGAAGTGAGTGCAAGCTATAATGCTACTGCTAAAACAATAACTATTACTCATAACTACGGCGGAGTTGTTGCACTTAAAGATCTAACCGGGACACCGCTTAACACTGTTGGTATCACTACCTCATCACTTGGTGTGTATTACAACGTGCAGACTGGTGAGATGATGGTCAATGGTTTTGCTGAGTTTAGCTTTACTGTGTCACAGTCCCGCCCATATACTGCACCAGCAGATGGCACATTGTGGTACTTTAACAACCCGCTTGAAGTTGACATCATGGTTAATGGTGTTGGTGGATGGAAAGGGTATAATACGGTCAGCCTAGACGCACGGGGCTATAACTTAGTCGGAACAGATCCGAACGGGGTTATTATGTCCGCCGGCGCACCAGTAACACAGTCTGATGGTACTGCTCTTGTTGCAGGCGATTTATGGCTGGATACATTAGATCTAGAACATTTCCCTAAACTTGCTAGATATTCATTGGCAGGAAAATGGGTTCCAATTGATAATGCAGATCGTTTTACCCAAAACGGTATTGTGTTTGCAGATGCTCGCTGGGACACAACAGGCACAGTTGATCCGATCGGTTCACCAAAAGTATTAACTACGGACCTGTTGGCAAGTAACTATGTTGATCTAGATTGCCCGGATTACAGGTTGTATCCAAGAGGCACGTTGCTGTTTAATACACGCCGAAGCGGATTCAACGTTAAACGATATGTTGTTGATTACTTCAGCGACGAAGCATTCCCAGACGCATTCGACAACAACACGTTGCCAACAGAAAAAGGCACTTGGTTAACAGCATCTGGGCTTAATAACAATGGGGCAATGAACGCTGGTCATCACGCACAACGAGCAATGGTTATTAAGGCGCTGAAAGCAGCAGTAGATGGTAACGATCAGATTCGTGAAGAAGCATTCCAGTTTAACCTGATTGCTTGCCCAGGATATCCAGAACTAATTCCAAATATGGTTGCACTTAACAACGATCGTAAGAATACTGCGTTTGTTATCGGTGATACTCCGCTGTTCTTAAAACCAAATATCATTGATTTGACGAATTGGTCTGAGAATACAAACGGAGATGGAATGTCGACAGCTGATCCATATTTAGGTATTTACTACCCAAGCGCATTAACAAACGACTTGCAAGGAAATACCATCGTAATGCCACCGAGCCATGTAATGTTGCGTACAATGATTCGTAACGATAACGTATCTTACATGTGGTTTGCTCCTGCAGGTATGCGTCGTGGACTGATAGACAACGCATCGGATATCGGTGTTGTTGACGTAGCAACAGGTGCATTCCAGCGTAATGGTATTAATCATGGATTGCGAGATGCACTGTATACGATGCGTATTAACCCATTAACAATTCTTCCGAATATCGGTCTAGTTGTGTGGGGACAGAAGACCCGTAACCCGTTTGCAAGTGCAATGGATCGCGTTAACGTAGCAAGACTAGTTAACTACATTCGTTTAGTGCTTGGACATGCGGGCGATGCGTTCTTGTTCGAACCAAATGATGCACAAACCCGTAAAGAGTTTAAGGCAATTGTTGGCAGCGTGTTTAACGATTTGATTGCTAAACGCGGTATATATGACTTCTTAGTAATTTGCGATGAATCGAATAACACTTCAGATCGAATTGCTAGAAACGAATTATATTGCGACGTGGCCATCGAACCAATGAAAGCTGTTGAATTTATTTACATACCGATTCGCTTAAAGAACCCAGGTGCAATTAAGTTGATGTAAGTAACGAGTAGTAAGAAAAACAGGGCATATTAAGTGCCCTGTTTTCTTGTCCACTGCCATTTCTTTTTCCCACAATCCCATATTCTATCAAGTTTAACTTCATGCAGAAGTTGCGTTTCTGTTTTACCTAACACATCTACATTAAACCTTCGTTGTATGAGTTTCTTTTGGAAGTTGCTTCTATGCCATCTATTAGTATAATCAGTGACCGCATATCCCTCTTGCAAATCTGCAACGTGAGTAAACCCGTTATTCTGATATATCTGCCCAGTTGCATATCTGTTGTCTGAGAAAGTTGTTATTTGCACTGGTTGATATTTGTTAACAAATGCCTTCATCATTTTTGAGAATAATCCCGGAAAGTTACCTTCTCCAATACAGTACCGAGTTAATATGTATTCGCTATCCTGGTAAGAAAACGTCATAACACCAACAAGTTGATCATTGAGGTAAGCTTCAAACCCAACCTGAAAGTTTCTTATTCCGCCTTGCCAATGATTTTTGTTTAAAAACGCAATTACTTGCGTCTTGTTTATGGTTTCGGTTACCCGCAGCGACCGAGCCCCTACTGCTTTTGTTGGTGAAATCTTAAGTAATCGAAGGATTGTACGTTTAACTACGTCTTTTCTTGTGTTCCACTCATCTTCGAATATTGACAGTAAGGTGATTCCTTTTTCTACACATAGTTTCCATTTGTTGCGATGATAATTTCTAAAACTCGTCTTGTTGTTCCTCAATGAGCTGCCTAAGAACTCACTGTGATGAGCAAGCCCGTTAAATTCGATTGCTACATTTAAATCAGGAAAAAAGAAATCCAGTTCTAACGGGGCAATCGTTCTTCTGTTGTTGCGGACATAGGTAACAGGGTATTGTTGTAACCACGCCTCGATTTCAGTTTCATACGAGCTACTGGTGCGGATATTGCCTATATCAAACACAGCAAGCTGTTTGTATACGGTAGTAAAGTTGATACCCAACAACAATGCTGCTTCGCGAACTCCTTTTCCTTTCATAAACTCGTCTAGCAATGGCTTGCTGTGTAGAATAGCTAACATTTCGGGTAATATATGTTTTTGAGACACATTGTTAACTCCGTATTTTCTCATTGAAGTTTGTGTTTTTTTGTCTTTAACTGAAGGGAGTTGTGATACATTAGTGACGCCGTACTTGTTCATAATGGTCTGTTGACCTTTAACATTCAGTTCGTTGCTTCGCTCTTTCGCTCTTTGCCGAGTAAGAGGAGATACTAATGCCCCGTGCTTCTGAAACATTGTTACATTACGTTTTTCGCTTACACCTGGTATGTTTCGTATGTTGTTGACACCATATTTTTTCAACAGTGTTTCTTTTTGTTTTTGTAATCGACTATCTTGATGTGAGGCCAAGTGATTAGACCGGCATCTAACCGAGCAGGTTGTTTTGCCCAACGTCTTAACTGGGGTATTGCAAACAACACAGTACGGAGACGTGTTATTGATAAAGCAGTCGATCTGAAGGTTAAGGGGAACAGCAGGAAATAACGATTCTAAGTAAGTAACATAGTCTGGATACTTGACGATATTCCGAGTGCGCCATCTTGACGGGCACGAAGTTAAGAAAGTAGTAAGTTTGTATTGCATAATATTATTTAGTTGTGTGTGATGTCAACACAGAGTTTTTGACCAAAGCCATTTCGATGAACCGCTGTCCCATATACGGAGGAATCCCTGAGCAAATCTGTTTTCGTTTTCTGACAAATGTTGATTATCAGTTTTGTTCTTTCTCAGCCTAAATCTATGTATACGAAGAGTTGTATTTGGCTTTGTGTACCAGTAGTTAGGAGTACCAGCACTTACGTGAACAAATCCTAAGTTTTTATATAACGCACCAGTTGACCATCGGTTATCGGCGTATGAGATAACCGATTCGGGATTAACCTCTTTAATAAAAGCAGCGAATAGTTTAGATGCGCCCCCGACCACAGTAGTGTTAAGTTCAGATGAGAACCGGTTTATCTCCCATTGGTTATTAATCTTCCTAGAAATATTACTATTAGAGAATGTCATAACTGAGACAAGAGTGTTGCAGTGATATAACCCAAATCGAATATTGCTTCGGCCTGTACCCATTATATGTGTTCGGGTAATGAACTCTGACGCAATACTACTCGATATTTCTCTGACCTCACATTTTCTTGCATAAACACGAGTGGGGGTGTTGTTTAGAATGTTATGTATTCGACTCTTAACAATCTCTTGTTTGTTATCCCACTCGTCTTCAAATATCTGCACTACTCTGATTCCTTGTTTTGAGAACAACTGTTGCTTCTCATAATCAGCTGTTGCAGACGAGTTATTAGCCAATAGTGTTTGTTCTGAGTGCCAGTATAACCCGTTGAACTCGAACCCGATGTTCTTGTTCGCAACAAAAACGTCTAGTTCTTTATCATGGTAATGTGGTCGATAACTGTGTATTGCATCTGGTGCAATAGCTTTGATGAAATCGAACATTTCCATCTCCTTCTTAGAGTACGGTTTATTTCTTGGATAGCAAGTTGGGCACAAGGACTCTTTAAACTTAGCTGGTTGAAAATATTGCTTAGTGAATGAAAAGTGAGTATTGCATATGTTACATTGCAACTCGAGAGTTGATAACGAAATGTCAGATAGTAACGTAAGCGACAGTTCGTTTATTTTATGTAATATCTGTTCGTGTGAGCGGGCACTCTTTCTTACGTTGTTAATACGAGCAGCGTTTTGGAGTATAGCTTTTGTGTCAACCGAGTGCGTCTTCCCCCGCATGTTACCGCCGAAGTCATACCCGGTGCTTACTTTTGTTTGAATTGCTTTTGCTGCTCGGTTCTTAATTGCAGTTGGGTGCATTGCAGCAAACTCTTTAGTTTTTAAGCTAAGGTGTTCTTTTTGTTCATCGCTCCAGTTGACTCCTCGCTTTATCTCTCCCGCCCGAAAACGTTTTTCACGAGCCTGTACAGCAGCCGCTATATTTAACAATACGGCTGGGTCAGTTACTTTCTGCCCTTTGTTGTGCGGAACTCGTTTAGAAAGTTTGTCTAAGGTCTCTGGACTATATACATCACCGAATTGTTTTTTATATTCAGCTGTTGATACAGCGTGGTCCCTTAAATGCTGCCAAGGGATTATTCGTTGAAACTCAGTGTTGCATATTTTGCAGGTAATCGACATTGTAGTTAACCCAGTGTAAACTATTTAGCAGAGAAAATCAAATAACTTGAATATCGAGTACGTTGCACGATAAGTAACATTATGAGTGAGTCATATGTTTATGCTATAACCGATGGAACTGCAATTAAAATTGGAGTTGCCCGTCATCCTCATAAACGGATAAAAGCGTTATCAACTGGGAATGCGTTAAGATTGCGACTACTGGGATACTTCTCAGGCGGGTTCGAGTTAGAAAAACAAATTCATAGTCAATTTGAGAAGATCCGGCATAACGGTGAGTGGTTATATGCTACGCCTGCATTAATAGAGTACTTAAATACAATGCTTGTGGATGTGATGATTGTTAGTAACAATGGGCAAATAACTGCACTCAGAAAAATGCCTAACTTAGATAACATTGATTAATGTAATATACGCATATTATGATTTTGCTAGCCACCATAAAAAAGTTAATAATTGGATAAATATTATTAACAAGTCTTAAAGGAGATTTAAATGGCACTATCAAATATTAACAAATTTTCACCATACTCATTATCTGGCAACCACGGATTGCTGATGCCGAAACTGAAGTTTCGTTTTCGCGTTAGCTTTACTAAGTTTGGTGGGGCAAACGGAGTAGCAACATCAGGCGGTGATGCAAACACAGTTCTTGAGTTATCAAAGCAAGTAGTTACTTGTGCTCGTCCAAGCGTAAACTTTTCACCTATTGCAATTGACACTTACAACAGTAAGGTGTACATTTATGGTAAACCAGAATGGCAGGAAATTCAATTGGTTGTCCGGGATGACATGTCCAGTAATATTTCTAAGGTGGTTGGTCAACAAATTCAGAAGCAATTTGACTTCATGGAAATGTCGAGTGCAGCAGCGTCCGGAGATTACAAGTTCGCAATGACATTAGACATGCTTGACGGTGGTAACGGAGTGAATGCCCCGAATGTCTTAGAGTCGTGGGAAATTACTGGTTGCTTCTTAAGCCAAATTAACTACAACGATCTTGATTATGCATCAAACGATCCAGTGACTATTAACATGACTATTCGGTACGACAATGCATTGCAAACAGATGCATCTGATTCTACTGCTGAAGGTGTTGGTATTTCGGTTGGCCGTGACCCAGGAAACATGTTAGCAGTTTAATTTTTTACTTCGGTAAAAACGAATGGCAGTAGCAACAATATACAGCGAGTTCGAGACAGGCCTTGGCGCACCAGGGCTTTTCTCATCGCCTGTCGCAAATGTGTCAACGTCGATTAGCAACGCAGATTCTTATTCAGGGCAGTTATCAGGCTGGGGTATGCCAACTGGGTACAATATACAGTCTGTCGAACAACAAACCCTTTCTTTATTAGGTCCTAATCCGTCAAGTCCCAATGCACTTCTAACGTACAAGCAGTCAAGCTATGCTGACCCACTAAGCGGGTTAACCGGAACACTAAGCAATATCGGTGGCGGAGTAGGGTACGATCTCGGTAGCAACGTCGGTGGCTCGATTGGTTCGGCATTGGGTGGTGAAGGAAGTATATTAGATACAATTGGCCAGAGACTAGGTGGTGCATTAGGCGGATCAGCAGGTGCTGCATTAGGGGCAGACTTAGGTATTGCAATAACAGATGCGTTAACTGGGAATAACTCGAACGAAGTAAATAGTGCAAACAGCGGTGCGACGTATATTAACTATTACGACGTCGGTATTGCACCAGGAGACAGTGGTGCCGGTCGATTACCAGATGGCACGATTCTCAGAGATTGGAGACACGCTGACCGATTATTTGTTAGAGATAACCATCGACTAACCCCGAAGTTAGGATACATGTTCCATGTTGCATTCGACGGTGGGCTATCTGGGAACAAGAGCATAGAAGCAGGCATGTTAGCAAAGGCAGTCTCACTGCCGAAGTTTAGTTTTGATAGCAAAACATGCAATGCTTATAATAGACCAAACGTAGTTCTAACTAAGATAAAATACGACACGGTAAACTTGACATTTTACGACGACAGTGCAGACATTATCAACCAGTTGCTCATTGCATATAATTCACATTACTTTAAAGATCCTCGCGGCGGCTGGGGGTATGATACGAATGTAAGCGGGCACTTCTTTAGTGCGATTAGACTATATAGTTTACACAAAAGACGTTTTACTGAGTACATATTAGTAAATCCTATTATTAAGTCATCGAGATTTGGTGAGCATTCAGGAGACTCGTCAGCAGTAATGCAGATCGACATGAGCTTAGAGCCAATGAACATATTAACTAGTTACGGCTCGGTGTCCAGTGAATCTCCCGACGGCTTTGCTAGATTGCACTACGATAAAGGACCGAGCCCGCTCGGTGGAGGAACTCCACTCGGAGAAATCAGCACTGGTACATACATGCCATCAGTTATGTCAGGCTACGATCCGTATCCAACGGCGAGTAGAAGTAATACAGCGAATTTTGATAACCTAGATTTTGGCCATATTGCATTAAACGAACTATTGGATGTCGGGGTTGATATACTAACTGGGGTTAACCCGTTAAGCGGAGTGTCGTTTCCGACTAGTTCTTCGTTGAGTGCAATGTTCGGAGTTGGGGCGTCAAACACAGGAAACAGTTCTGGCGGAATTACGTCGAACGGAGCAATAGTTAGCAACACACAACCTGACATTGCAGATTATTCGAACGCCTGGGGATTAGCGAACTCGCCACCAGCAGCAACTAGTGTAACAACACCAACGCCTGCATACGAGCCGAAATTTGGGTTCCAGAATATTTAAAGGTACACCATGAGCGAAATTACGAATATATCAACAGTCGATTTGTCTAGTCCGGTACCAGCAAAGAGATACTTTAACAACTTTTTTGTCAGAGCGCCGATCTCGTTCTCATCCAACCAGCACGATGCGTTGTTGTCGTTCTTTGAAGTAGTTACCAATGATGAAAAAGCAGCGAAGTCTATAGCTGCCGCGGTTATATACACTGGGAAACGACAGGGAATAGATCCCATGCAAATTCTGGAAAAGTTTAGAACACTAAAAGGAGCAGAATTAAGTCGAACACTGGCATTATTTTTAAACTACTATAGATACGGATCCAGCTTATTGGGTGTATCGAGTATCAACCAGTCAAATATGTATGTAACTCGTAGTGTGTTGTTTTAATGTCTAAGTTTGCGCAAGGGATATTTACACCTCGTCATCCCGAAAAATATATAGGGAAAGGTAGTATTAAGTATAGATCATCCTGGGAATTCGCATTTATGACCATGCTAGATAATCACCCGTCAGTGTTACAGTGGGCCAGCGAGAGTATTATGGTCCCATACAAAAATCCGTTAACTGGAAAACAAACTATCTATGTGCCTGACTTCTTTGTGTATTCTCAAGATGCCAGTGGCGCGAATCACGGGGACATGATAGAAATTAAGCCAAAGAAAGAAACAACAATGGAAGCAGCTAAGTCCCGACGGGACCAGTTAATGGTTGTTGTTAACACAGCAAAATGGGCTGCGGCTCGGCAATTTTGCAAGAATCACGGATTGTCATTTAAAATAGTAACCGAAGAGCAGTTATTTCATCAAGGTAAGAAAAAATAGACGTATTACTATGTTACTAAATATTTGCACAATGCGGAGGTAATATGTCATTCTTGACACCGAAAGAATTGCATGACGAACGTGCAGCAATATGTAAACAATGCGAATTTCTAACAGCAACTAAGTTCTGTAGTAAGTGCGGGTGTTTTATACCTGCAAAAACGTATATACGTAGTACAACGTGTGTTATGAAAAAATGGCCGGTGTTGGAGACAAAAAATGCTTGAATCGTTTACAGAGCACCTAGTAGATGCGATAGCTCAAAATCAAATCTTAAGTACACAACCCACTTCTCATTTAACTATCTTCGATGTTGCATTAGTAGATGTAAGCACAGAAGAGACGTTACATGCGAATATAAATGATAACTTTTTAGGTAATACTAAGAGATGTTGTGAATTAGCGATATATTATGCAAAAGAGTTTAACCCAAATTCAATAAATCCGTATCAGGTACTTCTAGAGTACCTGATACAGTATAAAACCAGTGGGATTCAGACTGAATTTGGTCTTATATACCGAACAGTAAAAGAAGCAAAGCAAATCCAAACAGCATTATACTGGTCACATATTCTTGGCGCTGCAATGGTTGACCAAAAAATAAAAGATATTATGCTACCGTTGCTAGATCAACGTATACGAGATATATACTGGGTGTAATGTATCGACTCGGTATTATCTAACCAATGCACCCACAGTGGGTGCATTTTGCTATAACTGATAAATACATAAAAGGAACTAACCAATGATTAGAATCACTGTACATGCATCACCGACACCAGAGCAACTTGCTGCGATAACAGCATACTCAAAAACATGGGCATCGTCTTCGTTTCTGAACGAAGTAACGTGTGATCTCTCTGAGAAAACTTTAATACAGAAAATATGTCCTGACGCAACATTTTCGGTGATCGGAACAGGGTCGTATGTGTGTATTGTGCAGACTAGTCTCGACCTGGCAACACTTCAGACTAACTTCCCAGATTCTGCTATTTCGGTATTAGGTAGAAATGTATATAGAATAGATGCCATTGACTCGATTCATATTACTTCGTTACTAAATTCTAACCTAATCGACGACATTCAATTAAACGATACGACTATCTCTTTACTATCGTTGCCATTGTCACCTACTGTGTGGGAATCGTCACCTGGAGTAACAATTGACCTAGCTGCTATTGCCCCTACAACAGCAATAGCAGTAAGTGACAATTGGGCGTTATCTAGAATTTTTAACAGAGTCCTGCCAGGTGAGACCCAGATAGGGCGACTCACACCTATTAACCGAGTAGTTACAAATGTATACTTAATGGATTCGGGTGTAAACAGTAATCATATAGAGTTTAATAACAATGTACAGAACTTGTTTACAATCGCGCCGCCGGATTATACTGATCATAACGGTCACGGAACATCACTGGCGTCGGCTATAGTAGGGGCGACTGTTGGCGTTGTTCCAGAGTATGTTATTATTCAGAATGTTAAAATATTAGATTCTACTAGATTGTCGACTCTCGAAGATGTGATAGCTGGGTTTAATTCTATAATTGAGTATGTTGTGTTACACCCGACTGAAATTCACGTAGTGAATATGTCATGGGTAATAATGAAAAATACAATAATCGAGAGTATTATTCAAGGTATGATCGACACCTTGAATATTAAGTTTGTATGCGCCGCCGGTAACTCGGGGCAACCTATCGAACTACTAACCCCGGCGTCGATGCGGACAGTATTAACAGTAGGTGCGATCGACTTAACTAGTACACTCTGTGGGTTCACCAATTATAATAATTCTGTAACCGACACGTCACTCCCGCTATTTACTCAGACGGCGGTAGATATTTTTGCACCAGGTGAGAACGTCACTACCGCAGATTACATGTCAACCACTGGTTACAAAGTAACAGCAGGAACATCTGTTGCGTCGGCATATGTATCGGCAGTTGCCGCATATACAACACTATTAAAATATCCAGCAATTCAATCTCAATCAGATCTTTTCTTAGAGATAGTTTCGTTATCAACAAAAGAGGCAATAACAGTAAATGATGCAAAATTTGCACTGATGCCAAATCGAATTATTTGGTGTTTAAATAGTTGTCCGGAGATCAACTCAATTCCCAATTTAACTATCAATCACACAGATTCGTTAACATATTCATATCCACTTATAGATCCAACTGTTCCAGTAACAGACTTGGCTGCATTTGGTAGTTTAGCCACTGTTGTTCCTGATACATTTGAAGAAAGAAAAGCTGCGTTCTTCCAAAAAATAAATGCTATTAACCCTAATAGTAATGCTAAGTGGAGACTATCGTCGGCACTCAGAAGTGGCTTTAGCAGTGACTATACGTACATCGATGTGGTAGCTGACAGTATTCAAAATGGAGTTCCGACGACAATATATGTTCGAGACCACAATTACTTTAGTAAAAATACAATAACTATTTCCTATATTGAGAGTCCACTTACATTGGCAGGCACGTACACAAAAGCCGGTCAGTTTGTCTCTAACTCATACTGTTGGGTAGGAACGTGTGATAGTTATACGTACAGTCCACCATCTGGCTGTTACTGGTCGATAAATACATACCAGGTAACAACAATACATTTCCCAGGTACATATACCAACGGTGTTTATCAGTACGGGGCTTCCGACGCTCCTTGGGGAACAAGCTGCGGGGGTTATTGTGGAAGTTATTCTGATTCAAATTGTGATATGGTACCGTAACTTATGTACGTAACTCCGTTTTATCAAGAATGGATTAATTTTAAGATAGATACTAGTAACAATAGAGCGATACACTATGACTTCGGCGAGCGGCGTGAGAGCACAGTAACTGGCTTCTCGTTAGCAATTAATCAATGTAAGTATTTGTATGAAACATATAATAGATCGTTAGCAGTAACATTGAGTGGCGGAGTAGATAGTCAAGCAGTGTTACTTGCAGCACATCATTCTGGTGTTCCGCTGTCTGTGTATTCGTTACGGTTTAATAATAACTTAAATAGCCATGATTTAAAAACGGCCGCCGATATTGCATCGCGCTTACATGTGAAAATTAATTACATAGATATAGATATTATTCGTTTTTATTCTACCGGAACGTACCTAACTTATATTTCTCAGTACAGAAATAGTAGCCCGCAGATTGCAGCTCATTTATGGCTATATGATCAGATTAAATCAGACACGAATCTTATTCTTGCCTCTGCTAATCCTGTTATCCGACACGGAGAAAAGTTAGAAGGAATTAATAACTTTACGTTGCTCGCCTGGGAGAGATTTGCTAAAAAACATAACGTTTCAATAATAGGTTGTTTTTTTTGGTATATGCCCGAGTTGTTCTGGGCACTTTATCGTTCATTTAATGAAGAGCATACATCTGCTCAATTATATGATATAAAATGCGACATCTATAAAAGAAATGGCTTTACTGTTATACCGCAAGAACAGAAGTATACAGGATTTGAACATGTGAAGAACGAGTTCTGTAGATTATATCCTAGTATCAAAGCACCGTTTGATACATTGTTTAGATACTCACATGAGTCAACAAACAATATGCTCACTTCTGCAACTGGGTTATAGCATAGTTAACATCTCGTTACAAGGTATAACTGTGGTTATATATGGTGGAAAAAGATAAATCGGCTGTTGTGTGATGTAAACAGGTATATCTGATAACAATGCAAACGGAGATGAGTACTTAGGCTTTATTTTTAGTTCGGTAAAACCACCAACAGTATACATATTATGCTTTGTTGTTGTATATGCCCATCGTGTAAAGACTTGTTTGCCGCCAGGGATCATTTGTTTCCAGGAAGAAGGTAAGAACGGACTAGTTTTCCATATCCGTAAGCAACAACACATCGATGTTAAACTATTTGTGAGAAAATTCGGAATCCCTTCTCTAGCATTCATTGCAAATAATCGCTCAATGCTCACCTGGCCCAGTAGCGGAGAATGAAAGCGACCGTCACTGATATGTGGGGCATCCCCACCAAGAATTACACATTCGTCAACTTGATCAATTGCGTAAAGGATAGGAGTTATTCCAGCAATGTCGCAGTAATACTTCTTTGCATACGTTAAATATTCACCCCCCTCAATGAACCGTTCTAAGTCTAGCTCTATTGTCTTCAACGGCGTGTTGTTTTCTCTACAATACTTTTCAACGTGGTATAATTCATGAGTGTTAACTGGCATGTTCTTATATGTATATAGTACAAATACTGCGTAGAAGTCTGCTTTAATGTCGCGACACACCTCTAACACTACTTCACTATCCATTCCCCCACTGAACAACACTGCTATTTTTTTGTTGCCCAGTTGTCTAACGTCGTTTTGCAACGACTCTCGCAACGAGTTGCATTCGAAGATGGGTTGGTCAGTGAATGTTGCAGTTAATGTGTTTAGTGTTGGGTCGTAATCTACTTGTTGATAGTTATTTTGTCCAGTGGTGAATGTTATCATACAGTATTTATAGGTAATAAATACATTATGAACAAATTAGAAGAAATACTTAACTTAAAACCGATTTCGACCACAAAAGAAGAAGTTGTTGAAACTGAATTGATGTCAGATGACGACGCAGTTGACACTATTCAGCAGATTAACTCGACAATAGACCTAATTGATGCTGCACTACCGATGGTCAGAGACCTAGAAGCAAGCGACAAAGAAATGGATGATATTGCTACTCTTGCAACCGACACGTTTAACAATTTAATAGAACTGTCTATGAACGTCGAGCCTAGATTCACTGGAGCAATTTTACAATCAGCGTCTACTATACTGGGGCACGCTGTAACGGCCAAGACTGCAAAGATTGACAAGAAGTTGCGTATGATCGACTTACAGCTTAAGAAGCTTAAGATCGACAAGCAAGAGAGTGGTAAAGATACAAGTGATACGATCGAAGGCACCGGAATGGTACTAGATAGGAACGAGTTGTTAAAAATGATACTTGCTAATAAAACGTAGTTTCTGATAAATATTACAAATAAGGTTCTATAACAATGACTAAAACGTTTAAAGATTTTTTGCAAGACAGTAAAAAAACTTTTAGCTTTAAGCTGTGGTTTGCAAATGCCGAGCTAACATCTGATCAACTTGATAAGTTAGAGAGTTGTTTGCAAAAATACAACTTAGAGAACACATCTAAACCAGCATCAACTCCAACAAGAGAGCATGAGTTCTTCCCAGGGCTCGGTCCGGTTGAGTTAACTTCGATTGAAATCGACTTAGAATATCCGTGCAATGCAACCCAGGTATACGACACTGTTGTTCGAGCCGGTCTAAAGGTTCCCAGCAGAAACATATTCGTAGTGAACAGAGGCGGAGGGGCTGAATCAATGTACGGTCACCCAGCTGCTAAAGATGCCCTATTAAATAGCACGAACGACGCCGACGACAATAGTTCACTGTACGGTGAAAAATATAACGAACCTTTCTTAAAATCATTAACTAGTAAACAACATGAATTTGCAGGGAACGTACCTACTGCAAAAACAACAAAAGAGGACTCAGTGGGCAATACAAGCCCAGTGGGGAGTAACAAAACAGCGAGACCACCATTACCAAAGACAGGGAGCAACAAATGAACAACACAATGAAGAATCTACTTAGCATTATGACATTGAAGGAATCTGCAAGTGAGACATTAGATCACATCTTAGGCAGATTTAAGTATGAAGTAAAACAGTTTGAGTCAGGAGAAGAGTTAGATAGCAATCTGTATGATGCGTTGTATGATTACTATTCGTTGAATGGTGAGATGCCGTATGGAACAGCAAAAGCACGAACAGGCGATCCAATGGAGTGGGTGGCTGACAAACTGTACCGTGAATTGCATAGTCAGGGGCCACGTATGCCGAGTCTAGGTGAAGACAGTGTTGACCCAACGCCAGATGATGACGATGCGGTTCTAGTAGAAAAAGGAAACGACATACCTTCTGTTGCTGAGGTAAGCAACGAAGCAATATCTGATGTCTTGCTTGGTCTGGGGTTAGATGAGGGGTACGATTTCTTCTTTGAAGATGGGTTAGTTGCCATTGGCAGGAGCACAGCAAAGGTAATTATCAATGCACTGAAAAACGATTTAACAATTACTGCTGATCCGTATATTAGTAGTGTAGACGGAGAAGAAGTTAGAATTGGGTTTGGTCGCAAGACAGCAAGATCTTCGCTGCCAAAAGATGACGTCAACAACTTAATGAAGGTTCCTGATTTAGAAGAAAATGCTAACGGTGTTAAGAAAACAGCATGGAGTGAGTTAGTAGACGACCATCTTAGTAATAACGCAGACGACTGGTATGATGAAAACGGGCAAGTAGACCCAGATGGAGCATACGATGCAGGTGGCCATTATTTTGCTGATAGAGATGCAGATAAAAACGATTACAATCGTGATATAATGCAAGAAGACAACGACGACCTTTGCCCTGTCTGCAGCGGGTCTGGAGAAGGCCAATACGACGGTACTGTTTGCCAGTCGTGTCATGGTTCGGGTGTTGAGGGCGCATCTACAAACGATGACGACTACGACGAAGATAAAGAAGATGATCGACGTTTTTATGAAAGCACAGATGAGTGGTACAATGCTAAAGGGCAAGTAGATCCGAACGGAGCATACGATGCAGGTGGGCACTACTATGCTGAAAGAGATGCAGATAAGAATGAATACAATCTTGATGAAGATTTTGGCGTTACGGCTGGTATTGCAGGCGGGCTCGCCGCCGGATCGTACCTAGGTGGGAAAATAGGAAACCGGATCTCCGCTTACAAGAATCGAGCCGCCGCTGAAACAGCAGGTAAGGCTCCTAAGTCAACTGGAGTTCTAAATAGAATAAAGAATTCGAAAGGTTACGGCGAACTTGATTTTGCAGAAAGCAGAAGTGCAAGAAGAGCCACTCCTATCAACGAGTCGGTTAGCGTTTCTATTACAGCAACAGACGAGGATGCACTAGATATCCTGAGGAAGCTAAGTGGAATGGGGACACAAGAATCTTGTGCGACATTCGCAGTCACCCCAGGACAAACGTCACCGTTTACCTCAGTAAACTCAGATGACTTTTCTTCAGTCTACGAAGCAAAACTGCCTAATGTACCTAAGGTGAACGACGATAAAACAGATTACGCAAATGGACCAAAAGAGAAATATGCTACGTTAGATTCGTTGTTAGATGCAGGCGATGATCTAAACAGACCTAAGAAACAACACCCGAATGCAGCAGCAAAAGGCGACAATCCGATGGAAAGCAAGATGTGGGGTAAGTTCAACAGGTTTGTTAACGAAGCAAAGAAACTGTCTGCTAAAGAAAAAGTAGATGCTGATAAAAAAGATAAAGAGTTCTGGGCAAAAGAACAGAAAGCCGATGCATCAAGAGCAGCACTTAGGAACAACAGTGGAAAGAAGTCGATTACAAAAGAAGGTAAGATCGACGACTTCAGAGATGCCCAAGAAGCAAAACGGCAAGCTGATGCAGATAAGTTTAAATTCGGAAAAGACAAGAAGCCAGCAGCGGCTACCCGTCAAGTAAAAGGAAGTAAGTACGGCGGATCAAAACAAAAAGACGACGAAGAGTTAACCGAGGGCTATGATATTGATTGTTTTACTCAGGGTAATCGCCATAATGATAGTTCGGCTCAACCTGAGTTTGAAAACAAAGTTACATATGATGCAATTGATGACCAAGCTTTCCCAGTTTCGATATATACGTTACGTGGGAAACCAGTTGCGTGGTATGATTCTGAAAATCATTGTGGTTATAGATTACGTGCAAAAGCGGGGTCAGTAAACGAGGTTTCCGACGAAACAGTACGTAGCCTGATTACTAAAAGGCAAGCAAATAACCGAACTGCACAGGATAGTGCAAGCGTTGCTGGACAAACAGCAGCGTCGTTTGCTCGAACAGGCGCAGCAGCAGATGCCGCAAGAGACAAGGTGAGTAACACATATAATGCAGCAGGCAAACGATTGGACAGGAACAGTCGACTCCAGGAAGTAGAAGATGCAACTGATGATTCTTATGCAGAGTACTTATTGACTATATTCAAAGAAGCAATACACGGAGATAGAGTACATTGTAACGGTTTATTAGATGAGTTGGGCTCTTTGTACGACGAGAAGTCGTACATGACAAAACAAGAGCGTAGATCGTATGCATTAGCAATGAAGGCAGCTGAGTACGCCGATGTTAATGATCATGTAACTGCAATGAAATATCTAAATAGCGCAATTGAGCTAGTGTCGTCTGCTCCAGTAACCGAAGGCAAAGCTGAAGATGCAAAAGATAAAAAGCTAGTTAAAACCGCCGACCAGAAGGATGCTGCTAAAGCACCAGCAGCAAAAGAAAAAGTGGCCCGTAACGACAAAGATGACGGAGATCATGTTCGTCGTGTAAAAGGAACGCGATACTAACGTGCAGATTGATTTAAATATTTCTAACCTAAAGGTTGCCGGATCTGTTATTACAACAGTGATGGTGATCTTAGGCGGGTTGTGGGGGATCGATTCTCATTATGCGTCAGCAGCTGATGTGAAGTCTATCCAACGGCAGTTCGCGTCTCAGATAGTGCAGTCTAGAACAGAGGCGCTCGAGGATGAACTATTTAAGTTAGATGCAAAGAAAGAAGCTGGTATGAAACTAACGCCAGTTGAAGAAGCAATGCACAACCGGTATCTCCGACGACTCAAAGAATCACACCAGTTAAAACGAGAAATAGAACTACAGGATATCAGATAATGCTATCATTCATAAGAGGTTATTGTGCGATTATACGAGTTTGAGTATTCTGAGCTGACCCAGTGGGTCCCACTGGGTCCCAGTGGGACCCACTGGGGCGACGAGCTAATTAAGCTAGTGCAGTCAGCATACAGCTTTACCAACCTAGGGTCGTTTGTCAATACATTGAACGATGTTCATCGTAGTGATTGGTTAGTATTAGATTGGAACAACGACTCTAAGTACGACTGTGCTATTTTTTACAGAAACAATAGACCAGACGAAACTTGGGTAGGGACAAAGATCCAGGGTGTTGGACATAATCAACATCCAAAAAGCAAGAAACACGTATTACATCACCTTTCGGCACAATTACGCAAAACGGGGTGGTGGGTAGAGAGTTCGGGCGCCCTGGCAACGACATTGTCGAGAATGGGTATTGCTCCTGTTACTGATAGAGCTGTGTTGCTTGCGCTGTTCCCTGATTCAAATTTAACATTACTAGACAACTCGGGGAAGTATACCCGAGAGTTACCAAACGGCACAGTAATACAAGAAATTGTATTTGGGCATCCGGTTCTACAATAAATATTAAATGAAGCAATTTAGAATAACAAGTGCAAATTTTGTGCTGCCTGGTGAATCAGGAGATGGAGATGCGTACATTGATCCTGCAGATTTAGCACTTGTTAAGACAGAAGCCGGATTAGACGTGACACTGGACTTATTAGGTAGAGCCAATCTTGTACCTCCACAATCACTCATCGAGCAGAAGTATGCAGTGCAACCAAAGAAAGGTTTAGTATGACAACAAATATAAATGTAATCGCCGAGTCAATGCAGTTTGTCCGCGTTAGCAAGAAACTACTGCAATACCGGTTTGTTCAAGAACAGGATGATTTAGTTCCACTGTCGTATACCGTGTCTAACAAGCAGCAATCCGTTGTAACGTACACAACAGACGGCAAAGAAACTGAGAATGTAGCAGATGTGGGCGACATTATTATGAGTGGCATAAGCAATGAACGCTATGTGCTAAGAAAAGATAAGTTTCCGAAATTATATTTGGGCGAGATTGGTAGCACAGTGACAAATGATCAAACACCTCGAGCAGTTGCTAGATATACAGGAGAAGCTCCTGTGAGTTTCTTGGCATCCTGGGGAGAGCAAATGATACTTAAACCGAACGATTACTTAGTTAAAGAGCCCGACGGGACGTATTACTATCGAATTGCTAAAGCTGAGTTTGAGCAAACATATAACAGCATAGACAAATAATGGCAGCTAACGACCAGATACTGGTTAAGCGACCGCATCAACAAGAGTCGTTTACCGAAAAACAGATAATGGATATCGCTCGATGTCTTGACTGGAAGACCGGTCCTGAGTATTTTATGAGCAATTACTTTTATATACAACACCCAGTTAAAGGTCAGATGTTGTACAAACCGTATGAGTATCAAAAAGGGTTAATAGACACGTATCATAATTATCGGTTTAGTGTGTCTATGCTATCGAGACAAATGGGGAAATCGGTCTCAGCAGCAGGATATTTACTATGGTATGCAATGTTTGTACCTGACAGCACGATTTTAGTGGCCGCACACAAGGCGTCAGGAGCACAAGAAATTATGCATAGAATCAGATATGCATACGAGTTATGTCCGAATCATATCCGTGCAGGCAGCACAACCTATAATAAAGGTTCGATCGAGTTCGACAATGGGTCTAGAATTATAGCTCAGGCAACCACAGAGACAACTGGACGCGGACTGTCTATTACTCTGTTATATTGTTTAGCAGGTGAAACAACTGTTCGAATCCGCGACAAAGAAACATTGGTAGAAGAAGAGATCTCGTTGAAGGACTTATATACTAGATTGTATAACCCGACTACGTTTCTAACTGACGAGCTTGCATGATGCACACGAATTCTGAGTTAACCTCAATATTAACCCAACTAATTTCTACTAACGGGAACTGCGTTAATCTAGGCAGACACTTGTTAGTCAAGAACCCACAATTAGTTACTGACATATTAGCTGCAACCAGGTTCTTGCCTGATTCGGCGAAATTTACTGAACGATTGTATTGTGTTACTCACGATATATCTTGTCAGACACTAAACGCATTTGGTAACCCAGCACGATTTATTAATTTGTTCAGAGGATACAGTCTGTTGATCCAAGATAAATTGCGTTTTGATAAGAAACAAGAAAGACTTGCGGAGAAACACGCACGTGACCGACTAGTCACAGTTAAGCCGAGTAAATTAGAAGAATGGATTCGTAGAAATAAAAAACGAAACAAGCATTTGTATGAAGAGGGCAAAGTAGAGGGATATGATTATGTTGTTTGCCCGATAAGCAACGTTCGAATGAACACAATTAAGTCAGATTACATTACCTCGATCTTAGATATGCAAATATCTGATTATCCACTTAAACAGCGCAGTTGTACTAAACGAAGCGAGAATATTAAAGCCGGAATACATAAGATTGATGTTGCGTCTGGACTAACCGTACACGCACTTGGCGTGATACAAGCTAAGAAAACATTGTCTACTGTAGATGAGAACGGAAAACGCGGATACGATCGATTGGGCGCGAAAACACGAGCAACCCATATGGCAAACGTTGACAAGTTTGGCCGCAACGGATTCCAACAGCAAGCTAACGCAAGACTAACTACTGTACTTTCGAATGGGTTGACGGTTGAGCAGAATGCCCATGTAAAACAAAAAGAAACATTGGCTGCAAATGGAATTACGCGATCAATGGGAGCAAGTAAGATCTCAAAAAAGAACCTCTCCCCTATTATAACGTACTTAAACTCATTGAACGTAAAGTATTACTTTGACCAATCTGAGTACGTAGTACTAGATCCTGATACGAAAAACTACTATTACTACGATCTGACTATACCGTCTAGTGGAATTACTATAGAATACCAATCTAACGCCTGGCATGCAAACCCAGTCTGGGATTCAGTTAAGTGGAACACCTGGCAACCGCCGCGCGGACGAAAAAAGTCAGCAACAGACGCATTAACATATGATTACATAAAAGCACGAGCTCTATACAAGACCCGAGGTATAGTAACATATTACGTCTGGGAGGACTCACTGGACCAGGATATTAAGGAGATACTATGTTTGTTGCAAACAATAAATATGAAATCTTAACCCCAGACGGATGGCGCGATTTTCGTGGGGTAACGATAACAAAGAACAAACAGACAAGTACGATTGTTTTAGAGAATAGTGCAACCGTATCGGCGACAGAGTCTCATAGTTTTTTTAGTAATGAGCAAAATGTTAAAATGGCTAACTTGTCGATCGGAGATTTAATAGATACAGTCGATGGTGCCAAACAGATAGTGTCTAAGATATCAAATGTAGCAGAGGATGTATTTGATATCATTGAGGTCGATAATATAGAACACAAGTTCATTGTAAATGATACCGTTATAACCAAGAATTGCGATGAGATGGCATTTGTCCGAAATACAATAGCAAAAGAGTTTTGGACATCAATCTCTCCTACTTTGTCAACAGGCGGTAAAGCAATTATTACTTCGACTCCTAATTCAGACGAAGACCAATTCTGGCAAATATGGACAGAATCGAATAAGTGTATCGATGAGTTCGGGAATACAACAAATATCGGAATCAATGGATTTCGTTCGTATCAGGTTACTTGGGAACAACACCCTGACAGAGATGTTAAATGGGCCGAAGAAGAAGAGGGCAGAATTGGCCCCGAGAGATTCTCAAGGGAACATCTCTGTCGGCCGATTATATTTGAAGAAACACTTATTAATCCAGTGCGGTTGTCTGAGATGGCAAGTATAGAACCAATCGAGAAACAAGGGCAGGTTAGATGGTACAAGAAACCAATTAAAGGAAAGACGTATGTTGTTGCCCTAGATCCGTCCTTAGGAACAGGGGGAGACAATGCAGCCATTCAGATATTCCAACTCCCAGAAATGATGCAAGTGGGCGAGTGGGTGAACAACAAGACACCAATAGAAAAACAAGTGTATATTCTTAAAGAGATTGTAAATTATATATCAACTACAATCGACACGATGTATAACACTTATTACAGTGTAGAGAACAATTCGTTAGGTGAGGCTGCGCTATTAGCAATAAACACGATTGGAGAAGAAAACATCAATGGGGTCTTCTTAAGTGAGCCGAAGCGAGCAGGTCAGATGCGATCGTTCAGAAAAGGATTTAATACCACTAATAGAACTAAACTCGCAGCGTGTGCAAAGTTAAAGTCCCTAATAGAGAGCAAACGAATGACTGTTGTTAGCAAAGGGCTAATTAGTGAGTTGAAATGCTTTATTGCGTATGGAGCAGGGTTTGCAGCTAAGCCAGGGCAAACAGACGACTTGGTGATGGCTACTATATTGATTGTAAGAATGACACAATGTATTCAGAACTTTGACGCAGACATCGACAGTGCAATCAAAGACTCGTCAGACGACTGGATTGAGCCGTTGCCGTTTATTTTGATATCCAGTTAGCATAAATATACTATGCGAGGAAAAACATGAAAAATATAGATTCTATTGCGGCAGACTTATTTGATAAAATTCGTGCCAGGTTTAATCGTGTCCGAATTGGAGACGAGAAGGCAGATGATACTCAAGAGCCCGAGAAGGCTCGGTTCTTTAATTTTGACTATGTAAGTCACGACGGAGAAAAGTTCGGCAATATTCTTATATCCATTATAAATTCTCGAGATCTAAAGATATACTTCAGTAAGAACATAACAGAGAAACTGAACGACGTGCAGCAGCAAGAGTGGTACAGTTTTTTAAGAAACTTGCGTATGTTTGCTAAACGACATCTGATGAACTTTAGTACGAAAGATATAACAAGAAATAACTTAGAGCTAAAAGATGTTAAGAATTTAGCTGCAATTGATGCGCCGTTTACAAAAAACGATGTAAACGAATCAACTAACCTGCAAGAGGTAATTGAGGAGAGTGCATTGTACGGAACAAAGAAACGAAGTTATCAAGAGATTGGAAAAGCAAACCCAGTTAAACTGGTGATTAACCATTCGTCTACTGTAGACGAGTCTATTCGCGGTGCTAGAACTCGACAGATCGAATCAGTTTTTGTTGAGACAGCAAATGGAGAAAGATTTAAACTACCGTTCACTAACTTAACCGGTGCTAGGGCAATGGGGAATCATATTGCAAACGGTGGGTACGTGCATGACGATATCGGAGTTCACATAGGTGAGTTGGTTAACAAAATGAAAGCAATGCGAAAGTTTGTTCGTGCTACTGCGAAGAAAACCTTTGAGTCAGCGGATGCCGGCGCAATGGTTGAGTCTGCAATTGCGGAATACAACGAAACGCATCAAACATTATCGCAGTTACGTGGGCCTAAGGGGTATAAACGGTTCGTCGAATCATTTGTAGCAGATAGTGACGAAGATGTGAATATTGCCGAATTAAAAGAAAAGTTCACGCGGAAAGTATTCGACGACCGGTTAGAAGAAGCGTTACCGTATGTTTATCGCGCCCATGCAAAACGGGCAAATGCTATTAAAGAGGCAGATGAATTCGAACAGTTTATGAGTAGTACCGCAGGGTCAACATCGAACGTAAACACCAATGCAAACGTTGACATACATGCGTTGTCTGCCTTACTGTCAACAGAGTTACCTGTTGGTGCAGATAGTGTTAACGCATTACCGGTTATTCACGATTTCTTAACTGCGTCAGATACTACGTCGTTGGAATCGGCGTTGTATACAATTTCAACTATTGATGCTAATATTGATGTTGCTCCGATGATTCTATCCTGGATCGAAACAAACGACCCAGAGTTATTCTCTACATTGAGTGTAGAGAAGGATTCAGATGTTCAGACTGAATCGATTGGTTTAATATCCGAACTAAAACAATTATCTGGAATCGCCGGACATCAGACATCACAAACAGATAACGAACCAAATAAGATACAAGATATGATTAAAAACATAAAACGCCGATTAACAGGAAAAAGTGTATCAGCACGAGCAAGTCAAGAGATAACAAAGGCATTTGAATATGCAACTCAGGGCAACTGGGAAACAGCAGGAAAGCACTTCCGTAACTTTGATCGGCTTAGTAACATAGAGAACAAACCAGCTGTTACGTCTGAATCAGAGGTAGAAGAAGGTATAGTCGGAGACACGATAGACACGGTTAAAGGTGTTTTCCATGCTGCAAAACATGTGAGCGATAAGAAACGAACAGCAAACGATGTGCTTGCTGCTCACCGGAAGTCACGTTCCACCGCTAGAAAAATGCAGCATTCGCTTGCTGACAAACCATTGCCCAAAAATATTAAGTACCAGGGCGAATGGTAGTTTATTACTGTGTTATTTGGCACAAATAGTAGTACAAATTCTGCTCGTTTTCGTTGCAAACATAAATACACATAGTACATAATATATTATGTGTATTGCGTACTAAGAAGTTTGTTGTATAGTTACATTGGGTAGTTATACATCTGGAGCAGCACATTGAGACCATCTCATTATCATATAAGGAAAGCACATCATGGCAACATTACAAGAAATTCGAGCAAAACTTCAGGCAGCAGAAGACAAGAAATCCGGCAACAACCAATCTAAATCAAACGATCATGCACTGTATCCATTCTGGAATATGGCAGACGGTGACACCATTTCTCTACGCTTCTTGCCAGACGCAGATACTAGCAATTCCTACTTCTGGGTAGAACGTGCAATGATTAAGTTGCCGTTTGCTGGTATCAAAGGACAAGAAAACAGTAAACCGTGTACTATACAAGTTCCGTGTATGGAAATGTGGAACGAAGTATGCCCTATTTTGGCTGAAGTACGTCCTTGGTTCAAAGATAAGAATCTGGAAGAACTGGGCAAGAAGTACTGGAAAAAACGCAACTACCTGTTTCAAGGTTTCGTCCGTAAAGACACGTTGAACGAGGAAGATAAACCAGAGAATCCAATCCGAAAATTTATCGTAAGCCCACAAGTATATAATCTTGTTAAGGCCGCGTTAATGGATCCAGAACTGGAAGAACTGCCAGTTGATTACGAACGTGGGCTAGACTTCCATGTAACAAAAGGGTCAAAAGGCGGGTACGCAGATTATTCTACTTCTAAGTGGAGCCGGAAAGAATCTGCGTTAACAGAAGAAGAGCGTTCGGCTATTGAGACTCACGGATTGTTTGATATTAAAGACTGGCTACCTAAGAAACCAACAGAAGTCGAGCTTAAGGTTATGGTAGAGATGTTTGAGGCATCAGTCGATGGTCAAGCATATGATCTCGATAAATGGGGTCAATACTTTAAACCGTACGGTGTCTCTTTAAAAGACGCAGACGGCACTGAGCCCACTACGAGCAAAGGTGAAACTGAACCAGCGAGGGCACCTACCGTAGAAACAAAGGCTGCTCCTGTTACTCAACCAGCTACAACTGGATCAACCGGCGGGTCAAAAGCTGAGGATATATTGGCTATGATTCGTAATAGACAAAAAACGCCGAGCTAAGCCAATTTGGGTGCAAGTAGTCTGACTACTTGCACCCAGTCTAGTAGTTTATAAAAATATGCATTATCCGATGCTAACACACTTTTTTTTTTGCAGCGGCTTCATCAGACGATTGCTCGTTCGTTGCTGCGTAAGATTCGTATCACCGACTATTTAGGAGAATTATATGGCCCGCCCATTTGATGTATCGAAGTTTAGAAAGAATATTACAAAAGCAATAGACGGATTAGGGGTTGGGTTTAACGACCCCACAGACTGGGTGAGCACTGGAAACTACGCCCTTAATTACTTAATCAGTGGATCTTTTTTCAAAGGGATACCATTGGGTAAGGTAACGGTCTTCGCAGGAGACTCAGGTGCAGGGAAATCGTACATCTGTTCTGGGAACATCATTAAGTACGCACAAGAGAAAGGAATATTTCCTATTCTCATCGATTCTGAGAACGCACTAGACGAATCGTGGATGAAGGCATTGGGAGTGGACACCAGCCCGGAAAAGTTACTCAAGTTAAGTTTATGCATGATTGACGATGTAGCAAAGACTATATCGGAGTTTATGAAAGAGTACAAAGCAATTCCAGAGGCCGATAGACCGAAAGTGTTGTTTGTTGTGGATAGTCTTGGTATGCTACTGACACCAACAGATGTTAATCAATTTGAGGCCGGTGACATGAAAGGTGATATGGGACGAAAACCCAAAGCACTGACTTCGTTGGTTCGTAATTGTGTTAACATGTTCGGGAACTACAATGTTGGACTAGTTGCAACAAATCACTCGTATGCGTCGCAGGATATGTTCGACCCAGATGATAAGATATCAGGTGGACAAGGGTTCATCTATGCTTCGTCGATTGTAGTTGCAATGAAGAAGCTCAAACTGAAAGAAGACGAGGACGGTAACAAGGTGTCGGAAGTCAACGGAATTAGAGCAGCTTGCAAGATTATGAAAACACGGTATGCGAAGCCGTTTGAAACAGTGCAAGTTAAGATTCCGTATAACACAGGAATGAGTCTGTACTCGGGGTTGTTCGACATGTTTGAATCAAAGCAACTCTTAGCCAAAGAAGGGAATCGATACACATATACTCTGACAGATGGAACGCAACTAAAGTACTTTAAGAAAGAGTACGAGCGTAATGAGAACGGATGTCTTGACAAGATCATCGCAGTTGTTGAGGCTAACCCGAATCTGTTGTTTGGTCGTGTAGACTCAGTAGAAGAAACCGACGCAGTCAGTGACATAGCAGACAGTAGTAAGGAAGAAGTTAGTGCGTAAGATACAGAAGTTAGTCAACGGGGCGTTTGTTGCGACTAAGATGCTTAATCTCGAAGTCGGCGATGTTTATCGAATTCAAGAATCGGACGGAACACCTGTGGGGAACCTATGGCAGGCAACCTCACTGCCTACAATTATTGATGGGATAGTTGGCATTGATGCTAAAGAGTTTACGCCAGTTAAGTTAAACTTCGATGACTGGAAGCAGCGATATTACACTCCGCCTCCTCAGGCAGAAATAGATAATCTCAAGATGTGTTATAATATTGATCCAAGTGAAATAATAAAACAGGTGATACATATGGCATATGATAACTACTTAAAGCAGTTTACAGAAAAGGAGATAACATGATAGATGTAACCGTATTAGAAGAAACGTATTCTATTTTAAAGCAGTTTATTCCGGTAAAAGATAGACAAGAAGCAGCCGACTCGCTGATGAGCGTTATTGTTGAGATGATAAGTGAACACGAGCTTGAGGTGTTTGCTGCCTCGGATCCTGCTTTGAACAGAGCATACAAAGCATACTCAGTTGACGAAGACATCGACGTAATCGAAGAAGACGAATAATGTGGTATTCGGCAGTAGTACAGGACATTAGTAACTTGCCTGACTTTATTACTTACTACGAAGCTGAGTTGTTGTCTGCGAAAGTAGACTGTAAGATAACTGGGAACATAGAGAAGAGCGTAGCAGCATTACCGGGTATAACAGAGCAACGGTTTAATCAGTTACAAGAAATCGAAGCAGTGCTAAATTATATGAATCTTCAGCTGCGGAAAATACGACGCAAGCATTTCCAGAAGTACCTTGAAAACTACAACCGCGCCCTAACTTCGCGGGACGCCGATAAGTACACAGAAGGGGAAGACGAAGTAGTTGACTACGAAACGCTGTTGAACGAGGTCGCTCTTCTTAGAAATCGATACTTAGGTATAATGAAGGGGCTTGAACAAAAAGGGTTCTCGTTGGGCAATATAAGCCGGTTACGCTGCGCTGGAATGGAAGACGTTGCAGTATAAAGATAAATATTGTACTATCAAGGAGTACTATGCGAGATATACTAGATGTGTTTGACCAAATTAATGAAGCAACACTGACACCAGCACAGATTATAAAGTATCCAGAGCGGTTCGATGCTTTTATTGACCACATTCGTGATGGTAAACCCTTCTTTACTGAAAAAGAAGGAACAGAAGTAACATTGCTGCCTACTGAGGCAGATCGATTTGTTGCACTAAAGAAACAAAATTTGTTCAAAGGTGGTCTCAAGGGAGTTGACGCCGAGGGGAACGAATGGCCACTGAGCAGCTTCAGGAAGACAGCTGAGTTTGGTGGTGCGTCAATGAAACCAACAGACGACGAGAACACTACTCTCAATAAAGAGGGGGTTATAGTAAAAGCGTTATCAATTGGAATAACTGACCGACCAATATCTGCGGCAAAACTACACGTCGAGATAATCAACAATCCGGTACTACAATCTACGATATACGGAAGAGCAGTTATACAAATGGCAACTGATATCGTTATGGGAGAGCCAGCAACAATACCGCATGACCTTATGGCAGATTCGGCAGTCAAGAAAGCAATAGTTGATTATGCCGGAGAGTACTTAGGTGTGCTTGCTCTTGTTTCGGGCCAGTCGTCTTTTCCTGATCAAGAAGGTTTTCTTGATTGGTTAGAGTCTGACATCAGCAGCTTGGTTCTTACTTTTCCAGGCAAGTCTAATAACCCGTTGTCAGATAGCTTTGCAACAATTTCAAATCCGGTTAATCAGCGCCAACTTAATATCTCCAGTAAAGGTACGGGGGGAGGAGCCGCGCCCAGCGTGTCTAGTCTCTCTATACCTGACAGTGTAAGAAAGAAAAAAACATATAAAACAGCAGTCGATCTAATCGATTTATGTCAGAACACAAGTCTGCCACCTCCTAGATCGATTAGCCAGGTGTTTCAAGTAATGAACTTGTTGCACGAAAGGGTGCCAGACGATATTCCGAAAGAATTTAAGTCGTTCTTGCCCTGGCCCGAATCAATAGTAGATGATGTCCGCGATAGTATGAAAAATAACGTTCCGTTGCCCAAGTATCGTAAACTCTTTGCAAACATAGTAAGTAGTGGCGAAGATGGTGGTAAATTAGTGTATGTTACTAAATTGGCCGTGATGAAGCTGGTTAACAGCGGATCAGTCCCTGAGTTTCAATCCGCCGTACTAGAGATACTAGATAACAATTTTATTCAGCAGTATACTACAGTTACTAATAAAACTGGGCAACTTAACTTCTCGACACAATGGCCAGCAAAACTAAACGGAGTTGTTACGTTAGAAACAAAGTCTGGTGGAACAGATCCGACTAAAGGCGGGTTTAGTTTTAAATTAAAACCAAAAGGAAGTAGCATAAACAGCGAACCTGATTTCGAGCCAACTGCGGCAGTACGCAAAGACAAGAAAGAAACAACAGCAAAGATAGAGAAGGTTGCAGCAGGCCATGTTAGTATACGTCCGCCTGGTACTGCGAAGCCAAAAGGGAAAGTTGACAGAGAGAAACGATAATGTGACTCGAAATCGCAGCATTTTATCCCAACATTTGCACATTTGGATAAATAAAAACATACAATACTTGACAGGTATGCTAAATAACTGTATGCTTATTTCAAGTTAGAAACATTAAGAAGAATATTATGAATTTACGCAATTGTTCTATACATACATTACCGACAACACTCTTTAGTCTTGTGCCAGCCTGGTCACAGATTAATAAGTCAGATCGTAGTTATGAGGGGAATGCAGTAGAATCAGAGGGGTGGGACGGTTAAGTTGAATTAGCATTATCAACAAAACACAGAACCCCGAAACGAAGAGTCCGGGGTTTTTGCTTTTAGTAGTATAAAACGGTTGACAAGTAGCAGTAAAGACTCTATAATGTGAAACTTAAATGCAGCAATGAAGTGATTTTAGCAAGTTACATAGAGCAAAAAGTGGTTGACAGTTGAGTTAAATGACTATATAATGCTTGTAACAGTTAAGTGAAAGAGAGTTAATAGATACGATGAGAACCCGAATACTGCGCTAAAGTAACAAGTGCGCGAACAAAGTTACATTGAATGATCGTTTTGCGGGTCATGACATGCAGTACAAGATGTACCACAGCAGAAAAGAGGGAATGAGTAACGCGAACCAATCCACCCTCTATAATAAAGAATAATAGGCGTTTAAGTAGAGTGAAATGTCCGGCGGTAACGGCAGAGTAAGACACTTAATGATTAAGATTCTTCTAACTAAAAGGTCGCAGCGAGCATCACTAGGCACTGCGTATAAAAGGATATGGTGGGCAAGAGTTGTTAGGAGTTGAACCTCCGAAACAAGGGCAGCGGCAAACATTCCTTTGTAGTTGTTCGAGATGAATCTTAATCATACATCTTCGAAAGAGGGTGTTTTGTAAACTGCGTGTTTGTGAAGATGTCGTGGATGGGAATTAGCTACCCCAATAAGTGCCATTAGTAACAAATCAACTAGCTTACGGTCTGTAGATCGCGCAGTCCGCGGCGTAAAGTCGGAGAAGTTGGTTACTACAAAGGTCAACTCCTACTAATCTAGTTCAGTTTCCCAAACATTTCGATGAGGTTAGCGAGTAATAGGAAGAATTATTACTTAATTTGAGAGAAGTTCCCGCAGGGAGTAAGTCCTTCTCAGTCGCTAATCGAATTTTAAAGAAGTTGTTTTACAGGTTGGCTTAGTCGGTGATCGATTCCGACTTGACGAGAACGGATCGCAGCGTTTTATCCTCGGTCAAATGCGGTAAATAGGGTAGTTCCTAGAGTTCTGCAATATCTTGTGACATTATAGCTTCTAACTAAAGTTTACTGGTGCAAACCCAGTGCCTGCCTGTAAGACAATTTTGAAGTGTGTTTAGGTCTATTGGTAGGTTCAATTTTGTTAGGGTGTGTTGATACCATCTAATTAATGGGAGGGACATACTGCGCCGATGTTGATCGCTTCGGTGTGAAATCTGATAAGGTTGCGGGTTCAAGTCCCGCCAGTAGACCTAAACGTATTTGTTGTTGAAGTGTGTTTAATTAGGACATGTCAGTTGGAGTTCGTCTAATGGATAGGACGCTGACCTTAAGGGTTGGATATGAGGGTTCGAGTCCCTTGCTACAATGAAAAATATTTTTGCAAAGGGTGTTGCAACACCTTGGCGTGGACCGCAGCTGAGAATCTCGGCTTTCTCGTTCGAATCGAGGCAAGAATTGGCATTTTCTAATTAAACGCATTGATGGTGTATTGGAGCATAGTGCGACGGCAGCAGGTGAGGTTCGAATCCTCATAAAATGCGTTCTGTTTTAAGCAATTGTACGAAACATGATCCAGACGCATCGTTGAAGTCCGGGTCCATTTGCACAGTTCGACAATAGCACATTCAAAGACTTCACGGTGAGGTGATTTTCATACTCTGAGAAGTAATGGGTGTGTTTTAAATTAATGTGCTCGCGGCTAAGTTGGAGAGTAGCGGCTGACTGTAAATCAGTTCCTTCGGGTAAGTAGGTTCGAATCCTACAGGGCACACCATAATTTGTAATGACGTACAATGCAAGACACCTAAGGTGTTGTGTGCGGAAGATAGATGGGCCCAATAAGGTCACCTGTCATTTACAAGTGTATCATCGATTATACATTACCTTATACCGACCGTGACACGAAACTGGCATTGAGCCCAGTCCAGTGCAGTTTGTTGCCGCAAGCAAGGATCGCCGGCAAGCGATTTGACAGGTAGATATAAGGTAATGTAATATTAAAATTACTGTTAGCTCAAACTACAGAGCCCGTCGAGCACGGAGATGTGGAGAGTACCCACGCAGTATTAGTTACCGATTATGCAACTTTAGCTGATATGGTTATAGCGCCGGTGTGAAGCTCCGGTGAAAGAGGTTCGATTCCTCTAGGTTGCACCAGTTTTAATGTAATGTAATATTAAAATTACTGTTAGCTCAAACTACAGAGCCCGTCGAGCACGGAGATGTGGAGAGTACCCACGCAGTATTAGTCACCTGAAATGTACCCCGGACACATTGCTGAGAAGCATTAGAAACTAGGTTACACGGATAAGCGAGTAAGGAGCGGTAGTTAACCTATCGAAATATGAGGTCACTCTGAAAAGGTGTAAAATCCTTCGTCCTTCTGAAAGCGGTGCAAATTTTTACAAAGGTAGTACATATCGTCTGAGCGTAGCTCAGTCTGGCCAGAGTCCTCGCCTTGGAAGTGAGATGTCGTTGGTTCGAATCCAACCGTTCAGACCATATGTATTACTGATTATGCAACTCTAGCTGATGGGGTCATAGCGGCGGCGTGAAGTACCGTTGAAAGAGGTTCGAGTCCTCTGGGTTGCACCAAGTTTTGAGATTTAATGCGGGATTAGTATAGTGGTATTATTACAGCCTTCCAAGCTGATGAGAGGAGTTCGATTCTCCTATCCCGCTCCAGTTTTATCATGTCCCTATAGATTACGGTAGGTTAGATCAGTGTAATCAACTAATAAATTAAGATCGACTTTGTATAAATAATATGAAGGAGATTAAAATGAGTACCTGTTTGAATTGCAACAAAGAAATCGAACACACAAAGAAACATTGCAATCAATCGTGTGCAGCAAAAACCAGTAGCAAAAAGAGAAAAGAAGCTGGCTGGTCACCATCGACGGAACAGAGAACTAAAACTAGTATTGCATTGAAAGGCCGCATTGGACATACTATGAAACGCGGTGAATACTCACCGCGTAAAGATGTTTCGTGCAGCGACTGTGGGGCCACCTTCAGAGTACTAGCATCAAGTAATAGAAAATATTGTTCAAGTGAGTGTAGTAAAAAATATGTAGGCGGTTACCGTGACGGGTCGGGAAGAGCAAAAACCGGATATTACCATGGTGTTTATTGTGGTTCTACTTATGAATTAGTGTGGGTTATATACCAACTAGACCACAATCTACCTTTTGAGAGATTCCCAGGCTATGTTGCAGATCACGACACTAAACAAAAATATTTTCCGGACTTTATTCAATTTGGTAAAATTATAGAGATAAAAGGGTATGAGAACCCAGAGTCTGTTGCGACAAAAACTGCAATTGCAAATAAGAACGGATATGATGTGATTGTTAAATATAAAATCGATCTTAGCTTAGAATTTGAGTATGTTATCTCGAAGTACGGTAAACAGTTAACAGACTTGTACGACAACTATGTATCGAAATTTGAATATGTTTGTGATTGTTGCGGGAAAACTATATTAACAGACAACAAACGAACAACTGACAGAAAATACTGTTCCAGGGTTTGTTCGGGTGCGGGGCACCTAGTAATACCGAACCCAGCAGGAAAGAATCAACACACCGTAATACAAAGGCTCGAGTGACCAGCCCTTCAAGCTGGCATTAACCGGTTGAAGTCCGGTACGGTGTACCAAATAAGTTTTTAACCATTCAAGCCTGTGGTAAAGCACACAAAGTACGGCGTTATCAGAAATGTCGTGTTCAGGTTCCGCCACACGGGGAATGTGGCTCTGCGATCTCCCTGCAATCGGTATGGGGGTAAGTGCTTGTATAACACTGAACACAAATTTACTTGTTGGTTGCGTGATCCTACGTAGTGTGAATATGATGCCGCTCAGGTAAGCTGAGTAGTCGTGGTGGAATAATAACCCAACGCGCAAAGAATAATAGCAGTTGCTAAGTCTAAGGAAGTGTGGCCGAGCCCGGCTGAAGGCGCTAGTCTTGAAAACTAGAGACCCCGTGAGGGGTCCGTGAGTTCGAATCTCACCGCTTCCGCAATTTTAGGAGTATGTATGTTACCAGCCAGAGAGTTCTTCGGTGATGAAGAATGGAAGCGTATGAAGCATGACTACGATGAGCTGATGGCGTATCGTAAAACTATTAAAGGTAAGCCAGATGTTTATGAGAGACTAGTTTTAGATTTAAACCGAATTTGGATTGACTATTACAACTCTGTCTTGTTTCATACAGAAGGAAAATCAACTTGCGATTGTAGACGCTGTGACATAAAGCGAAAGCAAGAACGCGAACACAAAGATAACCAGGTCGAATCAACGACTTACACATGACTTATTTCGGTTGACTTCTACGCTAAAGAGTGTATAATGTTTACATTGAATAGCGAAACGGAGTCAACAGTGGGTTATAACACATCAGTTTTCAATAAAGATGCTCATTATGCAAAGAAGTCTACAAAAGAGTTAACAACCGAGTTGGCAGACTTTGAAGTGAGTCGGGGAAAATACAATAAGATGAACACAGTCCCAGCGGCGATGTTCGGAGAGCATATCCGGTATCTGAGGGCGAAGATTGCAGAACGAATTGGAAGAAAATAGTAGCAAACAATAACCGCGCAGAGCATTGCGCTCCACAGTGACCGGAATAGGTAACGGCCTCGACTGTTAATCGAGTATGGGAGTAATCCCTTTGTTGGTTCAAGTCCAACCTGTGGAGCAGAATGCTTTGTAGTTTACCGTTAAAGAGTACCTGAGATATGAATGTCGAACGAATAGTAATTAGATTTGGTGACAACGATTTTTGTCGCGCAATGCAAGGTCTGTCAGTCTTCCTACTGGGAAATGACACACCAGCGTTGCCAAATGACAAAGAGAAGATTGCATTTATTATCAACCAAGTTTTCTTCGGGTGCTACGTTTTCTACCAAAATCCCTTTGAGTATAATGGGTTGGAAAAGATGGATAAGAATTACATCGCACATATGAAAGTGTACCTGCAAGTTAATGCGCAGAGCATCTTCGTCAACGAAGAAGCAGATGCGTATATGGCAAAGAATAGGTATGATAACGGTGAGTCGATTTACATCGACTTCGTGAACAAACAAAGTAACATGTTTTAAAGATCAATTGCGATAAAAGTGTAGTGGTCGCACGTTGGGCTCATAACCCATCAGGCCCGTTCGATTCGGGGTTCGCATCCAATGAAGAAGTATTATGCGCTTGTATGCTGCTAAGGACGCAGCCCGGTCTGTAAAACCGTAGCCGAAAGGCTGGCTAGGATCGTTACCTAGGAGGCGCACCAAATAAAGGAAATAGAATGGCATATTCATTATATCAAATTGACAATGTGATAAAAGGTGACAGCGGCGGAATGTCGTTGGCTATTTCTGTTAAAGATGATGGTTCATATGAAACTGAACACGATGCCAGGCCGAGAGCCGGAGTTTATATGAGAGTAGGGTCACTGTATGCCAGATCCTATGTAGCGCAGGACTGGTGGCAGACCAATCTTGTTACTGAGTTGCTAGAAGAGAAGAATGATTATGTAAAGTTCCGGACCAAGTCTGGTTCAGTGTATGAATGGAAAGTAATCAACTAAGCGTTTATCTGCAGGGTTCGGTGCCCTGTTGGATATTTACATGCGGAAACAGGCATGTTTGTAAGGTGTAAGTCAGGTACGTTAAGTAAAGGGTAGTGTAAAGGATAGTGATTGTCGTGCGTTGAAATATCGGGGACTCCCGACACGGTGATTATGAATGATAGTACATGCGCCATAGGTGGGCAGAACGGGAATTAGCTACCAGTGACGTCCGCGATACTACGTTATAAGCCGGACACTGAATTTTATTCTAATGACCTTTTAATTTTGTTTGTATCATGTATCAGAGTGTTTATCGATGCGGGTAGAGGGAGCCGGAACCCCGTTAGCCTCATAAGCTAAAGAGACCTTGTTCGATTCAAGGTCCCGCAACAATAAATATTTTGCCCCGCTGAGCCGAATGGGAAGGCACCTGACTTGTAATCAGGCACGAAAGTAGACGGAGTTCGATTCTCTGGCGGGGCACCACACAATGGGGATATAGTGAAACTGGCATCACTTCGCACCTGCAATGCGACATTCGGGGTTCAAATCCCCGTTTCTCCACCAAACAATGGAAGGTTAAACAGGAGGGTTCCTGTAACTGATTGCTAATCAGATTGTGCTGCAAGGCATGGTTTTCGAGTATCCAGCCTTCCGCCAACGTAACTATAAGTTTATGCCTCGTTCATATATTGGTATTATGATCGACTGTCTATCGGTACAAAGGAGTTCGATTCTCCTACGGGGCGCCATTTTTAAAGAAACAATCTCAGACCACTAAAGAGTGGTGGGAGAAAAGAAAAGGGATTGTGGTGTAATTGGCAGCCACGTGAGTCTTAGAAACTCATGCCGAGAGGCGTGTCGGTTCGAGTCCGACCAGTCCCACCAAATTTGTCCGAAAGGATTGAGAGTTCAAGTCTCTCCGCTCGCACCAAATTTTAGGCTCTTTGTGAACGTCAATAAATGGTTGACTTCTTGTTCAAAAGAGCCTATAATAGCTTTATTGAATTAGGAGTAGCAAAATGAATTACGGTAAATGGGACGAAGCAGAATATTCTCAGGTAGCTTTTGAAAAAGTAAAGTCTGGTGAATGGGATGCTAACCGATTCGACGATTGGTTATCTCATTTGATATGTACTCGCATCCGCGATGAACTTTCCGACGAATCTATGTAAGAGAGAATGCTACGAAAGTAAAATAATTTCGGTCCGAGTCTCCAAAGCTCTTGGTTGAGGTTCGATTCCTTGATGACCCGCAAAGAATATGTCAGTTAATCACAGTAACATGATACTTCTATGTGTTTAGTATAAATAACATATAAGGAGATATAATGATATTAATAACTGAGTTTATAACGAGAAGTAGAGAGGCTAGGCGAGCGCATTTGGTACTTTCTGAAGCATGTTGCGAACGAGGAGGAGTTTCGACTCAACATAAAGGGGTCTTAGCTGAATACTTACAGACAACAATACCGACTGGTAGAATTTTATTGTGTCATGCTTGTCATAATGGTAAATGCAGTAACCCAAAGCATTTGTATTGGGGGACAGACAAAGATAATCTTGCTATAGACAGAGCAGAACAACCCGGGGGATATAAAAATCCGTGGGAACGTTCGGTGCAAAAGTATGGATACGAAGAAGCATGTGCTAGAAATAGTAGAATGAAGTTAGGGAACAAATGTGCTGCTGTGAATAAAGGTAAACCGAAATCTGAAGAACATAAACGAAAGATTTCGCTGGCATTAAAACAAAAGCATTGAAATACAGTATTATCCGAGGGTGATGTAATTGGTAGCCATAGCAGACTTTTTCAAGCATCTGTCAAAAACGGGTGTTTCTGAAAATCTGCCGCCCGTAAGGGCATACGGGTTCGACTCCCGTTCCTCGGACCAAATGTACTTAGATGGAGAGGTTTATAGAGAACAATTGACAGAGTGGCAATGTCTTGGATTGCAAATCCAATGGACCGAAAGGTGAGGAGTTCGATTCTCCTATTGTTCTCCATAAATTTTTCAAATTCATTTATTCTAATGTTAATGCTTCCGTAACTCAGTTGGCTAGAGTGCAATCTTGATTTTGGTAGCCTTGTGTTAGACTAAGCGTATGACTAAACATCAGATAATCTGCTCGTGTTTAAAATGTAGACGCGAAACCACTACAGGCCAACTAACACGAAGTCACACCGTGGGAATTTGTCCTAGCGTAATACCCGCAATACCTGTGCGGCGGGTGGCGTGGAATAAAGGGAAAACTGCATCGACGGATGTACGGGTGCAGTTAAAGAGTTTGGGACAGCTTGGTAAGTCACATACGGTGTCAGCGGCAACAAAGGCTCGTCTCTCTATAGTTGCTAAGGCGCGCGGTTTCGGAGGGTATCAACCTCTTGCAGGTAGAACAAAGAAATTCAAGGTGTTTGACTCATATGGCAACAGCACTACTTTGCAAAGCACATATGAGTACGCTTGCTTTGAAATTCTTTGTGAGTTAGGGGTTAACTGGATACGACCAAAGGCATTAAAGTATGACGGTAAAAATTATTTTGCTGATTTCTACTTGGTAGACTTTGAGGTGTGGTTAGACCCAAAGAACGATTACAAAGCAAAGTGTGATGCTGAAAAAATACGAAAAGTTAAAGAACAAAATAATGTTAAGTTGTATGTTTTGACAAAAGAACAACTTACTAAGCAGTTTATTGGGGCGGTAATTCAACGGTAGAATGTTGGCTTGATAAGCCAGTTACGAAAGTTCAACTCTTTCCCGTCCTACCAATAACGCAGAAGTCACTGGTTCGGGTCCAGTCAAGGATACCAAATTTTTAACCTAACGAAGAAAGGAGTTCACCATGAAATAGTTATCTTAAAAGGAGAATTATCATGGCAAGAACGATTCGCAGGAAGAATGTCAAACACAATTATGATTGGGTGCTGATCCATTATGCTTGCGCCTGGTTTGATACAAGAGTTACAAGTGTTATCGACCGTCACTCGAAAGAGGGAAAAAAGAAATTGGCGGTGTATCACAGTGATGCTGGTTTCGGGAGTTACTGTAAAAAGTCCCCACCACACTGGTATCGCCGTTGGAGAAACAAAGTAGCAACCAATATCGAAAAGCAAGCTATCCATCGCTGGAAGAAATTAGGGAATGAGCAGTTTGAAGTCCCTAAGATGGTTCGGGTTAAGGATGCAAGCTGGTACTGGTAGATTATTGTCTCGTTAGCTCAGTGGACTAGAGCAGTGAGCTTCTACCTCACGGGTCGGGGGTTCGAATCCCTCACGGGGCACCAAATGGTTAAAGGTAATGACGAAGAATTAAATTAAGGAGAACATTATGAAACGAAAACCGATGCCACCACGCAATCATGTTGTGGTGGCATTAATGAAACGAAACGCAGGAAACGGTGTGCATGGCAAGACCTTTAAAGCACAGCGTAGGTTGGACAAGGTAACAATGCTTTGGGGGTGTAGCCTAGAGGTCAGGCACCGGACTTTTAATCCGGCAACGTAAGTTAGAGGTCGAGTTCGAGTCTCACCGCCCCTACCAGCAATCAAAATGCATTTCAACAAGTGTATTTCGATTGACGGACACGTAGCTCAGTTGGCAGAGCAGGGCACTCTTAATGCTCAGGTCTCCGGTTCGAGACCGGACGTGTTCACCATAGTTTTGTCGTGCTCAATAACTAAGCCGTGAGCCTTGAAGCAGGCGTTAAGTCGCAGGGGATGGGTTCGTTGGGATAGCCACAATGTGAGGGTGTGACAAATTAAGTTTTATAGGGGAGGCGCATAATGGCTGTTGCCGCTGCTTCTGAGGCAGTTTTTCGTAGGTTCGATTCCTACCTCCCCCGCCAGTTATCGCAAGAATGTAAACGCCAAGAACGAAAGCAGGGAAAGTAAATATGGGATAACAATTCAGTAATGGGTTGCCATGTTGCCTCGTTATCCGTGAGGTTGCAGTAGCAACAATCCTGTGCAGGTTTGCGCGATATTAGTTGTAGAGTCGATGTCCCATTGGTGTAAAGGTAGCACAAGAGCCTCCAAATCTCTTTGTGGGAGTTCGATTCTCTCATGGGATGCCAATTACCGCATAGAAGCGATTCAGTGCTAGTGGCAACACAGTTGCGATGTAAGACGCACTAACACCACGATTATAGTAGGTGTATTGGCCAGAATACCTCGTTGCCAACGAGGAGGTTGTGAGTTCGAGTCTCACCACCCGCACCAGAATCAAACTAGCCCGATGGGTTAATGTAGTAATTAGGGGGTACGCGGAATGGTAATGCAACAGGTTTTGAACCTGTACAAAAGTAGGTTCGATTCCTACACCCTCTGCCAGTATTAAGAATGTCTCTGACGCATAAGTGGTGGTGCACTGGTCTCCAAAATCAGAATAGACGCGGTTCGATTCCGTGCAGGGACGCCAAGATTTGCTCGTGTAGCACAATGGCAGCGCACCTCATTGGTAATGAGGAGGTTGTGAGTCCGATTCTCACCATGAGCACCAAGTTTGGCGCATCGAATACGTCCGGTCCGGACGTATTCACGTTAGATTGTTACATCGACTCGTGGGGACGCTCATAAAGGTCGTAGCGATACAGGTAACGTGTTAATCGGTGCGCCGCCAGTTTTGTTGTTAGTACCGGTGAAAAGAAAAACTCCCTTCGATAAGGAGTTAGCAGTAGCCGAAGATATGCGGTGTAGAGGAAGCGCAAACAGTCCCCGCTGGGATTGGACTTGCTGAGACCACGGTAAGTATGTTGCAACGAAAGCTGTGGTACATACTAACAACAGATTCAATTTAAGGAGTGTGACATGACTACAGTTGTTCCAGATATGAATATCACCATCGCCGGGATCGACACTCTCTATGCAGAGTTGCAAACCAGAAAACCCACCGAGGAGGATGTTGCAAGGGTGTTGGAGTTGTTGCGTGATTTTTCAGCAGTAACAGAATGTGAGTTGCTGAAAGCCGGAGAGAAACAGTTTGGCAAGAGTTACATTCAATGATTTAATGGGTGGCTGGAGTGAGAGGTTAACCAGCGTCTTTACACGGCGTTTTATACAGGTTCGAGTCCTGTGCCACCTACCAAGTTTATGTAGTATTTGATCAATGGTGTAAGTAGCAGAAAAATGCAAGAGTATATTAGTGTGGCATGATTGTGAGGGTTAGCAACGTTCCTTGTGACGGAATTAGAACGAGTTCGAGTCTCGTATGCCACCCCAATATATTTTTAACCTGTTATAATAACACATATCCTCGCCTAGGGATTTAGGCACTGACCCTGCGAAGGTTAGTTGCGGTCGCTCGACTCGACCCGAGGATGCCAAACATTGGGGGATATATGCAATGGTATGCATACTTGACTTTGAATCAAGGTTAGATAGGTTCGATTCCTACATCCCCTTCCATTTTAATTGACTTTCTAGTAAAAAGAGTGTATACTGTTTTTGTTACATAAAACTGAGAGAAACATGTTATCTTCAACTCATATCGCCTGGCCAAGTGCTATTGAACGTTCTATAGTAGAAGTTACTGTTCAAGAAGAGTACAAACCAGATGAGATCGAGGACACTAGTTACTTGGTAACCATACAGCAATCTGACATAGATCAGACCCAGCCTACCTGGGGGCGCAATGATGTATTCGACGTAGCAATGCTAGAGAAGTTGATTGAGAAGCAAATAGATTGTTAATACAACCGTTTACTAACTAAGGAACAATACAATGAATGCAACGAACAACACAGCAGAGTTTCAAGAGAACAATACGCAAACACCACGCTCCCGACTCCCTAAGGGTGTTAAGTGTGATAAGATGACAAAGATGTATGCTGCGACGTTGCCAAAGAGTGAGCGCAGGTACTATATTCGGTCGCAATGTGCTATTGCTGTGGCAGAACAGCAGCGAGCGCGCCGTAGTACTAAAACCAGCGATTAATACGAGTAGTCTTGCCCTGTAGGCTGATTGGATAAGCATCGGATTCCTATTCCGACACTGGTGGGTTCGAATCCTGCACAGGGCACAAAATACTGGTTATTTCGGTTGACTTTTCGGTAAAAGAGTGTATAATGTTTACATTGAATAGCAGAACAGGACAACAAGATGAAATACCAGATGGTAACTGAGCAAGAGTACATCGAGCTTGAGAGTGAGTTTTTCCGTTGGTTTGGGACCAGGGACAGTGGGAGCAAACTTCAGAGTATATTCGGACATGCCAGAGGAGTATGTAAGACTATTGTCATCGAGTATATTGCTAACCAGCAAGGTAAAACTACATACCAAGTTATTGCTGATGAAAGGAACGAGAAGTGAAAAGAGAACTATTGGAAGTAATGCGTAATATGGCAGCAGTCGACATTAAGACGGTACCGAACTTCTTGTGTATGATTGCGCTAACCAATCGACTTCAGAGTTTAGGTATGAACCGACGGTTAGCCGAAACGGTAGTAGCTAAGATGACGATACAGTTGACAGAGTTCAGTTCAGATAATCTGATCTGGTCTGAGATTGTAGCTCTCTACGGTACGGTTGTTTACAATATGTATCTTGCGTTGGACCAGGAGTTTGTTGACCCAGATGCGGCAATTGTCTCGTTTGCATCCCAACTTTCCTTGAAATGTGACTAACTCTATGCTACCTCAAGTGCAGTGATATCAATGTGCGATTAACCAGGGCTACTAATCATAGTCAATGTGAGAGCAAACAAGGTTAGGTTCTGACAATAGCTGGTGATTCGGTAACGATAGGAAGACACTGCATTTTAGATAGTATCCACGGTGACATATCTCAAGAGGAAGAGAGCATCGCTCATAACGATGAATGTGCAGCTTCGAGCGCTGTTGTCACTACCATATAGAAAGTAACCATGCGTACTTTTACGTTAACAGACGAACAAGAAATTGAGTTTAAAGAATGGGCAAAAACCAAGCCAGTATCCAGAGATACATTGGGTACACAATTTGAGTTCTGTTTTACACCGACTTCACTTGGTACTGCACTCACTGTTCGGTGTTTGATAACAAACACAGAATTGAACTTAACAGATTACGATAGTTGGTGATACAACATAAGGGCGAGTATGTCAATGCAAGACGTGTTTGACCGTTACGACGACGGTGTTCAACTACATAACTCGTTTACTCTGAGCTGGACTGTAACAGGAACAGGGTTTGGTCAGTTCTACTTTTATACTAATACAGATGGTAAACTTTGTTGTAGTAATGAATGTATGTCAAAAGAGTCGATTAAAAAGATTCTTGGTATGATGGTAGACAGTTGTGTTCTAGACAGCTAATAGGGGATCAATTAATGAATACGTATGACCTGTTTCGAGATACGTGGTACCGTCGTTTGCCGTATGTAGTTCAAGTCGAAGCGGAAAACGGGTCAACTGACTTACTTGACCGGTTAGAAGAGATGTGCAGGGAAGAATTCGAGAAAGTAAATGAGGCAGTGGTAAGTTAACAAAGGATGCAAGTATGCATGGTTGGCCGAATTGGTTGTACGAAATATGGGCAATTGCTATCCGATGCCTTTTGTTGCCAACGGTTCTTATTGGCAACCTAATATTATATATTACGAATAAGGGTCGTTAGCTCAGTTGGTTAGAGCAGAGGACTCATAATCCTTTGGTCGAAGGTTCGAGTCCTTCACGACCCACTAGATAAGATACGCAGGGTTTGCGTACACAGAATTGTTGTAATTCCTTTAAGGTAAGGCGTTCAAGACGGCGGTTCGATTCCGCCCTGCTCCACCAAAAACACATTGCTACTGCACAAACAGCGTTCTAGATAAGTTGGGTAATGTGTTCCTGATGGGGCAGACCAGGGTTCGATTGAGTGAGATAGAATAGAGGCAACACAGTAGGCGATGACTGTAAATCAAGCAAAATCGTAAATGCAAACAAAGCAAATACATTCGGAACTGTAGCAGTTAAAGTTGGTAAAGACTTCCGCTTCGGCGGTAAAGTTGCAGCCAATGCTGACAGCTATGAATTGGTTGCGTAAAATACAACCACCGATGAGGGGCAATCATCCCTTATAATCAAAAATGATTACAATAGGCCCATAATATGGGCCTATTGTTTTGGGTAGTCCCAGGTCCATTTCCCGTCGGCCAAGTACTTTCTTTTCCTTCCGGTTGCTATTAGTGACAATCTTGCTGCTCCTTTTTTGGCATTTTCAACTGAGTTTGGGTTAGGCAGGCCTTTATTCCACGCTGGCCTGCCTAGTAGTTTAAGGTTTGAAATACCTTTTTGTTTTGCTCCTCCCACTAAACCATTGTAGGCTGCCGCACATGCTTGTGAACAGAATGCAATTTTTTTTATTAAATGATGGCAAAATTCTAATCTAATAAAACGAATATTGCATCGACTACACTGGTAGTCTCTTTCTTCTTTTGGCTTTCTTCTTTTTTTGTTTCGTTCCGCTAGATCTGGACGCTTCACACCACTCATTGAGAACTTTGATATAGTTAACTGGTAATGTCGATTGATTAATAATGGATTTTTCCAATGGTCTTTAATTAATGTATTCTCGAATTCAAAAGCAGATGACCAGTCTTGAAAGTATGCTAATATTTCAATGTTGAACTCATCAAAGTTATTCTTAACATATTTAGATGAAGTAAAGTACTTTATTCCTAAATCGAGCTCAGCAACAACTTTGTTTGCTGACCGCATTCCAATATAAAATTTGTTATTTAATTTATGAGTTACTTTGTATACATAAGGTAAAAACATATTAATTCCTCTTTACTTATTTATCAAATTATGTTAAAATTATGCGTTAGCTGCCTAATAAGTAGCAACCGATGAGGATACGCCGGGTTCCTTATTACCCAACACCCGGCACTAAATTACGGAACATTCATGTTTATATACAACGCCTCAGCGATAGACTTTAAAAAGGGAAATCATCCGACTAGTGATAACATGCTTGCAATCCAGATAGTTGACCCAGCAGGATTGCCACCTCAGTCACCACATGCTTTTAAGGAAACGCATATATTCGAGTTTCTTGATATTGAAGACAACGACGAATATGTAGACGAGTTCGGAGTAACAGACGAGCAAGCCGAACAATTGGTTGCTCTGTTGCGCAAAGCAATCGAACAGCAAATGGATATTGTTGTTCATTGCACTGCCGGTATGTGTCGCTCGGGAGCAGTCGTTGAAGTCGGAGTTATGATGGGGTTTACTGATCCACTGGTATTCCGCCTACCAAACACAAGAGTGAAGCAAAAAATGATGAAATCGTTGGGGTGGACATATGACTGACGATAAATACAGTTAAGGCGAGTGGAATTCCTTCAGCAACTACTAACTTGAGAGGGCATATCGGATTCAGTGGTATGCCAACTGGCAACAGAGTAACTGAAGGGTCTAACATATACTTGATATGTTTCCTGCCTAAGGATAGGAATTCCGTTTTGATTGACAACGTAGTGCGTGACTGTATAATACATTAACATCAACATCGAAACTGATGTACACACAAGGAGAAGTTAAAATGAATAAGATAATCGTAACTGGTATGTTGGTAATGAGCACGTTGGCAACACAAGCAGCAGCGTCAACTGAAGTTCCGGACATGTTAAAGAAATATACTTGCACTGCATGTCACGCAGTTGATAAGAAAGTTGTTGGCCCTGCGTTCTCTAGTATTGCTGCTAAGTATAAGGGTGATCCTGCCGCAAAAGAGAAACTGTCGCTTAAAGTGGTAAACGGTGGTGGTGGAGTATGGGGAACCATGCCGATGCCAGCGAACCCAAAGCTAAGCCAGACTGATGCTGCTACTATGATCGACTTTATATTGGGATTGGCGAAGTAATATGGCAATGAGGAAGCTAAGGAGAGATGATTTGGTTACCGACGGTCCTGTTGAAACAAACAGCACTCAGCAGAAAGCACACTGCACCTCGGATACGTTCTCAGATATATCAACGACAGTGTCGATTTTGCTTATACTGTTGTTCGGGTACTTGTTGCTGGGGTGACAACTGCGCCCAGCATCTTTAGATTCTGCGAGAGCTGTAGGTACTCAATGATTCCGGTAAATAATGCTTGCCCGCGCTGTGGTGTAAAGTACCCACAGCCGGTTAGCAAGGTTAGTAAGCAAGGGTAAGTTAAAGGAGTTGAACATGAAACGTGTATTAGAAATTCGGGCTGCTGAAGGCGGCGAAGATGCAGCATTGTTTGTTACTGATTTGGCGCAAGCGTATCAGAAGTTCTTCACACGAGTTGGTTGAACTACCCGCTTGGTTTCTGCAAGATCAGGCGAGATTTGTATTGCAGTTGAAGGACGTGATTTAGATAAACTTAACAACGAACCTGGGGGCCATCGGATACAGCGTGTCCCGCCAACAGAGAGAAAAGGCCGAGTTCATACCTCGACGGTAACAGTGGCGTTGATTGATCCGACAGTCCAGTTGCACGAGGTCAGTGAATTAGATTTAAAAGTAGAGTGGTACAGCGGAACTGGTTGCGGCGGACAAAACAGAAATAAAATAAAGTCGTCGTGTAGATTAACACATATACCAACAGGAATTGTACAGACTGCACAAACAAGAAGTCGAACTAACAGCTATAAACTGGCGTATGATCAACTAGTAGCTCAGGTAAAGAACGTGGTTGCGAGCAGTTGTGCAGCGAAGTCAGCAGCAATTAGGAAGGCTCAGGTCGGAACAGGGATGCGTGGAGACAAGATACGCACGTATCGGTTTCAAGATGACGTGGTTAAAGATCATATTACTAATAAGACCTCGTCTGTTAAGAAGGTGATGGCTGGTAACTTTGATCTGTTGTGGAATTAACGAACAAAGTCGCATCTGATGGACAGACTCTAGCCTTCGAAGCTGGAAGTGAGTGGTTCGAATCCACTATGCGGCTCCAAATATGCTCCTGTAGTTTAAAGAAAACAAGCAGATTTATAAACTGCCAAGGCTCTAGATGAGGGCAAGTCCTGGGAGCGTTACCCAGCAGGAGTACCAATTTTAACTTACAGACAAAAGGAAACAAATGGATCCGACTGTATACGGAGATAATAAAGCAGCAATCACGTTAGTGTCGTTGATCTCCAGACACCCAAGTAGTAAAAAGATATCAAGAAAAGTTGGTCGATTATTTGAACATACGTTCAGCATGTTTAACGAGTTGGCAACAATCCCACACCCTGGAACGGTTCGTCGAATGATTCATTTGTTACACGACGATATTGTCGCCAATCATCTGTTGTTTCTTAATGAGTTAGACCCGCTTGAGAAAGACATTAAAACATATACCCAAAATGCACTCGCCGCAAAAGTCAAGAAAATGTTGTACTAAGATTTGGTTAACCTCGTGTAACTATTTCTTGCATTAACGTAGTAAATGCCGTATTATAAACAATAAGATTTAGGATAGTTCCAGCAAACACTATATTGGAGTCAGTTAGTCGCACTGACGTTAAGTAAAAAGGCAACCCCTATCCTGTTTAACAAAAAGGTACTAATATGAATCGTGATTTTTACTGGGAAGTACATTATGTTGGCAAGTACCTAGGAGCAGTCCCACATCAGATCCTAAGTCAATATGTTGATATGTTGGTCGCAGCGAAATTGATTCCTTCACTCTCTGAGATACTCGAAACAGGAAATCACCTCGAGTATAGGTACGTACCGTAAGATACCGCAGTTTTAGAATAACTACCGCAAACAATACTTTTACTTTAAAAAAGATGTTATTCTGTTTGATTCACCTATTTACTGAACACGTGGCACTAGTTTAGAATAATTCCCGCAAACAACTTTATTATACAAAGAATATTATTCTGTTAAGGAGAAAACAATGAACACTGCAACTAAGAATACATTTGCAATCGCTGTTAATACAAAAGTAGCTAAGTCAAAGAAAAACGGACTGACTCACAACGGAGCAGTAACAAGAAAAACAAGTGGTCAATCACATCTAGATCTGTTTGCTATAGCAGGTGCCTGCCGAAATGCTAAAGATGATGTTGTTCGGCTTTTTATCAAAGCATATGCTAATGATAAAGCACTTGCACTTCGTATCATGTTGTGGGTTCGAGATATACGTGGTGGTGCGGGCGAGAGAGAAGCATTTAGAAGTGTTATCCGTCAACTTGTGACAACAGATCCGATTGTTCTAGAACGGTTGATTCCGTATGTACCTGAGTACGGTAGGTGGGATGATTTGATCGAGTCGTTGCCGTTGTTGTCGCCGTTGTTTGCTAGTGCAGCCAAGGCAATGCATAGTGCGATCGTCGGAGGTAACGCATTGGCAGCAAAATGGGCTCCACGTAAAGGGGCAGTTGCAGTTGCTCTCAGAGACGCCTGGAAAATGACACCAAAGCAGTATCGGCAATTCATTGTAAGTCATACACACGTAGTAGAAACTCAGATGTGTGCTAAAGATTGGGATGCGATCGACTTTAGCAAGTTACCATCACTAGCCGGATTACGATATCAGTCTGCGTTTGCAAGAAACGCAACTGCTCGGTACGAAGAATTCAAATCGAAATTAGTTAAAGGCGATATCACTATTAACGCCGGTGTTTTGTTTCCGCACAATATTGTAACTAATATTCGTCGAGGCAAAGGGGACACCACTGTTCTAAACGAATCGTGGAAAGCCTTGCCGAACTATGTCAATGACACTGGTATCAGAAACAATGTTATTGTTATGTCTGACGTATCAGGGTCGATGGCCTCTAGCATCGGTGGCGAGTCAACCGGGTTAGATGTATCGTTGGCGCTTGGAGCATATACTGCTGAGCGGTTAACAGGACCGTTTAAAGACCTGGTGCTAACATTTAGCTCGACCCCACTGTTCGTTAAGTTAACTGGTAACACAATTGCCGATCGACTCAACTCGTTTGATTACGAGAACTGGGAAATGTCAACTAACCTGCAAGCTGCATTCCAGTTGATCTTGGCAACAGGAGTGAAACACAATGTACCAACTGCTGATATGCCAACAACCGTAGTTGTTATCTCAGACATGGAGTTCGATGCGTGTGTGGATAACACAAACTACTCTGGTATTAAGCAACAGTACAAAGCAGCCGGATACAAGGTACCTAATATTGTGTTTTGGAATGTAAATGCCCGACTCGGTAATAACCCAGTGAAGCACGACACAGCAGGGACATGCATGGTGTCGGGCTACAGTCCGTCGATACTTACTGCGGTACTAACCGGAAATGATTTTGACCCGATGAGTATTATGATGGACACAGTGGGTAAAGAAAGATATGCAGTTGCAGAATTAGTTGTGAACGTGTAACTTATCTTGCAATTGCGGGTCTTACAACGAAGACTGTAATAATCGTTGTTTTTATAGAAAGGAAGAAAATGGGAAGAATAATTGGTATTGACCTAGGAACAACAAATTCATGTGTTGCTGTTATGGAAAACGGCAAAACAAAGGTAATTGAGAACGCAGAAGGAACTCGCACGACCCCGTCGATCGTTGCGTATATGGAAGATGGTGAGGTGCTGGTTGGTGCAGCAGCAAAGCGGCAAGCAGTAACTAACCCGAAGCACACATTATATGGTGTAAAACGACTAATCGGCCGCAAATTTGATGAGAAAATGGTGCAAAAAGACATCGATATGGTGCCGTTTTCGATCGTTAAGGCAGCAAACGGAGACGCCTGGATCAAAGTACGTGAAAAGGAAATCTCTGCCCCTGAAATCTCCGCTCAAATACTCATGAAAATGAAGAAGACCGCAGAAGATTATCTCGGTGAATCGGTAACAGAGGCAGTGATTACAGTACCAGCCTACTTCAATGATTCACAGCGACAAGCAACAAAAGATGCTGGTCGTATTGCCGGTCTTACCGTAAAGCGTATTATAAACGAGCCGACAGCAGCAGCCCTTGCGTTCGGTTTAGATAAACAAGAAGGTGATCGCAAGATTGCGGTGTATGATTTGGGTGGTTATTAACCGGCTTCCCAGTAAAATTCCGTGAATTGCTGGAATCCCCTTAGAGCTACTCATACTACAGCACAATCAGTAATGATAAATGCGAATGTTTGAAAAATGAGCAGATTGGGCAATCAGCAGCCAAGGGACTTAGAAATGAGTTCAAGGTTCAACGACTAGGTATAGTAATCTAAATCAGAAATGATACGAAGAAATACCCAAGAGTGCGGGAGTTTTGTAAGACTTTTGTAGCTCGACATAAATAATCATACGTACCACTGTCAGGAGGAACGTATGAGTTACGAAAAGTTATATAACTATGTATACAAGATAACAAACAAGATTAACAATAAGATATACATAGGATGTCACCAAACAAATGATCTAGACGATGGGTATATGGGCTCTGGCAAGTACATAAACAGAGCCTACTGCAAATACGGGATTGATAGTTTTACTAAGGAAATCCTAGATTTTTACCCTGATGTTAGTTCTATGTTTGAGGCAGAGGCTAGTATTGTAAGTAGAGAGTTCGTCAAAGAAGACACTAACTATAACTTGGCAGTAGGAGGCCATGGAGGGTTCATGGGAGAAGATTGTTACAAGTCTCCTATAAGATCTCGCAAAATTAGCCAGAAGGCTATTAACAAAGTAACAGCAAAGTTTGCATCTGGTGAAGTCGTTAAGGTACATAAAAACGATGTTAGGCTAGAGACAAAAGAGTTAGTCGGAGTTACGAAAGGACAAGCAACAGTAAAAGATGTAAATGGTAATTTTTTAAAAGTTGATGTAGACGATCCGAGAATAATAACTGGAGAACTCGTCGGAAGCACTACAGGATTCGCAGTTATGAAAGACTGCAATGGGAACAGAGTACAAGTCTCAGTTGATGATCCGAGAATAGCAACCGGGGAGCTAGTCGGGAATACAAAAGGGTGCATACAAACCTCAGAATCGAATACTAAACGCAGTAATACACAAAAAGGTAGGCCAATTTGGCATACTTATGCAACGTGTGTGTTTTGCAAGAAAACAACAACTCTTACTAATATTATCAGGTGGCATAATAACTGTTGACGCAAAATAAGATATAGTCTGAACTTATATGAGAGTATAAGAAGTTAAGATAAAGAGCTTAACGATAACATAATTGGGAACATTTGACATATCAATCATCGACATTGCTGAAATTGACGGAGAACATCAGTTTGAAGTTATGTCAACGAATGGCGATACCTTCTTGGGTGGTGAAGATTTTGACATGCGGATCATTGAGCATCTGGTTGATGAATTTAAGAAAGAGCACGGAATTGATCTAAAGAACGACATACTTGCGTTGCAACGACTTAAAGATTCTGCAGAAAAAGCAAAAATCGAGCTCTCCAGCGCACAGCAAACAGAGGTAAATCTACCGTATATTACTGCTGATTCAACTGGACCGAAACATCTGGCTATTAAGATTACAAGAGCCAAACTAGAGAGTATTGTTGATGATCTAATTGCGCGAACCATTGAACCATGTAAGGTTGCAATGAAAGATGCTGGAGTCTCAACGTCAGATATCACTGATGTTATCCTAGTAGGCGGCCAAACAAGAATGCCTAAGGTGCAAGAAAGAGTGCAAGCGTTCTTTGGAAAAGAACCACGCAAAGACGTAAACCCAGATGAAGCAGTGGCCGCGGGAGCTGCAATTCAAGGTGGTGTACTGCAAGGTGAAGTTAAAGACGTACTATTACTTGATGTGACCCCATTGTCGTTGGGGCTAGAAACAATGGGTGGAGTTATGACTAAGCTCATTAAGAAGAACACTACTATTCCGACTAAGGCTTCTCAGGTGTTTTCGACAGCAGACGACAATCAGAACGCAGTTACTATCCATGTTCTGCAAGGTGAACGAGAGGTAGCATCTGGTAACAAGAGTTTGGGCCAGTTTAATTTGTCGGATATTCCGCCTGCGCCACGCGGTCAGCCGCAAATCGAAGTAACTTTCGATATTGATGCAAACGGAATACTACATGTATCAGCAAAAGACAAAGCTACAGGTAAAGAGAACAAGATTAAGATACAAGCAAGTTCTGGGTTGTCTGAAGACGAGATTAATCGGATGGTAGCAGATGCTGCTTCTCATGCAGATGAAGACAAGAAAACGGTAGAATTGGTGGCAGCCAGAAACCAACTCGACGGGATCGTGCATTCAACTAAGAAAATGGTAGCAGAGCAAGGGGATGCTATCCAGCCCGACGAGAGAGCTAAGATCGAGGCTGCGATTACAGAAGCAGAAGAGGCAGTTAAAACTGGTGACAAAGAGTCGATTGAGATTAAATCGGCCGCACTGATCGCAGTTGCTCAAACACTTGCTGCAAAGGCGCAGACCACTGAATCGGCGGCTGATGGTCCTCCAGGTGGCAATACTGTTGATGCAGAATTCACAGATGTAACTAACGAGAACAAGTAACCCACAGTAGGATAAAGTAAAGCAACCACGTAAAAACTGGTTGCTTTTTTTTTGAGTTGGTGTTATACTGTTGTTAAGTTAATTACACAAAAGGAAAATTAGTATGTCAGCTAACATAGAAGGTGTGTCTGTCGAAGACATGATGAAACGAATGGGCGAAATGAAACCCGACATTAGTACAGATAGTAAGTATACGGTTATGTACGAAGGAAAAGCAGTTGCTCGGATCAACTCGCGGTTAGTCGAAAAACAAGGCATCGATGACGTAGCAGTTGCTAAAATTATTATGTTGCACCAACTCAAGTATGGGATCTTAGAGAGTGCAACAGCAGCAATCGAAGATCGTAACCTATTGCGGATGTATGCAAAAATGGTCGAGCTACTTGAATTCGAATTGCAACGGGTGTGGAAATTTCCATTGGACGCGAAGTTCCACAGGTTCTGGAAATTCCCAGGGTGTACTTGCCCTCGGCTCGACAACGAAGATTCATACGGAACATCATATTCGATAGTGAACCTGGACTGTCCTGTGCATGGGAACACAAATGAAGGTTAGGTTATACAGCGACACGCATTTAGATTGGTACGAAGGGTCTACTAAGACATGGTACCCACCTGAGATGCCAGACGACAAAGAGACTACGCTGATTTTAGCTGGTGATATTTGGGTCGGAACAAAGTGTGTAGAGTGGGACAGCACGTCGTGGTTAGGAACAGTCGCCAGCAAGTTTAAAACTGTTTTGGTTGTTCTCGGAAACCATGATTACTGGCCTGATAATAAACGTGCGATAACAATTCGTAACGGGGGCAAGAAACTAAACGACATGTTAGTTGCACATTGCATATTCAACGTTCACGTCTTAGATATGAGCACGTTTGAAGAAAACGGTGTTCTATTTATTGGAGCCACACTGTGGACTGACATGGACAAAGGGTCACCATTGACAATGCATAACATGCCTACCCATATGAATTATGATGGGAAAATAGCATACGAAACAGGTCCAAACGGACAATGGGCACGTTTCACATCAGAACGCTGGGTCAGGGAACACATAAAGCATCGCGACTATATTAAACACGTAGCGGCGCAGAATAAAGATAAAACGGTAGTAGTGATAACACATCACATTCCGCTGACAACGTTAACGGACCCGATGTATTTGAATAGTAGCGGAAACGGGTACTATTCGAGCGATCTAAGCAATCTTATACTGGACAACCCTAACATTAGATATTGGTTCTACGGTCACACGCACTACTCGAACGAGTACCAACTTGGTGAATGTTTGCTGATTAATAATTGCGTTGGTTACCAGAGTGAACACAGAGAACAACAAGGTTTTGTGAAACATACTGTACTGGAGATAAAATGAGTAATATATTTGTATTGGGTGGAGCAATAGCAACGTGTTATGCTTTCATGTGGGTGGTGTTCTTTCCAGGGAACATATTAGACGAGATCAAATCGACGCTCACGATGTTTATCAATGGTAAAGGGCAGTAATATGAGCAGCAGAAGTGAAGTAGAAGTTCTAGAATTCGAATCTGACGGGCTTCTCCGTCAAATGCAACATATCTACGACGAGTGTTTTACAAAAGAGGACAATATGAAAAAAGTTAAATGTGACGGATCGTTTGCCGAGCAGCTTGTATCGGGTGCTTCGGTTCATAACCCCGAAGATGGCGGTTATTGTAACGGGCGATTTATTGGATATGCCGTTGAGCTCGACGCCGAACTAGATGCAGACAGTAACACAGTATCGAAGGTGTACACTGTGCTGAACTCGGTCGGTGAAACAGTAATGAACGTAGAACCAACTATCATTTATACTGATCGCTTTCGAGTAAGCTTCGAGATTCAACCAGACTCGCACCAAACAAAGACAGTGCAATACCACGCCGTTGTTTATCGAATGCAAGGTCGGCCAGACAACGACTGGAAGTTAACCAATATATCCGATGCTGAATTGGGAGAGATTAAGACACGTTTTCAAGAATATCGCATTATCGACACGTGGTTTGAGTAATAATTTCGGTTGACACTGAGTATCTTAGGTGTTATAATGTGTTTGTAGAAGTGCAGTAACAGACAAATATTTAACAACCAATGGAGAACAACATGAAGAAAAACAACATGAAGAAAATTGCGATCGTACTGGCAACACTAATGAGTATTGGAACCGCTTCTGCATCAGACTTTACTGATGTTGCAGAAGTCGTACACGCTAGTCCGCGGACCCACCAGGTTCAAGAGACGACACAAGAGTGCTACAGTGAACAAGTGCGTGAGCAAGTATCGTCGGGCGAATCGTCGAGTGGGATCACCGGTGGTCAAATCCTGGGCGGAATCGCAGGCGGCATTATCGGGCATCAGGTCGGAAGGGGAAATGGACAAACTGCGGCAACCGCAGCGGGTGCAATTCTTGGAACAGTTGTCGGCGGTAACGTCGGGAGCAAGTCATATAACAGCGGACCACAATACCAGACTCGAACTGTGCAACGGTGTAACCCTGTTACTTCTTACCGTGACGTAACAGATGGTTGGGACGTAACTTATCAATATAACAACCAAGTTGGCAAGACGGTAACCAGGAACAAGCCAGGTAGTACTATTCGTGTTGGTGTCACAGCACAGTAATCAATAATTTAATTTTAGAGGTGTAAATAATGAAACAGTTTAACGTGAATAATTTTATTAATGGTGGTTTGGCAAAAACACACATTCCGACGGATACCGAAGTATTAAATTTGAAGGTCTGTTATGCTCAGCAGTAGCAGATGAAGATACTGGCCGCCGTGCGTATTTTTCGATCGACAAAGATGGTACCGCTTTGCAATCATTTAGTCTGAAAGGAAGGGGCGCTGCAAATCTCACAAATCTATTCTTCAGTGTTACGAACAAGAAGAACAAAAACAAGACCGATGTTAAGGGCGCACAAGTTAAACAAAAACCTGACATTGTTACTGTGGCTCGCTATTTTCGCCGGTATGACGATATGCTGGACGCGACGTCAAGTGCTGGCGGCCTGACAGTTATTTGTGTTATCGACTACAGTGTAGGTACGTTGACTGTGTATCCAGCGTTCTGTTCGATAAATGACAACTTCGACAAGACGACCGGTATGAGTCAAGCAACAGCAAGACAACTTCGAAACGAAGGGATTGTTATGCAGTATTCTCGAGTAGGTACGCTCTATGATACTCTCAGAAACGCATTACTGTCTAATAGGTACACGTTTACTTCATTGGACGACAACGCAAACCGAAAAATCAAAGTTGGATTCGATATGTGTATGACTACATATTCGAACGTAGGTGCTATTTTTTAACTCGTACTTTACTTAAAATCAACGAAAGGAGGAAGTGTGTTAATTGTACTTGAACTAATACTTATTATTGGTGTGCTATTTGTAGTTCTAACGCAAGTAATAGACCCAGCAATTAAGGGAAGGCCAGTGTTTCCGATGTTTAGGAAGCAAGCAAAGTTAGAAAAGGAAATAGAAGAGTTGAACCAACGAGACGCAGAAATTGCGTTGGAAGCTAAAATTAAATCTAAAAAGGAGAAACAACGTAATGGATAAGAGCATTGATAAAGAAGGTTTGGTTCGGTCACTGTCTAAGGTCGGTATCGCCGCTGTGATCGCAGCAACATTGGTTGTAGCAATCCCGAATCTAGTTGAAAATCTAGATGCAAAAGATATCCTGGTGGTTCAATCGGTTATGGGTGAACTAACCGTGCATACCGATCCAGGCCCGAAATGGCAGGGCTTCGGTAAAGTAACAACATACCCGCGCCAGTCTCAGTATTCATTCTGTACTGAACTGGTTAATAACGCAGAAGCGCCGTGTTCAGGTGCAACATCTTCAGCAAAGAAAGTTCGATTTAGTGAAGGCGGACATGCACTGCTAAACGGGGCAGTAAACTGGGAAATGCCATTGGATACCGTGAGTGTGATCGAGATCCACAAAAAGTTCAGCAGCACGGCGGCAGTCGAATCGATGGCAGTCGGCAAGATGATCGACTCGGCTGTATATTTTTCAGGTCCGCTGATGTCATCTACCGAATCATCTGGTGCGCGACGCGGCGAGCTTGTTCAATATATTAACGATCAAGCAGAGAACGGTATCTATGTTACCGAAGCTAACCAGGTTGTAACCAAAGATCCAAGTGGTAAAGAACAAACAGTTACTATCACTGAGATTACTCGAAAGAACGGTTTGCCGATGCGACAGCAAGGGTCTGTTCTGTCAGACTTTAAGATTAAACTGTTGCCGATCTCAATTAACGAGCTTAAGTATGATCGCGTGGTTGAAAAGCAAATTGCTGATCGACAAGCGTCTACAACCGAAGTGCAGCTTGCAATGGCAACGTCGTTGAAAGCAGAGCAGCAAGCGAAAACAGTAGAAGCAGAAGGTAAAGCCGCAGCGGCGAAAGCAAAATGGGATCAGGAAACTATTAAAGCAAAAGAAGTTACCCTGGCCCAGCAGAAGTATGAAGTTGCAACTTTGGCTGCAAAAGAGGCTGAACAATACAAGCGTCAACAGATCTTGATTGGTGAAGGTAATTCTACTAAACAGCGTCTGGAAATGCAAGCAAACGGCGCGCTTGAGCAGAAACTTGCTACGTGGAAAGCGATCAACGGAATGTACGCCGACGCACTGGCCAAACATGTCGGTCCGTTGGTTCCAACTACAGTTATCGGTGGCGGAGCAACCACCGGACAACCCAATAGCGTAACCGGTCTTATGGATATGCTGATGGTTAAGACTGCCCGTGATTTGAACCTGGATACTACGATTAAGAAGTAATCCATACATAGCAGTGGCAGCCGCTGCTATGTGTATGATTATTTTAAAGAGGGCTATAATATGAATACGTCGGTTAGTAGTAAGCAGGTACTGACACCAAATGACCTTGCAGCAGGGTCAGGGGCCGAGTGGGGGCGAATATATGCTGCACTTGAAGTAACTCCAGAGTGGGAGCTTGAAAATATCAAGCAAACTGCGATGGCGCGCAACCCATCAAAAAAAGGAAGGCAACCGCACATCAAGAAAATACTCGATGAAGCATTCAATCTACTAGCTGAACACGCCCAAACATGATGCTCAAAAAACGCCTGGCTATGCGCGAAGAGCGAAACTAGACCACGCCTGCAACCGACAGGGAAGGTGCTGATGCCGATGACTGAGCAGGTGTGCATAGAGTACAGTCGCATTGGTGGCTACGCAAAGTTAACCAGCCTGCCGATCTCAGAAGAACAAATGGAGAAATGAACATGAAAACACAACTACTACTATATGTATGATTATTTAAAGAGGACCATATTATGAATAAGTCGTTTAATAATAAGCAAGGAATGACACCGACTGACCTTGCAACAGAACTGTGGGCAACTGCACAGACTATAACAACTGATATTGGTATTGAAGGGGTTATTGAGTTAATGCTCCCAGTGATACACGAGTACACACAAGATGTTATTTCAGCAGAACGAAACAAGGTGTATCCAGTTACATTTTATAACATAGATCGAACCAAGTTGCGAGCATAAATATGTTTTCAAAAGAAACTAAGAAGGTATTAGAAGCAGTATTGGTGGTGGGCGTTATTTTTGTTATACTAACGATTGCAGTATACAATTCGCTCTACTATAAACCTAAGGTTGCATTAGTTACAGGGTCGATTGTTACTTTTTGTAGTAATGGTATATTGCTTTCGGTGTCTGGAATAGACATAGTTGATAAAGACGGGAAACCCGTCAGATGCGGTGGAATAGAATGATACATGTAAACATGACAGAAAGAGCATTAGTTGACTCGAAGACTGGGGCGGTATATCGCCCGCAGTGTTGGGATGCGTTGGTAGTATATTACTCGTATCTATGTAGTAAAGGTCATGAGGCGATGGCTCAACAGATACTCGAACGGGTGTGTGACGGAGAGAAAGTAATAACAAAAATGATCGAGAACATGCAGAAACACGGGCTGACTGTATGATAGTTGATCCAGACTGGGAGGTTATTGATTACGTTGTACTAGTGATTGCAATTGTAATCGGAGTCAACTTAGTTGACTGGTTGCTATGATGTCTGACGTATTGCGTTCATTTGCACACGGGTTACTAGTTATTGCAATTGTAATTGGAGTCACCACCGTAATTGACTGGTTGCTATGATGTCTGACGTATTGCGTTCATTTGCACACGGGTTAGTCGAATCTAAGATCTGGTTGTGCGTTGAGCTCGAGAAGCATGTTTCGCAGTGTGACAACATTTTCTTATTTGGTGGATGGTCGGGTATCACCGGTTTGTTGATTCATGCAAGACAACGAATTGCATTTAAGCATGTGATAAACATTGATATTAGACCACAAGTTGTAGAAGAAGCAAAGATGGTCTTGGATTGTCTTAACTGCTCTGGAAAACTAGAAAGCAACGTCGGCGATTGCAACGAGGTATTAGTACCAAAACAGGTTGGCAATATTGTTGTTAACACGTCAACAGAGAATATGTCTGAGTTGCTGTGGTTCGAGAGAATCCCAGCTGGCACCCTAGTTGTTCTTCAAGGGAGAACCTACTATGAGAACGACGGGTGTGAGCTCTCAATTAAGGACTTAACTGAGTTTGAAGAGTTGTTCCGGCTAACAACAGTTATCTTTAAGGGGTCTAAGCAGTTTGATTACAGCGTTAATCCGTATACCAGGTTTATGCTCATTGGCTTCAAGTGAGGAGGAAGTATGTTAGATAAACAAGAGTACACAAAATAGATGGAAGAACACCGGCCAGCCGGTGGATACTATGATGTTGGTTTTGCTGTATGGCAAGACAGACAACGTGAAATTAAGAAACTCCGATCTAAGAATGACGATCTACGAAGAGCCCTTCGGAAAGCTCGGAACTGTAACACTGGTACCGGACTCCGGATATGTGATGACTGCCAAATTGGGATTGATCGATTACTAGACGATGTATAGAGTGCAATATGCGTTTTGACCTAGTTCACTTTCCTCCCATCCGCTTGCTAAGATGAACCCAGCTTTCTCGTAAGTTCGCCAGCTTTCTAACTTCGGGTAACTCCAAGCAACAACGCAGTGTTCACTCTTTGCTTGTTCTATAGTTGCAAGTAATAGCTGGACACCGATCCCTTTTCGTCTGTATGCAGGATTAACCCATAGGCCTCTTGATCGGTAGCTGTTGTCCCCACAGCGATGGCCGCTGTTTATACCGACTATCGCTCCATCTTCTACCCAGCTAAAGAAAGTAGGATGCGCTTCCATATTGGCCATGTCGTATGTTCGATTAAGAGTCATAGCACTGTTTGCCTCAATTTTACTGGTGCGGTTAGGCCAGAGTTTGGTTGTCCAAATTGGTAGGATTGTTTCGTATGACTGTAGTATAATACACATTACTTGTACTTATGATGATAAATAATTAACTTAGGAATAATCATGTCACATCAAGACGTATTAGCGTTAACTTCGAGCGGAACACCACACCAATGGATGCATTGGCAGGATGCGATCACGGCAAAGTTTAAAGGTCTAATTTCATACGAATTCGGTGATGAGTCGTTGTACTTCGGCGGAGTGTCAAGAATGACCGGAGAACGATCGACCATTGAGGTTAAGTCTATTATTGCACTTAAAGGGAACTTTAAGTTTCAGCCTCGTATTCCTGCGTTGACAAACCAAAACTTGTTTAAACGCGACTTGCACATCTGCGGTTACTGTGGTCGGTTAGAGTCAAAATCAACAGTATTGACACGGGACCACATTATTCCGGTATCCCGCGGAGGAAAAGATACTTGGACGAATTGTATTTCGGCGTGCAAGAAGTGCAATAATTACAAAGATGATAATTTGTTGTCTGATACTGACTTAGAGTTGCTCTGGGTGCCGTACACCCCAACGAAGGACGAGCACCTGATTATGCAGAATAGAAACATTCTTATCGACCAAGCAAAGTTCTTGCTAAACTTTGTACCCGAACACTCTAGGATGAAGGTTCTGATGGAACGGAAGTTCGGAGATCAACTAAACTAAGGACACTATGAAGAAACTCGCGATTGCACTGTTATTGTTTGTATCACTGCCGGTTAATGCAGAGTCGTTTGATGTCCCAATGAGGTACGTATATGACGGTGACTCGATTATGATATCGTTACCTCAGTTGCCGATTCCATTAAACAATGCGTCGGTTCGGATCAACGGAATTGATGCACCGGAAATAAAAGGGAAGTGTGCAAGCGAGATAGAGCAAGCGAAGAAAGCGAAAGAGTTTATGAAAACTCTTATTGGCGATGCCAAGACACTAACGCTGACTAACTTCAAATGGGACAAGTATGGTGGCAGAGTTAATGCTACGGTGATTGTCAATGGAAAAGACATTGCGAGTGAGATGATTGCAGCAGGTCATGTTCGCTCGTACACTGGTGGCCGCAGAGCAGGTTGGTGCAAATAAAAGGTCACTAACATCAGTCTTGTGCTAAGGAGAACAACAATGAAAACGAAACAACAGGCTGGTTTTACCTTAATCGAGTTGGTTATGGTAATTGTGATATTGGGAATTTTGTCCGCAACTGCATTACCGAAGTTTGTGGATCTTAGTAACGATGCACGAATAGCTGCCAAGAAAGGTGTTAGCGGTGCATTGAAATCAACACATTCTGTATTAGTAGCGCAAAGAGCTGTTGCTGGATCTACGCCAGTTAATCCGACTGTTGTTCAACTTGCTGCTGGTGTTACACCTGCTGGCGTTGCTGTTGCTACCGGAATAACGATTTCTATCAATGGAACTGATTACATAGTTCCGACATACACAGATGGGGCTTGCGCTGTTGCAACCGCTGCTACTACAGATGTAGTGGCGTGCGTAGGAGATATTCTGTAGCATTAACACCAAACTCAAACGTAAGGCACTATTACTTGCGTTAACCGAATCTGTCTTTAATAACAGGGTCCTAGACAGAGGCCCGTACAAGGAGAAGTTAAAATGGTATATCACAATAAGTTCGTAGTGGCAGTAAAATCAAACAACAAAGTACTCAGAGAGTTTGGAGATAAGGTGTTCTTGCCGTTTGGCAGTGAATATAGTCTTTTTCTTAAAAATCAAAGTTCGGTAAGAGCACGGGTAATGGTTAGCATTGATGGGAACGATGTCCTTGATGGGCATTCTTTAACCATTGATGCAAACTCGAGTGTTGATTTAGAGAGGTTTGTTAGTAACTTATCTAAAGGTAATAGGTTTAAGTTTATAGAACGAACCGATCGAATAGAGCAACATCGAGGCGTAGGTGCAGAAGACGGGTTAGTTAGGGTTGAATGGCAGTTCGAACAACCGAAATATTGGCGGACCCCGCCGGCCCAATGGGTATACACAAATGCGTATCCAGGACCATACCCGTACCAACAGCCGACTCAACCTAATACGGTATACCCGGCAAATATCCCGGTCACTTGCTGTAACTCAGTTCTTCGCTCAGCACAACGTAACGCATCGGCTGATGTAGGTATTACTGCACCAGGTTCGGTGAGTGACCAACAGTTTGCACCAGTTGGTGCAATGTTAACCGACGGTATCGATCATTCTATTGTGTTGCACTTATGTGGTGAGACAGAACAGAACAATCCGGTGACACAAACTGTTACAGTTAAACACAAACCGAGATGTGTTACTTGCGGGAAACAAAACAAAGCAACCGCAAAGTTCTGTCAACACTGTGGTACGTCTTGCCTGATAGTTTAATAAATACGTAATGCGATCAACAGACTTTCTATTAGAACGAATACTAAATATAACCGATGCCACAACAAAGCAGCAATATGCGGATGTAGTGTGGGATGTGTTACAACAAAGTTATAAAAATGCAGGCGGATTCAAATCGGCTGCGTCTGTAGACGAGCTAATTAGTAAGTCTGGATTGTGGAAGTTGGTTACCAGGCAAGGAAAAGTAACCGCAGTGTTTATTCATCGAGATCAGCTCGGACGAAAGTCTATTGCAAGTGGTACTAACGGAACAAAACAAGGTCTCGCAGACTACAAAATGGTGCGACAGGAAGATGTTCGATTAAAGCGCGCCTGGGCCGAAGTGAGTGGTAAACCTGAGCAGATGTTACAACGGCTTGGTTGTAACCCTGTTCCGAGTAGGTTTGCTCGATTTTTAATAGACAAAGAGATATTAGATTATAGCTCAGATGGTTTCCATTATACTCGTTTAATTCAGGGGACCCCGCACGAGAAGGTAATATATGGAAACATATACTTAGACACAGAAACTGCAAACCGAATAGAAGCAGCTGGAATTCGGTTGCGTTTATTCCCAGATAATATTCATTTACCGACGTAATTCGGTTGACTTCCTTCAATTTTTGTTATATAATTATACTATGAAAGTAATATATTTACACGGTTACGGCAGTACAGGTGAGAGTTCTAAGACTCAATTACTAAGAAAAGAACTAGGAGATGATGTCGTTGTTGCTCCGACGTTACCTGCCGATCCAAACGAAATAGAGCGAATTGTTAATAACATTGTGCGTACTAACAAATCGTATCCGTTAGTCTTTGTCGGTACAAGTTTGGGAGGGTTCTGGGCGAATTATTTTGCTCAAAAGTGGGATGCTAGGTGTGTCATTGTTAATCCGGTTGTGTTGGGCAGTGTTGTGATTCAGAAATACATAGACAACCCAATCCCGAATTACACTACAGGTGAACAGATTGTTTTATTGCCCGCGTATGTAACCGAGTACGAAAAGAGAGAAAAGTACCTCAGTGAAAACACAAACGGATCGTTGATTAATATGTTCATAGCAAAAGATGATAACTTGGTAAACCCCCTGGCTGTTATCAAGCATATACCGTATGTTGCGTCGTGTGTAATTAAAACCGATGGCGGCCATCGGTTTGAGAAACACTGGCTTGAAGTTGTTAACAAAGTAAAGGCATGTTCATTGTGAAGATGTACGTATCTGGAACCACACTAGCACGCCGTCATGGTCGAGAGATTGCAACTGCCCGGTTCTATCCCCATCGCGGTTCGAGATACCCGCGCGCCACAGTTATGTCACAGATATTTGCATCGTTGCATCAAAAAGGTAGTCATGGTGTACGAGCAGTATCAGCAAAATGGAAAACGGCAGAGAGAGCCTTTATCCGCGCACATTGTACTCCGCTGCACAATTTAGTGAGCCGAGGCGTTGTAACTGAGAAGTACTAACCGTAGGCAGAGAGGCAATGAGAAAAACATATTGGAGTCTAAGCAAGACAGCTGATCGCATACGGAAGTTTGCAGGAATTCCTGCGATGCTTGCCTCAGGAACATCAGAAGAATGGCGAGATTATCGTAAAGCTGCAAAAGAGGCGAGCCCTCTGTTCTATTGGGTCACTGATGATTTAATTGATTCGATTCAGAATTTTGTGTATTACCCGTACGATAAACTATATAGCTTGTCGTACTACTTTAATAACCGTTTCATAGAAAAAACGCATGTTATGACCACAGGGTTACCCCCTGGGGAGTGGGCAGATTTTGATACAAGGCTGCTTCACGGAGTGTTTGACACGCTACGGCGATTTGTCGAGGACGAAAAAGCCTGGATGGAATATGTTTGTCACAGCAAGAAATACGACGGTGTGTTGCCTTTCTGGAAGCGGAAGTGGCCATATAGGTATATGTGCCGATTTAATGAGCCCAGACTAGGAATAGAGTACTTGACTTGGGAAGCAACACTGAAGCAAGACGACGAATGGTTCGGGTACAACTGGCGAGAGAAAACCGAACCAGAGAAGGTCGCAGCAGAACGACTTGCAAACAAACGGTACAACCAACCAACAGATCAAGCTAAAACAGCAGCAGAGGTGTTGTATCTGTATAACTGGTGGACTGTTACTCGACCAGCTAGACCTGATCCGCATGAAGCAAGTGGACTAGATGCATATTATGCCGCTCAGAAAGCTAAGAGAAAAGCCGACAATCCTGATGAGGATGACGAGGATGTCTTGTGGATCTCATCAACAAACGAAAACAAAGAAACGCGAGCACTATTGCGTAAGTTGCTTAAAAAGATGCATTCGATAGAAGCAAGGTACGACAAAGAAGACACTGAGTGTTTGACTCGGCTTATCAATGTTCGTAAGAATCTTTGGACATAGGAGATTAGTATGGGGTTTTCATTTCTCGGATGGTTTCGTAATAACACCGTTAATGCATACTCGGGCGCGTGTTACTCGAACGTGTACCCGACCGCGAGGGCTACGTCAACTTGGACAGTAACGACGTCTAATGTCACTCCGCGAGCACATTATTTTTGTTCTCGATCTGGTAAACGCTGGAAACGGTAATATACCAGGTTGTGCTAGTCAGACAATTGTGTTAATGTTTATACTAAGTAGAGGATATTATGATACAATTATACAAGAATGTTGCTGCCGACACCGGAACACCTGCCCAGGTTAACAACAAGATCTTGCGTTCTCTTATATTGTACCTGACAGAATACCAAGACACCAGCAACAGTAAGGTTAAGAGGTACTCAGGTCTAGACAGTGCTGTTACTATTCTGGAGTATCTGACTGTTGATTTAAACATAAACTTACCTGAAAACGAGCAGAACTTGCTGTTTTCAGGGTTCATTAAGATCTTAACAAAAGCAAAAGAAGCATCGATTAATCGATTTACTGTGTACGTATTTAAAGATGAGATCGGTTTCTTAAAGTTGTTAGTAACTGAATAATACTATCACATAATGCTGCATTGGATGTGATAAATACTAGTAGAAGTAAGCAAACCCTGTTGTTGCTCCTTTAAACAGGACGCTGTAATAAGCGTTAGAATTAATCCTAAGGAGAATCAAAATGTTATCACTTAATACAAATATTTCATCGTTGTTTGGTGCATTGCAACTAAACCGTAACACAGAAGACATTTCAAAAGTATCACAGCAAATATCCAGTGGCAAGCGTATTCTAACTGCCGCAGACGATCCAGCAGGCGTTGGTATTCTGTCAACGCTAAAAGCGCAAGAGTCGTCATATAACGCGGTAGCAAAGAACCTATCTGCTGGCAAATCGTTGCTGAAGACAGCAGAAACGTCTCTGAATAGTCAGCAAAGTACTCTGCTTCAGATGAAGGATCTTGCAACACAGGCATCCAGCGCGCTGTTAAGTGCGGATCAACGCGCAGCTATTGTTTCGCAATTCACTGAACTAAAAACTCAGCTAGACAATGCTGTTAATACTGCAAACTTGTTCGGCCAAAACTTAACAGGAACTGCCGCAGCGAACGTAACTATCCAGTCTGGAATTAACTCTGGTAATACTAAGACTATTACCGCGGTTAAGAGCGATGCTGCAACGTTGGCCCTGACAGCGGAAGTACTCACAGATCCAACAACCTCTGCCGCAGCGATGACAGCTCTTGACGCAGCAGTAGCAACAGTTGCGTCTAACCAAGCAATTATCGGAACACAGATCACTGGTATCGAGAAGACAGCAGAGTCAGCCGCAGCAAATAAACTGAATCTTCAGAGTTCGATATCTTCGATCGAAGATGCTGATATCCCGGCGTTGTCTGCCCAATTAGCACAGTTGCAAGTTAAACAACAGTTAATGGTGCAGAGTTTAGCAATAACAAACTCGATGCCACAAACTTTGTTAGGTTTGCTACGTTAACATAATAGGAAGGAGAGGGCTAACAATCCTCTCCTTATAGCAAATGGCTATAATATCAAATGCTCAAATGTTCGGAATAGGTTCTTCGGGCCTAGCAGCCGCTCAAGCGCAAATAAAAGTTGCATCTCACAATATAGCAAATGCAGATACTAATGGGTTTGTTCGATCAGACGTTGTCTATACTGAACGTGCTATTCGTGCAGGAGTCGATGCTGCGGCGGTACGTCGGTTTGACTCGAACATGGAACGAGCTAAGAACGAGTCTATTAAGTTGGTTGTGAGTGACGAAACGGTACAACGAACTTTAAAAGATTTAGAATTCTCTGCTAGAAACTCTAACATTGCAGATACATGGGATTCGTTTGTAGGTGCAGTGTACGACTTCCGACAAAAAGGTAATCCAGCTGGCAACAAAGCAAATGTAGATCATTACGGTAAGCAGTTGGCCGCTGATATCAATACGTGGTCTTCGTCTGTCGCCGATGTCAAAGCAAATATCCAGAAACAGCAAAACATCGATGCCGACCGCCTTGTGCAACTCCAAGTGCAGTTGTCACTGATAACTGATGATACTGTTCGCTCATCAGTTCAAGAAGAACTCTCTACTCTTGAAGGTAAGATGCGAGGTCAAGGGGATCTCATAACCAGGGTGATTCCTGACCTAGAGGGTAAGTTTGACGCTGTACTAGATAAAGCTATCGCTAAAATTAACACAGAGTTTGGTAGTTCGCCTATTACCAGAACATCAACGGGGGTAGTGCATTATGACAGCAACCAACTAACGGGTGCGCAGATAGTAACATCTTCGATAACAGGTGATACGTTAGCAACAGCAATGGGTGATATATTACAACAGTTAGGTATTGTCTCACATCAAATTGATACTCAAACACTGTCAGACACCGAAGCAAAGCAGCGATTACTTGATTCGTATCAGCAGATGTTCGGCGTTAATGTAGTTGACGAAACAATGAAAATTCAACGTGCAACGCAGTTATACGATGCGATGTCTAAGGTGATACAAATCGAGAAAGAGAATTTTGATACACTGATTGCGATTGTATGACAACACTATTGCGACAATACACTTGGGACGAAATTCTCTTTCCGGTTAACAGTGATGTTCCTATCACTGACGACCAATTCGAACAACTTATGGCCCCATCTAATGAACAACTTATCTATAATGACCCCAACTCAGGAAATAACTCGTAACACATTACTTACTCTTCTCTTAGTATACGGTTTGTACCGACTGTCACTTGAGGTTTGGTGTATATTGTACGGAATAGTATACTAAGTCAGTGATTTAACTATATCTTATTTTCGGTTGACTTTTTGGTTAAAGAGTGTATAATATTTACATTGAATAGCACTGTGAGTTAACATTATGTCAATGGAAAGTACAGGTCTACGTTGACTAATTCTAATCAGTTTCTAACATCGCCAATAATGACCACCGACACAAGTGGGGGCAGAGAATGGCAAGTCAACGGTGAGCGCCACAGAGAAGATGGCCCCGCTGTTGAACAAGCAAATGGAACGAAGCAGTGGTGGATTAATGGCAAACGCCACAGAGAAGATGGTCCCGCTGTTGAGTACGCAGATGGAACCACCACGTGGTGGACTAACGGTCGCCGGCATCGAGCAGACGGCCCCGCTGTTATATACGCAGATGGAGGCAAGGAGTGGTACATCAACGGCGAACGGCATAGAGAAGATGGCCCAGCTGTTGAATACACAGATGGATCCAAAGAGTGGTGGGTCAACGGCGAACGGTACAGAGAAGATGGCCCAGCTGTTAGCAGGGCAGATGGAAGTACGGCCTGGTACAGCAACGGCCAGTTGCACAAAGAAGATGGCCCCGCTGTTATATACGCAGATGGAACAAAAGAGTGGTGGATTAACGGAACCTATCAAGCGTTAATGTCGATATTGTCCAGCACACCCAACTAAATTAAATATAATAATCAACTAGTTACAACGGGTATCTTTCGGTTGACTTTTTGGTTAAAGAGTGTATAATGTTTACATTGAATAACGAAACGGAGTCAAAGATGACAATTCTTCAAATTTTAGATGAACTTGCTGCTACTTCTTCTACACTTGGAAAAGAAGCAATTCTGAAACGTGAGAAAGATAATATGCTGTTGAAGCAAGTATTTCAAGCGGCATATAATCCGATGATTACCTATGGGATCAAAGCAATACCAGAGTACGACAATGAACCAACAAGCGATCTTCCTTGGGCTCTGACTTTTATAGAAAAGCTTCAACGCCGTGAAGTAACAGGAAATGATGCGGTTGCGTTGCTCAGAAACGTGCTAACGTATTGTACCGAGCCAGTTGTAGTTGAACGAATCATCTTGCGCGATCTACGTTGTGGTACAAGTGATACATTGGCCTCCCGTGTGTGGCCAGGGCTTGTGCCAACGTTTGATGTTATGTTGTGCGACAAGGATATGAGTCGTATTAAATACCCAGCATATGCCCAAACTAAATGTGATGGAGCGCGTGTGCATCTGTATTTTGATGGGACAACAGTTAAGGCGATGAGCCGATCTGGAAAAGAATTTCAGTTGCGTGGGTCACTTGATAAGACGGCTGCACCAATTATGGCAAAAGGTGATTGCTGGGACGGCGAATTGCTCGTAGTTCAAAACGGTAAGATTGCGCCCAGGGAGATCGGCAACGGTATTCTTAATAAGGCAAACAAAGGCACCATTACTCAAGCTGAAGCAGACATGATTGTTGCGGTAGTATGGGACATAGTAGATTTCACAGGCACCATTCCTTATACTGTGCGGTTCAGCACATTGTTATCACGACTCGGTAATAAAATAAACGACAGGATCTCAGCAGTAACATCGGTTGTTGTTGCTGACGAAAACGAGGCTATGCAGTTCTTCGCAGAGCAATTGTCACAAGGCCAAGAAGGCGCTATTATTAAGAACATGAACCACCTGTGGGTTCCTAAACGCAGCAAAGATCTGTGTAAGCTGAAAGAGATCAACACTGCTGATCTTGTTGTTGTCGACATAGTTGAAGGCACCGGTAAGTATGTTGGTATGGTCGGTGCGTTGGTATGTGAAACATCCGACTCACTATTACGGGTAAATGTTGGTACCGGCTTAAGTGACGAGCAGCGTAAAGAAATGTGGATTAATCAATCGCTTATTGGCTCAGTGGTTGAGGTAACGTATAATCAAAAAATAACATCCAAAGGGAAAGATAAGGCGTCGTTGTTTTTGCCGAGACTCGCCGTGGTTAGGTTTGACAAGACAACAGCGAATACGTTGGCTGAGCTCGCATAAGTTAAGGAGAAGGAAATGGCTGCTCTAGAGTTTAGGTTTATTGGGTGGTGTCATAATAAAGACAGTAAAGGTGAGCACGATAAGATCTGGGCTTCCTTTGAACTAAACGATAGTTATTATGCGTGTTGGGGAGCGCGTGGGAAAACCGTTAACTTTAAACGGCATACATGTTGTTATGATTTAGATGAAGTTCAACGAAGTAAAGAAAAGAAGTACGATCGGGTAGGTGAAGCAGAGCTATTGAAGATCTGGCCTGACTTCTACCAGAGTGTTGAAATGCGGTTAGTCTTCTGTGTAATGGCAAATCACATCAAGTAGTTCGTTTCGGTGCAATTCGACTTGTGATGCTTAGTGCTTTGCCGCTAAGTGGTGCCGCTAAGAACGCAGCAACTTTTCGCCTTACCTGAGCAACTTCGGCTCGAAGATCAGCAGGAGATAGTTCCTCGCTGTTATCTATATATGCAAAGTTCTTTCCGAACAGTAAGCTGAACATAACTCGGTTTTGTTGTACCGCTTTATATGTTTTGTCAAAATACGGTTCATCTACTGTTCTTCCTATGTCTTTATTCTTCTGACCTGGCAGCAAATCGGTGTTAACTCGATCGTTAACTCGAGTAAATGCCATTTCTTCTTCAGTGTTAATAAAGATCATATACGTCGAATACCCAGCGTCTAATAGCATTCTATTTGTATCAGCGATCAGCTCGTAGTTCCGACCAGTCTGGTTAAGAAGTAACCCTAGGTAGTTTTGTACCCACAGTGATTGCCGCTTGTTAACGATGTCGTATGTTTGTTGGTTGTAGCCTGGTGTTAGTTCGGTTCGATGTTTCTGTTGCTGTATGTTCTTCAACCGATAGATCACGTCGTCGATGTCGATGCTCTTGAGTTGGTTAGTTAGGTCAAGCGCCGAAATAACAGTGTCTTTACCAGCCCCAGGAGGCCCAACTACAAAGACGGCTTTGAATATGTTTGTGTCGTGCAGCCCTTCGGCTAAGGTCGGGGTAAAAAGTTCAGATATAAACATTATGCCTTCTTTACAATTGGTTTAAGGTAATACTTAGTAATTGCGCTACCGAATTCACTTAAACGCAATGCGATATACTCGCCATGTATGTATATCTCGTGTCCAGATTTTATTGCAGCTTCGAGGTTTGTGTTCTTAAATCCATGCTTGGTTACGAGGTTTCTTGCTAGAACTGACGCAGGCGTGCCTTTTAAATACGCAGACGCTGACTGTGTTGTTTCTTTCTTTCGATGCAGTATAGCTGAGATCTCTTTAGAAATAGGAACTAGTGTGCTGGATTGCGCTAGTTGAGGGACTGCCTTATTAAGATATGCACAGAATTTTAAGTAATCGTCGATGTACTTATTTTGTATTGCTTTTCCAGAGAAGTGCGGTAGTGAATGATCAATCTTATCGGCAATAATGTCGGCTTGGCGTAACGCTCTACTAAGTGCAGATGACAATGGTGGGGACAACTTATTTGTTGAAAGAAACGTGTTTAGAGCATTGCGATAGCCGGCGAACGCACCTTCTATGTTTACTAATAGGGCAAAATTGTCGATACCTAATAGGTCTAGTTCGTCTATTACTACATCGTCATACTCAGAGCTCCAAGTAAAGGTAAATGGATCCTTAGGGAAGATAACATATATGTCACCATATTGTGCTGCAAAGTTCGGATTTGATGTTACGAATAAACTATTTTGACGCAATGCAGTAAAACCAAGCGAGGACAATAGCTTGTCCAGTTGCTTCTGACTACTAGTAGACGAATCTTTTGGGTGTCTATTTTTTCTCGGGTGCCCGATAAAATACGGGGCGTCCTGATCCATACCTCTATACAGTACCTTTTTTGTTGATCGAACAGTAGCAACCACACTCGAACAGTGCTTGTCGATGTATGAGAATAGTTTCAGCGTGGTTGTATTGATTGCAGGTTTTTTGTTAGTAACAGCAAGTTGTTTCTTTAGTTTAGCAAGTTCGGTTTGGTACTTCTTTATCTTGTTTGCTAGTGCAACCGCGGCCGCCTGTTCTGCTTCAGAAGGTAGCAACTTCTTTGCATACAGTGAGAAGTCGTCTGGTATATTCTCAGCATCTATCTTCAATAGCTTGCCCGGAGCAACGTCAGAGGTAAAATCCCAACTTTTTTTAATTCCAGGCATGCATTATTCCTTGTTTATTTGAGTTGTTTTAACGTACTGACTATACGACCAAGTCCCGCCCAAGAATGCTAACCACATAGCAAATACCGCAGGAAAGATCCCATATGCAGCTGGGTTTTGTGATAAAGTAATAATAACCCACGTTGACACTGCTATGCCAAAGAACTGCCCCAGTTTACTGACGCTGATTCGGTTTTGTTTCTTATCGATTATCGCATCTATCCATTGGACTGGACTTTTTTCGTTCTTGTTTTCTTTTGAAAAAGCAACAGAGAAGATAACAAAGAACGCAACCAGTAATGCATTATTTATAAAGGTTGTTGAGCTGATGGTTTGAATAGTGAGTTCCCAATTTGTCATATTGATCCTAGTATTTGATATTTATCTAATTTCGGGCATTAGTAGTTTTGGTGAGGTACAAATTGACATCGGCTTAGTGTTATAGTATAGTTACTACTATGCAACACAACCAATGACAGGAACATAATGATAGACACAGTCGAGATTAGAAAAGCAAAAAACGGGTTCGTTGTTATGATAAACAGTGAAGACTCTTCAGAAGAGTACGTATTTGATAACATGCGTAAGGTGTTTAGGTTCTTAAAAGAACGATTGGATCCTAAGGACGCAAGTTAATATGAAGTTTGCGTTTACTATTGAATATAAGATCTCGGGAGATACACTACTGTCAGGTAGTCACTGTGAAGCGACCAACTACATAATCCGTATTCCTAATTACATGCAGGTAGATCAAGAGGTTCTAATAGAAGCAATAAAAACTAAGATGGAAAAGAGTCACCCCGGTGTAGTTGTAAAACTTACCGAGTATGCAATGTTAAGCGACACCGCAATGACTCAGACTGAAAAGAACCAACTCGATTTCTCAGAAAAACTAACGTACAATCCGACAGAACTTCATCTGACAGATATACTCCCAACTCCTATTAACACCTACGAGGCAGCATAATGACTTTTTACATAAAACGCGGTACTTCGTTTAGTCCCACAGATGCACAGAGCCTTGTTATTCAAGATAACCTACCACCTGGCACGTTTATTATTAAACAAGACATGTTTAAGCAGTTCTTCTTCGACGAGGTTGCGTCGTTTAAAGTATCAGATAAAGTATACGGAAAGGCACCGCAGCAGGCAGACCGTATTATTAATACCTATATCGAACGGAACACTAGCACTGGCGTCATGCTTACTGGTGAGAAGGGCTGTGGCAAAACGTTACTTGCTAGGATGTTGGCAATTAAGTGCAATGAGCACGGATGGCCTGTTATTATCATCAACGAAGCCTGGAGTGGAGAACAGTTTAACCAACTTATCCAGTCAATAACACAACCTTGTATGATTCTGTTTGATGAGTATGAAAAAGTGTATGACAAAGAAGAGCAAGAGGCAACATTAACTCTATTTGATGGTGTATTCCCTACTAAGAAACTATTTGTTATTACTTGCAACGACAAGTATAAAGTCGACGAGCATATGCGTAACCGTCCAGGGCGGATATTCTATATGATCGAATATGAAGGGCTCGACGTGTCATTTGTGCGTGAGTATGCAGAGGATACCCTTGTTGACAAACAATGGGTTAATAAGATATGTGACGTTGCACAGTTGTTCAATGCGTTTAACTTTGACATGCTTAAAGCGATCATCGAGGAGATGAACCGTTATGGCGAAACACCAATAGAAGCACTTACTATGCTAAACGCAAAACCGTATGCAGAAGAATTTGGGACATATTCTGCAACTATTTGGTACAACGGTGAGGAGCAGGACGCTTGGCCCAAAGAAATTAACGGAAACCCTGTAGCGAAACCACAACTAACCTTTAACTTTTACGCAGTTATCGGCAAAGATGAAGATGGGGACGACAAAACACAAGAGATTAACGTTGTGATGACTCCCGACAATATCATTCAAATGGTGCCAACCGAAGGGAGGTACGTTTTGATCAAGGATAATATTAAGGTTGAACTCCGTCGGAAGAAACTTAACTATAGTTCGTTTGGTTTGCTGGCGTAATTCATATTCAACATAAGGAATAATAATGACATTAGTGCCAATGGTAGTAGAACAAACCAGTAAAGGTGAACGTAGTTTTGACATTTTTAGTCGACTACTTCGGGAGCGAATCGTGATGCTTAACTCTGAAGTAAATGAGCACACCGCTGCAATAGTGGTTGCACAAATGCTTTTTCTCGAAGCAGAAGAGCCAGATAAAGACATTTTGTTTTATATTAATTCCCCAGGCGGCAGCGTCACCGCAGGAATGGCTATATACGATACTATGCAATTTATTCGGTGTGATGTATCGACTATTGTTCTTGGACAAGCTGCAAGCATGGGCAGTTTGCTTGCCAGTTCAGGGACAAAAGGTAAACGATTCATATTGCCACATGCAACCCACATGATACATCAACCTCTTGGTGGTGCTCGTGGTCAGGCAACTGACGTTGAAATCCAAGCTAGAGAACTTTTACGATGGAAACGAGTACTAACTGACATCTATGTTAAGAACACTGGTAAAGAATTTACAACTCTTAACGTAGACATGGAGCGTGATAACTTTATGCCTGCTGAGTTCTCAGTTGAGTACGGTCTGGCAGACAAAGTTATCACGCAGAGAGAGATTTAATTGGGCGACTATTCCTTATGTAAGCATGATACTGCGAGTGGCTACTGCGACATATGTTCACCGAATTGGAAAGATGACTTAGAAAAAGTAGACTTGATCGACACTGTGTACGAAAAAGGAATAGAAAAAGGAAGGTCTGAGATGGAGTATAAATTGCAAGCAATGCAAGCAAAGATTGATGCGTTAATGCTCAAGTACTGCCCGAACGAGATGACCAAAGAGCAGTTGGCTACCTGGGCGTTTCACCAACATATTAGTCGTTGCCTGAGTACTAAGAAATAAGTTACTTTTTACCTTTTTTATTTCGCGCTTTGATAAAGTATTGTAGTGCGTCGTCAATGAACTCGTCGTAATCTATAGCAACGTATTTGCCTAAAACGTATATCTCGTTCTTCACATTGAGTGCCGCACCAAAATTAGTATTTGTGAATTTGTGCTTAGTAACCATCTCGTTTGCTAGTTTCTTTTTAATAATATCAATATTAGCGGCAGCATCTTGTTTTGCAGCCTCGGCCAAGTCGCCGTTCTGTTTGATCCAAACGTTGAATTGTTTCTTGATACTGTCTGGTAGATTAGGAATCTCGGAATATTGCCGACATGTGTCGTAGAAGAGTAGGTATGCAACGGCAGTCTCTTTAGTTAAATTAAGCGGCGACCCAGTGTAGTTATAGTGTATCTTACGTAGTTCTGCGAATGTAGAGAGCAAGGGTGCAAGGAACTTCTTTATCTTGCTTGCTATCCCTGGTGACTTACTGTGGGTGTATGCTATTTCGTCTTCTGTGCCAATTTGAATTCTCCTAGAGAATTCAGCCGCTGAGTCATAGTACTCTTCTATCTGCTCTGTGTTGTCTGCGATGTCAAAGAATGAATGTTCTCTTATGATGACGTCCTTATACATCGGACTCCATGTGAATTTAAATCCATTCATAGGAAAGATTATGTATGTATTACCAAAGTCACTTGCATGTGATACAGACGCAGTACAAAATATGCTGTTAGAGCGGAGAGCGGTGAACCCTGCGATAGTAAGCAACTCGTCAAACAATTGTTGATCTTTAACTGACGAATCCTTAGGTTTTCGGTTTTCCTTAGGGTGGCCAATAAACACGCTCTTGGTTATGTTCATTCCGCGGAATAACAATTGTTTGTTTGCTACCATTGCAGCAACAGCGTCTGAACAATTAGTCTCTATATATGAAAACAGTTTCAGAACATTGTCGTTCATTGTTTGTAAGCTATCACGATAGATAACATCGTTGTCTCTTTTATCGATGGCTAGGTTCATTTGTTCTCGTAAACTAGCAATCAATTCTTCGTGCGCTGCGATGCTTGCTGCAAGGGCTAATGCTTTTTGCTTGGTCTCTGGGGATGCCTGCAATGACTTTGCGATTGCTGTATAATCAACCTTGATTTTAGTTGGGTCAACATCATAGATTTCACCTGGTGAAATCTTCTTTTTAAAGTCCCAATTTTGGTCTTTTGCTGGCATGTTTGTATCCTGTTGTATTATTTATGTATTATTTTGACAAAAGACTAGGAATTTATCGACATTGGTGTTACAATACATATAAATAAAGTAAGTAAGCAGATAGACTGTTTATATCAATTCAATTGGAGGATTTCCAAATGCAACAGATCACCAGTAATGCCCCATCAGATACTATAGTTGACTACATGGTTTTTATCGGAAGATTCCAACCGTTTCACATTGGCCACAAAGAAGTTATTGATGCTGCGCTGAAGCTTGCGAAGAAGGTTGTGATATTAGTCGGCAGTTCCAATCAACCACGTACAATAAAGAACCCGTTCACGTTCGAAGAACGCAAACATATGATTCTCAGTAACTACGGTGAAACCGATAGACTGATAATTGAACCTCTGCGAGACCAACGATACAACGACCAAGTTTGGGCAGCGTCAGTTCAAACTACAGTAAACGACGCTGTTCTTCGCTCGTTTGGTTGGACAGATAAACCACTTAAAGGCGGCATTATCGGTCATTTGAAAGACGAAACAAGTTATTATCTGAAGTTGTTCCCACAGTGGGAACGGATAGAGCATTTTATAAACGAAGTAGTAAATGCTACTGATATTAGAAAACTGTACTTCGAGTCGAATATCAAGTATATCAGTAATGTGGTTCCGATGTCGGTGTATCATGACCTTGCGCGATTCTCAATAAGCGACGAATTCAAGAATTTGGCAGCGGAACAAGCATTTGTTAATGCGTACAAGAAGGCATGGGATGCAGCACCATATGCTCCGACATTTCTTACGTGCGATGCGGTTGTTGTCCAATCCGGCCATGTGTTGCTTATTAAGAGGAAAGCTGCCCCAGGCAAAGGGTTGTTGGCATTGCCAGGCGGGTTCGTCGGTCAAACAGAACGGATCGAAGATGCGATGATTCGTGAGCTGAGAGAAGAAACTAAAATACGAGTGCCTGGACCGGTGCTCAGAGGTAGTATTAAGGACAAAGCAGTATTTGACCAGCCCGCCCGGAGCCTCAGAGGAAGAACTGTGACAGAAGCATTTTATATTGAACTTCAATCTGGTGAGTTGCCGGTTGTTAAGGGCGGCGACGATGCCGAATCTGCTACTTGGATTCCTCTCTCATCAGTAAGAGAAGAAGATATGTTCGAAGATCATTTTTCAATTATTTCGTATTTCTTGGGAAAGATTTAAAATGAAAAAAATTAACTCAAAACAATTTACGAATGGATTTGTGTCAGTTGTTGAACTTGATGACGGCAAGTTGATCGAAGTTACGTCAACGTGTTTGCCTGGCCAGACTGAGATCAGGGCAACTGGCCGAGACAATAACAAGGTTGACATTAATGCGTTTTCACCTGACAACTGGAAAGAAAAGTGGACGGTCGGTATTTCGACACAATCAGGCTGCCCGGTTAAGTGTAAGTTCTGTGCTGTTAACAGGCTAACTGACAAACAAGGTTGGCGCAACCTAACTACCCTGGAGATGATTGAGCAGGTAATGTATGCTGTTACTGCCGCTCAAGAAATAAACGGAGGACTGGATCCGAATAACAGTGAGATTTTTAGAGTCCTGTTTACCCGAATGGGTGAGCCAAGTTTGAACATCGATAACGTAGTAGACGCAGTGTCTGCTATTAAGACTATGTACCCAAAGGCAAGGATACAGATTTCTACAATCGGGTTGCAGCAATCAGTTGAATTAGTTAATGCGTTAACAGTCCTTGAAGAGGAGTTTGGAACTGATTGGCTTGAGCTCCAGTTTAGTATACACAGTACAGACGACACGTACCGGCAGTGGTTGCAAACAAGATCGGTTATGTCTAACAAAGAAGTAGGCGAAGTAGCAAGTAAGTGGTATAGTAAGTTTAAGAACCGTCCCTGGAAAGCAACATTGAACTTTGCGTTGTCCACAGGAACTCCGTTTGTAGCAAGTGAGTTAGTAAAGGACTTTAACTCAGAGTCGGTTTTTATTAAAGTGTCACCTATCAATGAAAATCCTGTTTCAGAGGAGAATTCGTTGGAAACGTTGTTTAAGTATGAAAATTCAATTTAAAGGAGAAACAAAATGGAAAACGTAAGAAAGATTATTGCTGATATCAAGACTGCTGGATTCGATGGAGCAATTGCGATTGCAACGGATGCCGAGGTTCAAGCTGGTGCTGCATGTGGCCAGATGTGTTTAGTAACAGAAACAATGTCTGCTATTTCGGTTGACAAGCAGGTGGTTTGAGTATATAATTACTTAAATTGGATAGTGCGTACCTGGTACGCACTATAGTAAAATCTTGGTCCAGTCAAGTCAACGGAGATAGACTCCGTTGTTTATATAATAAAGGAGATTTATTATGAACAGTATTAACCCAATTCTGAACACCGATTCATACAAGCCGTCACACTATCTGCAATATCCGCCGGGCACCGAGTACGTGTTTAGCTACATCGAATCCCGTGGTGGTGAGTATCCCCAGACTCTGGTGTTTGGACTCCAGATGTTCTTGAAAGAATACCTGAGTAAGCCGATCACCCAGGCTGATATCGATCAAGCAGAGCAATTTTTGAAAGCACACGGTGAGCCGTTTAACAAAGCTGGTTGGCAACGGCTGCTGGAAAAACACAATGGCTATTTTCCTGTCAGGATCAAAGCAGTGCCCGAAGGAACGGTAGTACCTGTGTTATCGCCGATGGTTACGGTTGAGAACACCGACCCAGAGTTCTACTGGATAACCAGTTACATCGAGACCGCGTTGCTGCGCGCAGTATGGTATCCGACAACTGTAGCAACAGTAAGCTGGTCCATTAAACAAATTATTCGCGAGTACCTGCAGCAAACTGGCGACGAATCTGGCCTGCCGTTTAAATTGCACGATTTTGGCGCTCGCGGCGTTTCTAGTTTTGAGTCAGCGGCAATCGGCGGTGCTGCCCACTTGGTTAACTTTATGGGAAGTGACACGATAAGTGGCATCTTGGCGTTGCAACAGTATTATAACGTAATCGGGATGCCCGCTTTTAGTGTGCCAGCAGCTGAACACAGCTCTATCACTTCCTGGGGGCGCGAAAACGAAGTTAGCGCATATCGAAACATGGTACAGCAGTTTGCAAAGCCTGGCACGTTGTTTGCAGTAGTAAGTGACAGTTACGATATTTTTGCTGCATGTGACATGTGGGGCACCGAACTGAAGCAAGAAGTAATCGATTCAGGGGCAGTATTGATTATTCGTCCTGATAGTGGAGAACCAGCAACAGTAGTTACCGCAGTGGTGCGTCGTCTGGATAAGCACTTTGGATCAGTTGTCAACAGCAAAGGATATAAGGTGCTTAACAATGTTCGCGTTATTCAAGGTGATGGTATCAACGAGAGCAGCATCCGCGGAATATTGCTGAACCTGACCATTGCTGGCTACTCGGCCGACAATGTTGCATTTGGAATGGGCGGAGCATTGCTGCAACACTCCAATCGTGACACGCAGAAATTCGCAATGAAGGCATCGGCAGCCCGGATCAATGGCAAGTGGATTGACGTCTGGAAAGACCCTGTAACTGACTCGGGCAAACGTAGTAAGAAAGGTAGAGTCACGTTGATCGAGAAGAACACTGAGTACCAAACTGTTCGCGAAGAAGACGTTGGGTCGTTTGTGTTGCAGGGATGGACCGAAACTTTGATTCCAGTCTGGGAAAACGGCGTGCTGCTGAAAGACTGGACGTTGGATGAAATCAGGGCAACCGCAAACAAGCAACAGTGATTACAATTACCTATTCGGTAACAATGACGACGAGTAGCAGGGCTGAGATGCTCCGAGATGTTATTATGTATCTATCGAGTAAGCTCAGCCCTGCTAGTTACGATTGCTTATCCGAGAACGGTAAACTAACGCTTTGTTTTGACGAAACAGATATTGTGCATGGTTCGATCCAGACAATCGGCTCAGTCGGTTACGACTGGATGATACGAAACGAGTTGCACGGGATTATTGTAACTGCCCCTTCCGATCACGAGTTATTACTTATGCTCAAGTACCAAAAATAACATGACAGTTACAATTGATCTAAATCGTGTAATAGGACCAAAAAAGTACCAGGTTGCAAAGGACGTTCTCTCACTCCTGAAGACGATAAATCCTCCTTCTTATGACATAGATAGTCATGGTAACCGACTCCTTAATATTAACTACTATTCATTGGTACACAGCGAAGAAAAAGTTAGCAATAAAGGAGGGTCGTTAGAGTGGATATGGTCGATACGTGTAACTCTTAATAAGGTTATCGTAACTGCTCCTCCTGAGTACGAGTTACTACTACTCTTGTTGACTTATTAGCGATGCCGTCATTCCAAAAACCTAACAGTGCAGGACCAGTCCAGAATAGATTCTGGCTTACATTTAACGACTCTATATCTTATTATGTTCCGCCAGAATGGCAAGACGAACTATACTCGTATATTGTGCTTGGTCTTGCCCCTAGTCGGTTTTTTAGAGCGTTATATGCAAACGACCTTATGGCGGCAGTATGTAGTTCTCATGTCATGAATACCTGGGGAGCAATTGTAAAATTTGAGAAATGGTTGCAGCATAGCGCCCCGAAGCAATGTTATGGTTCAGAAGAGAACGTACAAAACTGGTTAGCAATGTCACCCGAGCAGCGGACACAAATCTGCATTAACGTAAACCTACTTGCAACAGACGAAGAAATCTTATGGGAAGTACTTAACACGGTGATCGACAATGCAAACGAGATGGCATAGTTTTATAGAAAGCTGGGCAAATGTTGTTGCTGGTATAATCATCTCATATGTTGCTAACTTGTTTATTTTTCCGTTCCTTGGCTATGAAATATCAACGGAACAGAATATAAAGTTAGTCGCAATATACACAGTAATTTCGTTGGTTAGAAGTTATGTATTGCGTCGTCTTTTCAATAAGTGGCACGTTAAAACTCAACTCAACAAGAAAGGGTAACGCATGGCTGAGACAGACGATATGCAAGTAATGATTGAGCTTGCAGCGTTCGACAAACTGATTGATCGAGCGTACCCTACCATAAGCGACGAAGGGAAGGCCTGGTTTCGTCGAGCAATCAAAGACAATCATCGGATGTGTTCGCATTTGTTTGAGATGGCAGTTACGGAAGTCGGTGGCATTGCTCATGATCCTACGTTTGGAAAAGATCACATTGACGGCAGCGATTGTAAATTTTCCACAGTTCGACTGAAGAGTCATGGAAAAACATACGCAGCGAGAGTAGGGGACTTTCATAATAAAAAAGGCTTTCTTCGAGTGTACGTATTCGAACGTATTCAAAATGCCGAGTACTTTTTTCGTATTCCATATAACGCCTATAGTGGATACACTCATATCGAAATACCGTTTTACAAAGACACCGGATTTCCAAAGAGACGCAACAAATGGTGGAAGGACTTTGAAGTTCAGACGTTCGATGAGCTATGTGCAGTCGATACGTCGTTTGTTGTAACCACACCCCGCCCTGTTCCGTACATGAACGCTAACTTTGTAGCAGATAAGCAGAGAATGTTAGTTGGAGCAGAAATACAATTTGCTCAACTTTTTACTCAAGTATAACCAACAAAGAAGGTTACTGTTAAGCGGTTGACTTTTGGTTAAAGAGTGTATAATGTCTACATTGAATAACAGGCCTAATATTATATGTCTCCTGACCAGTTTTTAACGTTGCTTAAATCGACAGTCACAACAGACGATAGCGGGACCAGGTCCTGGCGGATCAACGGCAAACGACACAGAGAAGACGGTCCCGCTGTTATATACGCAGACGGCAGACAAGAGTGGTATATCAACGGCGCCCTGCACAGAGAAGATGGCCCTGCAGTGGTCCACGCAAATGGATCCACACTGTGGTTTGTTAATGGCGAACGGCACAGAGAAGATGGTCCCGCTGTTATATACGCAGATGGAACCAAAGAGTGGTGGATTAACGGCAAGCGTCACAGAGAAGATGGTCCCGCTGTGATACACGCAGATGGAACCAAAGAGTGGTATATCAACGGCATATACCAGCAGTTATTAACGACGTTATCCAACTAAAACACCAATTACCACCAATATGTATATTTTCTTATATCGTGTGAGTAAACAACGACTTACACATGACTTATTTTGGTTGACTTTTTGGTTAAAGAGTGTATAATGTCTACATTGAATAACAAAACGGAGAACGAAATGGCGTATGTATCCCCCGAACTTAAAGCAAAACTTGCTCCGACGATCAAAGCAATTCTGAAGAAATATAACGTCAAAGGGTCGATTGCAGTGCGTAATCACTCGACGTTGGTCCTTAATGTAAAGTCTGCACCAATCGACTTCATTGCAGATTTTAACGAAACAGCAAAACAACGGTACGCCAGTGGTGATCGAAGAGAAGCAATCGGGCACATCCAAGTCAATGAATATCATTACAAACAGCACTTCAGCGGTAAAGCAAAACAGTTCTTAACCGAAGTTATTACTGCGATGAACGATGGTAATTTTGACCACAGCGATTCACAATCAGATTACTTCTGCGTTGGTTGGTATGTTAACGTGAACATCGGCAAATGGGACAAGAACTTTGTGGTTGAGTAAAGCATGAACCCCAGGGTTATCCCATCGAGTACTACAAATAGTCACGGAACAACCCGATGGTATTTCAATGGGCAACTGCACAGGGATGATGGCCCCGCTGTTATATACGCAGATGGACACAAAGAGTGGCATATCAACGGCAAGTTGCACAGAGAAGATGGCCCCGCTGTTATACGCGCAGATGGAACCAAATATTGGTATATCAACGACGAATGCCACAGAGAAGACGGCCCCGCTGTTGAATACACAGATGGATCCAAAGAGTGGTGGATCAACGGGCGACAGCACAGAGAAGATGGCCCCGCTGTTGAATACACAGATGGAACCAAATGTTGGTATATCAACAACAAACGCCACAGAGAAGATGGCCCCGCTGTAATACGCGCAGATGGAACCAAATGTTGGTATATCAACAACAAACGCCACAGAGAAGACGGCCCCGCTGTTGAATACACAGATGGAACCAAAATTTGGTATATCGACGGGACCGCTAACGACGGCCCGTTCCGGTGTTATTTAGCTCGTTCTAACTAAATTAAATGCAATAATCAACTAGTTACAACGGGTATATTTCGGTTGACTTTTTGGTTAAAGAGTGTATAATGTCTACATTGAATAACAAAACGGAGACAAAGAGATGGCACAGCATATAAAGATATTTAATGGTAGCTATCGTAACCAAGACGTCGTGGATCACGTGTTTCCGCTTATTGCACACTACAAAGAAGGTGCAAATGGTGGGTTCGTAACGGTAGATGGCTCGTCTTTGTTCGGACCAGATAAGAACAAGATACGTATTAAGGTAGCGAATACAAAGTCATACGAATTCATCGACGGAGCCAACGAGAGTGAGATTCCCTGTCATGTTGTAGCGGCACCAGCCGTAACTGAAACAGATGAAGAAGCAATGGCGCGTATTGCAAACCGATTCGAGATTCTCAAAGACATGACAACCGCAGCAATCGCAGGCGACGTGCGAGCAATGATTGTCACAGGCCCACCGGGCGTCGGCAAGAGCTTTGGGGTTGAAACTGAAATTGAGAAGTCTGCAACATTTGACACCATAAGTGGCCGTTCTGAGAAGTGTACAATCATTAAAGGTGCCGCGTCAGCAATCGGTTTGTATTGCCTGTTATATAAGTATCGCAGCGAAGGTTCGGTTATTGCGTTTGACGATTGCGACACAATTCTGTGGGACGAGGTTTCATTGAACTTGCTTAAAGGCGCGCTGGACAGCGGCAAGAAGCGCCGCATTTCCTGGATAAGCGACAGCCGTATGCTGCGTCAAGAGGATGTTCCGTCGTCCTTTGACTTCAAAGGAAGTATCATTTTTATCACCAACCTCAAGTTTGATCAGATTCGCAGCAAGAAACTTGCGGATCATCTTGCTGCTCTGCAATCCCGTTGCCATTATCTGGACCTTACTATCGATACAACTCGTGATAAACTGTTGCGTATTCGTCAAATTGCAACTGGCGGAGAACTGTTCTCAGATTACGACTTCACTGAAGAGCAAGTAGAAGAAGTGTTGCAATTCATCGAAAAGAACCAGAAGCGTATGAGAGAAATTTCGCTTCGTCAAGCACTTAAAATTGCCGACTTGGTAAAGAGCTTCCCACATCGTTGGGTTGAACTGGCAGAAACTACATGCATGAGGGTTGCCTAATATGATAACTGATGCCGAAATAAACCGAGTTCTGGTTAAAGTGTGCAAGCTGACCCGTTTAATAGAGCAGACAGATATTGTAATCGACGGCCTGCTGATGCCGATTGTTACCGAAGTGGCAGCGACAGAAGACGTCGAACAGAGTATGGCTCTTGTTAACAAATTACCAACTGGGTTCCATCGATCCGAGTTACGCACCCTAGCAAACGTGTTGCAGGCTAAAAATGAGACACAATAATCTGAATATGCTGCGACCCGACATGCGGTACGAGCACTCGGTGGTATTGCCGTGGATCCCTGGAAGTAAAGATCCGCGTAAGGCTTGGCTATACCAGAGTGCCACTGGGCGGTTCTCCTCAGAGCTTGTTTGCGGTGACCAGCAAACTAATGTGTATGTACCCATATGTAACCCTGGGTCGCAAGGTTACATATCAGCGTATTTCCATGCGTATTATTTCGATTCTAAAGATGACATGTTGATGTTTGTATTGCGGTTCGGCAATACAGCAACGGCAAGCGAGTAAACACAATACACGAAGTGTGATACCAGACTGGGCGAGTTGCCCAGCTTTCTCTTGACTAAATATTACAAAGGAATAAACATGAAAATTGCTGTAATAGGATTACCACGCACTGGAACCACAAAGCTATGCTCAACCCTGGCCTCTATGTTTGCAGTTCAGAATCTAAACGAAATTCTGAAGTCAGGACAACCACGCCAGTTAGGTATAAACAGAATAGATGCATTACATTATACCTCGTCTTTTGTGGTTAAGTTTCTTTCTAGTCTTCAGTCAGTGCATCGTATTCCAGCAAATGTAATCAAATGGCAGCAACTAGACTTGGTTGTGTTTACTGCACGTGACCCACTTGATGCCGCTGTTAGTCATGCTGTTGGCAAGGTTACAAAACAATGGATCAATACTCCGACTTCAAACTGGAAGATAGAACCAGTTGAAGCAAATATATTAACGCTTCGTACTTGGATAGAAAACGAATATGTTCCGTTGATATCATTCCAAAATATTATATCAGAGTTACATCAAAAGCCAATCCCAACGTTTACATATGACGAGATATGCAACGATGCAATCTTACATTCCAAGATCGAAGCATTGGGATTTCCAGTTGTAAATCACTCACCGGTAATCGGAACCATTCCAACAGAAAAGAACTACAAGGAGCTTTGCATTAACTACGACGAGGTTAAAGATACGTTGAAGCAGTTTGGTATAGTATAATTTGAGCTTTTGTTCCAGTGGTTGTATTATACTTGTATAATGAAAACGTTCCTGTACTTAGAAGATTACTTATTCTGGATAGCAGGTGTAATTAACCACAACGAAGAAGTAGTGATAATTACAGACCTTGCTAGAATCGTCGACAGGTGCAATATCGCACTAGCAAGGTACGATGAGGAATTTATTTTTTCGGTAGTAGAGCAACTAGGTAAGAAAATAGGATTAACAGATAAACAGTTCGCATTGGCCGAAAAAGTTGTCACTAAGTATCAACGACAGTTGCGTGCCCATTTTATAGATCTTCCTGAATCATTCAATAGTTCCCTCGGAATTAGAAAAATAGACAGAACTAGTCGAGTGTACATGGTCGACGATGAGACCATAAACGTTCGTTTTCCGTATAACGCAGACATGATCGCTGAGTTCAGAGAAGCAAGCAAGTCAAATATCGGGACTGTAAAATGGAACAGTCCTGGGTGTGTTTGGCAATTGTCTTTAACTGAAGACAACGTAAGTTGGATAGTTGCGTATGCTGCATTACACAATTTTGATGTAGACGAAGAGGTGCTGCACTTGTTTGAGAGAATTGCCGAAGTAGAGCGCGTTCCGTTTCGTATCGAGTTAGTTAGAATCGATGGCCAGTATATGGTTACGAATGCAGCCGCATCGTTGGAAGAGTATATTGCCCCGTTTAAAACCAACAAAGCCGCGTTACTGGCGCACAGTGGCTTATTGGCATATAGTATATCAGAAGAACTATTAACTGAGGTTCAAACGGAGAAAGGAGCAGTGGCAGCTGACTATCTTCGTTTTTGCACGAATCGGCGATATCACATGCATTACCCTTCTTCATCTAATCTGACTATCATCGACATTATCACCTGGGCCAAAGATGCTAATCGATTACCAGTGGTTGTGTATAACGTTAATGCAACAGCAACAGATCATGTGATGTTAGCATTAACCAGTAAGTTTGACAGTGTGTGTACTGTTTTGTCTAAGAAAGATTTGATTTCTCCGGCAGATGTGTACTATACTAATATTGCTGTCGACGTAAAGCCAACAGTCTGCATTTCGTACCAATCTATGTTGTTTGGAACAAAAAGAACATGGATTAATTCGTTTGAGCAAGTAATATATACCCATGATGAGATTTCTAAAAACAATACAATATGAATGAAGCTATAATCGAAGTACAATCTGAAACCAGTTGCAGAATATCAGGACTTGATGCAGACACTCGGCGACGATTGTCTAAGCAGTTTAGTTACGAGATTCCTGGTGCTAGACACATGCCGGCTGTTCGGTTAGGACGATGGGACGGGAAAGTAACCTTTTTTAGTCTAGCGGGTCAAACATATATTAACTTGTTACCCGAGATACTGCCGGTATTAGAAGAAGAGAAGTACACTATCTCGATTGATGACCAACGAGCGTATAACGTGAACTCTTTTAACTTTGTTGAGATAACAGAGAATAGTTATAATCATATTATGTGGCCCGTTGGGCACTCGCTGGCTGGTCAGCCGATTGTACTCAGAGATTACCAAGTAACTGCAATCAATGGGTTCTTTAGAAACCCGCAATCGTTAGGAAAACTTCCAACGGGAAGTGGGAAGACAATAATTACTGCGGCCCTTAGTCATGCGTGTGAAGCATACGGGAGAACGATAGTTATTGTTCCGAATAAGACATTGGTGAATCAAACTGAGGCTGATTATATTGTACTTGGTCTTGATGTTGGCGTGTACTTTGGCGATAGGAAAGAACAAAATAAAACTCATACTATTTGTACCTGGCAGAGTTTAAATAATATGATGAAGAATACAAAGAGTGGTGAAGCAGAGGTAACAATCGATGAGTTCATCGAGGGCGTTTGCTGTGTTATCTGTGACGAGTGTCATGGTGTAAAAGCTGACGCACTGAAAACAATACTAACTGGTCCGATGGGCCATGTGCAACTTCGTTGGGGAATGACCGGAACTATCCCTAAGGAAGAGTTTGAGTTCCGGTCATTGCAAATTGCATTTGGCGAGATTGTCAATTCGATGCAAGCATCAGATTTACAGGATGCTGGTGTGCTGGCAAATTGTCATATACATATTAAACAGCTTGTTGACCATGTCGAGTTCAAGGAGTATCAGTCTGAGTTGAGTTATTTGTTATCTAACACTGATCGTCTTGCTCAACTTGCTAAGATGATATCCGACATTACTAAGACTGGTAATACGTTAGTGTTAGTTGATCGGGTTGCAGCAGGAAAGGCGTTGGCCGCGCTCACAGAAGGGACGTTTATCAGTGGAGCAACTAAAGAGGTTGACAGAAAAGAGCAGTACGACGACGTTGCAACGTCAGATAACAAGGCATTGATCGCTACGTATGGAGTAGCATCAACGGGTATTAACGTACCGAAATTACATAACGTAGTTCTCATTGAGCCAGGGAAGTCGTTTGTTAGAGTAATACAATCGATTGGCCGAGGCTTACGTCTATCTTCTAACAAAAAGGAAGTTAATATTTGGGATATTACGTCGACATGTAAATTTGCAAAGAGACACCTGACTAAAAGAAAAAGTTACTACACTGAAGCAAAATATCCATTTTCGGTTGAAAAAGTTAATTGGAAAGGTAGTTGATAAATAAGTTTATGTAATATGTTAGGACATAATGAGAAAACTTAACACTGAAGAATTTTTACAAAACTTATTTACCCGATACCCGGATAACCTGGGATTAGATTTGACTAAGTTTGAATATGTAACAGCTAGAACCAAATCTATTGTTAGATGCATTAAACATGATTTTGAGTTTTTGAATACAGCAAACAATATGATGCAAGGAATTAAACGATGTCATCAATGTAAATCTGATAATATATCAGAACTGAATGGATATACCATAACCGATTTTCTTAATAAGTCTCAGCAAAAACACGGAGATTATTATGATTATTCAAAGAGTATTTGGGTAGATTCGCGAACCCCAATATCTATTATTTGTAAGGTTCACGGTGAGTTTTCTCAAAATCCACAAAGTCATTGGAACGGGTATGGTTGCCCACATTGTGGATATAAAACATTACGAAAATCATTATCAACTTTTATGCAAGAAGCAGCAGATATACACTATGATAGATACACATACGAGAATACTGTTTATAAAAACAATTATACCCCTGTTACGATTACCTGTAAAAAGCACGGACCATTCTCAATGTCGCCAGTGGCTCATCTTTTTAACCAGAGGGGATGCCCAACATGTTACCCAGGTAATAGGTCCTGGCCTGAAATAAATTGGTTAGATGAATTAAGTGTTCCGCAAGATTGCAGACAAAAACGGATTAGAATAAACGGTAAATCATTTCTAGTAGATGCTAACGTAGAAAATACAGTTTATGAGTTTTGGGGAGATTTTTGGCATGGTAATCCAGTAAAATTTTCACCGTCGGATAAGAATACTAAGTGTAATAAAACATTTGGTGAGTTATATGAACGCACAATGAATAAAAGATCGATGATTCAGAACGCAGGGTACACACTGATTGAGATCTGGGAATACGATTATCGAAATAAGCAAAAAGTAACAAAATTTAAAGGAGAATAACATTAGACTTTTGACCTTGGACCCCAACAGATCCTTTGATATGAGTGAGATTCCAGAGGAAGCCGACGATCTCCGCTTCTGTGTATTGGATAACTCTAATCCGAAGGACCCAGATTATTTTTACATTCCTCTTATATTCTTAGAGAGTTTTAATAGTCCGGCATTAGTACTAAGTATCGGTGGCCGCGTTATTAAGATGCCAGTGGATTGGCAAATATTAATCGGTGAACCAGAGTTCGGGGACCTAGAGGTAGTTCCGTTGACCGGTGTGAATGACAGAGGTTTTAAAGCATTCGCGATTAACCCTATTGCGAGCTTCAAACCAGAGTTCTTTACAGTGGAGGTGATTGACATTTACCAGGATGTTAAATGGTATTTTCCTAAGTTGCGCTCTGGTCAAATGTTGGCAGTTCCGCTCGACGAGAATGTAGATGAACCGTTGTGTGTGTTCTTTGTCAAAGATATTTCAAGAGCGTCAGAAATCGTAAACTACTCACTCGCCTGGTAAGAAATTATGTCAAATTCGCAACCAGTGTCAACCGACCCGTTGTGGGATCTATACGAGGCGGACCTAAATGCAGCCAAGACAACACTGCATGATAATCTCAAAAAGGCCGCATTGTGGGGGAACATTCATCGAGCAGCAGAAACAAACCCGACGATTAAAGATGCACTTGACAGATGCGTTGTATTGTATATACTAAGTCGCAAAGGAGATAAACATGGCATTTGATATAAAACGAGAAATGGCTGCGTTTGACACTAAGAATCGAGATTTCTTTAAGAACCTAACCGACGACGAACGGAAAAACTTCAGCAACTTTATGATGATTAGGTGGGGCGCAACCGTTGACAGTAACGAAGAGCTCCAACGATATTATCTGCGTTCTGTAAACGAACGGCTAAACACCCATTTCTTTGATATCAGCGGTAAAGACCACGCACAGTTACATTGGTTACTAGCAACAACTGTTAGCCCTGGGGTTGGCAAACTGTACCACCCCTGGGTGGGGTTTAAAAAGAAAACTGGAACATCAAACGGGTTTAGACGATTGTTAGAAACTCATTTTCCGTCGGCCAGCAATTCTGAGATTGATCTATTGCTTAAGATAAACGATAGTACAGATATAAAGCAGTTTGCAAAAGACCTTGGAATGTCACCGGCTCAGATTAAAAAAGAATTAAAATGCTAATGTACTTCTCTACATAACAAATGGTTACTTGTAAATACTGTAGTAAGCAGTTCCGCGCAGAGAAGACACTGGCAACACATCTATGCGAACCCAAACGGCGTTGGCAGCAGGAAAACGAAACTGGGGTTAGGTTTGGATTACATGCGTTCTTAAAGTTCTTCGACATGACACAAGGATCCAGCAAAGGTAAGACATATGCAGATTTCGTTGAGAGTCCGTACTATTCTGCGTTCGTTAAGTTCGGGCAGTACATTGTTGCTATCCAAGCAGTTAATCCGGCGTCATTTATAAGTTGGATAATATCCAGTAATAAAAAACTGGATCTATGGACAAAAGATTCGTACTATGACGAATATTTGTTACAGTACCTTCGTACAGAAAACCCGCAGGATGCATTAGAACGTGCATTGAAAGAAATGGAAGCCTGGTCGGCAGTAAACAACAGCAGCTTTAATCACTTCTTTATGTTCGGAAATGCAAATGCAATCTGCCGATTAATCAATAACGGTAGAATTAGTCCCTGGGTACTATACAACTGCTCCACCGGCATTGAATTTCTTGAGAAGTTAAATCAAGATCAACTGAAGATTGTATACACGATAATTGATCCCAGTTACTGGAATAAACGGCTGTCTTCACATGTAGAGGATACCAATTGGGTTAAAGGGGTGTTAAATGCTGCTGGGTTGTAGTTCGGGTAAGTTAAGTGGTAATGAGTTTCTGTCTCAACAAGAAGTAGATAGCCTACTGCGCGGATTTGGTGACGACGTACCAGCTGATCCGAAGATGACGTTGTTAGATTCGTGGGAAATGAACGGAGAAACGTACTTCTATATTAGACTGGCGCTGGCAGAGATCAACGAGCTTGCGACACTATTAACTGAAGCAGAGTATACGGTTACTACTGCGTCGTACCGGTCATACAATTTTGTCGTAATTCCGAAATCAACATATGTACTACTAACTCTTAAGTGGGGGTGAAATGAAATGTCAATTTGACATAGATATCGATTTTGCTGATCGTAATACTGCGTTGGTATTAATACCACATGTCCCAGCCAGTATTAAGACCAGTAACAAGACAGCAAAGCATAACTCGGGTATATACGTTACTCCGATTCCGACCAATTCGATAACCGGAAATGCTGCGATCGATTATAAGCAAGCAGAAGATAGAGGGTATTTTAAGTTTGACTTCTTAAACGTAACATTGTACCAACAAGTAAAATCTGAACAGCATCTGATTGATCTTATGAACACTGAACCAAATTGGGCACTGTTATATGACAAAGAGTTCTGTAAGAAAGTGATACATGTCGGAAATCATTATAACACGTTAATTCGGATGCCCGAACCAGTTGACAGTATTGTGCGACTTGCCATGTTCTTGGCTGTTATACGCCCAGGGAAGAAACACCTAATAGGGAAACCGTGGAAAGAAGTCGAAAAAACCGTGTGGAGTAAACCGAGCGACGGGTCGTTTGCATTTAAGATGTCTCACTCAGTGGGATACTCGCATTTAGTTGTAGTCCATATGAACTTGCTGACTCAATCAGTAATAACGTAAATACATGTATGACAGTTGATATATGCGAACATTGCGGCGCAAAGGCAAGAATAAACAACAACGGAAAAATCGGTAGATTTTGTTCCAGGAAATGTGCATCAAGATTTAGTTGCTTAATCAGGAAAGCTACTAACTTACAAAAATACGGAGTAGACAACCCGGCAAAGGCCACATCGGTGTTGCTGAAACGCGTAGAAACTTGCTTATCTCGTTACGGTGTTCATCATGTGTTACAGAACAAAGAAGTTCGACAGAAGGCTGCCGAAACCAACTTAAAGAAGTACGGTAATGAACATGCTTGTAGATCGCACGAAATTCAACAAAAAATAAAAAGAAAATGGGAGAAGTATGAGGGCGGCCATCCCTGGGCAGATCCGACTGTGCGGTTAACACGTGAAGACACCTTACTGGCGCGATACGGAGTCAAACATCCTATCTTGTACGAACCTATACGAGCGCAAATTGAACAAACATGCTTCTCTGTTTTCGGAAACATAAATGCTGCAAAATCAGATATAATTAAGGAGAAGATCTCGGCTACGAACCTTACTCCTGCGGTACAACTCAAAACAAAACAAACGAACCTGTCTAGATACGGAGTCGAACACAGTAACCAACAGCAGATTAAAGAACAAATGGTATTCTTACTTGATGCCGAATGGATGAAGGATTCGGTCTGTCGATTGGGGTACGTCGGTGTTGCTTCTTTGTTGCAAGTATCGATCGACACTGTTAGAAAGTACGCATCTATACATAACATATCGTCTCCATCAAAGTCAGCATTTGAATTGGCAGTGGTCGATTTCATTGCGCGTAATTATTCGGGTGAGATAAAAGTAAATCAGCGAATGCTCGATAATAAAGAAGTTGACATTTTTATTCCAGATCTTAATCTAGCAATTGAATGCAATGGATCATATTGGCACTCAGAGTTAAACGGTCGTTCTCGCGAGTATCACCTAACCAAAACAAAGAACGCAAACAAGTTAGGAATCCATTTAGTCCATATATGGGAGCATGATTGGGCTGATAAGCAACATATAATTAGATCTCGGCTAAAGTCGTTTCTAAAGAAGAACGTGACTATTCCAGCGAGGAAATGCAAAATAATAGTGGTCGATCCAGAACAGTCTACGACCTTTTTGACTGATAACCATATTCAAGGTAATTGTTCAGCATCTATTAGAATCGGGTTGTCTTATAACAATGAGATAGTTAGTCTAATGACTTTTAGTAAAAGTAGATTTACTACTAATGCAGAGTTCGAGTTACTTAGATTTGCGAATATGCTAGATCATACTGTTGTTGGTGCAGCTTCGCGGTTATTTTTGCACTTTATTAAGACATACTCGCCGCGTTCTGTTATATCTTATTCAGATAAAGCATTTAATAAAGGAACGGTATATAAAACGTTAGGCTTTGCGAAATCGCACGAATCTACACCTGCTTACCAATACACACGAGATTATAAATTATTTGAGAACCGAATAAAATATCAAAAACATAAATTAAAGAATATCTTATCAAATTTTGATGACGCTCTCAGTGAGTGGGATAATATGAAACTTAATGGATATGATCGAATTTGGGACTGTGGCACCGACGTGTGGTTATGGCACTCGCCTAACTAATGTGATACTCTTTTTCTTAGATCTTTTTTGGGCAAGTTCTTTTAGGTTTAAATGTGGCCCGAACATTACTTGTACATCTTTTGCATTGAACGTCTTTAAGATACATTTAAACACGGTCCAGTCTGATCGAAGAAAGATGTTTATAGGAACCAGTCTATTGCTCTCGAACCACCATTGTTCACCTAACTCTAAGAATCGATCCTTTTGTTCAGCGTTACATAGCATCCCATAGTCGTATATCGTAGCAATAGTATCGTCGATATTCTGTATAATACCGATGTACTCATTACCGCCATATATTATATAACTAAGGAACGGATACTCGGCTCGAATTTTTTGTTGTTTTGGATCGATCATCGGGTCATAAAGATGGTTGGCATACCTTGTTATCAATTTATTTATACAAACCATCTGGTTGAGTTGAAAAAGTTGCAATAACATTGTAAACACTATATAATGCTATATGCACAACATTATATCTGACTTTACCAAACAACTGTGGAGATCGAATCGGCGAACGAAAGAAAAACCCGACGGCTGGATCTCAGGAAACGCCGTCTGTTGTCAGCATAGAGGTGAACGAGCTGACACAAAAGGTAGGGGTGGGCTGATAATTAACCAGACTGGTGTTGCGACGTACTCGTGCTTTAATTGTTCGTTTAAAGCGTCATTTCAGCCTGGGTATCACCTCAGCTTTAAGTTTAGAAAACTTCTACAATGGATGGGTGCATCTGACGTAGATATAAACCGACTTGTGCTAGAGGCATTGCGACTTAAAGAGTACATTGGGGAAACACAACCCGAGTTAGTTGTAAAAGAAAAAGTATGCTTTGTTCCTGTTGCATTACCGCCTGGTGCGAAGACATTTAATGAAATATTGCAAGCAAACACTGATGAGGTATTACCGATCGACTTTGTTGCTGGTGTTAAATACGTACATAACAGAAACATAGACCTCGGGGTATACACCTTTTATTGGGCACCTTCGCGTCGTAACAATATGCTTCACAGAGTTATCGTTCCTTATTATTGGGAGAACCAATTAGTAGGATATACTGCTCGGGCAGTTGATGATACTATTACACCGAAGTACTTCAACCAAGTTGATTCACATTTTGTGTTCAATGTTACTGCACAGACCAAAGAACGGAAATTTGTTATAGTATGTGAGGGTGTGTTTGACGCAATGTCAATTGACGGAGTTGCAGTAATGCATAATACGTTGTCTGAACAGCAAGTAGATATAATCGATGCCCTGGGAAAAGAAGTAATTGTGGTTCCTGACAACGACGACGGGCCTGGAGCAACACTGATACAACATGCAATCGATTGCCAATGGGCTGTGAGCTTCCCAATTTGGTTCGACGACCCTGATTGTAAAGACGTAAACGACGCAGTGTGTAAGTATGGTAAACTATTTGTGTTGAAGTCGATAATCGAAGGAAAAGAAGTGTCTAAACTAAGAATAGAAATTAAGAAGAAAAGGTTATACAAACAATGACAAATTACACAACAGATGTACAGCGGATATTCATCGAGTTTATGCTATCCGATGCAGTTAGTTATGCACGAGTTCAAAATATCTTTAATCCTGACAACTTCGATAAGTCATTAAAACATGCTGCTAGGTTTGTTAAAGAGTATGCAGAGAAGTACAAGTGTTTACCGACGGTCGACCAATGCAATGCATCAGAAGGTACGCACCTAAAAATAATAGCCGATATACACGAACAGTATACCGATTGGTTCTTAACCGAGTTCGAACAGTTCACGAAGCGGCAAGAACTCGAGCGAGCAATCTTGTTAGCTGCTGACATGCTGGAGAAAGGCGAATATGACCCAGTGGAAAAACTAATCAAAGATGCAGTGCAGATTAGCTTAACTCGAGATTTAGGGTTAGATTACTTTGAAAGTCCTAAGCTTCGTTTACAGCAGATTAGACTTAATAACGGAGACATGTCAACTGGCATGCCTGATCTCGACAAGAAACTATTCGGCGGATGGTCCCGCGGAACTTTGAATATTGTTGCTGGTCAGTCTGGGTCAGGTAAGAGCCTTTTTTTACAGAACTGGTCGGTTAATTTAATCACTCAGTCGTTCAATGGCGTATATATTACACTGGAACTAAGTGAAGAACTATGTTCGCTGCGGTTAGATGCCATGGTAACAGGAGTTAGTACTAGAGATGTATTTAAGAACTTAGACGACACCGAGTTACGGATTAAGTCGTTCGGTAGAAAAGCAGGCGGATTACAAGTTAAATATTTGCCGGCGCAGAGTACAGCAAATGATGTGCGAGCATACTTACGTGAGTTGGAAATTTCCCAGCAACGGAAACTTGACTTTGTTTGTGTTGATTACCTGGATCTTTTGATGCCAGTGTCTGTTAAAGTTAGCCCGTCGGATCTGTACGTCAAGGACAAATATGTAGCAGAAGAATTACGAAATCTGGCAAAAGAGTTTAACGTCGTAATGCTAACAGCGTCACAGTTAAATAGGTCGAGTGTAGACGAAGTAGAGTTTAATCATTCACATATAAGTGGCGGCATCAGCAAAATTAATACAGCAGACAACGTGTTTGGTATCTTTACTTCTAGGGCAATGAGAGAGCGTGGGCGATACCAGCTACAGTTGTTAAAAACCAGGTCGAGCTCTGGTGTAGGCCAGCACGTTGATCTTGAGTTTAACGTAGAGAGTTTGCGTATCACCGGAGTAACAGACGAATCACCGTTGGGCGGAATATCGCCTAACGCTATCAGTAACCAAATAAAACCCAGGTCCACAGTAACAGAAGTTGTTGATAAGGGAACTGGCGAGGTTAGTTCTGTGACTGCAATCGATCCAGGGATTCCAAGACAAGCGCAAGAAACCAGTCTTAAAGATATGTTAAATAGTATCAAGCGGAATCAGTAACATGTTATTCTATATTGGAATAAATATATAAACTTGGATCTCACATGATTAGAAAATCTCGATCAATTCTTGACGAATTAGATGCACAAATACATCACAAAGACCGTGAAAATGTAATAGAGGCGCGAGCGACACACGTGATACAGAGTGCTATTAATTTGATCACCTTATTAAAGGAGAATTATTCTCCTGAGGAGGCATCAGAGTTAGAACGCAGGTTAATCAATAGTATAAAAGGGCAAGATGCTGCTAAGTTTAGCCGAGGGTTACATCGAATCAAAGAAGGTAGATATGAAAGCTAAAGAATTTGTCGTAGAGTACAACCAAGCAAAGACTGCACAGGTATTTGGTAATAAGCTGTTGACGGCGTTGGCATTAGATCGGAGCACCTACCTTCCAGGTGCGTTAGCCACTAGCCGAGCATACTTAAAACAAAAAGAAAAGATCGAAACTACCTTAACTGATTCAAGTAAGCAACAAATTATCAGCGACGTATTAAGTGCATTAGAAGGAGCTGATCCAACCCCAAACAAACAGTACACTCGGTGGTTAGCTAACGTATATGCAAATGAAAAGAGACACCTAGAGGACATACTAAGCAAGTGTACCGACTGGTTAAAGACATACCAGCTATTAAAACTACATAGAATATTGCCACCTAACCTGACTGATATTAATAGACTATCATTTGATCAGCTGTACGATGTTAAAGAACAATACATTGATGTATTATTAGATAAGATGGATGCGGTTGAACAAGCTACTATGTCTAAGGGCAACGCTCATGAAGTACTAAACAACGACCAAGTTCGTGTTATTGTGCCTGAGGACATGGATGCAGCAATATACTACGGGCAAGGTACTAAGTGGTGTACCGCTGCTAAAAATAATAACATGTTCGATCGGTACAATGCAGACGGTTCTATGTACATTCTGCTACCTAAGAGTCCTAGGCACGATGGTGAGAAATACCAACTGCACTTCGGCGTTGGTCAATTTATGGACGAGAGTGACCAGTCAGTTGACTGCCAGGTACTCTTGAGTAGCAGATTTGGTAACCTAATTCCGCTGTTTAAACAAGTGGAACCACAGATCAGTCAGCTCGTTGCGTTTGCTGACGACAACGTTCTCGAGCCTATTTTGGCTAAAATTAAAGAGTATGCGATGGATTTTATAAATGACTGCTTGTCTGAGCTCGAACAAGGGGATGATTACTATTACACCTGGCTCAAAGATAACGGGTATGTTGATGAAGAAGGCGATCCAGATTTCTACGCCGATGGTGCAAGTTACTTAGAATATAACACAGAAGCCGACGAAGACTATCGATCGATGATAGCCTCAGTTAGCATTTCGCCCAGTGACTTAAGAGAGAATACACATGAGTTTGTTAACGCAAATGAGTTTATGCCAACGATTGATCAACTCGACCAAGTAGTATCTTACATATGTCATGACCGCGATAACCACAGATTAGCAAGGTGGGTTGATGATAACATCGTTGTATCGGAGGCCGGCAAGGTGTCTCGAAGAAAGCAGAGGTAGTAACAGTGAAAGCCAGTGAATTCTTAACTGAAAAACCAATTGCCCCAGTTGCGACAGATCGACGAGATCTGTATCAACAGGCATGGCGTAACGAATTTGTTAGGCCAGGTGAGCTACGAGTTGACGTTGACGACGAATATGACGCAAACGGAGAACCGTTTGGTGATAACACCGGAATTAAGAAGCTTGGCACCGGTGCAGAAGCAACTGTTGTTAAACACAAAGACGAAAACGCTGTAGTTAAAATCTTTGGGACAACTCAGCAAATTAAACACAATGCTCATCTCCAATATCTGCTGGCTACTAAAAAATATGCAGCAGGAAATCCGTATTTGCCGAGAGTATTATCTATCCAAGAGTTGCCACACCCGTCTGATGAGCATCCTGATATTAAAGGTTATGCAATTAGAATCGAACGGCTATGGCACTTAGCTGAAGTACCAGATGATGCACGGATGGATATGTTACATAAGATATATGGTGACAAGGTTGATCCGGACACCAAGGTAAATTTCCCATCGGATTTTGCTACGGCAGTCCGAGCTGGTGTACTAAACAAAATGCCAATTATTGACCCTTATTTTAAACAAGCAGCAAACATAATCATCGGTGTATATAACAAAATTAACACACAACAAAGTTTCACTGACGTATTTGATTTGCATAGCAACAATATGATGTTCCGCCGCACTCAATTTGGTTGGCAGTTAGTAATATCCGACCCGCTGTATAACGGCGAGGAATTTAGTGATTAATAATCTAGTAAACAAGAAAAGGAAAAACTAACATGAGAGTGACAGAGATAATAAAAGAAGATACCACTGACATTACACCTGCCGTTGTTATGCAATGTTGGCTAAAAGTATTCCCGAATAGTGATGCAACGACTAACAAACAATATGGTAACAATCATATTGTTCGCCTGTTTTTAACAAAAGATGCAAACGAATGCTCTAATAGAATTCGAGATAACGATCCATTTCGTTACATTGTTATTATTACGGACGGCGCAGTTAAAGAACACAGCCTAAGTTTATTAGTGAAACCAACGATTCCACATATGGCATACAGCTCGGTTAAGCTTCGCCTTAAAACCATTAAAAATGCAAACGAAGCAAAGCTACTCGCAAGGTTTCAGGAAGTGCGTAAGTTTATATTTGATAATGCACAAAACTTAAAGAACGTACAGTTTGATATTAATACAAAGTAATCTGACATAGATAAATTAACCGACTATAAGAGTGGCCAAATATGAGAGTAAACGAAGTAGTAAACGAGGGGTTCTGGGATAGTGCAAAAGTTGCGTATAATGCAGGAAAAGCAGCTCTTAATAAAAAGAAGCAAGAACAAGCGAATGCAGTTAGAACGGCCGACTTAGCAGCAACCCAGAAACAAACAGAAGTAGAAATCGGGAAGAAACGTCAAGCAGAGTGGGATGCTAAACACGGAGCAACTCCGAACCCGTTGTTACCGCCAACTGTTGCTGCTTCACGCACACCGCAGGAAAAGACGGCAGTGACAAAGGTGGCAGCTAATTCCCTGAACGCGGTGAATAAACCTCGAACCAAACCTAACACCGACAGTGTGCTGGCGAAGCCTGTTACTCAGCAACAACCGATTACTATAGGAAAAGACAAAATAATGCCAACAGATCCACGGTATAAAACAATAATGGCAGCGATTAGTGCTAATGCTGCCGCATAAGGACACAACACTTACTAGAAGGGTAGGAACGTAATATGAGAGTAAACGAGGTAGTAACCGAGGATAGTGCAAAAGGTATAATTAGCGATAAGAAAGTCAATGAATCATCGTTAGCATTGTCGTTACAGTCATATAAAGCGGCAATCGATTCTATCACCAGGCAGATACAAGCCGGAACAGTCGATCGTAAAAAAGCACTGGAGAAAATTGCAGAATACAGAGCAAAAATAAAAACAACAACTGAGTACTATAGGAAAAGACAAGATAATAGCAGCAATGCCGCATAAGGACACTTAACATGAAAAACACACAACACTTAATAGAAGGTGGGAACGTATTTAAGTCAGCAGACGGGTCTGAACTTACTCAACGAATTAACAAAGCAGATGTTATTCCGACCGTCGCTTGGTTAGAAAAAATCACAGGGTTACCGTTACTAGATAACATGCTGGGGACAACAGGTAAGAACCCAACAAGCGGCGATCTGGATTTAGCAGTCGATGAAAAGACAACAAACAAAGATACCGTGTACAATGCTCTTATTAATTGGTGCAAAACGAATAACTTAGATCCACGCAGCTATGTACGGAAGTCCGGGGTGAACGTTCATTTTAGAACTCCTATTTTAGGTGATGCTAGTAATGGGTTCGTCCAGACTGATTTCATGTTAGGTGATCCCGAATGGCAAAAGTTTGCAATGCAAGGCGGCGCTGCCAACTCGACGTTCAGAGGATCTCATAAGCACGTATTGCTTGCCAGTGTAGCAAAAGCGTATGGGTTTAAATGGAGCTTCAATCAAGGGCTCGTTAGTAGAGCATCTAATAATGTGGTCACTAAAGATCCTGATGAAATTGCCAGGTATCTGCTTGGCCCTAACGCAAATAGGAATGATCTAAATACAGTAGAGTCTATTCTTGCTAAGATCAAAGGACAACCAAACTATGCCGAACTAACTGCTGATGCCCGCGAAACATTTGGCAAAGAAGGGCTGACGTTACCAGAGTCTATTCAAGAAGGAACAGCAACTTGGTTCCGGAGTATAACTACGTTATTAGGAAAACAATGAGAGTAAATGAAGTAATACAGGATCGATTGCAGAACAGCGAAGTTGATAAAATATTTTCTTTCTTACGTACTAACTGTTCTCAATACATCAACTCCAGAGGCGGGTTAGAAGAGGCGTTGAGTGTTCCGTTGTACAGAGGTGTGCATCACGTGAATTGGGAGAGGTCACCTGTACAAGTAGTTGACGTAAATCTGAGCCGCAGCCCTAAGGACTCTTCGATTTATTTACATCAGGCAGCCGACGATTGGTTCTACCTTAACTTCGGTATTAGGTTCAGATCGGCTTCGCTGTTTTGTGTGTTCGCTGAGCAAACTGCTAGTTCGTACGGTGAACCTGTTATTGTGTTTCCTCTCGGGCAGTTCGACTATTGCTGGTCACGTGAATACGCAGATATGTATTCTGCGTTTCAATCTGCGTTTCGAGATTTTGTTAGATCCACCGGCGCAAGTCCCTCAGATGAAGCAGTCAATGAGTTCATGTCAGACGGCAAATACATGCATAACACTGGGTTGTCCGACGCCGCTGGAAAATTCCGTCGCAACGAAGTAATGGTAGCATGTAAACAGGTAGCTCTTATTAACCCAGTCTGGGTATCTGACTACTTGTGATAACCGATGTGTTACGGTTGTCTCGATTCCCCAATGGATATTACAAATGAAAGCAACAGAAATACTAAGTGAAGAGCTCGATGAGCTATCATACAAGAAAATAGCAAAACTAATACTAACTGACTGCTCGCCGTTTTTAGAACAGATCGAGTATCACCCTGACAGATTAAAGTTGTTTCGTGGACTAGGTGATCAGGCAGAATTTGTAAAGTTACAGCAACAAGCAAATAGGACACCGCGAGACACAAGACAAGAAGTTCATCGACATGCAGATGCGTGGTTTAACCAAAGTTTTGGACACAAGTATCGATCCGACGTAACGTTCGCAACTGGATCAAGGCAAAATGCAGAGGAATACGGTGAAGTTTTTACGATGTTCCCAATCGGACATTTCTCGTTCTGTTGGTCACCCATTGTTGAGGACTTTACGTTCGATCTTATAAACCGAATATCAATGAACGATATGACAGACCCAGCCACAAATCGAATCGACCCGTTCCTTCTGCGTCGTGAGGTGTATTCTAGACTAAACTCTGCTAGATACCAAACAACTGATCTCAAAGCTGCGATAGTCAGCCGCTGCGAGATTATGCTAAACTGTACCTCATACTACTTAGTAAAGAAGACGATATTAAGCGGAGTGCTGAGTGAAATAGAAGATACGTTGCTCGGAAAATAATATAGTAACCCACTCTGCTATCGCTGTTCTATTAGTAACTAAATACAACAACAGACATAAGGTATTAAATGAGAGTAAACGAGATAATAGAAGACCGTATTTTAACGGAAGATGCCCGTATTCAACATGCAGAGGATTTTATTCTCTGGGAAGGATCTCAGGGCGCGATTAGAGTACTAAATCAATTAGACCATCTTGGCTCTTCGAAGAACATCTCGGTTAAGTTCGACGGGTCTCCTGCAATTTACTTTGGTCGATTGCCAGATGGCCAATTTGTTTTAACTGACAAATCTGGGTTTACTGCAAAAGGGTACAATGGGCTTGCAACTTCGGCTGAGGAGCTAGAGAATATGTTCTTAAGCCGTGGCAAAGAACTAAACGACGCCAGACGGGCATTTGCTAAAGGGATGGCCGGTTTGTACGATAGGTTCGAGAAAGTTGTACCTGATTCCTTTCGTGGCTTTGTTAAGGGGGATCTGCTCTATAGCAGTAAGCCAGCAATCGATAGAAACAACGATTTTGTATTTACTCCGAATACAGTGACATATCATGTCGCTGCTGACTCTAAGTTAGGCATTAGAATTTCTAAGAGTACCGCTGGAATAGCAGTACATTCCAAGACCGCTGGTCCAAACCAACCCGATGTTCCGTTAGACTTAACTGATTTAAACTTAAACACTGAGGTTATGGTAATCGGCCCTACGTTCGTTGAACCCAGTGTTAGTATAGACTCTGCAAAGATAAAACAAGCAAAGCAGTTTGTACAAAAATATGCATCGGACATAGACAGTTTCTTGGATTCTGCCAGGTTAGCAGAATTGAAGATGTCTGATGTCCCAGATATACTCTACACGTATATCAATGCTATGGTTAAGTCACGAGGACTAGGCAATTTAGCAGGGTCGTTTGCTACGTGGTTATCAACTAGTAAGGTAAGCAAGGTTAAACAAGAGAAGTTGCTTCAGTACATAAACGAGAACAGCAAAGGTGCGGTAGCAACATTTACTACGGTGCAGGCGATAATGACTATAAAGAACGAAGTAGTTGCACAGCTAGACACTGCTAATTCTCCTATTAGGGCAACAATAAACGGAGAACACGGTGGTGAAGGATATGTTGTAGGTGACACGAAGTATGTTGATCGTAGCAAGTTTAGTTTAGCAAACTTCGAGAAGGTGCGGTCATGAACCTTCCCTTCTTAGAAGAGCTACACGAAGCGCGATACTACAACGATGGGTCGTCGATACGAAATAAAACCGCCGCAGAGTTAGCAGAAGCCATATTACTATTAACGTTCTGCTTAGAGATAATGCGAGTAGAAGTAGATAAAAACTATCATTTCTCTGCCAGAGAGTATGCAGAAAAGACGTTAAGGAAACAAGACTTCTCTTATATGTGTCCCTCACAAACCGATTACTACAATCTGGTTTCGGTGTTGGCAAATCAGGACAAGTTTTTACAACCAATTTATGCTGATTTTACTATATCGGTTCCGTTGCTGCAACTCAAACGGTACCTAACAGATATGAAGTACGAGAACGCACATCACAGTCAAGATCGCGCATTTTTACTGATACTGGAAACGTATTTTAGGATTAACAAATATAGTTCGATTCGTCGAATCGTAGGAGATTGGCACCAGGCATCCACAGCTGAGAAGCATAGTACGTTGACAACACTGCGAGCCGAGTGTAACGAACGAGCGCTACAAACAGACTTGTATGTTATTTTTAAACGAACACATAACTTGTAGAATTTTGTTAAATTGATAAATAATTATACACACTATCTAAATAGTAGTGTACTTTTTGAGAGGAAATAATTATGGCAACAGTAACTCGTTTTAATGGTGATTCAGCAGGTGTTCCTAACGTTGACGTTGGATACAAAGGTGCGTATGTAGCTGGTACAATCGTATCAACTGGTATCGGTAAAAAGATCACAGCATACAGAATCGCACAAGGTGGTATTGATCTAACAACCCAAGAGTTTGGAGTGGGCGGAGCGGTAGAAGCTGTTCTGCAGATTATTGCTCAGAACGCAACTATTCTTGCATATCAAGGTGATTCTGGAGCAGGTGCTCCGTTGAGCGTATTGGTAGAAGGTAATAGCTGGGTATCTGATACAGCATTACGTGATGCAATTCGTACACTGACAACAACTGGTATTGGCGCAATCAGCCTGGCTACCGCAACTTGCACGTCAACTGGCGGAATCAAACTTGCGTGAGATTTAATGTAATAAGATAAAAAAGCGGTGTTATGCCGCTTTTTTATTGGGGCAATTTTCTCCGTGGTATCTTGTGTATGTCCATTTACTATTCGTTACTTTACCACAGTGTGGGCAGGATAACTTTAGGTCTTGCTTGATACCTTTATTCCACGGAATAATCGAACCATCTAATAGACCTTTGCGCCTAGAATCTTTCAGTTTTTGTTTTAATTCATCTGAATATATAGCCCCAGTTCTTGTACCTGGACGAAGTAGTGCATACTGTCTTAATCTTTCTTTAGTTTCGTTAGAGTGTTTCTTACCGTAGAATCTATTATTCTCGCCGGCGGTTAATTTGCCATATGCGGTGCGGAATTTATCGAAAATTTTACTGTTTGTTGCCTTGTGCCTAAACCGAAAGAATGCATAGGCCATTTTACTTCTTGCTTTTCCTTCGACCATCTTTGGTAATAATAAGTGACATATAAAATGTTCTCGGGCAGATAACACTGCTAAATTTTCCTTACTATTATTCCCTCCTAAACTCTTCGGTACAATGTGATGTTTTTCTGTATAGTCTAGTATTGCCCTTCTTGTTTTTGCATTTGAAATAATGCTATTATACCACTTAGTGTATTTGTTATCAATAAATATCATTGTCGGCACTCCTCATAGTGTTAGAGTAGTCAGAGACTCTACTCTTGCGAACTGTACTATTATTTATCATCTTTAGGTATCAAGTTAGCCTAATTTACTTGAAACAGTTTTTGTTGACCATAAATAGAGTATGGATTACATCGGATACACCTTAGTTGATATAACTTGTACGAATGTACAAACTCAAACCGACGACAAACCCAGGAACCAGCAACGGAACTGGGAAGCAGTGTTAGCAGTGCTTAACTTTAGAACAACACCGACGATAACTAGTTTACCTGTAACCCAGTATGGAAATATAGCCGCGTTCTTGTTTGGAACACATTATACAGGTGACCAAATAGTATGGGCCTTTAGCTTTCGGACTGACGACCTAACTGACATGTGTAGTATAATAAACAACGACATCGACTACGTGCCTATAGTTTTGAATTTAGATGAAACTGCCAACATACCCAGTGCAATGTTTTTTTTAAACCATATTACAAGAAACATATACATCGAAGCTGCATAAATATTAGCATGAGATCTCACGTTGAGGTGTATAACTTTATAGGAACTCGTTAATGAGAATAGCAGAAATTAGTGGAAAATATCAAGTGCCCTTAACGAACGAAGAAGCTGATTTCTTAGGAAAGCTCCCAGTTGATAAGAGTGTCTTAAAGAAGGAACTAACCGATCGGGATCAGTTACTAGCAAACCAGCTGGTAGTTAAGGACGTTTTAATCAGAAAGGTCAATAATGGCCAGGTATCGTATAAACAAAGCAACAGAAGTTCTCTCGTTTAATGCACTCAAAACGTTAACACGCAGCGAGCTGGAAAGACGAACATTTACTTTTAGAAAATTACCACTGTGTCTTAAGATAAACACCGATAAGTACATAGTCGGAAGATATAAAGTGATTAATACTGACAACGGATGGGTAGTTACAGACATTAATTCAACAGTGGTGCTTAACAATTACACAAACGCAATGTTATATTGTGTGTGTATGCAAACAAAGAACGAAGAAGAAGCATTAGATATTGCACGGTTAGACAAGCACGTCGCAGTGTTAAAGCTAGACAATCTTGCATTTAAAGCAAGACTAACCGCAGCAATGCAAACACAGGATCAGTGGAAGCAAGATTTATACACTGCTCGTTACTTACAAACTAGTGCGCTGATTCAGGTAGTGTCAAAAGAATTAGAAAAAAAGATAAACTTGGCTAAATATTATAAACTTAGGGATTTTAAACTATGAAATTAACAGATATGGGAACACGGGCGTACTACGGCAAAATGAATCGAATCTTTGAATCTAGGTTTGGATTTACGGTGGACTTTAATAATATGTCAATGACCAAAGCACAAAAGTTAACCCGTTCGTTAACTGAGGCCATTGCGAAAATTCGACTTAGTTCGGACATTCATTCTTCCGAGAAGAGTCCGAAATACACTGAACTGATTTTGGTTCGAGAGAGTCTCGTCAACTGGATGCAAGAGAAGAAACAACTAACTGAAGGCGAAGTTGGCCAGGCGGAGGCGTTACTTGCCGCACGAGACATAGTAGATAGTATTCAGAATATGATAGAGAAGGCCGGAAAAATTCAGAACGAGCAACTACCTGCTCTTGCTGACACAATTCGAGATCAAATTGGAAGCGCAGAAGCCGATGCGTTTAAGGCATCAATTGGCCAAATGTTAGCAACTCTTGCTGGTCAACTAACATTGTCACGCGATCAGGCTGATTCTAGTGTTAGAGCATTAACAGGAGATGTAGACTCATCTGCAATGCAGGTAGGCGGTGTACCGCAGGAAGGACCAGAGATCAACGGACAAGAGGATTTGGACAACAGTTCAGATGGGTTTGATGCGGCAGATGCAGCAGTTGGTGGCAACGATGCTGCTGGTAGAGAGTTGCGTTAATGAGAGTTTCTGAAATAGTAAACGAAAATCGTAGCTTCGCTGACGTAGTCACTGTGGCCAGATTAATTAGTAGGGTGTTGCAGAAACTGGTCCATCAAGGCCACAGCGAGATCGACACGCCAGCGTTGATTAATATGATAATTGAAAAGACTGGACAGTCTTTTACTCTTAAGGACTTAATTGATGCAAACGAGCGCAGTCCAGCCGTACAGAAGCAAATTTCGTCAATCGACGCAAAGAAGGTGAAGTTTTCAAAAGAAGCAACAACGGTAACAAACGACAACACATCACAGAAAGATGCAGCGTCGGTTAAAGAGAAGAACCAGTCGACTGTCGCTGCTATGGCAGCGCGCGCAATCAACTAAGGTACTTATGCGATTTAACGAATTTATGCCAAGTAGTTACATTAAAGAGGACTCGGCCGACGGTGAAGACCTAGCTGCGAGTATCGCTACAATGTTACAGTTCCTTCGACAACGAGCGTCAGTGGACGGAAGTAGTCCATCTATTAAAACAAGTAGCTTTATTTCGTTGGTTCAAAAAGCAGGTCATGAGAGTTTCTGTTACCAGGACCTGGTTGTAGCAAATAGTTCTCCGTTGGTTAAGAACTTAGTTAAGTCTTTTAATAAAGACTCGATTACACTTCGGACAGAGAACGACGAAGAAGCAGACATTGCTGACAACGATGTCCCAGCGGAAACAGAACAAGAGACAACAGTATCGCAGATGGCTAAACGAGCATCAGGCATATAAATACAACATAGGAGCAATATTATGAAACAATTTTTACTGAGTTTATCACTTATTATCGGGCTAACTGGGTGCGCGACGGATTACGAGAGGTACTACCAGGCCAGAGACAAGGAAAGCGCCGGACACTCGGCCGTTGCTGTTGCTAAAGCAGAAGCCGAAAAAGCAAAGTACGAAGCTATTAAGGAACTGTCTGCTGGCTCAGATGCAACTGCAAGAGTGGCAGGTATTCTTGCGTTAGCAATGGGAGGGAACACTACCCAATTAGCAGAAAGCACGCCACAGTCTACTCTTGCAGCACCTGTAAATCCTGGGGATAGAGCATTGGCGTGGGCTGGGTTACTAGTCCCGACGTTAGTTCAAGCATATGGAATTGGATCGAACGCAAGAATTGCGATCGCACAGTCTAATAATTCACGCGACGTTGCGTTGTCAACTAACAGTGCGTTTCTGGGAATGGGGTCACAGATTCAAGGGAACACCACAAATACAACAAACACCACTGGTGCAACGACAACAACCGATTCGCATGATGCAAACACCACAACAAACACGACCACTTCAACCGACAGTCATGCAGTTGACAATCATGCAGTTGACAATCATGCAACGAATCCGCCTGCACAAATTCCAGCCGGACGGGTGTGTAGTGTAGATCCGGCAACATCTATTCTTACTTGTTTGTAAGATAGTAACAATTAAATAGGACACTTCGGTGTCCTATTTTTTTGACCTTTGTTTCTTTTGCTATATACTTGTACTATGACAATTATACATACACCACCTCCCTTTACTAATCGGATTCAATACCAAAACTGCAAACAAGTTAATCTAGAAGGAAAACGGCTGTATGAGTCTCCTGATGGTAAGAAAACCCCGTCGGTCACAACCATTCTGTCTGCCACTAAAGACATGACTCATCTGATCGAATGGAAAAAACGAGTCGGGAAAGAAAATGCACAACGAATATCAACAGAGGCTGCTGGGGTGGGGACAGCAATGCATAATAATCTCGAACGATACATCGCTGGAATCGAACGACTGCCAGGCAAGAACTTAGTACACGTAAAGGCGCATAGTATGGCGTCAGTTATAATCGAGAATGCATTTGTTAATATATCCGAGATATGGGCTGCTGAGCAAAGTTTGTACTACCCTGAGCTGTATTCGGGGACAACAGATCTAATAGGAGTGCTCAACGGCGAAGAAGCAGTTATGGACTACAAGCAAACTATTAAACCTAAGAAACCAGAATGGGTTAGTTCATATTACGAACAACTTATGGCATATATACTAGCACATAACAAGGTATACGGAACTAATATTCGCAGAGGATCGATTTTCATGTGTTCCCAAGACCTGCAATACCAACAGTTTGACTTGTTACCACAGGATTTTAACAAATGGGAAGATACGTGGTGGACAACGGTTGAAACGTACTATCGAATGCATACCAACGAACTATAGGAGAAAATACAGGTGCACTTCTTAGTATAAATATACTATTAAGTTAGAAGGATACTAAACAGTGGCTATTACACAGAAATCACGTATTAAAGTTCGACATGGTCTTCAAGAAGAGCTCCCGCAACTAGCAACAGGTGAATTAGGATGGGCGTTAGATTCCCGCAGATTGTTTATTGGGAACGGAACAGCAGATGAAGGTGCCCCGACAATGGGGAACACCGAGATACTAACAATATACAGTGATGTATCTAGTATTGGTTTGAACTCGGCTGCGATTACATTAAGCTCGTCCATTGTCCCGATTGGGATATATTCGCCGTTGGCTAATACTCTTGCTATTACCTCCCGTACTGCTGATGTACTTCGTCTGGCCAACCCGATTAGTGCTATTAATAGCTTATCTATAACAGGTGGAATCAGTGGAACAGGACCTACTATATCTTCATATGGAGAAGCTAATCAGGATGTACGTATTGCTCCGAACGGGTCGGGTAATGTAGTTATTGCCAACGGAACACTGGGCATAACCTCGTTGACTGAAAACCATATAGTGTACGTTGATAATAACAAACGAATTCAATCTGCTGATATTCATTACACAGGTGTTAACCTTGGCATCGGTGTTCAGTCCGATCCATTGTGGACAGGAGATGTAACTACTATACAACTCGAAACATCAGCGTTGTATAGTGACAAGGCAACAGGTACGTTTGTTGGCGCAAACACAGTTAAAACTACCTCAGGGAATGTTTCATTGGTTACTGGCGCAGCAACAATATACGCAGGTGAAGCTGGCGAGCATAAATGGTACACTGTGCCGTCGGTTACTGCAGGCGCAGTTCAAACCCCAGTATTAACAATGGTGTTAAACACAACAAATACGTTGGGCATCGGGGTTAACCCGAATGTACTACCTGCAGGACAGAGTGGAATTCAGTTGTTGTCGACTCTACTGAAAAGCAATGGGATTGGGAACTCAACCTTATACAACAATTGTTACGATGATATCGGAATAGATCGGTATTCTAGAACGTCTGGTGCGTCAAATTATCGAATGACACCATTGGGTCATTCATGGACAGTGTCAAATGGCATGTCTCACTTAATAGGCGATGAGATCACCTGGCTCCCACCGATATTATCGATTACGTCTGCAGGCGTGGTTGTTGGCGGAGATTTAACAGTAAACGGGACCACAACTACAACCACAACTGCGATTGTGGCGATAGATGATCCGACATTTGTACTAGGTGGCGCAACGTCTACAGTAGAGATTACAAAAGACCGCGGGATTGAGTTTAAATGGAACGGGACCACACTATCGATTGTTAACTTTATAAGTGATGGATCAACTACTATTATAGGAACGGTTGCCGACACAACAGGGTTTGCAACTGGCGATATCATCACAATAACAGGCGCAGTCGGAACTGAAGAAACGAACTTAAACGGTACATGGAAAATAACTCTAGTCAACGGAACTACGTTTAGTTTTGTTGTAACTGTTGCCCCGACGGCAGCGACGTATACTACTTCAATCGGGACCACAGTTAAATCGAAAAACGGTTTTATGGGGTTTGATCAATCAACCGGTTACTTAACATTCATCCCGCAAGTGAATAACATAAATGGGGTGATGACTGGTACAACTGGCGATATCGTCGCTACTAATTTCAGAGGAAGTTTAATCGGTAACGCAGATACTGCGACTGTAATTGCAACCCCGCGTTCTATATATGGAAATAACTTCAACGGGTCAGCGGGGTTGACACAAGTTATTGCGTCTACATACGGAGGGACTGGTAATGGGTTTGCTAAATTCGCTGGCCCAACAACAACAGAGAAAACCTATACGTTACCTGATGCATCGACTACTATCCTAACCACTAATGCGTTAGTCACATCGGCACAAGGCGGCACCGGCAATGGATTTGCTAAGTTCGCAGGTGCAACCACAACAGAAAAGACGTACACGTTACCTGATGTATCGACTACTATCCTAACTACTAATGCTTTAATTACATCGGCACAAGGAGGAACTGGTAACGAATTTACCAGGTTCACTGGTCCGACAACGGTAGAGAAGGTGTTTACGTTACCTGATGCCACTGCGACAATACTAACAACAAATGCGTTAGTTACTTCGGAGCAGGGCGGCACTGGTAATGGATTTGCTAAGTTCGCAGGTCCGACTACAACAGAGAAAACCTATACGTTACCTGATGCATCGACTACTATCCTAACCACTAATGCGTTAGTCACATCAGCACAAGGAGGAACTGGTAATGGATTTGCTAAGTTCGCAGGTGCAACCACAACAGAGAAAACCTATACGTTACCTGATGTGTCGACTACTATACTAACCACTAATGCGTTAGTCACATCAGCACAAGGCGGCACTAGTAACGGGTTCACCAAGTTCACTGGGCCAGCCACAACTGAACGCACATTTACTTTACCAAACGCATCGGCTACGATACTAACAACAAATGCGTTAGTTACGTCGGCACAAGGTGGAACTGGTAATGGATTTGCTAAGTTTAGTGGGCCGACTACAACAGAGAAAACCTATACGTTACCTGATGCCACTGCGACAATACTAACTACTAATGCGTTAGTTACGTCGGCGCAGGGCGGCACCGGCAATGGGTTCACTAAGTTCACAGGTCCGACTACAACCGAACGTGTATTTGTTTTACCTGATGCATCAGCTACAATATTAACTACGAGTGACGTTGTACCTGTTGCACAAGGCGGCACTGGCAGTACCTTTGTTGGGTTCACAGGACCAACAGTAACCAGAACATTTACGCTGCCAAATGCCTCGGCTGCAATACTAACCACAAATGCTCCGGTAACAGTATCACAAGGCGGCACGGGAGTAGCATCGTTAACTGGTATTCTTCAAGGCAACGGACTTAACCCTGTTTCTACAGCAAATACAACTGGAACCGGAAGCGTAGTTTTGTCGACTGGAGCCGCCGTGGGCGGGACTTGGACAGCAGCATCCGCCTGGGTACTGCCGGCATTCACACTTAGCGGCGCGATAGCCGGCGCAGGGAACCAAATTAACAACGTTGTTATTGGAACTACTACCCCGTTAGCTGGGTACTTTACGTCGTTGAGTGCAACCAGTACATCGTCGTTTGCTGCTGGTTCCGTGTCTGCCCCTGGGGTATACCTTGCCGCAGATAATACCAGTGGACTCTATCGAATTGGAGCCAACAACATTGGGGTTACAATAAGTGGGGTGAACGTCGTAGACATATCGTCTACGGGGTTAATCGTAGCCGGAAACGTAGCAGCATCAAACATCACTAACAGTATTGTAACAGCAAGTGGAGCTACTTACTCAGTCTTGCTAACTGACTCTAGTGTTATATCAAACTATGCAGGTACTCAAACATTAACCCTACCGTCCGCTGCGGCATACACGGGGCGAGTGCTTCATCTGAGAACCATAACTGCAAATACGGTAGTATCAGCAAGTAGTAACGTGGTTCCAATGATCGGCGGAGCCGCTGGTACTGCGATTCTTGCCGCTACCGCTGGTAAATGGGCAATGTTGCAAAGTGACGGAACCGATTGGCAAGTTATGGCAGGAAACTAATCCACGTAGTAATCATAATCATTGAAAAGATTCTCAGTAGTATCTATAATAGTAAATATTAACACAACATTAACGTGAGCATACCTAATTCGGCCAACTGTGTTCTGGCCGCACCAAATAATTAAAGAAAAGAGAAAAATGAAATCCAATTACAGTAACATGTCAGACTACCAACGATACATTGCTATGAGTAGGTACGCTAGGTACATTCCAGATTTGCAGCGACGAGAAACCTGGGAAGAAACAATAAGTCGGTATGTTACGTTCTTTGACGAGAAGTATCCAGGTCTTTTTCCAAAAGAAGAAGTATACGATGCAATTAACAAGCTAGAAGTTATGCCGTCGATGCGAGCATTAATGACTGCCGGTAAAGCCCTTGAGCGCGATGCGGCTGCCGGGTACAATTGTGCGTACATTGCAGTTGATGATCCGCGCGCATTCGATGAGACTATGTATTTGCTAATGTGTTTTGAACCTAACACAATGGTTAAAACTAAATTAGGTGATAAGAAAATATCTGAGTTAGTTTATACTGACGAAGTGTTAAGTTTTAATACTGAGCTTAACCAATTCGAATATACATGCCCGTCTGTTATAGCGGAAACCCCGTCAAGCCACAGAGACAAAATCGAATTAGAGTTCGAAGATGGGACATTTGTTCGTTGCACTGCTGACCACAAGTTTTTCACTAACAATCGTGGATGGGTAGAGGCTAAAGATTTAACCGAGGTCGACGAGATAAAAAATTATAACGAAATAGGTTAGTGTACCCTAGTGCCGCATAAATAAAGTATGTGGAGGCAATGTGGAATATATTGGATTTGTATATAAGTGGGTAAATTTAATCAATGGTAAAATGTATGTAGGTTCTCATGTTGGTCGAGTAGATGATGGGTATATCGGTTCGGGGACATACTTTGTGGCTGCAATTAACAAATACGGGATCGATTCATTTAAGAGACAAATACTGCACTTCGAGTTCAATTCTGCAAAAGAATTATATCAGAAAGAATTTGATATTATAAACGAACTAAATGCAGTATTTGATACTAATTACTATAATCAAAAAAATACATGCCCTCATGCATTTAAATGGGGAGTCTTGGGAGAGTATAAGCAATTACCTTTTACTGACTCACATAAACAGAATCTAAGTAACGCACGTACAGGTAAAAAAGATACAGTAGAGACTAAATTAAAGAAATACACGAGTTCTAGTATAAGAGGTAAGAAGTATTTTAACAATCAAACGGCAGAATACAGATACACACCGGGCACAGAACCACTAGGATGGATTAGAGGTAGATTACCTGGACAAATTCCAGACTCAGGTAAAGGTGCAAAATATTATAACAACGGAACAATAGTTAAGAGGTTTCGTCCTGGGACAGAACCACTAGGATGGGTATTAGGAAATTTGGGTAAAACCTCTCATTGGGGAGACAATAACCCGTCTAAGAGACAAGATGTAAAGGATAAAATTAGTAAAGCACAAATTGGTGTAGCTCGGCCGCAAACAAGCGGGAACAACAATCCATCTAAGAGACAAGACGTAAAGGATAAAATTAGTTTAGCCAACAAAGGTAAAGTAAATTTTAATAATGGTATAATAGTAAAGAGATTTACCCCAGGAGAAGATCCGGTTGGATGGACGAGAGGCAATATAAAAAGGAAAAATAATGAAGATAATTAAGAAGAGTATAATCAAAGACGAAAGAAATTATTGGGACATTACCGTTCCGATCAATCATAATTTTGTGTTAAGCAATGGCGCACTCGTGCATAACTGTGGATCAGGAGTGGGGTTTTCAGTTGAACGACAAGCAGTATCTAGATTGCCGGCAGTCTCTGAGGATTTTCACGAAACTGATACTGTAATAAAGGTGAGAGATTCGAAAATTGGATGGTCGTCGGCGTTTAGAGAGTTGATTGCAATGCTATACTCTGGCCAAGTGCCGAAGTGGGACCTAACCGCATTGCGTCCTGCTGGCGCGCCGTTGAAGACGTTCGGTGGTAGAAGCTCTGGTCCCACACCACTGGAAGAGTTATTTAAGTTCACAGTTCGCGTATTTAGAAACGCTGCTGGCCGTAAATTGCAGTCAATTGAATGTCACGATATTCTAAACAGCATAGCATCTGCAATTGTCGTAGGTGGTGTAAGGAGATCAGCGCAGATTTCTTTGTCGAACTTATCTGACGACAGGATGCGAAGTGCTAAAAACGGGCAATGGTGGATAGACAATCCTCAACGTGCTCTTGCTAACAATTCTGTTGCATATACAGAAAAACCCGATATGGGAGTGTTTATGCAAGAATGGAAGTCGTTGTATGAATCTAAATCTGGTGAGCGTGGTATCTTTAATCGTCAAGCAGCGTTGCATAAAATAAAGAAGCTGGGTAGACGAGATGCCAAGAAGGCAGAAGAGATGTTCCTGGGGGCAAATCCTTGTTGTGTTTCTGGTGATATGATAGTTGATATTAAACTCAATGAAATTGAATATAGAATGACCGTTGACGATGCTGTTGCATTGTACGAACGTGGCGACGATATATATATTAGATCGTTTAATTTAGAAAAAAATGAAGCAGAATTCAATCAAGTAACCACAGCAACATTGACTCGTAATAATGCTAAGATATTAAAAATAACCGATACAAAAACTAATAAATTTATACGAGTAACAGAAGATCATCTAGTTTATACTAAGAATAGAGGTTATATTATGGCAAAAGATATTAAACCAGATGACGAATTATTAATCGGATAAAGAAGGTGATAACCCTTGTGAGTTATTTTAAAAAGATAAATAATAGTATAAAACACAAGGGTTGTCACATGAATAAAAGTGAATATATTGCATTATCGGGTATCGATGTGAACGTAGTAGACCATTATTTGGTTAATAAAAAGTGGACAATAGAACAAATGCTGTGTGGCTGCGGCAAACCAAAACGAGTTCTCAGATCTTCACAAGCTGTGTTGGGTGTAAAATTCGACGGATACTGCGGAAATAAAGAATGTAACTTTTTGTATGGTAAAAAACGCCCAGAACATTCTAAATTTATGTCAGCATTGGCAGCGTCTGGGCAAAACGCAGCATTTAACGCAACGTTAATGAAAAAGGGAAAATTGCACAATAAAGAGGTTAATACTATTTCGTTTTTACGAAAAAAGTTAAAAACAGTTGGATATGACGAAGTAGCAACCTTGAATGACAATGATGTTATTAACTTAAATAGTCAATATGAGTCTAAGAAACAGTTCAACCCTCGGGTTATTGCTAAAAGCATAATTAATTTTATCAAAAAACACAAGTTAGAAGACACTTTTAGTAAAATTACGTATGATGAAATCGTGTTATTGCCCACTGAAGAATTAATGCAGTTACGATACAAGTGGAAAGCATGGCATCATGCGTTGTATTGTTCTGATGTTTGTGGATCAAAAATATTTAAACGTATAGACAAAACAGATCTTATATTTCATAAGAGAGGTCTTGATTATGTTCTAACCAGATCGTCGTATGAATCTAATTATATAGATTTTTTTGAAGCAAATAAAATTTCTTGGGACTACGAACCGTTTCGCATCGTATTAGAAAACACAACATATAAACCAGATTTCATATTTACTTACAATGGGAAAACGTATATACTAGAAACAAAAGGATTTTTATTAGAGAAGAACAAGAAACAATATTTAAGTGTAAAAATAAACGGAGCATTTGATTATGCTAAGAAAAATAATTATGCGGGAATGATATTTACTTTCGATGCAAAACCAAAATCAATAATTGAGTTAATTAACCAAACTATGACGGAGAAATTTTAATGTTAATAATAGAAGAAGATGGGCACGAAGATGTATATGATTTTACTGTCCCAGAAACAAGCAACTTTTTTGCAAATGATGTGTTAGTGCATAATTGTGAAATATTCTTAAGATCAGCCGGATTTTGCAACTTATCTGAAGTAATTATTCGCGAACATGACACTTTAGAGTCATTATTGAAGAAAGTAGAACTTGCTACTATCGTAGGTACGTTTCAGTCTAGTTTAACTACGTTTAGGTATCTAAGAAACATTTGGAAGAAGAACGCAGAAGAGGAACGTCTATTGGGAGTGTCACTAACCGGCATTATGGACCATCAGGTTCTAGGATACGTTAACGATGAAGCAGTAACTTGGTTAACGAAAATGAAAGAATGTGCAATCGAAACAAACAAGGTATGGGCAGAGAAGTTAGGCATTAACCAATCTGTAGCCGTAACAACAACGAAGCCGTCGGGCACGGTATCACAATTAGTAGATAGTTCATCGGGAATTCATCCTCGTTACTCTCATTATTATGTTAGAACTGTTCGCAGCGACAAACTTGATCCGATCGGAATGTTTCTTAAAGAGCAAGGGATAAAGTGTGAAGACGAAGTTACTAAACCAGATAAAACCTGGGTGTTTAGTTTTCCGACTAAGTCACCGTCACATGCCCGTATTGCATCTGAGATGACAGCAATTGATCAACTTGAGCATTACTTGATGTTTTACCGTAATTGGGCAGAGCATACCGTGTCTATAACCGTATATGTACGTGAGCACGAATGGATGAAAGTCGGTGCATGGGTGTACGAACACTTTGATGAGATCGGTGGAATATCGTTCCTGCCGTATAGCGAACATACCTATGCTCAAGCACCGTATCAACCGATTTCAAAGGCAGAATATGAAGAACAGTTAAAACTTACTCCGAAGATTAACTGGGATCAGTTTGTAGTCAATGAGCACGAAGACAAAACCGAAGGATCACAAACATTATCATGCACAGGTAACTCGTGCGAACTTATTTAAAGGGATCGACATGCTTATAACAAAAGGAATTAGTGTAGGAGAAGTAATCTGTTTGAAACTTGTTACTTCAGAAGAAGTATTAGCGAAGCTAGTTGAAGAAACACCAACTGCATATATCGTATCGAAACCAATGACAGTGGTCCCCAGCGCAACTGGTTTAGGGTTAATGCAAACTGTGATATCAATGAATCCCAATAAACCTGTAACTATTCAAAAGAGTCATGTTATGATTCCGTGCGAGATAGTTGACCGGCTACAGCAGCATTACATCGAAACGACATCGGGTATTCAATCGGTTCCTAAAGGTAGTATTCTAGTTTAGTATGCCATTTGCTGCTAGAGTAGGTGACAAAATTAATGCGTCAGGCGGAACGATTGTCGGAAACCTCGCGCCAACTGTTATAATAAACAACATTCCTGCGGTTGTTGTGGGTGCCGAGATACTAACGCATAACAACGGAGTAGCGGCAGTTGGCCAGGCGACAGTCGGTGCAAACGGGTATATATCCGGAGTCGCTGTTATATACTCGGGCACCGGATATATGAGTTATCCCGGAATGGAAATTGCTGGTGGTGGTATTCCACCAGCATACGAGTTAAGCATGACACCACTAGTAGGGGGAGGGTGGATGTTAAGTGGGGTTACTATACTAGAAGATCCTGAGGACCCCACAAAGGGATCGGGCTATCCGCCAAATTCAACACAAGTAGTTGCGTTCCCAGGGCAAACAAAAGGAACCACAACGCATCCCAATAGTTACGTATCGGCCGGAAGTTCAACAGTGACTATGCAGGGATTGGCAGCAGGGCGAAAAGACGATATTGTCAGCTGCGGGCATAAAATAGATACGTGTTCAGCAGACGTTATTATTGGATAATTCTGTTCTATTCGGTTGACAAATAGTACCAGATAACGTATAATGTTAGATGAGTAAATAAGTCACGAACTCTAATAGGAGGAAATATGCAAAGGATACTGTTTGTTAGTAAACCATTTCTCGCCACCAGTTGGTTAGTTATTATGTTCTTGTTACTTGCTGTTGTTGCGCTCAACCCCAACGGATTAGTAATCGGAATGAACCAAGTGAAATCGAAGTTGATGCCCCGTCAAACCGCCGACTTGTCTGAATATACCAATACATCTAAACGAACAACATCAACTGGTACGATACTACACTCTGATCTCGAAAATATATTGTCGAACCAACGAATTATTAAGATGTACGGAGTGATAGACAGTCAGCAACTGTTATGCATGGCTAAGAATGTATATTACGAGGCAGGCGCAGAGAGCCTGATGGGCAAACTCGCGGTCGCGCAAGTAGTTCTGAATCGACTCGAACAAGCAAAACAGTCTACTATTTGCGGCATCGTTTATGCAAAAGACAAGAACAACGGTGTGTGTCAGTTCTCTTGGACGTGTAACGACTCGTTACCGACAATTGCAACTTCCAGTCAAACATGGAGAGACAGTCAATCGGCGATTATGGCACTGCTGACTCTTAAGACGCAGTCTCGAGATATCACAGACATTACCAACGGTGCAACACATTACCATAATTTAACAGTTGATCCAATTTGGAACAAGTCGCTGAAGAAAGTTATGCAAATCGACAACCACATCTTCTATAAGTAAAACATGCATCTCCTCTGTAAGTATACTGACTTATTAGTATCCTCAGAGGAGATGCACAGCGGTGTCGTTTCACCTGCAAAGTTAACTAGTTTCATTCGTCGAGTATGCAACGACTCAGATTTTATATTCAAAACAAACCGATGTGCGACCGTTGACATAAACACTGTGCTGGTTAGTGGGTTGTATGATCCACAGGAAGATAAAGATAATTTTGCTTCAATTGAGGTGACACTCCATTACAACCCAGGTCAGAAATACGTAGACATGTCGTTGCTCGACTATCGACGACTGTTCTTAGAGGTATGCGAGACGTTGCAACACGAACACTGCCATCAATCTCAATACCGTAAACGGAGATGGAAGCAATCTAACAAGTACGTAAACGATGCAAGTGTTACTGTTGAACTATACTTAAACCATGAAGATGAAATAGAGGCATACGGAGTAAGTATAGCTGTTGAGGTTGTTATTAAGAATAACTTCGTTGTTCCGTCGGCAGTAACCGATGATATAGCGGCAACTGCGACGTACAAGATGTATCAACAGGTATTCGGAGAGGATAGTATTGTCGTGTCGACAGTAACAAATTACGCAATGACTTACTTACAGGAGTTTTACAGAACTACCGTTTGATAACAGCAAATGAATCTACTAGATCTGTTAGCTGGGAGAAGTTGTTCTTTGCTTTGTTGTTGCTGTTAGCAATAACGTCGATGTTAACGTCATGGCCGCCTGCCGCGGCGCGTTTCTGCACATTTCCTGCCGCAGTTTCTAGATCAGTGTCAATTAATAACAGCGTTACTCTATACCCGTGTTTCCTAGCCAGGGCGATCTTGTTCTTACTAGCAGGAAGATTTGCGCCCGTTCCAGGATGCACTACGTTTAGTTTCTTCTTAAACGCTTCTTCTAACATAGGCGTAATAAGGCCGATTGCGGTTGACAGGTCCACTGACTGTTTAATAACATCGACATCTATTAACCTGTACCCACGATAGACAGGGTGGTGGTTAATAAAGTAGTTCTTCCCTGATCCTGCACCACCGATAATAAAAACAAACTCAGGGGCATTGTTTTCGTCTTCGGTTACTACCTCGTTAACTCTCATTTTACACCGTCGTTCTGTACATCATATTCTTCTACAAACCGTTTGTATAGATCCTCTCGGATTGCTATACACGGCCCGCTGAACCACACCTCGTTGTCATAGTAGTGCGCGTTTGCTAGTTCTGAAGTTGACAGCAACTTAAATCCGACCTTATGCGGTGCCAATGCCCGATAGAGGATATCGAGCATGTCACTGGGCACAACTTTCTTGAACTTCGGATTTAATTTCTGCCAAAATAAGTTAGCGAACTGGGGTGTTTGAATATATCCCACCATTGCACTGAAACTCGTCGCCGGTATTCTAAAGTTATCAGAGAGGATACGATTAACTTTATATAGCTCTTCTGATATGTCGAACTCAGGAATATTAACCGCAGTGTGCCAGATATCCTCGTCTGGGCAAACTGCTACCTTAACCCCGTCAAACGGAAAGATCGCATACAACGAGTCTCTCTGCGAGTACCCGTATGCATATGCTCGGTCTGTTGAGCAAACTAAGCTCTTGCTTCGCTTCGGCCAGTTAACATAATGCGGTGAAGTATCTATTAGTATAGTGTAATGGTTAGATGTGTTCTCAGACTTACGCATTCCGGTAGACGGGTCGATCATTACGATTTCCTGCCGATGATTAGTCATCCCACGCCAAATTGGATTATGTATAAGTGCAATCGATTCCTTGCAATACGTGTTCAGCCTATTAACCGCTGCCTCGATAGACAAGTTCTTAGATTTATATGGTTTAACCTGAGCTTCTGTGATTTCGTTAATTCTCATTGTGCGCCTTGCGGTATAGTTAGTGACTTTACTGGTCCGTTAACAACAATAACTGGGGTGTCAGATTTTCGGACATGATCAGTTGATACTACAGTGTTAATATATAATAGCAACACCTCAGGCTTGCCAAAGGTAGTAAACTTGCACCCGAGTTCTACTCCGGTTTCAGAGTCTCTGAGGTAAAACTTATTAAAGTTTATCATCTGTAACAGTTTCGGTTTTATGTACGGAATACGTTTGATAATACGAGTAATTTGATTCCATGTAATGTGCTTGCGTTCAGGTAGTTGCCATTGCGTCATAAAATGGTCACCGATTCCGTATTCGATACCACCGATTTTATCCTTAATAACGAACTTCTCGGTTAAAAATTCTGTTGCCTTCATATTAGTACACCAACCTATCTATACGTTTGTACGAAATGTTGAACGCATTCATGAGTAGCTCAACCTCACGCAAACATTCATCTCTGCCGCCACCCACTAAGTATGCATTATTGAATCGTTTTAGCTGAGCAATCGAAGTCCACTTAACACTCAACGAATCCTCGTACATCCGGGGTTCCCATTCGTCACCTACTATTTTTTCTAAATCAGGTAAATCACGGCTATCGGTTATTTTTGCCTGATACATAGCCCGAATTACTCGTATGATCGTAGCTGGGGTTATACCGTAATCCAGCCAGGATCTAAAATATCCATAACCTTTGTCGACTACTCTGAATCTACTCCAATTGATTTGCTGATCAGGGGCAACATAATCACCGTACTCTTTATCGTACACTGGTTCTCCGTTTACTGTTTCCTCCCAGTATTGCTTTATGCTCTGAACAGTATCGTCGGATACCCCAGTGTGTTCAGCATTAACAAACATTAACACTGGACCTGTTTGTTTCTGAACAAAGTTAATGATTTCCTTGCATGTATCCTGAGTCGAGTATCCACCATATTTGACGTACTCGGGTTGAACATCAACTACTATGATCGGATGCTGGGCACCTTCTACTATAATCTCTTTTACTCTCATTGTGTGTCCTAATAATAACTTATTTATTCACATTAGTGATTGACAGATCGGTTAAAATGTGCAATAATACACAATTACAATTATGTACAGTTTATTGAATGAGCAAACTAAATTACCAAGAGGTCGTTGGGTGTTGTCGGACCATTGACCGATGGTACTCTGTAACACCGACGAGGGCAAAAGTAGTTTATCTAACCGGCATAGTTGCGGTGTTACAGAGCGCAGAAGAATGGGGAGAACTCCGGGTGTACTTTGCAGAAAGTAGTTGGACAGTAAGCAACGACGGTTATATATACGGAGACCCTCGTTTCATCGTCGATTTTAAATCGATATTGATTACAGGCGGGTTTAGTGAGCGAGCAGTCGGCGGAGTTTATTATTCTGAAAGCGGAATGCAAGGGAAAGATTATGTTAGTTTCGATATCAACACCGACTTTATATCTGAACTTGACGAATTCATGAACTTTGTTAACAATACACAAAAAACCGTACAGATTACAACAACTTATTTGGTTGACAGAGCCGAATAATTAGTGTATTATACAAACTCAATAGCAGAGGTTACTATGAAAAAGACGATGTTAGCAACAGCAATTGCGTTTGCAGCAGAAAAGCATAAAACTCAATTTGACAAAGGTGGATTACCGTACTTTTTGCACTGTAGCAAAGTGATGCACTATCTCAAAACAGATGATCTCGAACTAATGGCAATTGCAGTGTTGCACGATGTTGTTGAAGATTGCTATGATGTACAAGAAGACGGATACACCGAGTTGTATAACTTAGGCATGACCCCTCGAGTTATCGCCGGCGTTCGGGCACTTACAAAGATTCCTGGTCAGACACACGAAGTATACGTTGCTGGCATAAAAGCAAATACCGACGCGGTTAGAGTTAAACTGTGCGACCTCCGCCATAATATGGACGCAAGGCGTCTGAAAGAAATTAGTCCTAAGGCATCAGCAAGAATGGACAAGTATTGCAAGATGTATTGGGATCTTAAAGATCTTGTTGGGTAACTCGTATGTCATCGGCAGAGTGGTATTAAAATTTGAGAAGTAGATACATAATGGGAGACATAATGGCAAACCGAGACAAGATCAAAGCAAAATTGACGCTGATTCTAGATGAAGTCGATGATATTATTTCACCTCACGAATCGATAAAGTCCGATGATGACCAATACGATGATCCGGAGCTTTGGTGGGCATACCCAGTAAGGACACAGATACGCGATGCTATTTCAGAAATAGAGCGTGCATAACGCAATAGTAACCTAAGTTAAATCAGGAGCGAAAGTTGAAATTAGAAACGTTCTCGAAGAACGAGCGCAGTCTATTACTGTATTTTGAATCTCGCGCGGTTGACCACAGTGGTGCAGTCCACACTCAACACATGAACGCAGAAGATATGCAACTTGCCGCGCTTTGGCACGACAACGGTTTCGTGCGCTTCGGTCGGATATCAAGCGACTGTTTGCCGATGCCAAGCGGCTCAACCCATTGGTGCGAACTGTCTGAAAGCGCCTGGCTCCTTGCAGCCGAAGAGCGGCGCTCCCGCTACTTGCGTGGGTTTGCCAATAGACGATGGACTTCTACTGAAGAGAAGCGGTCGGCGTGACTCCATTGCTCATATACAAGGGAAATGGCTTGTCATGCACCAGTCACCATAGGCCAGGTACAAAAGGATCAACGTATATAATTCGAATAAAGCTACACTTAGTAACACCTGCATCTGCACAACTCGAGTTGCTCGGTCATTTTTGTCAGTGTGGAAGTGGAGTTTATCCTTGGGAATACACCAACAAGAAACAAGCAATGAATCTTATTACTATGGCATTGCTTAAATGGCCTGAGCTAATCTAACAATAACGTAAAATCTGAGGGCATATGTCAATTAAGAGAGTTGTTATCTTCAAAAGCAGGTATATAACGTGTCACCGAGTAGTTAACACTGATACCAAACGGAAGCATTACATGGTAACATATCAGTTACCGTTTATCTGGGATGTTACAGCTGATAACTCAGCTGTAGTCCGCTGCCACTTTAGTAGAACACCAGGAGGTAGTCAGACCAAAAGTCTGAGAAACTCTTCGTGGAAGTACAGTAACAAGAAGGAAGCGATGGATCTTGTTACACTAGCACTAATTAAATGGCCCGACCTGTAAGTCGTTGATTTGTAGTAAGAATTTTTCGTTGACAATCAACGACTTACTGTGTTTCATTTTGGTTGACTTCTACGTTAAAGAGTGTATAATGTTTACATTGGATAGCAGAACAGGACAGCAAATGGCACGTATTCGTAAAGCAAGAAGTGACAGGAACCATGCAATATATGTCATTCAAAATGTGTTGACAAACGAGCAATATATCGGAATTACTGTTATTGCTGGTGGGATCAAACGTGCGCTTAAAGTTCGTATGCAGAAACACGCAGAGCGAGCTCGCAATGAATGCAAGAACTGGGGACTATGCAACAGTCTCCGCGAACATGGACCAGAGAACTTCGTGTACGGGTTGCTTGCTATTGTCAGAGGCAAGAAAGAAGCCCATGTTGCAGAGCTAGAAATGATTCGGACTCACAACCCAGCGTTGAACACGTTCAAATAGAGGAAACGATGTTACCTAACACTAAAGACAATGCATGTACTACGGTGAACCTTACTATCCATCCTGACTCTATTCCCAGAGGAAAACGTGCGAATGTGGCGCATCAAAAAGCGTTAGATTCAGGTAACTGGCACACTAAAACAATGGCTGCATTCAAGGATAAGAGCAATACTTCATTGACATATATTATCAACGATGCAAATGCTGCGGTAAAAGCTAATCCAACTGGACCTAAGGCCGGACAGTACATGGACGAGGTGCATTATGCTAACATGGAACTGGCAGCACGTCAAAAGTATTTTGCTACAAAACTTTGATTCACCTGTGTGTAAAGGTGTTAATAAGGAGTGATGTTCGTGATACGTAACTACTTTGACCTGGCTAAGGAATGCGGCGCTTACGAAATTCTCGACGATAATTGCTATGACTGTAGCAAAGGAGAGATTGTGTTTGACAATTATGCACAGCTTGAGGCCTTTGCGGTAAAGGTCGCCCGAGCGGCCCTGAATCCGGAAGGTGCGCAGAGCACAGACACGAAAGTACAAGAATGTCCCCACTGCGACAACGGCGTGAAATGGCGGCAAGATTTTGATTCACCTTTGTGCGATAAGTGCGGGGGTTCCGGCATCCTGCCCGTATAACATAGGCCAGACACATGGCCGATTGGTTCGCTTGTAGTCTGAAAGGAGCAACATGAACACAGAAGATAAGATCTTTGCTGGCCTGGGACTTTTGCTGTTGTTTGCAGCAGCTGACATGATCTATGTGGTGTCTTTCACAGGACAAGATTTCACATTCGACAGTGCATTCGGCATATTCGTATGGGGCATGATAGTCGTATGGGGCATGATAGGGTGGCTCATGCTAAAGGTATCTGTGCAAAATGGGAGCAAGCGGGGAGTTATGGTCCTCCATATTCAAAAGAAGGAAAATACATGATGCAACCCGCAGAAAATCCCGCTAGTGCCGCTTACTCAATTGGCTTGCTAAGAACCGTACTGGACTCGGCTTGCCATCACATGGAAAAGCGTGAGTTTATAGAGTGTGACGCGGCTATACATACTGCCCAAACCCTTATTTCGGTGTCCGGGGCAGAGCCAATAGCGATTGATGATTACGACCTCGATAACGGTGGGGTGTATTTTGCGGGTGGCCCCAAACTTTATGTTATCAAGGATATGCCACCTGAAATGGTTATCCGTGTGTTGAGCACGATGCTCATGGAACTGCGGTGGAGCGAAGGCGGTTATCGCAGTGGGTTGTTTTTAAGGTACGCGCAAAAAACAGCCAATCTATCTGGTGTCCCATATCAAACATTAACTAGTTAAGGAAACCACATGAGTAATAGCGTAGTGACAACAGATGTTGTTTTGCAGGTTATGAAAACTATCGAGCCAGTTGGGTATGTTACCCGACAGCATAAAAATAGTACTTTGGTAGCAGATGGTGGGAAAATTATTTCTGCGTCCTTCCTGATAAATGAGGATGTTATCGGTCACTCGTTATATACCGAAATCCAGATGCGGGAAGCTATAGAACAAACCCTCGCACAAGTTAAAAAGGAAATACAGTGATTACGTAAGAACGTAATTTCTCAGGTTTATTATCAAAACAAATACAAACAATAGGGGAAATATATGATTAAGAAGATATGTGCAACAGTGGTTGCCGCGGTGTTGCTAACGGCATGTAGTAAGGACGACAACTTCTACTCAGCGCACGAAACTGACTACACCCACGCGATGGCAACTCTTCCGGCACTCAACGGGTGTAGAGCTTATTCCGTAAAGGCAGGGAATAACTCAATAACCGTTGTCCGCTGCCCAAATTCAACAACAACTGTTACCTACCCCGTCGGAAAGGCTACTGCGTCGGTAACCACAGTAGATAACACTGCTCTAGCTGCTCCAGCTGAAAGCACAATCGACTATACTGCTCAGCTTCGGGCAGATGCGTTAGCGAAGTTATCACCTCAAGAAAAGGACGCCTTGGGCATTCGCTAGTTTTGGATCAACTCGTACAAGGAGGCGCATTGAATGAAACAAATGAAACTATTTTTAACTCAGCTCTTTTGTAGGCATTATTGGGGCGACGGCGTGCCTGTGATCTCAACTCACCCAACGGGTGCAGCAAGGTTTACCTGTGCGTTATGTGGGTGTAAAAAAGTAAAATCGTGGAACTGGGCCGGTGTTGCGAATTCCAAGAATTACCGCACTACTGAATATTGACTAGTATTGTAGTTATAGGAGGGTTAATGTCTATTACAAGCAGAGAAGAAAAAAGAAGATTAGCCGAAATTAACCATGCTCGCCTGGTTGATTGGGCGAGCAAATTATCTGTTAAAGAACTAAGAGTTTTAGCGGTAGAATTAACCGATTACCTTATTACAGTGGACACGGTTCATTTTCATGAAGAAGCTCTTTCACCGTATTGGGAATCCTGTGGTGATCCGTTGGTACCAGGACAAGTAGCTTTTCCGCCGGAAGATTAACTCAGATGAAACAACTGCTAAGGGTGTTATCGTACCTCTGGGTGCCGTTTGCCTGGTTAATAGTGATTCTATTTGTTCTATTTAACATAGTATGGGTTAACGTATTCAAGCAAGATGCAATAGGAAAGTAACCACGTTAGCGTGGGTTCGTCGATAGTAACTTACAATTCAATGTGTTACGTTGCTTGATTTTGGTTGACTTCTGCGCTAAAGAGTGTATAATGTCTACATTGGATAGCAGAACAGGACAACAAAATGGTACCAGAAGTTACAGTTACTAAGTTTGACAAGGGGTGGAATGTATCCAATTGGACCTCCGAACACTGCGGCACCAGCAGAAACGTTGTGCGTACATCCGACGGCAAGTTTATTGTATCAAATCCATATAAGCTAGTCACAATTGATTCGGTTCACGACACGTTCGAGTCTGCAATCGAAGCCGCCAAATCCGCTATTACAAAGGAATAGACTATGATTATCAAAGAGAACCTCGCAACCAGCACAAACATCACAGACCTAGTACAATTTAAGACTACTGCGAATAGTTCGAAGCTGTTCTCTATGTTGTCGTCGTTTTTGTATTCCAACAAGGAACTGGCGGTGTTGCATGAGCTCGCTTCTAACGCGGTTGATGCTCATAAGTTGGTAGGAAAGGAACACGTTCCAATTGAAATCCAGATACCCACTAGGTTGTCGCCTACGCTGGTTGTAAAAGACTACGGCCCTGGGTTGTCACACGATGATGTGATTAAATTTCTTACTACATACGGTGAGTCAAACAAATCGGGGTCAGATGATTTCATTGGTGGTTACGGAATCGGTTCTAAGTCCCCTGCGGCCGTAACTGACACTTGGCAGATCATCTCCAGCCACAACCAGGTGGCTAGACATTACATGATTGTGATAAACAGTGACGGAATTCCGTCACTGACAAAGATTCGAGAGTACGCAACTCTGTCTACCGGATTAGAAGTGGTGATTCCGGTGTCACCTGAGTCAGTCGATGGGTTCAAGTCTGCGGTAAACACTGCATTTACGTATTACACCGTACAACCTAACGTACAGGGAGTAACGGTAGAGAAGCCCGAGTATACAACTAAGTACCCTGGCGTTGCCGGTATTACTGTCCACCGAGGCATGGTTGCTGTGCTCGGCATCCGAGGTTACGGAATCAACTTTACTAAACTAGACGGACGAGTGCCAGTGGGTATGTCGTCTATATGCTTAGATTTGTTTTTTAATCTAAACGAGCTGGACGTAGATTTGTCCAGGGAGAAACTTCGATATACTACCCGGACAATCGACGCACTTGAGACGAGGTTTAAAGAGGTAGACGATCTTATTCGAGCCGATATCAGTGCTATGTTAGCAGGAGCAACAGACAAGCTGGCGTTCATCTTGGCTGCTCAGCAGATACAGAGCAAATTCGGAAGTAGATACTGTTCAAATGCTATCGTCGGGAACCAGTTCGGAGTCCAGAACACCGAGTGCATCAAATTTCCATTGGCCGACCCTACCAAGTATGGTATCGCAGTAGACGGGTCGATACAGCGTCTGAGTTCATGCCGTCGGCAAGGGTTACATGGTCATATACGTTATTCAGAGTCGTACAAAGAGGTGTCGATTACCGCATCTGACATAGTCGCTGGTCGGGTAATATTTGTAATAAATGACGACAAGACAACAGCAGCACGAGTAAGGCAACGATCTAAACTCCAAAATACGTTGTGTATTGTTGCTGATTCGTTTGATGAGTTTGGACCTGAGATCGTAAAACGGGCTGTTAACGGCACATCGTTGCCGTTAACTAAAGCAGTTGCAGTAAGAACACGAACAAGGTCAGATTTATATATTAGACAGAAAGCTCGGTTTGTTAAAATAACAGAAGATAAAGCCAACCTGCTACTGGTTGCAACTAATCTCACAGCAGTGTGGACAGAAATAGACAAGCAAGTTGATGTTCATGCGGATAAAACCGCAGTTGCAGTTGAGTTTACCTCAGGTTGCACTGTATTTGCGATCAAGAAAGGTGGCACTCCGATCACTTGGTGTAAATCAGTCACTGAGATCGCTGATGAAATTCAGAAGAAATATGAGCCGTATGTTCAACCGTATCTTGACGTAGGGGTAGCAGCTGAATTGAAAGCTGATCTGTTTTATAGACACGTATCAAGTCTTGATCTAACACCTGGAACAGACGTTTGCTTGGTGTTGGATACAATATCTAAGACACCAAACACATCGAGTGAGATAGGGCGGTTGTTATCTTCCCAAATATCAGTGTTAGCGAACGAACTGGGGTTGTTTAAAGTTGGCCCGTCTGTTACAATGTGTAATCTTCGTCGACGGTTAAACGAGATCAAACAGCGGTACCCGTTGTTACAGCACATAGAAAGACCGTCGTATAATTCTCGAGTTCGCGCTACAGTTTCGGAGTGTGTAAATCAGTACATTAGTCTAATTTCCAAAGGAGAACCAAAATGAAATATGTTTATTTTAGTAACGACAAAGTAGTTACAGTCACCAACTTGCAAACTGGAGCAGTAACCCAGTTCTTTAAGAATGATACAATGTACGAAACTGCTCTTGAGTTAGTCAAGACGGGGCAATTTGCTGAAGTAGAGAAACTAAGTGCAAAGGTAGCTGTTAGTAAGTTTGTTAGCAGTGATTCAGAGTCGCGAGTTAAAGTGACGATTGAAGGAAACAGTGGGTATGTTACCATTGGTGATTTTAAGACGCCACTGCATGATGTCTTTGTTACCAGAATTATTAAGATGGTGGCAGACGGGTTCGATAACAAGCCGTTGCTAAATTTTATAGCAAATCTCTATCAAAATCCCAGCGCAACAGCAGTAAACGAACTCTTCCTGTTTATTGAGCAGAACGAGCTGCCTATTACAGAAGACGGACACCTTATTGCGTATAAGATTGTACGTGCAGATTACACTGATATTCACAGTGGTACATTCAATAATCGCCCTGGGTCGATCTGTGAAATGCCGCGCAACCAAGTTGATGACAACAGGCAGAACACCTGCTCACGAGGCCTGCACTTTTGCTCGCGTAGTTATCTCAGCCATTATGGGAACGGCAGAACCGATCGTTGCGTGTTAGTTAAGATTAATCCAGCAGATGTTGTTAGTATTCCAAACGACTACAACAACGCAAAAGGTCGAACATGGCGTTATGAGGTTGTTGGTGAGGTCGAAGATGGTTGGATCGATACTCTTCCTAACACAGACTATACTGCTTCGTCAGTTGTTAACAGTAAGGGTGCAGAAGTAGCGAAAGAGGTAGTGAAAGAGTCAAACCGGGCAACCGGGGACTCGGGGCGACCGCTTCTTACCTACTTCGACGGGTATAAAGATGGATACAAAGACGGATACGACAGTGTTCCGTTTGCTCCTAGGACCAACGTCGACCCTGACTACGAGGCGTATGACAATGGCTACGATTACGGGTACAAATCAGCGGTGAAAGGTGTGTGTCCGGCGATCCCGATAGAAGAACTAGAAAACTGAGTTAAATAAACTCATATTATGTGAGGGAATTCTAGGTAAATAAAAAGTCAATAAGACGTTTACGAGGATTCCCTTATGTATGTGTACTACGCAATAGTCGATGTATATAGCAACCAGGTTCATGTTAAGTCTACGTCTTTGTCGATAATCGAGTCGTTAAAAGCCTCATACAACGATATATACGATCGATATGTTATTAAACAGGTAACAGTGAAGCGCACATGACTTCGTTGCAGTTGTTCTTAACAGATTATTGGGATGTAGTTCTTATTGGCGTACTAGTTTGGTTTGTGCTCTTTAAACGCTAACGACCGAACTTAGTCAACATTTCTCTGAAAACAATGATATCTGATTTACCGAATACATTGCGTCGGTACACTTTTGCTCGGATGTTAGAGTTAAACCAGTGTTCTGTTTCTAACACCCCAAGCTGATACTGCATTGCTTCTTCCATGTACGACAGCGAACTTTTCGAGTTAGCGAAACAAATAATCTCTCTGGTGAAATTATCAATCCCTTCAGTAGCAATCAGTTTAAGTAAATCTGGTGAACTAGACCAATAGTCTCTCCATTTGCTGTCCTTACGTATCTTCTTCTTTTTCCCGTTTACTTGTTTTGTGCCTGCCATAGTTAATAGCTTTCTACCGATATACTTGCGAGACGACGGCGTGTGCGTAATAATGTATATGAAGCCAATTGCCTGTTCTGGTATATCAGTGTCTTGAATTTGTACGTTATTATATGTCCACATAACGTATTTATGTGGTGTAAATTCGATAAATAACTAATGAGCATATTACCGTATACATACATTATTGTAAACACGACAACATCTGAGTATTACTATGGTTCCAGATTTAAGAATACTCTTCCTGCCAGGCAAGACTTAGGGAAACGGTATTTGTCGTCATCTAAAGTTATTAAGGCGCAGATCAGAGACTTCGGACTTTCTGCGTTTACGTTTACTGTTTTGTTCGAAGGAGAGCACAGTGTTGATAGTTACTATTGGTTAGAACAGTTATTAATAATGACTCATATAGCTGACCCTAAGTGTTTAAATCAACAATATGTTGATCCTAACACAAACACTAAGAAATGGTCAACAGCAGGATTAAAAACATCAGATGAGGTCAAATTAAAGATGTCAATTGCAAGCAAAGGGAAACCGAAAAGTGCGACTCATAGAGCTAATATTGCCCTGGCAAATAAAAAGAAGGCAACTGATCCTACTATTATTGCTAAGTTAAAAAAGCCAAAACCAAGTGGGCATGGAAGGAAAGTATCGATTGCCTTGACCGGTGTTAAGAAAACTGCCGAGCACCGTGCCGCACTGTCGTTAGCACAAAAAGGTAGAAAAACAGGATCGTGTACTGAAAAAAGAAAAGTTGCTATTCGAAATGCACTACTCGGAAGAGAGACCGGTCATAAAGGAAAGACGTATGCAGAGATATATGGAGCAGCAATGGCAGAAAAACTAAAAAAACTTAGATCAGAATCGGCTAAACGCTCGTGGGCACTGAGAACTGAGATTGTTTGCCCACACTGTACGATAGTTAGTAAAAGCAACAATAACATGAAACGGTGGCATTTTGATAACTGTAAAGAACGCATAGTATGATAGTTTCGCTATTAACGTTATTGGCTGCACTTATTTTATCAGCAACAAGCGCGTACTACTCGATAATTGGGTTAACTGCTATCTTTTCTGCCGCCTTTTTACCGATTATTATTATGGGAGGTGCTCTTGAGTTTGCTAAAATTATGTCAACGTTATGGTTGCATTATTATTGGGAGCAGGCAGGCCTTCGTATAAAGATGTACTTGGTTCCAGCTGTATTTGTGTTGATGTTCTTAACAAGTCTTGGCTCATTTGGATTCTTGAGCAAAAGCCATGTGGACCAAAACTTAACATCTGGAGACGTGCAATCTCAAATTGCAATATACGACGAGAAGATCGCAATACTCAAAGGGAACATCGAATCTGAAAGAAAAGCATTAACGCAACTTGATGCTGCGGTAGATCAAGTAATGGCTAGGTCTACCACCGAAGGCGGTGCATTAACGTCAAATAACATTCGTAGAGCACAACAGAAAGAACGAAAGCGAATTCAGACAGAGATAGAAACTGCACAGAAACAAATCACAACTCTGAACGAACAACGAATTCCAATTGCTGCTCAGGTTCGTAAGGTCGAAGCAGAAGTAGGACCAATTAAATATATTGCTGCGTTAATATACGGTGACAACCCCGATGCCAATCTATTAGAGTCGGCAGTGCGATGGGTTATTATCGTTATTGTTTCAGTGTTTGACCCGTTGGCTATCGTGCTGTTGTTAGCAGCAACTTCGTCACTGGATTGGGCCAACGATGCAAGAGATAAGAAACGAGCCGAAAAACTCATTCGACGCAGAGAAGAGAAAGAGCTGGCTCAACTAGAGAAAGATGCAGCAGAGAAAAGTAAAGAAGAACAACAAGAACCTGTTGCTGTGACCCCTATTGCTGTGTATAATACATACGACTTAGTGTGTAATCCGTCTTTAGTTAAACTAACTGGAGCCCCAGTCGTTATTAGTATTACCTCAACTGAATCAATTGATGTTGACACAATGCCGCTTGAACCGCAGTGCATTAACACTGGTGATTCAGAGTCACCAGATGGGTTCGGGCAATCGATGGACGGATTCGACCAATCCGTATTCGACAGTGTTCCTGATGAGACCGACCGGCTAAACGAATTGCTTGACACAGAAAACTCGAGCAATGTAGTCAGCATGTTTCCTGCCATTGGCGCACAAGGTAACCCAACCCCAATAGTAGAGGAACAAGCAGAAGAACGAACAGAAGAACGAACAGAAGAACGAACAGAAGAGGTTACATCGCATATAACTCTTGTACCAGCAACCGGAGTATCTCCGACAAAACCGTTGATTATTCCAGCGAAGGCATATGATGCAATGTTAGCAGCGCAAGCCGACAACGACGTAGCTCACAAAGCAAATTCTGGGTTCGGTATAGCGTTTCCGATTAATCCGATTAAAGGCGATATGTTTGTTAGAGTTGATTACTTGCCATCGAGGTTGTTTAAATGGAATGACCAGGATTGGATCGAAGTTACTAAGTCATCAACTGATTCGTATGCATATAACGAACAGTACATACAACACTTAGTCGAACAGCTCGGAAGCGGCATATACGACGTCAGCGATCTAACCGATGTTGAACAAGAACAAGTTCGTCAGTTTTTGACTAAAATCGGCCAGTAGTAAAAGTAGTAAGATAAATAAAATAGTAGGTGCTGGATGAGCCGGACCTACTATAGTTCATATATTGCTTAAAAAGGAGAATAACTATGACTACTCTACCACGTATCACCACTTTAGATCTTCCACAATTCAATCGTTTTGCAGTAGGATTTGACAACTTGTTTGACCAACTCCACCGCCGTTCTGCCTCAGATTCGAACAACAACTATCCACCGTATAACATCGTAAAGTACAGCGATACAGAGTACTCTGTTGAGTTTGCTGTAGCAGGATTCGACGAAAGAGAATTGGATATCGAGCTAAAGGAGAACAAATTGGTCGTAACCGGAACAAGAGACCCTTCTTATGCAGAACCAGGCGAGTACTTGCATCACGGCATCAGTAAACGGAACTTCTCCAGGACGATTAACTTAGCAGAAAATATCGTTGTTAACGGAGCAACAGTTAAGAACGGTATGCTAACAGTTAGTTTGGAACGAGTTGTTCCCGAGTCGGCGAAACCAAAGAAAATTCCAATTACATTTAGCGAGTGATAAGATAACCGTTTCGGTTACAAAATACCGAAAACGGTAGTACAATAATGCTATGGTTGAGATATACCATAGCATTTTTAACTATAAGGATACCAAATGAGCGATACAGAACTTGCTGTTAAGAAGGTAGTGAGTAGCAAAGTCAACAATAAGATCACTCCGCCGAAGATGTATAAAGTTGTGTATATAAACGACGATATTACTTCGATGTCGTTTGTTGTCGAAACATTATGTGCGTTCTTTGACTACACTGACGGAGATGCACAAGCAATGGCAATGAAGATTAACGACGAAGGGTCTGCTACTGTTGCAGTTCTACCGTATGAGATAGCAGAGCAAAAAGGAATTGAGGTAACAATGCTGTCTAGACAGAACGGGTTCCCTCTTAGTATTCGTTTGGAACCAGAAGCATAATGGACTGTATGCTGGATATAGAAACACTGTCAACTGACCGCAGTGCAGTAATATTAACCTTCGGTGCTGTTAAGTTTGACCCGTACACCACGACAGAGCCCACACAAGGACTATACTATCGATTGGATGCCGACGAACAGATTGCGTCAGGTCGACATGTCGACGATGACACATTAGCATGGTGGACTAAACAATCAGCCGACATCCAGGACGAGGCGTTCAGTGAGTTTGATAGAACATCTGTTGCAGTGTTCCAAGCAGACTTAAACAGGTATCTCGTTGGGGTTCAGAACATATGGGCACAAGGACCATTATTCGATCTTATTTTATTAGAAGATCTGTACAAGCAGAATAAGATCCCTGTTCCGTGGTGGTATCATCAGATATCTGACAGTAGAACACTATTTAAGTTAGGTGGTGATCCTCGAGAGAAAAATAAAGACGATCTTCATAACGCCTTAGCCGATGCTTACAATCAAGCAATCGGTGTTCAACAATTTGTTAAGAAGTATGGAATTACTAAAAGTGAATACTAAACTCGAAACAGTAACAGGGATGTTAGTTGACATACAGAACCCCGATGCGAGCACAATCAGCATAGATGACATTGCGTGGGGGTTGTCTCGTTTGCCTCGATTCTGCGGACAAACAATAACAACTGTTCCGTATAACGTAGCACAACATTCTATTTTTGTTATGAATGAGGTACAGGCGATGATCGCGTCGTCTCATCCGGTGCTCACACAACTACCGTCGTTCGTTGCAGGAATAAACAACCAGCGAGCAAGGAACGAGTTGCTGCTGAAGGCACTGTTACATGACGCAGCTGAGGCATACACTGGGGATTGGCCTTCCCCAGTGAAACGGTTGCCGGTTATAGCCGACACAATTAAAGAAATCGAAGATCGATTACTGTTTGCTATATACGATATGTGTAACCTGACAGAGCTAACTGACGACGAAAGACATATTATTAAGTATGCCGATAAGATTGCACAAAAGATAGAAGCATACGCTTTTATGCCATCGCGCGGGTTGAATTGGATCGGGTTACCGTCGGTGACACTTGAGCAGTTGCAGTCATTTCCAGCGCCAGAAACTGCGTGGGTGTCATATAATATGTTTCTGGAAAAGTACAAGGAGTTAACATAATGCAAATAGTATTTGGACGCGAAGTCGCCACTGGCCTTAGAGAGAACTACACTGTTTTAGAATTAGAAACATTCGACGTTAACGGTGATTCGTTAGAGGCATTCTGTGTTATACCTGGAGATAAGATCTCGTTCACAGAAATATCACAACTCACTGCGTTAAAAGCAATGCACCAATCGTTGATAGATGAATACAAGAAAAAGAACTACGTCTTTGTGGTCCAGGCACTGGATCATCTAACTGGACACTTTGGTGGTGAGATGGATTCGTTCTACGAGGTTATTAGTCAACGAATCCAGACTGAGACAACTCTTCTTAACTAACTTTCCCGGAGGACTTTTTATGAAGTCATGGAAAATACCAGCATCAATCTTCGCTGTATTTCGTTCAACGAACAAAACAACAGATAACCTAAATTCGTATTTTATAACAGATACTCACCAAATGGGATTGTTTAGTAAGATTTGCTTAACTACTGTTGTTGTTGTTACATTGGCGTGTTTCGGGATAGCGTTCACTGTTGTTGGCTCATTATACGAACAGAACAAATGCATGATGAGGGCATATGAGCATCGGTTCGACGTCGACCTAGCGAAGAAAATGTGTATCCCACCTACCAGCGCGACCAGTGAACAGTTGCAGTTCTCTGTTCCATACTTTTTAATTCCAACGCAACCTAACTCAACTATCGAACCCCTTATTGAGGATGAGATCTTGAGCAACAAGTAATATTTCGGTTGACGTTTGGTTAAAGAGTAATGTCTACATTGAATAACAAGCGCGGTATTATATGTCTCCTGACCAGTTTCTAACATTGCTAAAATCGACTGTGACGACAGACGAGTTCGGTACCATCTTCTGGTACGTCAACGACCAGTTGCACAGGGAAGATGGTCCCGCTGTTATATACGCAGACGGACACCAAGAGTGGTGGGTTGGCGGCGAATTGCACAGAGAAGATGGCCCCGCCATAGTATGGACAGATGGAACCAAACATTGGTATATCAACGGTCGACTGCACAGAGAAGATGGTCCCGCCTCTATATACGCAGATGGAACAAAAGAGTGGTGGATTAACGGGCTGCACCGCAGCGGCAATTTCCTGCATGGCAGCCAAGAGAGGTGGATCAACGGTGAGAGAAGATAGCCCGCTGTAGAAGAGCGCAAGATGCTGGAGGTGAGCGCCGTGGTGGATCAATGGAACCTATCAACAGTTAATGTCAATGTTGTCCAGCACACCCAACTAAATTAAATGTAATAATCAACTAGTTACAACGGGTATCTTTCGGTTGACTTTTTGGTTAAAGAGTGTATAATGTCTACATTGAATAACAAAACGGAGTAAACAAATGAGCAGATTAATTAAATTCCCTTCGATCGAGCAGTTCCGAAACGTGGTTCGTAATGTTGAGCATCGTTCTTCATACGTTGGTATGGATGACAACGGTGATGCAATTTATAACAAGTTGCTTCCTAACCCGACGTTAGTATTCGAAGGAACCGTTAAGCTCCATGGGTGCGTTCATAAAGATACTCTTATCACGTTAGCAGATGGGTCAAAAGAAAAAATCCAGGATATTAATCCTGGAACGTCGGTTCTTTCTTTCAATGAAGAGACTAAAGAGACTGAGTTTGATGTAGTAAATGAGGTAATTGTACAAACTCTTGACAAACCCTGGGTTGAACTTGTTTTCGACGACGGATCGATACTAAAATGTACCTCAGATCATCCGATATTAACTACCGTTGGGTGGATTGCAGCTACAGATTTAACCAGCGAACATGACTTGATTACTGAATAACTTGTCCCGTGCGACGCTTTATTGTATAAATATAATTATAATTATTACAATCAGAAGGCAGCCGATGATATTAAAGGGACCACATGTTATAAATTTTAAAGAGAATTGGCATCGGAAGAATGGCCGAAAAACTGCCAAACCCAGAGTCGAGGTAATGTGTGATAAGTGTTTAAGTATTTTTACTGAGCGTGTTGACGTATTTTTTAAACGAGTTGACATTATTAACAAAGAATACTGTGGCAAATGTGCAAGGCCGTTGATGTGTAGTATTGCCGGATTTAACGGTACACATTATGCTGATGGCAACATAAAATTAAATTCCGGAAATTTTTCAACAGAACGATGGAATAAGAAAACAGATGAAGAGAAAGTACTCCAGGTAAACAGAGCAAGTAAAGGATTACAAGAAAAGTTAAAAGATCCAATATATGCAGCTCAACATTTTGCTAAAGTTTTTGCCCAGACTCGTGTCGGGTATATGTCTAAAGGTCACACAGATTTACATAGTTTCATAGAAGAACTCGGATTTGAAAGTCATGTCCAAATTGGGCAGATGCAAGTAGACGAGTGTAATGAAACCTTGAAAATTGTAATTGAATACAATGGTGATATGTGGCATTGTAATCCAAGGAAATACAAAGCGTCAGATTATAACTCTGCTATTCGGATGACAGCTGGTGAGAAGTGGCAAAAAGATATTGCTAGACATAAAATGTTGAAATCGATCGGATATACAACGATCGTTATCTGGGAAAGTGCGTGGATTGAAAACGCGCGAAAACAAATTAATAAAATAAAGGATTTATGCGATGAAATTAGTGAGAAAAAAAGAAATTCCAATTGAGGTTTGCTATGATTTGTCAGTTAGGAAAAACCATAACTTCTTTGCCAATGGCGTTTGTGTCCATAATACGAACTTGGGATTCGGAGTACACCCCAATGGTGAGTACTGGTGCCAATCACGTGAGAATATTATCACGCCCGAGAAAGACAATGCCGGATCAGCCATGTTCTGTGAAGCAAACAAAACAACGTTGCTGGCTATTGCTGAGAACGTCGCTTGCTTGTTCGACCCATCTGGCATGATTGATGACGATATTGTTATTTTTGGTGAATGGTGTGGCAGCGGTATTCAGAAAGGTGTTGCACTTTCTGCATTGCCAAAGATGTTTGTTATTTTTGGTATTGCTACAGTAGACAGTGCAGGAGAAAAAACGTATCTGACAAGAAGCCAAGTCGTGTCGGTGTGCGAGGAACTCGTGTCGTTGCCAACCGGAACAGTCCCTACAACGTCGGGCATCTACTGCATCTACTACTTCCCCTGGTTCGAGATGGAGATTAATTTCGACGCACCGCATGAGGTTCAGAATAAACTCAATGAGATCACAGAACTCGTCGAAGCTGCATGTCCAGTCGGTACCGCATTTGGTGAAAATGGAGTAGGCGAAGGGGTTGTGTGGCGTTGCGTAAATCCAGCATACTCTGATTCCGGATTTTGGTTTAAAGTTAAAGGTGAAAAGCACAGTGCGTCGAAAGTTAAGACACTTGCTACGGTTGATGTTGAACGAATCAACGACATCAAGCAGCTCGCTGAAACACTTGCTCACAACGGACGGTTGGAGCAGATGGCGCAGACTACTTTTGATTTACTGAACGGCGGCGAAGTTGAACTTCCGAAACTCGGCGAGTTCATCAAGAATGTTATGAAAGACATTTTCAAAGAAGAACTCGATACTATTGCTGCGTCTGGGTTCACCGGAAAAGACCTGAACGGTCCTATCAGTAAGATTTGCCGAGACTTTGTTATGAAGCAAGTTTCGTTTTAAACTAATTAAGTGAACACAAGGAATAACATGTTAAATGATTTGAAAGACATTGGATTCTACACCCTGTCTACCGCTCGTGCAATGCAGTCAAACACACTGTCACCACTGTGGCGGGCTGAGCTTATTCTTACAGGCCGATGTAACTTCCAATGCCCGTATTGCCGCTCGGTTGGCGGACATGACATGGACATAGAACAGGCAAAGCTCACTGTGAACCTGTGGGGCGACCAGAAACTAAAGAACATTCGCTTTTCAGGCGGTGAGCCAACGTTGTATAAAGGTCTCGGCGAGTTGGTCTCGTTAGCAAAGGCCCGCGGTGTTGAGCGGATTGCTATTTCGACCAATGGTGCGTCCAGCATGAAGTTGTATCGTGATCTGTTTGAAAGAGGTGTAAACGACTTCTCAATTTCACTCGATGCTTGCTGTGCTGAAGACGGTGACAAGATGGCAGGTGGTCGCAAAGGTGCATTTAAACGAGTCGTTAATGCGATTAAAGAGCTGTCTAAACTAACGTATGTTACCGTTGGCATCGTGCTGACGCCAGATAACAAAAGTGCTGCTGAAGACATTATTCGGTTTGCAGATGGTCTTGGGGTATCAGACATTCGTGTTATACCAGCGGCACAAGACGGGCAGAAGTTGCCGTCTTTGGAAATAGACGAAGATATATTAAGTAAGTACCCAATTCTGGCGTATCGGATTAAGAACCTGGCGGCCGGTCTTCCGGTTCGAGGGTTGTCTTGCGGCAAAACAAGTACCTGTGGTCTAGTATTAGATGATATGGCAGTCATGGGCAATAAACATTACCCGTGTATCATCTACATGCGTGAAGACGGTAAACCGATCGGTACAGTGAGTGGTAATATGCGAAAGGAACGAGTTAATTGGTACTTAACACATGACTCGTACACAGATCCGATTTGCAAGAAAAATTGTTTAGACGTATGCCACGACTACAACCTAACTCATTATGAGAATCGAAATATTATGCATCTTTTAAAGGAAGCGGTATAAAAAGAATTAAGTCACTGTTGAAAGCAGCAAAAGACCATTACCCGAATTCTAAGAGTCTTCGAAAACAATGGGTGCGAAAAACGCTGCTTCTGACCGAAACCGGGAAACATGTCCTGTATGGCGGGAAACCAAATTGGGGCAATCGTATCTACGATACAGAATAATCACAGAAAGCAGGTAACCAGATGAAAGAAGGAACTATTATTTTTCTTGTGATGGCTTTTGTTGCGATATGCTGCATATCAGCTGGGTACTCGATCGGGTATAAAGACGGGAAAGCAGATTCACGTATCGTAATTGCCGTTCGCACCTGGGTTATTTAAATAAAATGATTAGAATCTTCGACTGTTCTAACTCAGTATTGCGACCAGCAAATAGAGGTTATAAAGGGCCAGTCGAAAATACAATCGTGCGCGATTTAAAGAAATATGCACACTTGTATGATTCTGTCTTTGTTGATAAAATTCAAGATGCCGACGTTGCATTAACAAATGATGTTTTTACTAAAGAGGTCCTGACTCGAGATATTCCCAGAGTCAAACGAATGGACGGGGTGTTCTTTCAATCCGCACTCAGAGAAAGGAACAGCACACTAAACCGCGCCGCCCAACAGGCCGACCTTGTTATATTCATATCGCAGTTTAGTAAAGATGCATATTTTAATATGTATGGAAAACAAGAACCGTTAACCAAAGATGTAAGAACTATTTTAAATTGGGTAGACGACTCAATATTCACACCGAAGAAAGAAAGTGGTGCGCACCCTCTGACTAAGTTTGTAGCTGTTGCTACTTCTTGGGCAAGAGAGGAAAAACGGTTCAATGACATTTTACGGTTAGCAATAGCACACCCCGATAAGGAGTTTGTTGTAATCGGTGAGGGTTGTCCGACTGTTATACCAGACAGTATAACTCCTATTGGGTACCTCGAAGACGAGCACGAACTCGCGTCTGTATTGCAACGCTGTGACGCAATGGTTTGTACCGCGTTTCGAGATGCGGCGCCAAAGACTGTTGCTCAAGGAGCAGCATGTGGATTGCCAGTGTTCTATGCTAACTCGGGTGGCGTTCCTGAACTAGTGGACGTTGGATACGGGTACTCTGATTATAATGAGCATCGATTCTACGAGGTTGTTCCGCCTTCGTCGCGGGCAATGGAAGACGGATTTGCCGAGTTCTTAACCAGGCTTCATACCCCGATAACTTCTTCTCGCAAGTACCAGACGGTTATATCGAGTTACTTTTCTGCAATTAACAGTGTGCTAACGTAATCGGTTGATTTTAACTCATAATGAGTGTATACTAGCAACTCTAAGGAGAGTAACATAACTACTTCGATTTCCAGCATATACCAAACAGCAATCGAGACATACATCGGTAGTTTGAACTCGATCACTTTACGTAACGTAGGCGTGTGCTTTGCGTTAACTACTCGAGACCAGCATGTAACTGATAGAATTCTCGGTCGGAAGATAGATATGGTTTCTCTGTTTAAGGCCGCCAGAAAGGTAATCCGAGATAATATCTGTTTGTTGGTATATGCAGTTTACTGTAAACACTCGGCGATCGTGGTTCGAACTGAATTTGGAAATCTTGTCTTCAGAAGTTACTATGACACTAGACGTAACGGTTATATGATAAAACTGTGTTCTGTTACCCCACTGACATTTGGACATTCTAGAGATTTTATATTAACAGACGGAGGAAAATAATGAGCAAAGTATATTTAAGTAGACGGAACTTACTCTCACTGTTATCAAAACTAGATAGACGTGCTGCAGGTGAGAGCACGGAATGCACAATTATAAAACGAGACAACACCCATCCGATTTACCCGCAAACAGTGAAAGAAATTATAGTAGTTGCGGTAGAAGACACTGATTACTACACTGATCGTCCTGCAGGAGTAGTGCATCCATCTGACGAACCAGATAAGTAACAATTACCTTTTTGGTTAAAGAGAAACAATGACCGCGAATCAGTTACTTGCGTTGCTTAAATCAACAATAATTGTTGATGACGACGGAACCACCAGGTGGTTTGTTAACGGCCTACGGCATAGAGAAGATGGCCCCGCGGTGATATACGAAGGTGGCGGGAAGCAATGGTACATCAACGGCGAATTGCACAGAGAAGATGGCCCCGCTGTGGTACACGCAGATGGAACCAAATGTTGGTATGTCAATGGCAAATTGCACAGAGAAGATGGTCCTGCTGTAGTACACGCAGATGGACGCAAAGAGTGGTATATTAACGGCGAACGGCTGCTGTTATCCAGCAAAAAACACCGATATTCCCTGATATTATGTGTAAGTAAACAACGACTTACATGTGACTTATTTCGGTTGACTTTTTGGTTAAAGAGTGTATAATATGCGCTTAGACGTTAAGGAATAGCAACCAATGACTAAAGTGACGTTGTCTGATCAAGCTGCGGCAATATACGAAATTGCGGCAAACATTGACCTGCTTGATAAACAAATGAAGATCAAAGCAGACGAGTTACTCGCACTATTGCATAAGAAAGACTCGCTAACAGTAGCACTAAAAGCACTTGCAAATAACCTACGATAATCACAAGGAATTAAAATGCATATTCTCTACAACAAAGAATCTGGTATTAAGCGAGCATTAAGCGCGAACTATAACTATTACTTTGACACAAAGACTGGCAAGTTTGCGCGATGGGGCAAAACAGCCGAAGATGACCCGGTGTCGGGCCCAGTTGAGATCTTTGATATTGAAGTAAGTGAAGTATGTGATGGCGTACCAGCAGTCGGAAGTACCGTCGCAGTGCCGTGCTCATTTTGTTACAAGACAAATACCCGAGTCGGACGGAACATGTCATTTGAAACATTTAAGGTCATATTCGACAAGATTCCGCAAACATTAACACAGATTGCATTTGGGATCGGAAATCTCAACGGAAACCCCGACCTTATTAAGATGATCGACTATTGCCGAGACAACGAATGGAACCCAGGTGTTGTCCCGAACCTGACTATCAATGGCTGGGAGCTAGACAGCAAGTGGGTTGATGTGTTGAGTTCTAAGTTGGGCGGAATTGCTGTTAGTCGATATGAAAACAAAGATATTTGTTACAATGCTGTGAAAAAACTAACCGACGCCGGAATGAGTCAAGTGAACATACATATGGTCTTGAGCAACGAAAGTCTCAAAGATTGTTATCAACTTATCGATGATGCGGTTTCTGACCCTCGGCTGGAAAAGATGAAAGCTGTTGTGTTTCTGACTCTGAAGCCAAAAGGAAAACGGAACAAGATGACGACATTGAAGAGTGTCGAGGAATACCGCAGACTAGTACAATATGCGTTCGATCGAGATATCGGAATCGGGTTCGATTCTTGCTCAGCTCCGACGTTTTTGGCTGCAATGAAAGGCCATCCAAAATACGAACAACTTGTCCAACTGTCTGAGAGCTGCGAATCAACTATGTTTTCTATGTATGCGAACGTCGTCGGCGAGTTTTTCCCGTGTTCTTTTACTGAAGGTGAACGAGGATGGGAAACAGGAATCGACTTAACCAAAATTAGTAACTTTGATAAGGAAGTGTGGAATCATCCGAAAACGGTTGCATTTCGTAACAAGAATATCGAAACCACAGATCATTCCATCTGCGGTGACTGTAGGAAATGTGTTACGTTTCCGGATTTATACGATGCTGCTATTGTGCATAAGCCGCATGTTGCAGCAATGGGCAAATACATTCCGATTGTGGTTGACTAAAGAATGCAAGTAGTATATCCTAAGAGCTACAGTTCTATAACTATATTTGAAGACCCCACAGGAGGTAACATGAGTATATTGACTAAAATCAAAGCAGATCAGCTGCTTGCCCGTAAACTAAGGAACATCGCAACTGCGTCACTGTTAACAACTGTTATCGGCGAGTCTGAGATGGTAGGAAAGAACGCAGGTAACCGCGAACCAACTGATGCAGAGGTCATCGGAGTTCTTCGTAAGTTTGAGAAGAACTTGAAAGAGAACCTTGTTATATACGATGCCCGACATATTTCAGCAAAAGCAACAGACACAGTGTTTGAGCTGTTAATACTCGAAAAATACTTACCAAGTAAATTAACAAACTCGACGATTCGAGAAGATATCCGATCTGTTATCAATGAGAAGAATCTTCCGTTCGAGCAAAAGTCGATGGGTACTGTGGTTGCTGTGCTAAAAGAAAAATATGGCGATCAATTTGATGGTCGCCAGGTGTCGTCCCAATTTAAAGAATGTTTAGTAGGAGAACCGAAATGAAGATTCGCAATGGGTTCGTAAGCAACTCAAGTAGCAGCAGTTTCATCGTTGCATTTCCAGTTAACATGGAAATCACACCTGCTACCATCGAGAACTATGTATTTGGTGGACAAACAAGCATTAATTATTATGATTATTCGGTGTCGGTAACGGTTGCTGCCGAAAAAATATACAGGCAGATGAAGGATCAAAAACCAACAAACCTTGATTATCTGAGAGAAAAGTGCAACGGGTGGATAGGCGGCGCGCCTGAGTACGACGACTTTAAAACTCTACCCAACGGCGAGTGTGACTGGGACGCCTATACCGCAGCAACAGATAAGTATCGTGATGAGTTCATTGATCGCTTTATCAGGAATGCGAGCAGCAACATGGTGGTGTATGCATTTGAGTTCAGTGACGATACAGATTGTGCCCTCGAGCATGGTGGTACATTTGACAATGTTATGCACGAACGAATCAGCAATCATTAACTGACGTAAGAACTACAAAGATAAGGAGTTAAGATGAAAGTAAGGCACGGGTTTGTTAGCAACTCAAGTAGCAGTTCGTTTGTTATTATTCGCGCTGGGAGGACCACTATTGTCGAAGACGGTGATACAGACATGGAAATATGCGGTGGCTATAGTATTCCAATCGACACATTAATCAGTGCATTAACAGAAGCCAAATCGAACGGTGAAACAATAGTTACAATTACACACGGCGGCGGGTACAACGGATGAAAATTAGACAAGGCTTCGTAAGTAACAGCAGTTCGAGCTCGTTTGTTGTCATTGGCAGCAACAACATCGATGCCGACGTGACTAATTATGTAGATTACAGCGACACGTTGACTCTTGGAAATCGAGGTGTAACAGAGTTCGGGTGGGACACTATTCGATACTCGTCGATGTTTGATCGCATTAATTTTGCGTATTTACAAGTCATGTATATGACTCAAAAACCAGATATACAAGCAAAATGGAAAGCAATGTTGGATGTTGTAATCAAAGCACATTTTAAGTGTCGAGAAATCAGCTGGGGACTAACAGATGATTACGACGCTGCTGATGCAGATAGTAATATAAATTACGGCTACATCGATCACCAATCGTGCTCAGCTGAGAACAGTAACATCGAAATATTCGACGATATATACACGCTTGAGCGGTTCCTGTTCTGTGATGACTCGTACATTCAAGGTGGCAATGACAACGGATGACTAAACCAGTTTCTAAGTAGCGCACAAGTTAACAAGGAACAAGAATGGCAAGTGTAAACAACATAACCGGAGATGAGATTAGGTCCAAAGGAGTAACCACAGACGCATACCGTGATAGTTGGGAAAGAGTATTTGGAAAGAAGAGTATTCCTCCCGAGTCATACACAATTACTATCACCGAAGTGGTTAACAATGGCGAAACAACATACGAAGGTCGGGTTACTGAGTTTCCTAATATCAGTTCGTTTGAGTCTACTAGCGAAGAAGCGTACAAATTAGTAATAGATGCTATTGTTACTCTAACAAAAATTGCAAACGAAACAAACGTAGATCTTCCACTACCAGGTAGTTAAAATTAAAGGAGCATTAAAATGAAAGTAAGGCACGGGTTTGTGAGTAATAGTAGTTCGAGTTCGTTTGTATGTGATCTGTCAGGCGAAGTATTCGGTGGATACGATTCGTCTTTGTCAGACTTTGATCTAGCCTGTTGTACCAAAGGGCACACCTTCTCGTACAGTGAGTTCCCAGAAGTCGGTGAATTCCTATCTGAGGATAGTTATGCAGAAGTGCCAGTTGAGCTCTGTCCTATTTGCAACGGCAAGGCCAAAGGACAAACAGTAACTCGTATCAAGAAACTAATGACTGAGCTGAATCTGACTGTTGATGATATAGCATGATATTTGACTCGATTCTTCTGTTTTCGAGTAGTTTCTTTATTGTCTTGTTATTGGGGTTTCAATCGCAAATAGTTCGGCTTGGACAAAAAGGAATGTCGTTCTTGCTATCGTTGGGAATCGGAACAATGCAGATATTCTCGTTCAAGCTGGTTCCGGATGCAGGGTCGGTTGAGTTGGTCGCGTTTGTACTAGGTGGTGCAATCGGTATAGTATCTAGCATATTGTTGCATGATTGGTATATTGCCCACAGGGGCATAAACGATACCAGAGGAATCGGGCAGTAACATATTAAGGAGAGTGAAATGAAAATTCGACACGGTTTTGTGAGCAATAGTTCCAGTTCGTCTTTTGTTGTAGACACCAGTGTGTTAAGCGAACACCAAATCGACGAGTTGTTGCATGTACCAACTGAACACAACGAAGATAGTTGGTGTATTCGTGCTGAAAACGGTAATATCGTTGGGTTCACTATCATGCGAAATTGCATCGACGAGCACGGAGACATCGAGTATTGGATGAAGAAAACCGGTTACCCAATGTCGAGTATAACGTTCGACAACGATTAGCTTGTAAGTAGTACACAACACAAGAGAATGCTCTAGATACGATAAATATCTAGAGCATTCTTATGATTAAAACAATATCCAGTTTGATGGAAACACCACTGCCGAGTAAAAGAAAGCAAAAGAAACTAGTCTTTAAGCCGACACGCGAACTAGCATATGAGGTGTACACTGCACTAAACCACATTGTGTTCAACAATACTCTAAATCAAAACCCTCAGATCTTGTATCGTAGTTTAGTTAGATATTGGGGGCAATGTGTCCAGTATGACTGTAACGATACTCTCTCTTGCAAGATCTTACTTGACCGACGGTTTTACTGTGCTCAATGGTTTACTACTATACTTGCTCATGAGATGTGCCATGCATACGAATGGGAAGTAATGAAGCTCAAGTTGACCCCAGATGAAGAACATAAAGAGTATTTCTTCGTATTTAAAGAACCTCTGGCACAGCTAGGAATCCCTCTGAGGGAGTGCTACGATGTTACCGAATGGTTCAAGACACAAGACATGCTTAGGACATAAATAGAAGAGGAGCACAATATTATGAGAGCAACCGAATTTACAACTGAACGATCTAAAATAACCGAGTCCATGTCAGATAACGAGATTGAGGCAATCTTAGAGAAACACCTAACCCAGATGCTTAAACAAGGCATCGGTCAACGGTCGGCGTTCACTACAACCGTTAACCTTGTTTTCTCTAAATTAGGCGGGAACTACCAGCACGTCGTTGACATAGCAAAGAGAGTGTTTGCCAATATAGTAGGAAGTCATGTGACCGAATCAGATGAGAGCTAAACAGTTTGTAACTGAGGCTCCGTTACCAATGGTAACATCACCGCATGATGTTGCGTTTTACCGTGGAGTACATAGTTCGAAAGGATTTGATCCTGAACGACTAGACGGACACGAGCGATTGGGGTCTGGCATGGAAGCTGTTGTTATTAAGAGTCAGTCTGACCCATCAGTTATAAAGATCGTTGCTACAGAAGATGAATTGCAAGATAATGCGTACATGCAGTATATTTTACTTAGCAAGAAACATTCCTCTCACAACCCGTATTTGCCCAGGGTCGAATCAATAAAGCATATAAAGTCTCGGGATAAGTTAGTTAGTAACAAAGACTACTATATTGTTAACCTCGAACAGTTACAGCCGTTGCAATCAATGTCAGTAGAAGAACTCGATTTTTTGCTTGACAAAATTTTTGTTGATAAACTAGGTCCGGTTAAAAACGCATTTGAGTTCGGTAGAATACTAGAAAGAGCTATCGCTCGGCCAGGGAGTAACAGAGTAAAAGATAAGAACTTTGGGGCAGTCAGCCGGCTAATAACAAAACTAGCAACCCATTCTACAACCCACATCGATGTTCATGAAGACAACGTGATGGTTCGTTTAACCCCATATGGACCGCAGTTAGTAATAACAGATCCAGTCATTAATTCGCAAATGAGATTCCGTTAACCAGTATAATCAACGACTTACGTAATGTACGTTTCGGTTGACTTCTCACGTCTATTCATATATAATAGCTGTACTTAATGCAGTTATGACTGAGATCATGCAAATAGATTACAACACAATATTAGCCGACCTAATCAAGAAGATAACGATAGCCGTTAAGAAGATAAAAGGGATACATGTTGCAAACATCTTTGTTGATAACACTTTTCCGACATGCACTGTAACGGTCGAAACATCTGAACCACTTTACGTTAACGACGTAATCGAAGCAACAATTCGGAAACACAAGTATGGTGTGGTGCTGTCAGCAAGAGTTGACGATGGACACTTTGACTGGAAGGCAGACACGTATATCAAGGACTCAACATCCGTTACTTTTACTGTGAAATAAACAACGGAGGAAACCCGAGGCGGAGAATGGACTCAGTTTTCTGTAACCTATTCTTAGAATAACAGACAGAGTTAATATATGACAGCGAATCAATTACTTGCTTTGCTTAAATCAACAATAACTGTTGATGACGTCGGAACCACCAGATGGTTTGTTAATGGCGAACGGCACAGAGAAGATGGTCCCGCTGTGATACACGCAGATGGAACCAAAGAGTGGTGGATTAACGGCAAATGTCACAGAGAAGATGGTCCCGCTGTTATATACGCAGATGGAACCACCAGATGGTTTGTTAACGGCAAACGCCACAGAGAAGATGGTCCCGCTGTGATACACGCAGATGGAACAAAGAGGTGGTACATTAATAACCAACTGCATAGAGAAGATGGTCCCGCCGTTGCCTGGACAGACGGATCTGAGCAGTGGTGGACAAACGGCGAATTGCACAGAGAAGATGGTCCCGCTGTTGTAGATGCAGATGGAAGAGAAGAGTGGTGGGTTAACGGCACTCTAGCTAAAACGTAAGTAAACGTACATGTGACTTATTTCGGTTGACTTTTTGGTTAAAGAGTGTATAATGTCTACATTGAATAACAAAACAGAGACAAAGAATGAAAACGTATGTATTTCACAGTGATTCGGAGCACGGTTGGTTGGCTGTGAAACGCTCTGAATTAGATGCACTCGGAGTAATAGACAAAATCACTCCGTATTCGTATACAAAGGGTGGAACGGTGTATCTCGAAGAAGATTGTGATGCATCGGCGTTCTTTGATGCGTATGTTGCAAAGTACCATACTAAACCGGTGACGCGCAGTTCAAAACAACGTGACAGGTCACCAATCCGCGGTTTCACTTCTTTCAGGAAATAACTATGTCAACGAATGCTTATATTGCAGTTCAATGCGCCGATGGAATCCGAGCAATCTACTGCCACTCTGACGGATACCAGTCCCACTGTGGTAAGATGCTAACAACATACTACAACACCCCTGCCCTGGCCAGCGAACTTGTTAACCTCGGCGACTTGTCCCGAATCGGACCAAAGATCGGCGAAGTTACTTCGTTTGATGACCCAGCCCCCGATCAATGCGTGTTCTACGGTCGGGATCGCGGCGAAGATGACACTGAGTTTGAGTTGTATAGTACTCAAGACGAATTCATTGACATGTTTAAACACTCATATGCCGAGTGGGCATATATTTTCGACAACGGTAAGTGGAAGACAATTAAAGGGTAACTATGTTTAACTGGATTAAGAACTTGCGAGTAGTTCGCCTGGCGCTGCCGCTTACTGCCACTACAGCGGACAATGACAATGTTAACGGCGGGCGCGATGACATTCAATCAGAGCCAGAGACCTCAACAATTGCTGACGTTACTACACCGAAGTACACTAGCATCTTGACTATTACGTTCAACGACGGAACAACAATACAGTGGAAAACAAAACAGTCAACGGCATCTAGAAGCGGTGCGTATAGAAAGTTCTATAAGTGGTTCTTTAGCACAGACAAACCGTTCTTTCTCTTTAAGTACGACACAGGTGAAACTATGTTCTATCGAAAAGACATTAAAACGTTCAATTCGAGTGTAACCGACGATAGTAAAACAAACTCACTGTGACATGAAAAATATCGGCATCTTAGATTGTGTTCGTCTAGCAGCAATGGGCGGACCAACGCACAGCTCGCGTGGTCTCACACTAAAACTAGAAACCACGTATATCGAATCCGTTGTTGAGTCGATGTTTGACATCGACTTGTTAATACAATCACAGGAATCTTTGCTTGACCGCGCAAGGAGAATTTACAACGATGATGCCATCAGCATTGAAGTTAATACATTGAATATGTTGCTGGAAATCTCAGCATTACCAGATGGGATTCGACAACACAGAATGTTAGATTTCTATATAGAGTGCTCAGATGAAAACCAATCATCGCCGTAACTTTGTGGCAGATAACGACAGACCAAACGTAGGTGGGAATCTACGAAAGTACGGCACAGGGTATGGTGATGCTACCAATGGTCACAAGGGGCAGGCAAGACAAAAAGCTGGTCTCAAGAAATACATAAGAACGCGCAAGCGTTTTGCAGAAAACTCACAACTTAAAAAAGATATACAGACGCTATGAATATAGACGATGCACTTCCAGGGGTTCGGGTTTGTTATATCCCCACTTACGCAAAAGGTGATAAAACACACCCCGATTGTGAATACGGTACGGTATCCACCTATAACAATGTAACTGTTTTTGTAAGATTTGATAAGCAGGTTTCTGCATTAGGTTGGGAAGGCACCACCTCGCAGGCCTGTTCCCCAGAGTCGTTGGTTTTAGCATAACTCCACATTTGATAGGGTTTATTAAAACATATGAGTGAGATTAATAACCGCTTAAAGCGTTGTATTGATATTGTAGAACGCTCAGGTTCAATACGTCATGCTGGAGTTATAGAAGGTACTCTATATAGCGTTAATGCAATGCCCTCCTTGACGCCTAAAGTTATTATGGATGAAAGACCTAACCCAATGCGTTTCATCTTGGTGGGCTGGCCTAATATAAAAGTTGAACGTGATGAGACTTATACGGAAATGATGGTGCGGTTTGCAAGGGAATACCTTGCAAACTTAACTAACCCCAAAGAAGTAACCAGTGAGTCACCGTATGGCTCACTAAACACAACGGAGGAACACAATGACTAGTAAACCTGTTGAACATAGTATCTTTGTAGTTGAAGCCCTCTCTGCACTTGGAGAGGCACTAGCAAGATTTGGAACATACAGTTTTGACGACAAAGGTCCGTCCGAAGTAATGCGTCCAACAGTATTGGTGGACATGCTGAGAAAGATGTCCTCGTCTGATGCTGCACAAGAACTCATTGATTTAGCCGTGGCAACCGAGTATCAAGGACGACCCCTGCAACTAGCAGAATACCTCGTTCATCGTCTCGAAGACTGGAACGAGTTGTTTACCCATCCTGGTATCGTTGCTATATATAATGCAGAGATGCCAACACCAATGAATAAGGATTCAGCATGAATACATTCTTTACTGGAGAGCACTCATCGACGATGATCAACTTAGATGCTGTCTCTTATGCAGAAAAGATTGATGAAGAAGGAGACCTAACTCCGGGGCCAGGGAACGTGCGGGTGTATTTTAAAAATGGTCCACCTTCACTGTTGTTAACGCACAACACTGCTATGATGTTCTGTCGTGTATGGCGTGAACACTCAGAAAGAAGGACGTAGTGGACATGATTTGGATTTGGTGGACAGTTGCAGTATTGCTGGTTATCGCAGAGATGCACACTGGTACGTTCTACTTGTTGGCAATTGCAACCAGTGCGACGGCAGCAGGAGTAGCAGCAGCATACGGAGCTGACATAACAGGCCAAATTGGGATCGCTGCGATATTGTGTACTATGCTTGTCTTTGCTGTGCAATGTGCAACAAAGAACATTAGCGGTAATAGTAATTTCCAATTCGATGTTAACCAACAAGTGTCAATAGTAGAATGGACTGATGTGGGCTGTGCAAGAGTGTATTACCGAGGAGCCGAGTGGAATGCAGAGCTATCTGCTGATGCCGAGCTAGATATAACAAGAAAAATATGGAATATTAAAGAGTTTGCTGGTTCGATTGTTGTTATTTACTAAAGGAGTAGTGTCATGGGTGTGTTTATGGTGTTTCTTGTCTTTGCTGCAATCATGTTTGCGTTTTTTGCAATTAAGACGGTACCGCAGCAAGAATCGTGGGTAATCGAACGATTTGGCAAGTACAATCGGTCACTGGAACCTGGCTTGAATGTTGTTATTCCGTTTATGGATCGAGTTGCATACAAACATCGACTTACCGAGTTTCCGTTGGATATTGCGCCGCAGGTATGTATTACTCGAGATAACACACAAGTTCAAGTTGACGGCGTTCTATATTACCAAGTGATAGACGCGGCCCGTGCGAGTTACGGAACATCGAACTACCTTGCTGCTATTACGATGCTGGCACAAACCACATTACGGTCTGAGTGTGGGAAACGTGAGTTAGATAAGCTGTTGGAGGATCGCAGTGCAATTAACACTGCCGTGATCTTTGCACTAGACGAAGCAAGCCCGAATTGGGGTGTAAAAGTATTGCGCTACGAAATCAAAGATATCACCCCGCCTCAACAGGTATTAGCGTCAATGCAGAAACAGATTACAGCCGAACGTGAAAAACGTGCATTGATTGCTCAATCAGAGGGGCAGCGTCAGGAAGCGATTAACATTGCAGAAGGGCAAATGACTGCGGCAATTCGAGAATCAGAAGGGCAGCGTCAGTCTGCCATCAATACAGCAGAAGGTAACGCACAAGCAATCCTATTGCTTGCCGAAGCAAACGCAGAAGGAATTCGTCGGGTTGCCGCAGCAACAGAAGAAAAAGGCGGACTAACTGCAATCAATTTGCAAGTCGCCAACCGGTTTGTTGAGGCATTCGGTAATATTGCGAAAGAAGGTAATACAATGTTGCTGCCAGGGAATGCATCAGATATTGCAGGAATGGTTGCAACAGCAATGTCAGTAATCAAAAAAGTTTAATTACATAAGGGGAACACAATGCACGTTAGTCCAAACTTTAGAACAAAAGCCGAATTTGAATCCGCAGTAGCAACTGGTAAGGTCGTAACTACTTTCCGGCCAGGACCAGTTGGCAGCTTGTTTCGTGGTGGACCGTTTAGCTACGGAGACAACGAAGGGGTCATAACAGTAACCGGTCCGTGGACACCAGATTTCATTGCTTGGCAAGCAAAAGTTGCGATTAAAAACGGACGAGTCACCGAAATCCTCTCATGCAGTGAGGTAGACAGGCCAAGTAATATTATATCTCCACTGTGATAGTAGTTAACGGGTTGGTTAAAGAGTGAACATTAGCTACATCAAATAGCTGACTTAATATGTCTCCTGACCAGTTTTTAACATTGCTTAAATCGACTGTGACAACAGACGAGTTCGGGACCAGGACCTGGCGGATCAACGGCAAACTGCACAGAGAAGATGGTCCCGCAGTGGTATACGCAGACGGCAGACAAGAGTGGTATATCGACGGCCAGCTGCACAGGGATGATGGCCCCGCTGTTATATACGCAGATGGACACAAAGAGTGGTATCTCAACGGCAAACGCCACAGAGAAGATGGTCCCGCTGCTATATACGCAGATGGATCCAAAGAGTGGTGGATCAACGGCAAACGCCACAGAGAAGATGGTCCTGCTGTTGAATATCCCGATGGACACAAAGAGTGGTACATCAACGGCGAACGGCACAGAGAAGATAGTCCCGCTGTTATCGACGCAGAACGACTTACACAGTATCGGTGGTTACCCAGGGCAATCCAACTAAGTTAAATGTAATAATCAACTAGTTACAACGGGTATGTTTCGGTTGACTTTTTGGTTAAAGAGTGTATAATAGTTACATTAAATAGCGCAAAGGACAAAAAGATGAAATTACCAGTTCGTATTATTGATTCACTACGATCATCTGCGTTGCACGAATTCTTTGTATACAGCGATACCCCTGGACTTGACCAATCAATTATTGTTGCGGCACGATCGGCAGCTAAGGAGTATATTAAAGCTAACGGTGGTAGTTATTTGAATTCATATTGCGAAGGTGGTATTTTCAGAGCATGGGCATCTGATTTGTTACCGAAGCACGAATACTCATGCGGATGTATCATTGATGCTGGCACTAATGGCAAAGCAGAATATTACCCGCATTCCTGTGCTGAATGCAATAGTCAACGTCCTGCACACTAGTAGATTTTGGTTGACAAGATGGTCAAAAGTGTCTATAATATGCCTTGTTAAGTAAGAAAACAACGAAACTAATCCAACTAAACAGGAGATTTAAAAAATGACAACCCAACTTACAACTGCTCAACTTACAACTGCTCAAGAGATCAAAAACGCTAAACTTGCTCTTGTTGAACTTAAAGCACGGGCAAGGAAAGAACAAGCAGAACGCACACTGGCCAAGACCACAGCAAAAGCAGAGGCTGTCGCCAAGCGCGCAGAAGAAAAGACTGCTCGCGATACTGCAAAGGCAGAAAAAGCAACTGCGAAACTGGCTGCTAAGACAGCAAGGGCTGAGAAAGCTGATGCTAAACTTGCTGCCGCTGCTGAGCGTGTTGCCGCCGCTGAAAATCGCCGTGCTGTAAAAGTTGCGACCCTGGAAGCCAAACTTGCAAAGCTGCGGCCGATTGCCGCACCTACTGCCCAAAAACAGTTCCTGCGGACTGGTGGCGGCAGTAGTACAGCGTGATCCACTGCCGCCATTCTATCCAAAACCTAAGTTAATTAATGATAAGGAACTAATATGAAGAATATTATTGTTGAAGTATTTTGTGAAGGTGTGTTGTTCGACAGCGAATCGTTTACTTCTGTAGATGCAGCGGCAGGTTGGGCATCTAATTGGCAGGACCGCGGATATCGAGTGAGAGTTCGGTGATGAACATAACAGACGCTGCCTTAGTTGAGATCGGAAAAGAAGTTATCCGAATGTTTGATCTAAAACAGATCGAGGATCAGCCAAATCGATATTACACAACCTGGGGCAGCAAAACTCCAATGGGAATTGGAGCATGTATTCTTCGCACAGTAAACGAGGCAACAACACTTAAAGTTGAAGGAGATCAAGATGGAAGGTAAATGGTTCGCTATAATGCTTATTGGTGTTGGTCTTGTTATGGGGCTACCGTCGATGGTAGTAAAATACGCAAATGCCCAAGTGAGTATTGCGTGTTACAATGCACAGTCAGCAGCAATTAAGGCAAATGTGCCATTCGATGGAAAGTGTGGTGTATTATGAGTGTTGTCGGGATTGCTAATTTAATTTGTTGGGCCGGCGGGTCAACCCTCATTGGATTGGGAACAGGAAGTTGGGCAATAGGAATCGGAGTGGCACTCCTTGCACTTTTTCTAAAACACCCTGAACGAGTTAACTGATGAACATCCCGCCAGAGTTGTACAGTCTTAAACCAGTGCGGTCCTCTCTTTTTGGGCGAACCGTTTTTGGGATCTACTTCGAAGACACTTTAGTTCAAACCACAACACTATCGGTCGAAGAAGTAACCCGCCTCGTGTTCTTGCTTAACGCTGCTTACTCATTGGGTTTCAGTTCGGGGGAAATAGCAGGAGAACTCAATGCATAGTTGACGACTTTGGTTAAATTCCATATTATTTTCGGTTGACATCATATACCGAAATAGTTATACTTAATCTAGTAGTGAGAAGTTGGCAGAAAGGCTGTCCAACAATAATTAGAAGAAGGAGTTGTATATGTTTACAGTAGCAGGGGTTTCGACGTACAAAGACGGTACAAAAGTACGATTCGCGAACGATCTAACTCGCGTTAAGATCTTGATAAAGAACGGGCATGAGAACATTGAGCTGATTCAGCTTCCTAACCCAATGGAAAAAACAGATGTCGTTAAGTATCTCTTGACATCTGAGCTCATGTCAATCGACAGCGCGCGATGTGCTATCGAAGAAGCAGACGAGAAATACAACGGTGCAAAGACTGTCCCCGTTACCAAAACCAAAAAAACAAAGGCGAAAGTAACAACGCCAGCAGCAACAGAAGATCCAGTCGACGCCTAATCGTTCGCAAATCGGTTCTAACTATGCACACTAGTTCTGGCTAGTGTGCATAAATATTTGCATGAACGAAATATATAACGTCGACGAATCGATCCTATTAGATAAGAATGTTAAGTACAGCAACACTCTCAACCCAATTGCATGGGAGAAGAATACGTTACGGCAACATGTCAGAGAAACACTGCTGGATATCGCAGATGCGTTCATTGAGTTCCTGAACTTACCCAACCTTGAGGTGACGGATATTGTTCTAACTGGTTCTAATGCAAACTACAACTGGACTGAATTTAGTGACTTCGACATTCACGTAATAGTTGATTACGATAAAATTGCACAAAAAGACGTAACGGTTGAGCTTTTTACTGCAAAAAAGGAAGTGTGGAACACAGCACACAACATTCAGATAAAAGGGTATACAGTAGAATTGTACGTTGAAGACACTGCCACACCCCCTATCTCTCAAGGTGTTTTTAGTTTACTAAACAACGAATGGTTACGAGTTCCATCGTACCACAAACCATCAATAAACGATGCCGCAATAGAGGCAAAAGTCCTAGATCTAATGCTAACAATCGACACGCTGGTAGATTCGAACTCAGATGATGTTAGTGCATACACGACGCTAACTGAAAAAATTCGGAAAATGCGGAAGTCGGGATTGGCTGAACACGGCGAGTTCTCAACAGAGAATCTGGCGTTCAAAGTACTCCGCAATGAAGGGTATATAAGCAAGCTATATACTGCTCGGCGCGAAGCAGTAGACAAATCATTGACAATCGAATAGCAACAAGTTGACACTGGTTGCAAATAACCTTATACTTTTACTTTAAGGAGCAATCATGTCAAAAGTGTATACGTCTGTAGTCGAAGAAGATCCAAACGATCCCGAGGGTGCCATTCTAACTTTCCCAGAAGAGCTGATAAGCAAGATGGGATGGAAGGAAGGAGATACCTTACTGTTTACTGATCAAGGTGATGGATCGTTTTTACTCGAAAAGAACACCAGGAAGTTTAGTATGGTGGCAGAACCAGAACACATCGTTGTATAAATCGGTAATATACCCACCGTGACACATCACCAAACTGCTTGAGATAGTGAACATCGTTTGCTATATTATACAAATGCTACATACATAGCATTCACATAGGAGATACAACACATGTCATTTATTAAAATCGCAACAACACAAAAAGAGTTTTTGGAACAACATCTACGTGGCACTGGTCGCGAGATTACTTCAGCACAAGCAAGTGCAACCTTCGGCATTAAGAATCTTCGTGCTCGCCTGACCGAGTTTCGCCAAGTTGGACTTAAAGTAAAAACTCGCAAAAACTACGCTGGTCGCACTGCATACAGTGTGTCAGCAAGAGACGAGTATGGATCACGCTCCCGCGCGTTCGCATAACAACGAAGTACACATTATTAATGTGTACTTTTATATGTAATATGCAACCATTTGCTATTATTACATATAAAAATACATCTTACTCGTAAACTACTATGGCAAATATGGCAAATATGGCAAATACAACTGTTGGTAGTAATCTGACGTTCGGTGTAATTAGTAATATAGTAACAGCTGGATCTGGATTAACAATGCAAACAGCTGGATCAACAACGTTCTCCGGAGCAATAACAGCGCCCGACGTTGTGATCGGCGGAAAAAGTTTGTCGGCTATGTTAGATAAGATGAATAGCAGGTTGCTCATTTTGCAACCTGACCTCGAGAAGTTAGAGAAGTATGCTGCGCTTAAGGCCGCATACGAGCAATACACTCTCCTCGAGGCTATGATAGGAAATCACTGTGATGACTGACCACGAACAAATGGCGAACTTCACGAATAAGTACCAAATTAACGTGATCAGCTCGAGTAAACGAGCAGTTACACGATCACACTATGCTACGTTCCATCAATGCTCAAGTAGTCCAACGGTCAGTGACTTTTCAAGCGAACCGTTATTTGTTGTTGAAATCCCACTGAGTAAACTTGACGCGTTAGCTCGAATTGATCGTATATTTTACGAAACTAGTATGTTCGGCGGCGAGACCAGGCGCGTATTTGAGCAAATAATGAGTCAAGTCGAAGAAGAAAAAAGACTGCGACGAAACAACCTCGCTCTTAAAGAAGCATACGATACATACCTCACTCTACTAAAAATATGCGGTCACAAAGAAACCGTCCGCCTCTGACACTGGATACAAGGGTTAAGACGATACAAGCAAATTGTGCTGCGCTTGATGTTAAGGTCCACACGTATTGTCGCGCCTTTAATCGTTACATCCGGTTTACGGCCGACGATCGCACCAAATGGTCCCAATGGGAAACCCGATGGCATGGATTTGTTACGTTTGCTATACTTCAGATCAAACCGTTCTACCCAAACGCCCAAATAACCAAACAGAACCGAACTTCTGTTACATTTTGCATAGGTAGTTTGTTCGACTTTATATCTGAAGCATCTGGTGGACTACAGAAACGTACATTTTTCTTACCATTGTTAACGGGCAATAATATGTCAAATGACCCAGAAACAGACAAACTTTGGTTGACTTCTAATCAGAATGATGCTACAATTACATAAATAGTACATCAGACTGAGGAATAAAACATGGACTTCTTGCTATATTTTGTAATGAGTATCGTATTGTGTACACTCTTCAGTAGAATATGGAAAGCAGTTGCGTCTTTCTGCACTGAGGTTACGACTCAAGTTGTTGCGGACATTCGAGAACAAAAGTTAATTGATGAACCGGTATTGTTCATCGAAGAATTCGCACTGGATAATATTCACACGTTTCTGGTGTATAACGCAACTACCAAAGACTTTATCTGTCAAGGTACAACAGTAGACGAAATAGCAAACGGCATTAGGCGTGTATTTGCAACAAAGCAACGGGTATGGTTAATAAAAGATGAAGACCAGACGGTTGTGCCGATGAACATAGTAAATAATACATAAGGAACAAATGGAAACTAAAGCGCAAACTCCTGCTGATGGAGTAATGGTACTGAAACAGTATGACGACTTTCTATTATACAGGACAGCCTGTGATTGTTCGTCACCTGGTCACGATACTACCGTGTGTATAGAGCGCACTGGTGATCTAATAGGTGTTACCTTCGGAGTAACGGTTACGACTGCATACTGGAAACAACGAGTTCCAGTGAACTACATTAGTTGGACTGCACCATTTGCGTTATTCGCTAACGGTGTTCTTAACAGGATAGCATTGGCATATGATGTCTTGGTTAAAGGGTACATCGAGCAAGAGATGGATTTCTTACTGGGCCAACAACAAGCAACAAATGTTGCTCATGCTATTCTAGACGGAATAGACAGCGTGAAACCAACAAAGAAAGTTCCACCTAAGCCAACTCCTGCTCAGACTAACGGTGTTCGTGAGAAAGTAGCATCGGACAACTCGACTGCCGCACAGCCCGCTACTAAGAAGAAACCGCGTCGACCTCGATCCCGGAAAGCAGCCGGCGATGTAGCACGTCCAAGCAAAGGAGTGCAGTAACTCGTGGCCAAAGAAGAACTATTACGGTTAGTCGGTGTAGTAAACGAGTTGCTACCAAATGCAACATTCCGAGTCAAAGTAGCAGAAATACCAGATCCTATTCTCGCTTACATCGGTGGTAAGATGAGAATGAATCATATCAACATATGTTTGGGTGACACAGTCGACGTTGAGATATCTCAATACGATCTAACCAAAGGCAGAATCATATACCGAAGTAAATAATAATAACTATAACTGTTCTACTATTAAAGGCAACATACGTGTTGCCTTTTTTTATGGCTGCATTTTGTAATATCTTGTTCTTGATAAATATTAAAACAAGGATACGAACACAATATGCCAATACTACCAGTTTACACAGGCGAATTCCCGAATGACGGTCTAGGTGACCCGTTACGTGTTGCATTTACCACTATTAACGCGAATGTCCTTTACTTAGAGGCACTATTAACTGCCGCTGTTTTTCCTAACGCTACCATTGCTACGTTAGCAGTCGATGCGTTAACAGTGTCTGGATCAGTTGCATTTAACACTACCGCAGCCATAACAATCGGTAACGACACGATTAATTCTACGACACCAACTACGGGTGCGTTAATTGTAGTCGGTGGATTAGGTGTAACACAAGATACTACTATCGGTGGCAACTTAAACATATACGGTCACTTGACTGTCAATGGTACGCTGACAACAATCAACACAACAGATTTAGAGATAGCAGATAAGAACATCATATTAGCGAACGGTGCAGTGAGTGCTGCCGCAGCAAACGGCGGTGGCATCACACTAGAAGGTGCTAACGCAACAATATTATATACTTCCGCTGACGACAGATGGAATCTTAACAAAGATCTAACAGTTGCCCGAGTATACGGAGTAGCAACAAGCGTTTCTAGTACACTGACCAGAGGTCAATATTTAACCGGGAACAACTTCACAGGAGCTGCCACAACAACATGGGCGGTTGACGCAACCGACGCAAACACCGGATCTAAAGTTGTTGCTCGTGACCCAAGCGGGAACTTCTCAGCATCAACGATCACTGCGTCATTGTCAGGGACAGCGAGTGTGGCATCCGCGGCGACTGTTACAAACGATGTTGCTACAGATGCAACCAAATACATAACATGGGTAGACTCATCAACTGGAAATAACGCTGTTAAAGTGTCGTCTTCGGTGTTAACATTTAACCCTGTAACAGGATTAGTAACTGCAACTTCGTTTGCTGGCACCGGAACAGGCACGTTTGCTACAGGAACAGGCAATATTAGTTTAAACGGCAACGTAGTCTCTAGTATAACCCAGACTGGAGCAACAGCTTTTAGTACTGGAACTGGGGCAGTCTCGTTGAACGGGAACGTCACTGTAGCAGCAAATAACACGTTTACACAAAACGGCACTGGCTCATTTACAACTGGATCAGGTGCGGTTTCTTTAAACGGAGATACTACGATTGGGTCAGGTAAGACGTTAACGTTATCAGCTGATCCTACGTTGCCGTTTCATTCAGCTACAAAACAGTATGTCGACAACGCCGTTGTTGGACTAGATATACTAGCATCAGCGAAGGTCGCAACAACAGCAGATATCGCTGCACTTGCTGATTTACCAACAATAGACGGAGTAACAGTAATCGCTGGCAACCGAGTATTGGTTAAGAACCAAGCTACTGCATCTCAAAACGGCATATATGTTGCCCAAGTTGGTACCTGGTTGAGGGCAACAGATTCAGACACCTGGACTGAGATACATAACGCATACGTTTGGGTAGAACTAGGTGACACCCAAGCTGACACCGGGTGGATATCAACAGTTGCAGGCGGCGGAACAATCGATGTTACTGCAATTACGTACACACAATTTAGTGCTGCAACATCAATTCTTGCTGGTAACGGACTAATAAAGACTGGTAACCTATTAGATGTTGTTGGGACTGCTGACCGAATATCAGTTGCAACAAATAGCATCGATATTGCTGCAACATACGCAGGGCAATCTTCAATTGTAACAGTCGGAGCACTAACCGCAGGGTCTATAGGAACAGGGTTTACTGCCATTCCGAATGTAGCACTATCGAACTCGACTATTACCATCGGAACAACATCAACTGCATTAGGTGCCGCATCGTTGTCGTTAGGTGGTCTGCAGGGGCTTACTTTTGCCGCTGGGGCATATGCATACGATCAATCACTGTCGTCTGGGGTATTTAAAACTGGTACCGGAGCAGTATCGTTGAACGGCGATGTTACTGTTGCTGCAAATAAAACTGTCACATTAGCGGTGGACCCAACATTGGATATGCACGCCGTAACAAAACGGTACGTTGACACGGTCGCGCTTGGTATGGACGCAAAAAGTTCTGTTGTTGCAGCAACTACCGTTGGGTTACCAACATACACATATAACAACGGAACCAACGGAGTAGGAGCAACAATAACTGCATCTGCCCCAGGGGCGTTAGTAATTGACAACATATCAGTTGTATTAAACTCGAGAGTATTGATTAAGAACGAGGTTGACGTAAAGATTGCATACAACGGAATCTATACAGTGACCACCTTAGGTGATGGTGGAACTGCATTTGTGTTGACTCGTGCAACCGACTTTAACAGTTGGGTCGAAATGCCTGGCGCCTTTTGTTGGGTTGAATCTGGGACAACAAACGGAACAACAAGTTGGGCTTGTACCGCAACAGCCGGGGGAGTCGTTGGAACCAATGCAATATCGTTCTCTCAGTTCGGTGGAACAAACACACTAAACGGATCAGCTAGTATTACATTAGGTGGAAACGTCGCGGCACTTACAACTGTTTCTAACCCTGGGACTGGTACAACATTACAGTCTATCACAGTCGACACACAAGGTAGGTTGTCGAGTTGGGCACCAATTACAATTGGTGAGGGGTTGTCGTTCGCAAACGGAACATTATCATTGGGCACCGCGTCGTTGACAGTAACCACAACCGATGCTACACCAACTGCGATCCCAGGACAACCTGTTCTACCAAACTATTCTGCTTCTAACTTTAGAGTACAAGTGGTTGCGATGCAGAAGGCAAGCGAGGGTAGTATTGCGGCGGGCTACCTTTTTACAGGAGTGCTTCGTCGCGGTGTCGATGCAGCATCAACAACTATTTTAGGTGTAGCGAAGGTGGAATTATTCGAAACGGATTTTGCATTGGACTGCAACGTAATATCAGACACTGTAAACGGCGGCATCAGCGTAATGGTAACAGGGAAAGCAGCAACAAACATAAAGTGGACGTCGATTGTGTCAACAGTCGATGTTACGTATGCGTAACCTTTAATCTATGATAAATAAAGTAATCGATGTATTAACTTACTCGGGCAATGCTGAGGTCGAATGGATCTTAGCAGACAATACACCAGCGATGGTAACTGTAAACGAACTTAAAGAAGCACTAGTTCTTGCAGGAATAGCACAACACCAGGAATGGAAAATATAAAATGTCAATTGGGTTCCATCACAGTTCTAACAGAATATACACTACAACAGAACTTGTTATCGAAGTAGATAGCATAAACATCGCCACGGTAACATCAACTGCCGTTACGATAAACGGCCAGCTAAATGCAACCAAGAAAATAACCGCTCCAGCAGTATCGGCCACTGTTAGTGGGTCATTGTTAATTCCTGCTGGATCTGGGAACACACCAATTTCAGGGGATGTCTACAACGAAGGTGGGGTTCTAAAGTTCCATAATGGCACGGCTGTCCATTCTCTTGCGTTTGCCGATGGATCCATCACAGGGTCGGCCGCGACGTTAACTACTGCTAGAACGATATACGGTAACGCATTCGATGGATCTAACTCGCTCACTCAGATTATTGCGTCAACATATGGCGGCACCGGCAACGGATTTGTTAAGTTTAGTGGCCCGACAACAACAGAAAAGACCTATACGTTACCTGATGCGAGTAGCTCACTTGCCATCCTCGGTGCCAACACCTTCACCGGCAGTCAAACCTTCACAGGTGGCATCAACACAGCTCGCAGCAATGTCACCCAACACGCCACGACGATGGACTTCTGGGCTGCTGCGGTCGGTAACGTACTGGACGGCACAGGTGCAGTGGTAACAATCACAGCGATAGCCAACGCACCACAAGCAGGTGCAAGCCGTGATTTCTATCCCTTGACTGGCACGATACTTACGCAGGGTGCTACCTTCGATATTGACGGCGCAGCGACACGGACTTCTGCTGCTGGTGAGGTTTGGACGTTTGTTGCCAAGAGCACGAGTACCTATCGGGTGTTTGTCAGGAAAGCTGATGGGACGGCGGTGTCGGATGCCGCCTACCTCGGCGTTCTGCAAAATCCGCAATCGGCAAACTACACCCTGGCATTGACTGACGCAGGCAAACACATCCTGCATCCATCTGCCGATACAACGGCGCGGACGTTCACAATCCCGGCAAATACCACGGTCGCATTCTCGATAGGTTCGGTGGTCTCGTTCGTAAATCAGAACGCAGGGGGCGTAATCACCATAGCTATCACAACTGACACGATGCGCCTTGCTGGCGCCGGAACTACCGGCAGCAGGACACTTGCTGCGAACGGGGTGGCTACTGCGCTTAAAGTTACAAGCACAGAATGGATTATCAGCGGCACGGGGCTAACATGAGCGGGATAATGCAAATGCTTCTGGCTACTGGCGGAGTAGCTTTTTCTGCCACAGGCGGCACGATCACCTACGCCAGCGGTTACACGATCCACACGTTTACTTCGAGCGGAACATTTACTCCGAGCGGTTCAGGGAATGTTGAGTATTTGGTGGTTGCAGGTGGCGGTGCTGGCGGTGATACTTGTGCGGGTGGTGGTGGAGCAGGTGGAGTTAGGGCTGCTACAGGCTTTCCAGTAACAGCACAAGCATATTCTATAACTGTTGGCGCTGGAGGTGCTCCCTCATTTAACGACGGTTCGCCAGCATCTGAGCGACCTGGTGGTGATGGCACCAACTCTACATTCTCTACAATTACAGCCAACGGCGGCGGGGGCGGCGGCGGGTATTACTCTAGCGGGAGACCCGGTGGGTCAGGCGGCGGCGGCGGGCGGGGGCCAGGGGTAAGTTCTAATAGCGGTAGTGGAACAGGTGGGCAAGGTTACTCCGGTGGAACTGGTGGTGCTGGCGATGATGCTACTGCCGGGGGAGGTGGGGGCGCTGGGGCTGTCGGACAAGCTGCTAGTGGAGATGGTGCCTATGGTGGCAATGGTGGTGTAGGTATTTTGTCATCCATATCAGGTTCAGCTACTTATTACGGCGGCGGTGGTGGTGGAAGTGGAAGGGCGGCTTATGGCAATAATCCCGGCGACGGCGGTCTTGGAGGTGGCGGAAACGGTGGTATTTTTAGCACAACTGCGGGTACTGCGGGTACAGCAAATACTGGCGGAGGCGGCGGTGGCAGTGGAGGTACGCCAGGCTTTGCTGGCGGCACCGGCGGCTCCGGTATCGTAATTATTCGTTATCTAACATAAAACAAGGAGAAATAAAATGAGCTGGAACCAAGAT